CAATGTCCAAGAGTATCGCACTCGGTATGGCTTCAAACATGTTCCCTCCTAAATAGTAGACCGCAAGACCACATTGTAACCTTGCAGTTGGACGTACTCGTAATAAAGTAGCCCATTTTGCAACAGACCATGTTGCTCGATCTTGTTGATCAATGCGTGGGCTATTTCAAATACGCCTTTCATGATCGCAGCACCTTTGGGTGTGTCTTTGCTGATGTTGAGTGCACCGAGCAAATCCAAGCCGACTTCGTTGATGAAAATGTCTGCGGTCTCCCACTCTTCCAGAAGGTCGCAGAGCTGCCTGACGATGGTTTCGACCAAAGTCTCATCCTCACTGACAAAATCGCCTACATAGTCCTGAAAACGCTCCAGAATGGCTTGTGTGTCGAGAATCACAAGTGCCGGTTGATTCATCAAGCAGCCCTCGCTGTCTTGTCCCAATTAAGGGTCAATACCAGTAAGCCATTACGGGTACACTTCTCGAACTTATAGTGGAACTCCCCGCCCATGGTACGTCGCAGTCCCGTATGGAGTTCGAGCTTCTTGTGCAGCTTGGCAGCAAAGTCGGTACAAGTAATGTAGAAGTCTAACCTAGCATCGAACACATGGCGTTCAGTGTTGCGGCTGAGCACCGCCATTGAATTGCCACACATCGATGGAAACGATTTCTCCCAATCTTCACAACCGTTCAATACACACTCCAACAGCTGCCGCTGGATGTTCCAAACATCGATCAGGCCCGACACCACTTCACCACCGGCTAAGCGATTACGAAACTCTTGGAGTTCGTGGTTCATGTCGAGCACAATGTACTGTGGCGTCGTCATGCGGCCTCCTCGCTTGCTCCGTTGTGGCGCAACACCACGATGTTTTTGCAAGCGCGATAAAAGTGGTAAGGAAGCGTTTCTTTCTCGTCAAGCGCAGGGTAATCGAACCCCATGCGTTTGACGCTTTCAATCATCCCCATGCCAAGGTTCCCGACTGCCATGGCAAACTTCTCCATCTCGGCATTGGGCATACGGTGACTCTGGCCGTGTTTCACCTTTCCCACATATTTCAAGAGGCTCGGGTAAGGTACAGCACGGTTCAGTGCACACGCAACCAACTCCTTGCAGATCGCTACAGGTTGGTCAATGAGATAGGGGCTACTGTTGGCGTACTGTTGACGAAACTCGTCGAGGTGTTTTCCCACATCTAAAATAATGACTTTTGGTTCCATGGATTCTCCCTCCCATAGTTACTCCGTTTCAGTAATTTTCACCTCACTAGGGCATAAAAAGAGTGCGCACATGTCGCACTCTTTTTTCACACTTCGTGAAGCATGGCATCGATGGTCTTGTCGTACTTCAAGTACACCTGGCCATTAGGCATCCAGTTCCACGAATGCGGTATGTGGCGATTCTTGGTATCGTACAAGCCATTCGCATTGAGGCGGTAGGCTACCTCCAACGCAAACGACTGCAATGCACAGTACACATTGTCAATCGCTACTCGGTTGTCGGCTACGATGTTGCTTGACTCGATCACGGACTCGATCATGTTGGGGATATACATGTCCATCTGCTCGTAATCGTGAAAACCCGACCACAATATTTCAATCGCTTCTCGTACCGTCATTCCCAGTACCGCCATGTACGGCGCAAGCTCGGATTCTAAGGCCCGAACTTGCTTAACGAGGTCTAAGATAATGACCGGCGGTGTCACTGGGGCACCATGTCCCCGGTGCGGATGAAGTTGGCCACGATGTCCGCCACCTGGTTATTCGTGCGGCGATCCGTAGCGCCCAATCCTGCGACCGTTAAGTTCCCCATGCGTGCTGGTTGGAAGACCATCTGGCGCGATTCGCTTTTGCCGTCTGTGTTGCGGCAAAACAGCAGCACGCTCACTTCGTGCGTTTCGTGCGCCACGTCTTCGACCGGGAAGATCACGGCAGCACGGTCGAGTTGATCGAAGTCGATCTTGTGGACGATGTTGGCGTCGTAACCACGCATTACTACCGACTTCTTGGAATCCAGTGGTAGCTTATTGACAACGAGCGTGTAAATCTTGTCGATCACGTCGCTGATATTAACCGACGTCTGGGGGGTGACCATATTGATTCTCCTTATTGGGTAAAAGGTCTTCTAACAGAAACTGAATGACATCGATCGGCAATGCCGCCATTTCTTTCAAGATCATGCCGTAAGTCACGGCGCGTAACCGGGTCTTTTCACTGGCTTCTTTTGCTGTCCGATAGTGGGTATTGATCGGTTGCGTGTCCGGATTACCATTTATCTTGAGCGAGAGCGTGACAACATCGAAGACCTCATCCTCGCTTCCCAAAATCTGTACCAGTGCTTTGAGCTTTTCCGGGTCAGGCAATGCTTGGCCTTCTTCTTTTATGAAGATACACACGCCGGGGAGTTTGCCGCGCGCTGTCTCTACGTACAAATCATACCCGAGAGGCTTGCCTTGCGACGCGAGCATAGCTTTCATTTGTTTAAATGTTGCCACCACGCTCGCAAGGGCCTCCGTCACCGATAACGGAATGGGAGAGTGTGCTTTGCCCTTGATCTTGGCCATCATGTCGCCAAATTGCTTATCCATGTGCTTTCTCCAATATGCGTTGTTCAAGACGGCTTTCCTTGATGAGGCTATTGATGAAGTCGAAGTCAGCTTTCGCTTCGGTGACTTCTTTCACCATCTGCGCGTCAAAGTCTGTCACGATCACCTTGGTGGCCGGGTCACGTTCAAAGATGGTCACGATCTTGCCAGCGATCGGATGGATCACGACCGAGAGGAGTTCACCAGTGACTTCGTTATAGACCTCGGCAACGAACGCACCGTAGTGGTTACGGCGCATGTGCTTAAAAGCCAAGTCCATCGCGTTCTCGGGGTCTTTGGCACGGTTTTGCCAAATCAGGATTTTGGCGCTATGGCCATAGTAACTGGTGACGATAGGCCGCAGTTCAGGGTTCTTCGATTTCTTTTTGTTAGTTGCCATGTTCTTTATTCCTTCTTTTATTTGGTTTACAACGCTTCGAGTTGTTCTAGACCGACTTGCATGATGATGCAAGGATCAACGCCTTCTTCCTGTCCTTTCTTTAATTCTTCATTCACATTCCTCGCAATTTTGGTAATCGCTAAGGCAGTACGCTCTGTGTCTAACGTATTGTCTATCAACTCTTTGGCTTTGGCGACAAAGGCTGCATTGATTTGTTTGAAACGCGCTCTGTTGCGCTCGACCGTTTGTTGCATGCGGGTGTCAATCGCACGGATCGCGCCGTTGAACTTATCAGCGTCACGTTCTTCGAGCGCAGCTTCAGCGTAGTTGCGCAAATCAATGGCGTCTCGTACCCAGACTGGATCATGTTCCATGCGAATGATGTCGTGCACGATAAGCTTGGCTCGGTTCATCCACATCTGTCCTACGAAGTGATCAGGATCATAGGCAATTTCCTTCTTCTTCCAGCGGAAGGCGTTCGCGAAGCCATCCACGAATTCGCCCAGGTTCTTTCTCCAGTCCATGGTCATCCTTTCTGTTAAAACTTGAGCACGCCCACTTTGGTGGTTGCCCAGTATTCGGTGATGCAGGCGTCGCGCACGCGCACGATCTTGTAGCCGAGGTCGTTCATTTCCTTGGCGTGTTCTTCATTGAACGTGTGGCCGTTCGTGCCGAGGATGTAAAACGTCAGGTTCAGTTGCAGCGCGTGGAACAGTTGTCGGATTTCTTCGTTCAAGCACATCGCGCTCTTGAGTGCCTGCAAATCGTAGATGTTGTTGTTCTGAAACCAGGTGATGCCTTGGGTTGCTTCGAACTGTCGGAGTTGTTCCAACAGGGTGTCCAAACTGAACATGGGGTTTTCCTTTCATTGGTTAAAGAAAAAACGAGGATGGTTTGCCATCCTCGTTTTATGCCGGACTACTTAGCCTGCTTTCGTCCAGAACAGGTACTGGTCGAGTTTGCATTCGCCAGCTTCGTCGTCGAGAAGGATGTCGGTTACCATTGCACCCAGTCCGGTGACGACCACCGCCACACGTCCCGGATAGGCCAACTTAACCGCCTCGATTTCGGTTGGGTTCATCCCGTACGCACGATTGAGAGTTTCCGGTTCGAGCCTCTCGATATCGTGGTAAATATCGAGGATGGACGTTTGGCTCAAGGCCGCTTGTTGCTCGTCCGTGCGATGGTTATTACCCCATTCCTGCGGCACGCCTTCGTGCAGTGGCATGGTTTCTTTCAGGACCGGCAGATCGGCAATGGTTGCGACGTGGTTGGCCATCATGCGGCGCGCATCGTTATCGACCGCATCGAGCAGGGTATTGAGTTCAGCGTCGGCTTGCGCGGCGGCATCACTTCCTGCTTTCTCCGTGGTCGATTTTCCGAACTGTGTGATACCTTGGCCGTAGCTTGGCAGTTGGCTGGCGAGCACCACGCGCCACTCGGTCATGATTGCCTGGCGAAGGTCTGGGTCGCACAGTACTTCTGCTACCGAACCCGGCAAGGCGAACGGTCCACCAAAGTTCTCGTCGATTTCGAGGTAGGCGTCCAGCGTGTTTTCACCATCGTAAGCTCCCTTCGACAGTGGTTCATCGGTCAGACCAATGCGCAAAGCCGTGAGCACCCGGACCTTGACGTTGGCGTTCAAGGCTGCAATCACTGCCACACGCAGGATGTTGAATTCAGCTGGCCAAGGGGTTGGTTCTTCATAACCCTTAGCGACCAGCAGTTCCACGAAGACCCAGTGTCGCAGCATCTCTGGCTCGACACGAGTCCAGCCTTCTTCGCCCTTGATCTTCTTGTAGACATCGACGGTCGCTGGACCATAGCCCTGGGTTTCCTGTTGCAGGTTCTGGTACGAAGCCATCAGCTGTTCGGCGCGTTCTGGCGTCAAGTCGTTCGTTTCGTCTTTTGGCGCGAGACGGTACTTGACGTAGTCGTCGAACCAGATACCGTTGTGACCAGGAACCATGATCCAGCGGTGATCGAGATTGATGTCAGCCTCGGTGCCTGCGATATCGGTGACCGTGGCTTGGCAATTGCTCTCGTACGCCAGGATGAATGCCTGTGCTTCCAGTGGCGTCAAGCCAAACTCGGCCGGCAGCCGGTTAAGCTCTTTCAGCGCACGATACATGTCCGCAGCCGGCATGGTGTTGCGCGCCATGTCGGCCACGTTGGCACTCGTGCCGGTCCTGTAGATGCTGGTCTGGACAACCTTGCCGTGACGCGTCCATGGTTTTGCACGCATCGGCATATGCGCATGAAAGCCAGGATTGCGCAGTAATTCACCTGGGAACGGCGCAAACGCACGGCTTTGCACTTGGACAGGTGGCCGCACCATGGCTGGCCGTGCTTGGGACATGCCTTCGCTGAAGTTCATCAGGTCAGGTTGGACCGGCGCCGACCCGCGTACTTGGGCAAACTTTGCCTGGGCCTCGTTGAGCTTTTGGTGAGCTTCTTCGAGTGCTGCGGCAGCTTCAGCGATATCGCGCTGGGCGTGGTTGTATTCCTGCGCCTTTTCCTTGAGGCGATCGTCGACAGGCAGGACGATGATGAACTTGGTGGCGGACCAGTCACCAAAACCATCGGGACCCGACAGTACCGCGTTCAGCACTTCGGGTGCGACGAACGTACCGTCGGCCATTTCGAGGGAAGCGCCTTGTGCTTTCAGCCCTTCGAACAGCTTCCAGGCGGTCAGGAAGCCTTCCGGACCATGCGGCACGTTCAGGTGGTGCGTGCCGACGTCGTTCAGTTTTTTATCGGCAGCGCCGGTTTCCGGATGTTTGATTTCGCTTTCCTTGGCCCGCAGGTCATGTGCGAGTTCCGTGATTTCGTCTGCACGCAGGTCGGCCGGGGTTTCGAGAGCCGCTGCCGCACGGGCTAACAGGTTAGCCAATTCTTTGTTCGCCATAATTCTTTTCCTCTTTTCTTTAGTGTAATGAAAAACTACCAACGAGGGGCCGAAGCTCCCTCGTCCTTCAGTGGAATTACGCGTTGTTGCGGGTGCCGTTGATCGTGTCCTTGGCCGTAGCGATGGCGTCAGCGTAGATGCGGCGGGCTTCTTGGTCGAGGTATTCGACAGGGATCAGGTTGACGACATGGGGTCCGCGGTTGTTGACGCAGAAACGGTAGGTCTTGCCGTTCTGTTGGAAGATATGGCTGAAGTTGCCATATTCTTGCCCAGCGCGCTGGGCGGCCATGGCGCGTTCTTCGTGGATTGCTTCTTCCGACAGGTCACCTATGCGGTAGAAGGCCAGATGCCCTTCGGCTGTATGGAGGTCGATACTGCCGATCTCACCGTCGCGCAGCGAGACCGACATCGATGGCTTGAAACGTCCAGTCGCGATACCTGTCGGGGTCGTTTTGTTGAGTTTGTAGCCCACCAGTTCAGCTATGTTGGTGCGCAGCACGGTGGTCCACATGAGGCGCTTTTCGGCTGCCGGGATGAAGTTGCTCGGCGCAGACGGATGCATGGCCGGTGCAGTGTTGTAACCAGCCGAGTTACGTCCAGTGGCCAGTGACGGAACGACGCGCTGGGCGTTCATCAGACGTGCCGGGTCGAACATGATCTCGCGGCCATCACCGATGGTGTTGATGATCTTGTCCATCGCATTGTCGATCACGACGCTGAGGTCGAACTTCTCGCTGGGCACTTCGCCGACGTCGCCATACACGAGGACGGGGAAGATTTCACCGGTATGGGCGTCGACCAGGTGCTCGACGTAGTCCGGCAGGTCGGCCAGGTATTGGATCGGATTGGCTGCCGACAGTCGCGCGAAGGTGAGGGTGGCGATGCCGCTCAGGTCAACGGTGCCGATGACGTTCTTGATTTGACGTGCTTGGTTCATGGTTCTTTTCCTCTTTTATTTAAAATGAAGACGACAAAAAAGGTAAGGAGGTTTTCCTTACCTAGCGGTGATATGCGACTGTAATTCTTTTGATTACTCGTTCGGCTTGATTTCGTCGACGTGCGTTATCGACGCGCTGTCGTTTTCTGGCACCAGCTCCATGTGGCGCGTTTCCTCGTGCTGCCGAAGTACCAGTTGCCCTGGGTCTTTGTTCGCGTCGCCAGCAACGCCTGTGTCGCCACCCGTATCGAGACCCGGCGTCTGGCTGAACTTTTCGTTCAGCATTGCCTGTGCCGTCGGATTGCGGAGTGGTGCCACTGCATCGCCGTCCACGTGGGAGAGGTCTTTGCGGTCATTCCATTGGTAGTACTGGAAGCCGAGCGTGTGGCGCAGATGGCCAGTAAAACCGCGGTCTGGCTGTTCGTCGAACTTCAGAGGACCGCATTCGGTGATGACGACCGGACGACTGAGTACCTGATCCATTTTGCCAGCCACGAGGGCGGCAGCTTTGTCCTTCATGTTTGCCGGACGTTCCTCCGGATAGATCACCTGAACGTTTTCGAACTTGGCTGTGTGCGTCAAGAGTTCAGCGATCAAGGTCAAGATCGCGGTCTTGCCCGATGCCACGGGGCCCGTGACGATGATGCGGATTGGTTCGTCTTGTTTGTTTTGGTTCACGTTGTTTCTCCTTGCGTTAAGCCGGTGCGTTGCCGGTGTGGATGAAATTGAAAATGTCGACGGCGATGTTCGCTTCATCCAAGCGTGAGACATCGGTGGCATACATCGAGCTATTCGAAATACCTGCCGTCTTGCCGAGGTAGCGGCTCGGCTGGTAGTGGCGGGTCTTGGTGTCATACGACGCCATCGGCGTGTCACGCAGAATCTTCTCGCTCGGTGGCGCGACCTTCGGGTTGCGACGGTCCTCGTACGAGACGACCAGCGTTTCTTCCGGGTAGATGCTGTGCGACAGGCGCGCGCTCACTGCCGAGTACTGTGGATCAGCCAGTGGCGTGATGGCGTCGTCCGCGAACAGGAATTCCGTCACCTGGAAGTCTTGGCGGTGGTGCACCAAGAGTTTGCCTTTCGGATGCGCCTTGGCTTCCTCGATCACGGCGTTGATGATGGCACGCACCTGGGTTGGGATGTGGGCGTTGTTGTTGACTTCATTGACTTTCAGCATGCTTCTTTTCCTTTCTTTCGTTTAGATAAATGCCGAGACGCTAACGTTAAAGCGTTTGGCGAGTTTGACAGCAACCTTCCTGCTAATGGGCCGTCGACCTGCGAGGATGTCGGAAACGTTGGAAGGCGAGGTAATGTCTGCCAAGTCCTTCTGACGTAACTTGTGGTCCTGAAGTAAGAAGCGCAAGACTTCTCGTGGGGGTGCATCGGGTAATGGAACGTTCTTGCTTTCCCAGCTTTCGATCAGCACGAGGACGACTTCGAACATCGAGAAAAGCGGATGCTCGATGTCGCCATCAACGGTGTCTGCTAACAGGTCTGCCACCCGTCGCATGACAGCATAGTCGTCTTCGTTTTTGATCACACGCATGGGCGCTAAGCGGGAGATCACCGCCCAGGCAGTTTGGATAGTACGCAGGTTCACGTTCGGCCCTATTTGTTGAAGTTGAGGGTCTCTTTGATCTGGAACTGCTTGATATTCATGTAGGCCATGCGCGCCGTGTAACGCTCCAATGCCTTGTCGGCCTCGGTCTGGCTTGCATGGCAGCTGATCAATAGGGTTTCGTCGGGGTAGTCGATGTCGTCGCGTACCGCCCAACCGATGACTTCATATTGCCGGCCTGCTTCGTTTTCGGGTACGTGGCGGGTACGCGCGTGGCGCCGGGTAATGATCTTGTGAAGCTTGTCAGCTTGACTGTCGTCGAGCCGCATCGGTACTTCGAGATTGATGGTGTCAGGTTCAGCATCAACCCTCGAACCAGTTGCTTTGAACCTCGCCAACACTTCCTTGTGCTTGTCGGTCAGCTGGTCCTCGTAGTAGGGCACGCCATTGTTGTCCATCGCGCAATCTTCATCGACCCGTTCCGAATCGGTGGTTGCCATGCCGAAGGTGTACCAGCCATAATAACACTGCGCAAGGGTGAGGCGGTCTTCACGCGACAGGGGTTTCTTTTCTTGCGTTTGTTCTTGGTTGCTCATTTCTTTCTCCGCTTAATGAAAGGGGTTTTCAGGATCAGGTTCTCTTTCGCCAACGCCAATTTGATGGCATTGACCGTTTTGACACCCAGACCGGGTAACTGCATCAAGTCACCTTCCGTGGCATTGGTTAGCCGCTCGATGTAATACAGGTCATGCGTGTAGAGAACGTTGAGAATGCGCTTCGACAAATCCAGTTCACTGATGTCGCGGTTTACTTTCTGGAAATTGTTCTTCGCAAGACGTGGCACGACGGGTTTTGGCTTCGTCATGTCCAAGACCACCGAGTCGCCACCCAATGAACGCATGACACCATACGTCAGGCCACCTATAAAGCTACCTGTTGCCAGATAGTGGTAAATCGTCTGCGCGGCGATCTTCGCTTGCGTCGGTGCACAGTTAGCAGTCGGTAAGGTGTGTGGGATGCCTTTGGAATAGGTCCCGCGTTCATTAAAGAACACAAACAAAAACGGATCGCAGCCCACTTCGTCGGCATTGCCGATCACACCCAACTGCGCCATGCGTGGAATCGCATCGAGTTGTTCCAGCGACTGGACGCGCTTGTTTTCCAACAGGTGACGTTCACTGCTTCTGACAAACCAGTAGACGTCAGCTTCGGCATTGTAATTGACCGTTACATCCATGCCCGTCAAGGACATGGTGTAGATATACGCCAATACGCTATCGGCAAAGATGCGCAACTTGGGGTTCTTGTTGAGTTTCATTCTTTTTCCTTAGTCGAGGGGACCTCCCTCCCATAGGTAGGGCAAGTCAGTATTCTTTGCCAATGCGGCATAGCGCCGGGGACGAGCCCCGGCGCTGAAGGTCGTTTATTTACGCAACGTTGCCGTGACGTAATTCGTATGCGTTTTTACCGAATGCTCAGACGGTGCTCCCTGTTCGACTGGTGTGAGACCCAACATCAACCCATGTGGGGATTGTCGGAACATATCACCCAAACAGTACATCGCGCTGACATCCATATCGCACTCATCGTTACGAGGTATTTTCGACAGCACCCAGAAATGCATGCCACGTGACAAGTGCATGCCCACCGAATAGAGCTTGTCATTGAGCTTCGAGAAATACATTTGCGTTGCAGGATTTTTCAGGGCTTCGTGATAATTGAACGCCACATCTCGCCCAAGCAAAGCAGCCACGGTGAAGATTTCCAAATGGACAACATTAACCGTGCTCTCCGAACCTGCTGGGGTACCTACGATCTTTGCTGTCGTATCATTGCGATTGGCAATGGCGGCTAAGATGTTGGCCACGTCAGTGACGCTAAATGGCATACTGGCTCGGAATTCAACAGTGTGTTTATAGACAGACATAACTACTCCTCATGGGTTACAACACGAAAAAATGTACTTACCACCCAAGCACAAGGCCGACTACAGTGGTAAGTACAACGGCACTACAATGGATACTTGACTTCAGTAATTTCTAATTCACCATGCCTTTGGGCAAGGGTGGCAACTGCCCGTGAAGCATATAGTTGACGATGTAGCCGACAACTACAGACAGCGTAGCTTCTTCGCTGTACGTACCCACAATCATGGGTGCGCCCACTTCTGTCGGCCCTTCGGTGTACTCCACTTCGATTGGGTGGGTTTCTGGATCACACCCGGCCGTCGACGTGGGACGCAAAACGACGTATCGACCGAGGTTCCGCAGTTTGAACTCGCCCGAGTTAAGGAGAGCAAGCTGCTCTTGATCCAGCAAAAACACAGCGACCCGGTCTTCCTGCAACGGGTAACTGTACACATTATTGCCGGTTGTATTAAGCACCGAAACGGCCTGTGCGATCTGGTGCGCCCGAAATTTAAAGAGTTTTACATTGGACACGACCTTCTCCTTATTTTGCGGGAAGCAGTTCTTGGTAGTACTCGTCGTCCTTGGTGTAGGATTCACCCGGAAGTTGCTGGTGGTCATCCGGCCACAGGAGTTGCACGACAGGAATGTCTGGATTGTCCGGATAGGTTTCGTGCAGCAACTTCATGAAGGCCGGGTCTTTGCGGCGTGCTGCTTCGGTCGACACCCAGCGCACTGCCATCGGTACTGGCGAACCATTGCGCTGACGCGCGACTTCTGGGAAGGTACCGACCACGGTGACCTTGCGGCTCACCATTTTGTGGGCATACTTTTCCACCACACGCTGGAAGCGCCCGAACTTACCGAGCACGACACCCTTCTCTTCTTTCCAGCGTTTGACCATGGCGTCGACGAAGCTGTACGCCACTTGTTGCGGTAGGCGCCCTGAGATGAAGATTTCGGCGAAGCCCATCGCCGACAGGCCGACCGTGTAGTGGTACGGGTGGTGTTCACCAGTCTCGTCCGAGATCACGGTCACGCATTGGTAACCGCGTGCTTTGATGCCCGCCTGGATGCTGTCGTGGGCGGCCTTGTTGTGTAGCTGGTCGATCTTACTCATTTCTTTTCTCCTGGTTTATTTGTTACCTTGCAAATTGCGGATGAAACCTGCAAAGTCTTCTTTGTGGTCGAGGAATTCCCCCTGCACATCCGCACCTGGCGTATCTGGGAAGTACACCCCCTCCGGGATGACTTGGTTCGGATACATGAGGGCTGCGTACTCACGAATCTCTTCATCGCGCATCGGTGGGATTTCCACGATGTGGTCGATACGGCCGCGGCGGGTCAGTGCTCGATCGAGTTTGTCGATGTGGTTAGTCGACAGGAAGATCACGTTGCCGGAAAGTGAAGCAATGCCGTCGAGCGTATTCAAGATCGTGCTCATCGAAATCTTTTGCCGCTTCGTCTCTTCCTTTTGGCCTTCTTTGTTGAGCACTACTTCTTCGCGCTCTGCCGTGGCAGTACTGACGTCGATGTCCTCGACCACAATGAAACTGTTAGGCGGCACTGCGTCCATTGCAGCCTGGAACGTCGTATCGTCCAGCGTATTCATGTTCACGGTATAAACAGAACGATTAAAGTGAGATGCCAGGGCAAAGATGAAGCTACTTTTGCCCGTGCCTGGTTGGCCATGGAAAATGTACGACAGCTTGTGCGTAATGCCACGCGCAGCGTACCAGCTTTCGCGTTCGAAGAATTCCTTGATCTCGGCAACGATCTTGTCTTTTACATCGTGACGCACCACCACGGACTTTAAGTCACGCTTCGGTTTGGCGCGCGTGACACTCCAAGAAGGCTCGCCGTACTTACGGCCCAAGGCATAAATCGAAATGTTTTTGGGATTTGATTTGGGCTTGATGGCCTCCAGGAACTCTTCGATAATTTTTCTGTTAGTCCCGAAGAAGTAAACTTCAACTTCGTGTGTTGTGGTACTCAAGGCAGTGTTACCGGATTTCTCCCGCGAGAACCACGCTGGGCGTCCCTTGAACGTGAAGAAATGAAAACCGGTACCGGGCGTAAATGCGCCGACGCCGCGAGGGACAGCATTTACGCTGGTACTGCGTTCGCGTTCCCTTGCACTGGCATCGAAAATAAAACGACGCAGATGACGCGAACTTTCTTGAGCCATGAACCACTTGAAGAATGATTCGGTGAGAATGTGGCTCGCTATGTCGCCTGTGTGGAACATGACACTCACTGTGAAACGGGCTAGGAGAAAGCGATAAATGCGTTGAGGGATTCGCCGCAGCGCAAAGGTCAAGAGACCGGCACCAGAGAGAATGAGGAGACTACTCACCATGGTCCAGATAGAACTGGAGTGAGTAAGGATGTTGGTAGCGCTTGATGGATTCATAGCAACTTCTTTCTTTTGTTTAGTTAGTGCAGAACGCGCTCGGCCGGGTCGTAGATTTCTCCGTCTACGAACATCACACGTGCCACCTTGTTTTGAATCATGTAGACGAGCATGTCTTCACGAGTTTCACCTTCCTCGCGCATACGGCTCAGGTGATTGAGGTGCTCCATTTCCGTTAAGCTGTACATGTTACTCCTCTTCTTTTCTTTTATGCTGACAAGGAAAAAACGGACGTCTTCCTTGTCAGCAGATTGCTGGGGGGTGTAAGGAACGATGGTAGCTGTTCCTTACTTGTTGCCGGTGCCGGTGAACGACGTCTGCGTGCCTTGGAGGTTGATCTGTACACCAGTGCCAACTGGCGAGGTGTTGGTAGGCTGGGTCGTGGTAGCAGCGCTGGCGTTGGCAGCATCACGTTCAGCGCGCAGCTTCGTCAGTTCCTCGTACTGCTTGCGACCGAACGGGTGGCGGTCACCGAATTCGATCTGCGCCAGGGGGCGTTCGAATTCTTCCAGCGCAGCGATGCGCGAATCACGCACTTCGTTCTGGATGCGCGGTGGCAGCTTGGACAGGTCATCGGCGTTGAAGCAGACAGCGGTAAAACCGACGTGGACCAGGTCGTGGACGGACATGTTACGGTCTTGTGCTTGGCTCATGATAGTTCCTCTTTAGGTGAAATGAATAAGTGAATGATTGAATTGGCGATGTTACATCACCGAGGTTATGACATTCTCTAATTTCAAGATTCCTGCTGCTGGAAGGTTGTTACTACCCAACTCACTTCACAGGCGAACCGGGTCTGCCCGACCCTTATGTTGATTAACATACATGAACAATTGGTTTTCTTGTTCACATTCGTTAGTCTGCACGAGGGTTATATGTGACCGTAATTTCATTGAATCAGGCAAAAAAAGAAATACCCCAGCACTGCCGAGGTATTTCAAAGAGCGCCAGGAGACGCCCAAGAGGGAAAGGTTACGGTGCGACCATGAAGTGCAGGTCCGAGAACAGGCCGCATTCCTTCAAGAACGGGAAGCAGTCAAACACCCGTTTGGTGACAAACTCATTCCACGATTCGGTCGTAAACCGCGTCAGGTCAAAGAAGTCATGCGACAAGGTGCAGTATGCCCGCCGATCGAAGATGTTGCAGACGCCATGGATTTCCCGATTGTTGCGACTATCCTCGTCGCTCAGGTATTGCTGGAACTCTGCTTCGTTGGTCCAGGTACGGAAGTTCACGCCGTTGACCACACCCAGGAGCAGGTAGTTCTGGACTGCCCGTTCCAGTCCTACGCCATGGGTGCGGTAGTTGATGTTGGTGCGACCAGGCAATGCTTTCAGAAGCGCATCGTAGAGTTCACGTTGTACAGTACGGTCGACGACGTGGCCGCCTTCGTTGGCGATCTCGCAGTGCCCATAACGCTCAATGAACATCGGTTGCGTCAGCTGACGTTCGAGGTGTGGCCGCACAGTTGCTGCGACTTTGGCCATTTGTGTACCAGAGCGCGACAGGCCCGTGACTTTGTAGGGGACTGCCACGGTCCCCTTTTCGTTGCGGAAATGAATGAGGACATTCGGGATTTCTTGCGGCGTGTAAATCGGCATGTCTTCTGGGATCAGCGCCAGTCGGCAATGCGGGGTAACGATAGGATGGAAAGTCATGTGGCAATCTTAGATAAAATCGAAAGGAAGGGTGTATTAACTGGCAATGCGTCGGGACAAGCGTTCGATCAACAAGTTCTGTTCTTCACGGGTGTATTGCTTAGGTTGCTTGACAAACGCCAGCGCTTCCCGGAACAAGTCCCGGTCCGACATGGTCATCGGTGGTTCTACCGTAAAACCGTGGCGGTTCAGTTCTTCGATGATGTCAGTGAACGCTCTTTCCCCAATACCCGTATGAATCTGGCAACGCATATTCCACTCGGGGTATTTGCGCAAAACATTCAGCAAGTCGCCAATGGTTGGTTCGCGCTTGGCGTGGATATCTTGCAACGCATGCGCAATGTTACGAAACGCATTGGTTGACAAGTCCAGACAATGTACTGGCGTCTCGGTTGTGAAGGATGTCTTGTTAAGTGGAGCGTGCAACCAAGCTCGGTACGCATCGATCAAGCCCAACCAGTAGTCTGATTGTTGCCGCAAGTCTTGTGCCAGCATCGAACGAAAATTGGGGCGCCGTACCCACTGGACACCCTGCATCACGTCTTGCCACAAGTGCGGGTAATGTTCTTCGGTGTAAGGGTGACTGATCCCATTTTCAGCAGCATACACCGACAACACAAACACCAAGCGCTGTGCACTCGATAACGCTGTGGCAACCGTTACATTGGCGACCTTGGCGGCATCCTTATACGAACTTCCGTTTAGAAAAGACTGTAGCATCGTGCAGTTGCGTTCTACATTCTTTTCATCCATCTGAGTCATGCTTTTCAGACGCAAAGTCATGCTGTTCCTCTTTCTTGTATTTAGTTCATTGTATCGGCATAAAGAAACCGAGCCGCAACCCGGTTTCTTCGGTTACTGCTTAGTTGTTGTTGCGAACTGGCCCGCCCTTCCAGCGTTCAACTTCATCGTCAATTGACACGATGGGATCAAAACGGAATCCTTCAAGCATGTCGTAGTCCTTGATGAACGGGAACTCGCGCCAGAGTGCACGAGTAAGTTCAAGCGCCACGTATTCCCGCGTGATGACGCCAACCATCCGATGTAAGCTAAGACGATGCGCTCGGAAGACTTCTGGGTCCGTGATCAGGTTCTGGGGACCGTAGTTATTCCAACCGTAGGTGTTGGGGTGCACGATAAAATCGTATTGTCGTTTCCCCAGTTCCACCGTACCCGAGAAGCACTCGTACCGTTGACGCAATACACTTGGACGGGCACCCTTCATTTCCAACTTGATCCCGCGCGGCAGATACAGTTCAAAATTGTTGGTGCCTTGGTCACGGTAGTTATGCGACACTCCGTGGATCATGTTGATGGAACCTTTGGTGTTGTGAATGCGGTGTGGTGCACGCTTCATCAACACTAAACGCTCAACACTTTTCAGACCACTTTGGATACCGTGGCCTTCCGGTGCAATTTCTTGTACGTACTGCTTGAGGGCTGCACGTACTTCTTCGATATTTTGTTCGAGCAGCTTGGCGGTAGTGAACTTTTCCAGTTTACTGCGCTCCGAGGAAACATCCAGTTGATAATGGATGATCTCACCCTCATTCGCCAACTCAGCGAGCAGCCTATTCGAATTGACTCCAGGATTCTTTTTCAAATCCTCTTTTGTCAGATAGCGATTGACAAGGAGACGGCCGTCTGGGAATTGACTGAAGCATGCGGCTGTTTTGGGGAAATCGATAATCGAAATCTTACCGAAGGACAGGTCGATGGTGCGTTTTGCTTGGTTCATGGTACTTCCTTTCAAAGTTGGATAGCCCACTATTAGGCTACTCCCTAGGTCAGCGATATGCTGCCTATTCTAAATAATCGTGCAGGGTAAAACTATTTTCGTTGCGATGCCGGTTTGAAACGCAAGCGCGTTGTAACCACACTGGCGATACGCTCGCGTAGTGAACCGTGACCTGCAAACTTCACTGCCGTGTCGCGCAGTTCATTTACCAGTTCACGTACTTCGTGGTCTTTGAGTGGTGCAGGGCGCGGGTCTTTTGCCAGCGTCAAGGCTTTGACAAACGCCAGACGTTCTTCGTCAGCAATATCGTCGGCCAGCATTTCTTTGGCAAATGCCGCAATCATTTCCACCGACTGGAGATGGTCTTCCAGTTTCCACTCAGGCAGTGCACGAATCTTCTCCATGTCGAAGTCAGCTTCGTTGTTCTCTTGGCTCATTGCTTGCCCTCCTTACTTGATACTTTGGCTAGGTATTTTTCAACTTATACTGTTTGGCTGTTGTTCGTCGAGCATGCCTTCTTTACGCCAGTGACCGATCAGTTCCTTGGCGCCTTGTGCAGACCTGCCTACTTCAGAACGGATCATGACAGCGATGGCTTCGATTTCGGCCAGATTGAATTCACCGTCTAACCACACGCGGCCACCTTTTCCTGCCGAGATATCGCTGACGGTACCGTTTGTGTGCTCTGCCATGATTTGTTTGGCTTGGTCGAGCGACACCACGTTGGGATCGGATTCATGCCAGCGATCCGGATGCGCACCGATTTGGTGACCGATCGCAACCAGTTCTTCGGCCAGGCTACGTATCCGCTTACGTTGCCAAGGCAGGTACATGTTTTCACCCGCATAATCGAGGTCCTTCTTAATTTCTTCTGCCGCATCGAGGATGGTATCGGATAGTGCCATTTTCTTGTTCCTTCTTTCTTTTGTTAATGGAATAAGAAAAGACCAAGCGAACCCGGTCTTTTCTTTTATGCCGCATTCCTTTAGATCGAGAAGAAATGCGGGTGCTGTACGCCTTTGCGGTCGTAAACGACCCACTCAGCGTTGTTGCGGCGGCGCCCGACCATGCGCCACGCTTCGTTCACATCCATGGCAAATTGGTCCGAACGGCCTTCGATGACGACACGGAACACCCAGCCATTGGGTTCTACTGCATGGTTTGCACCGTCAGCACGTTTGGCATCGCGGTCTTCGTGCTCTTTCCACCAGGCGAGGAAACCGTCCGGATCGACACCGGCTTCTTTCCAGTCCAGCTTGGTCATGATTTCATGAAGACCAAACTTCCTGACCATCTGACACAGAACCGCAGGCAGGTGGTTTTTACCGAAATCTTCACCCTCGGTAGGTGGATTATAACAAGGCATGTCTATTCTCCTTTCTTATTAAACTTTAGGAGTTACCGGGGTTGGCGACTGGCCTTGGTACTTGCCGTTGCGGTCCTTGTAGGAAGTTTCGCAGTCTTCGTCCGACTCGAAGAACAGCACCTGGGCACAGCCTTCACCGGCGTAAATCTTGGCCGGCAGCGGCGTGGTGTTGGAAAACTCCAGCGTGACGTAACCTTCCCATTCCGGCTCGAACGGGGTCACGTTGACGATGATGCCGCAGCGTGCATAGGTTGACTTGCCGAGGCAGACGGTCAGGACGTTGCGTGGGATGCGGAAGTATTCCATCGTCCGGGCCAGGGCGAACGAGTTCGGTGGGATGATGGCGTACGGGCGCTCTGGCGTGGCCACGTAGTCGACGAAGGATTTGTCGTCGAAGTTCTTGGGGTCGATGATGGCCGAGTTCACGTTGGTGAAAATCTTGAACTCGTTACCGCAGCGGATGTCGTACCCGTACGACGACGTGCCGTGCGAGATCGTCTTTTCGTGCACCTGGATGCCCAGCAAAGGGTCATGCCGAACACGCTTGATCAGCGGGTTTTGTGCAGACAGCGCGGCCAGCGCTTCTTCCTCGGTGTTGCAGCCCATGAGGGCGATGATCTCGTCTTTGGTGGCCGACCGTTCGTTGGTACGCACTTGGGTTGGCGCGAACGGTTCGATCATCGGCTTGAAGTTGTCCGAATGGAAGTGGCGTTGGAACTCGCACGAGTCGGCGTGAAGTTCGGTCGGGATGATACCTCTCTTCACCAGCTTGCGCAGGACTTCGTCTTTGGCCGGGCCAGAAACGAAGGTGTCATAGCTTTGGCTGCTATAGACTGGTTCGACGAACTTCAGGGGCTTGCCTTCGCCGTCGGTGGCTGTGACATGCACATGGCCTATCGGTTGTTCACACTGGGCCCTGATCCATTTGTCCGATTTGATGCCACTCATGATTTGCTCTCTTTCTTTGTTTACAGTTGAATGAAGTCGACGCCGACTGGAATGAGGTTTTCGACGACACCGTTGACGATGTCATCGTTAAGGTAAAACGCACGGATACGAAAACCGTATTCCCCACGTTCGACAGTGCCGTTATCGATCATCGACTGGACACGGCGACCCAGCACAGTCTCGTTGAGGTAGAGATCGGCGACGATACCTTTTTCCGTGAGTTTGAAGTTCTTCGCGAACAAGATAGCCTTGGTCTCGTCGATACGGAGGTACCGCGGCACGTCTTTGTTAATGATCACTTTGGGTGAATCGAATTCGCCAGAAACAAACGGGCGTTTATTCAACAAATTCACCGCGTTAGTCAGTGCCGCTTCGCTGAACCTGTGTCCCGCAGGGTTAGGGGTATTGGCAGGTGCGCTTACTTGAATGGCGTAAAACGTTTTTTTCTCTGTATTCATTTTCTTCCTTCAGGTCGATGCGAATGCCAAGCCGCCTGAAAGATAGGCTGCCGTGCGGAGTTGGTACAATTGCGATGCCAAGCTAAGTTCCGGCTTGGATGTATAGCGGAAATGGCTCAACAGTTGAACGTCTTCAACAGACATGTGCTTTTTCGACATGGCAAGCGCAAACGGTTTCAGGCGCGCCACGGAAAAACCGGCACGCAGGTCCCTTCGTTGGAGTGGCCACCAGTTTGGCACCGCACTTTGCGCGACGAACATTTCGCGGTAGTGGGCCGTCAATTCTTGCCGCCCGATTTTCTTGATGTAGGTGGCTTGTCGCAGCATGAACTGTATGGAAGACTTCTTGATGCAGTTCACCCAGTTGTCCCAACCGATACCATTATTTGCGCCGACCCAATGGTCGACGATGATGTTGACACGTTCCTGTATCCAGTCCAGATAGCCGCGCGGCTTCCAGAGACGAATGGGCGTTGGTTTGCCATTGGGTTTCTTTGGTGCCGGCAGGATATACACCGTGTTACTGAAATAGACTTCGTTGAAGTCGTATTCGTAATTGCCGTTGTAACGGTTGCGTGCCGTAATGAAATCATCGGCGAACAGGTGATGGTCGCGCATCAGTTCCAGTCCCTCGTCACGCGTTATCTTCTTCCAGCTGAGTGCGTACTTCTGGCCGAGGATGGATGGTACGACTTTGCCATGTCCACGGATCGATGGGACACCACCCAAGAGTTCGATTTCAGTTGGGTGGCGAATTTCAATCGCTTTAAACACGTTCTTTTCCCTTTCTTTTGAATTAGTAAAAGTACGGTAACGAAACATGGTTCCGTTTGCCAGTACACAAGTCCCAGGTATTCTTGGTGCCACCATCCGCAGGAACATCGCCTTCGCCGAAGGTGTAGGCCCACATTTCGTTCACCACCGAGACTTTCTTGTTGCGGGCGAACATGCCACCCAGTCCCGGTGAAGCTGGTTCGCAGTCAATAATGATCCGCGAGTCACCTGCTAGTGCTCGCTGGATGAGTTCGTTGATCTGGCCCAAGGTATCACGCCCGATGACTTGGCTAAACAGGCGGTGGTAGTAGTTCGCAATCGCCCCCGCACTCTTGTGGCCGCTCTCAACAAACTGTCCGTTTTCAAATGGTGCAGGCAAATGCAAACGGATCGATTTACCGTGACCAAACAAAAACAACGAGACGGCTACGTGGTCAGCCCATGCTGCGCCACCGGACACTAGGTCAGCGTCGACGGGAATATTCATCCGAGCATGGTGCACCATCCATTTGTAGAGGTGCAGCCCCATGGGTTTGGTCTTGTCTCGGCCAGCTGTTCCGATAATTGCAACAGTCGTCATGGCTTTCTCCTTAAAGGTATCAATAGGTGTGTCAAGCCAATAAACTTTGACAGCGCGCCATAAAAGAGAGGCCGAAGCCTCTCCTCTTACTTGCGCTTCTTCGGGCGGTCTTTCGACAGGAATTCCTGGATGTGGCGGTACACCTTGAACACGATCAGCGGACTGATCGAGATACCGTCCACTTCGCCCGTTTCCAGTTCGTCGGTTTGACGCAGCGCGACTTCCACCATCATCGCCTCAACAGGCGACAGGTAACGCTTTTTGGTATCGCCATTATTGACCCGGATGGCAGCGGCGTTCAGTGCAAGAATTGCGTCGTCCATGTTGCCGTACATCTCTTTCAAGATGTCTTCCGGAATCCCGTCGTAGAGATGGTTCACGACGGCGACGAACTCTTGGCCGACATACAGACGCAACTGAATCTGGTACCAGCCGTAATCATCGCCTTCGTATTTGCGCAGGTCGTCCAGCGCTTTCCAAGGACGCAGGCGCAGGAGACGTTTGTTGTCTTCTTCAGCTTCCTTGGTTTGTTCGGGTGACATGACCACTGACAGATTGCCAGCCGGGCGGCGGATAAAGTCATATGCGGATTGTTGCGGTGCTGCTTTCTTCTTCGTGCTCATTCTTTGTGTTCTTTCTTTTATGCGCCTGCTACGTATTTCATTGGATCGTTGTCACCACCGATGCGGTTAGCTGCATCGCGGGCACGTTCGTTGTTGACTTCCATGCGCCCGATCAGCCGTTCGAGCATGCGGTGAGCTTCAGCGCATTGGCTGGCTGCTGCGCGCAGCTGTGGCTCCGTGAAGAGTTCGTCGTTGTCTTCAGCGATGATATCCGTGACCGCGCGGACGTGCCCACGGATACCTTTCATCATGCGTTTTTCTTTTTCCATTGTATCGGGTACCTTTCTAAAGTTCCTTCACAGACAAGGTCTTGCCAAACAGCGACCAGTCCACGTTTTTCAGTTTCTTGGCAAGGACAGCGTTACTCGCAATCTCCTTTTCCAGTTTGGCTGCGTATTCCTGCAAGGCCAGATTCTCACCCCGCCGCAGCCGGGCTGCGTACGTACCGTAACCCGCAGGGATTGCGATATCACAGCTGAACTTCTGACCCTTCAAGAGGATGTGGCCACCCTCGGCATTCTTGATACTGATTTCCAGCTTGAGACGAAACGTAGTAGCTTCTGCTTTGGTAGCGACTTCAGTGGACATGGCTTCTCTTTCAGGAGGATGCGATGAATAGGACCAACTACATAATGGCCCTATCTTCAATAGCGACTTACTACCCTAGCTAAACGAAAACTGTTTGATTTCCAACTTCCACGAGGCTTGCCAAGTTCTGGAGTTGGCCGTCAAGCCAGCGATGAAATGCTGGATAAAGCGCAACTCCGCCATCTGGCGAATCCGCGTACTGAGCAACACAGGGTGATCCCAGGTATGGGGTTCTGGATACGTGGTACACACGTACTCGCTGGGCGTCTCAACGACGTTACCTGTTTCCTGACAAACAATTTGGACTTGAATGTTCGCTCTGTACGACGACTGCATGTGTTTCCCCTAGTTCATTGTGGTATTGTTGTTTACTGTTTCTCTTCCATCAGCGTGCGGAAAGCCTCCTCGTCGCCATCGAGATACTTGAACGTCGTATTCGCTATTTTCTCGACGCCGGATTCATCGTCGATGAAGATGATGTTTTTCATTTCTTCTTTGTGCGCGCTACCATACGAGAACACGTACGTGGAATGCAGTCCTTCCGGCATGTAACTGGAAATGACGACCTTGCGGTCTCCCGAAATCGTCATCAACGAAATGGCGCTCTGGAACTGTCCGTTCAGCCGGATAGCACCTGGCGCGATCATCAAGACGCGGTCGCTCGATACGTTCAGCTGTTCGATATGGTCAGCTATCCGCAGCGCCAATGCCAGTTGGCCAGTTTTTATGATCTTCATGCTTATTCCCCTTCGCCGCCGAGTACCGTCGGCTTGACGCCGCACATGAGGAAGTTCACGAGGCGCCAGATGAATAGTCTAAACTGGTGTGTGTCGTGAAGATGAATCGTATCGGTTTCGACGTGTTTGTCACGTTCCGTCAAATGGTCGTCTTCTTCTTTCGTGACCATCGCGTATTGCACCGAGATACGGCCATGTTCGTCATCCTTGGCGATCAGGTAGACACGGTACTGGCCATCGTCACTGACAATGACAGCGCCGACGACGTCGTTATCGTTATCGTCTTTCAAGTCGATTGCTCGGATTTCAGCATCGCGATCAGACGGAATCTCGTTTAAGAGCGGATTGTAAATCTGGGCGATCAAACGGAAGATGGGTGAGGCATACAAACGTTTTTCGTAGCGCATAGTTTTTTCCTCTTCTTTAAGTTAGTTTCTATGAGACACCGTTTAGTGCTCCCTCGGATGATATGTGGCTGAAGTTTTTTCTAATTTCTTTTATGCCGGACAAAAAAAAAAATAATGGACCAGCTACGGCCCATTATTCTTAAAACGGAACGAGATCGTCGTCCGTCTCATCGTCCGTCAAATCCTTCTCCCGTACACCCACATCGTAACTGGCGGCGATTTCAGGCTCTCTATGAATCACATCACGTATTAGTACCAAATCGTTGTTGAAGGTCAACTGCAAGACATGGTACTCACGCATGAATGGGCTACCATACACGCCATGTGCTACTAACTTACGCCAGATGGCTTCACCGATATTGACGATGGCTTTTTCAATCGGTTTGACTTCATCTGGCGGGATCGGCGCATTTTTGTGGATCGTGCCTTGGGCTAACAAGGTAAAGATTTCAGGGCACTTGGCCTTGAACTGCATGACCTTGATCATCTCGTTGAAGAGTAACTCCAAGTCGATACCCGACGAATACAAACATTCACCGTAAGCGTGCACCGTCTCATTGATGTTAAAGATGAGAACGGTCGGCGGGGTCTTATCAGAAGTGGACGGCTCGGGATTGGTCGCGAAGTAGGGGGCGAGCTTGCTGAACATAATCACTCCTTTGTAACACAATGCAGTTAAAGTCATTCGTCCGGGGTTCGCGATAACGGTAAGGCAAGGTACCGTGATGGTCGTACAAGTTATGGTGCACGACACTTTCCATTAAGAGTTCACCCAAGTCTTGGATGAAGGTAATCACGGCACCATCGACGTACATTGCGTAACGATGGTCGAAGTCGTTGACTATCATGCTAAATAGCAGGGAATCGAGACGACTGGTAGCGCGGCGCGCATGGCGTAGACAAGTTACGACTTCAGCGACCATTTCGTCAGGAAAATCGATGGGCTTTCCTGACTGTGCTGCATGTTGCCGAAACGCTTTCATCAAGCGCTCGGTATCGAGCACGACGACAGTAGGGCACATAGTTTTCTCCTTCTTCTCTACAAGATGATTCAAGTCGGTATTTTTCACCTCCCGGCATAAAGCCCACCCGTAGGTGGGCAGGTATTACGCTTCGACAATTTCACCCATGTTCGACACCACTTGGATGGCACGATCATCATAGAGGACAATCATGCCGGGGTCTTTCTTGCAGGTGACAGTCAGTGCTTGGCCGAGGATATTTGCAGTCCATCGGGTAATCATTTCACGCTGAACTTCGTTGGCTGCTTCGTTCTCGCTACCAACACGAGCGGTCATGATGCGCACTTCGACACCTTCATCCAGCATGCGCTTTACAAACGACACCATCTTTTCAATGGGCGGTCCAATCTTGTCCACACCATCGCCACTATTGTAGTAAGCGAGCGTACCATCCAGATCGACACCGACCCAGCCTTTCTTCAGTCCTGTTTCTTCGAGTGCCATACGTAGATGGTTCATGTATTATTCCTTTACTGTGCGGAAAAAAGGACCACCCCGAAGGGTGTCCTTGAATCAATGGTAGCCGTGGTCGAAAACTCCATTGAGATGCTGGACGCATCCAGTAGTATCCTCTCGACTAATCTTCACCTCCCCGCTCGGCGGGGCATCCCAGTCGATGAAGTCTACAGTCTCTGCGGGTTCAGTGACTGGCCTTGCGGCATGGAGACGATACTAGCGGCTGCACACAGAACGAAGACCGCGACAGGTGCGATCGTAGGCACCCCCTCCTTGCGGTTAAGGGTGCGCTATGTTCTTGCCATCGACACCGCTGGTAAGGGCGATATGTCAGGCAATGTACAACTAACCGTATTGATGGTTTCCAATCACCACTACGGCCGTACGGATTTACGAGGCTGGAAACCCCGAGCGATTTACCCCGTCCAGAGGGACGGAGGACACAAGTCCGTAACGCATGCATGCTACAAGACGAAGCACTCTACTCTAGTTATTTCAGTGGAAGGGACACCTAGTAACTAGCAGAAGCAATCCCAGAGCAACTTCGGGAGCCTTCGTCTTTCGTGGGGTCTTCCCCAATCATCTTGTCTCCAGTGCTGGATACACTGGCGTCGCACCCATAACGTCTATCACGGAACACGCCGTGGCGTTACAGTTTACGCACAACGAAGATGACTCCGGCTTTCACGGATCATCAGGTAGCGAGGAATTAGCGGGTATAGTTCATTGTCGGTCCCTTTATGTTCGTTAAGGAAAACCGGTTTGCCTCTACTAACATACCATACAGCGTTGCCAAGTAAAAAGTTACATTACTGCTGTGCTTACTTCATGTGGTCCGGTCGTGCTCGGATAGCCTTCAAGAGTTCGTCCGATTCCCGGATTTGAATGTAATCGTCGAACTTACCAAACACATCAGGGTGGCTGGCTTCTTGGGTGATCGAGACACTCAGTTGTGAAGCACGGGCATCGAGCACGAGTGCGTAGGCACGCTCCTGGATTTCTTCTAAGCTACAGATCGTGCCTCGTTTGGCTTCCCGAGTGCATTCAATGCGTTCTGCTTCTTTCTTACCGTGCGGCGTCAGAAACAGACTGATGTACACGAACAGTGGCTTAACGAACTTCTTAATTGCCATCGGTAATTACTCCTTCTGCAAATGGTTCTTCGATGAGCAACAATTCCTCGGACTCATCCTTCCTCTTTATGTTGCGCATCTTTTCAATGAAATGGTGGCTATACGGTGCACCGTACTTTTTCTGGTACATGTGGAAGGTGCCGGCGCTAGTGATACAGGCCGCACATTTTCCGCAGGATTTCAAGGTACCGCCAGCACCATCGTCCCAGTGGAGTTTTTTGCCGTCCCGCCACCATTCGGGAATTTCGCACACCCAAACGTGTTGGACAGCGCGCACATCGATCTGGTGCAAGATATCGACCTTTCGCTCCACCTTCAATGGAAAGACGACAGGAATTGATCCTTGCTTTGCAAACATCTGGATGTTATCCCACGTGTTGGCGATATACGGAATGTGACAGGCGATCTGGTCCCCGGCGACATACCCGATGGCCAGTTCAGAGTGACGGGTGTGATCCGACACTTGGAGCGCACCGATAATCCACATGGGGGCTTGCAAGAAACCTCGATCCGGCATGTCACCCCCAAAGAGATGGCCAAGCTCAACTTTATGGTCCCGCAGCACATGGTTGCCGGTTTTCTTTTCTAAGGCTTTGATAATCTTGCGGCGCGCCGCCAACTCTTTGGCGATCTTGTCTGGCCCTTGCGATCCTTTCACATAGAGGACCTCCACATCGCCTTTTTCCAAATAAGTCTGGAGCATGTACGTAGAATCCAGGCCGCCCGAGAACAACATCAAGGGGACTTTCTTTTCTTCTTCTCTTTTCATTTCTTTTTCTTTCTTGAATAAAGCCCGCTACCGATCGGTAGCGGGTCTATGCCGAGTAGGCGAGGTTAGATTGGATCGAACACCAAGTCAGCGCCCAGCATGTTCACCTTCAGGCTGAGGAGACCCGCCGCCGATTCGATCACGCTTTGTGACAGGGATTGGCCATCCAGATACGAATTGCCATCGATGCCGTTAAAGCCGACCATGTGCGGACCTTCGCAGCGCAGGGTCAGTTTGCCGGACACGTCGTTGACGATGCCGTACAGTTCGAAGTTGTACGCGATCGAACCGTATTTCTCGCCCAGTACTTCCTTCAGGATGCGCGAAGGCATGTAGTCGATCGTTTCCGTGTCAGCCATCAGGAGCGTCGGATGCGAGAAACCAAAAGCCAGGGTCTCGCCTTCCTTCATTGCAGTCGTAACCCGCACGTCCCGTTCGATCTTGACCGCGATCACTTCCTTGCTGCCGTCGTCTGCGATGAGTTGCAGATAGACTTTGGCAACGCTCGCTTCGGCGTTCTTGTCGTCGCCGATGAGACAGATGTCGCCCAAGGAAAGTGGACGGCCGATGCGCGATGGTCCGGTCACGACAACATTCCCGGATGCCTTGACGTCGCGGTGCATGACAAGCATCGGGTCGACAAACTCTTTGGCAGCACGTTCGCTGCCATCGTTCACGAGCACCAGTTGGTTGTCGAGGCGTTCACCGCCACCGCTCTCGCTGCCATCCAGCCGACCAAATCGAAGATGGACAGTCTCGGGTTCGTTGACGATGGCTTCACGGTAGTGTCGCCCTATTCCAGTTTCTTCAACCACACCCTCAACGCCGGCCTCTACATGGACGCGCTGGAAAGCTTCGTCGTTGTATTCAACCGACATTGGTTCGGTTGCCACCACGGCGCCCGAGTCCAGCAATTCTTGGGCGCGCACATGACGCATGTAAATCTGCGCCCAGCTTTCCAGCTTGATCTCGCCGGCTTCGTGTGCGTCTAAGGCTTCTTGGGCCGACATCGGAACCGGAATGCCGATCAATTCCTTTTCCAGCACCTCGACAGCGTAACCGATCGGCAGCTTGATGTTGTAGATGATCGCGACATGGTACTTGTCGACTTCGACCGTACTGTTGGCAATAAACAGGTTGGCTGGGACGAGCGGGAACTTGACCGACCAGTCTTTCTCGTGCGGCGAGTCCACACGGTAGATGCGGTATTCTTCGCCCTGTTCACGGTCACGCCCGACCGTCAGTGTCTTTTCCAGGTCGAGCCGCGATTTCTCGTCAAACACCGTGTCGACGCCATCGACGTGACCGCCCCAGAAGCAGGCCGTCATGCCGACCAGCTTTTCTTCACCGATCTGGTCCGTGCGCTGGAACAACCAGAAGACTTCGGCGTTGTCCGATTCACGGATGCTGCTGATCGCCGCGCACGGCAGTGCTTGACGCACGCCCAGGTAGTTTTCCAGATGGGCACGTTGGCCGAGGACGTGGTAGGCTTGGGCTTCTTGCAGGAACTCGTTGTAGTCCCACTCGGTGATGCCGTTCGAGAAACCATGCGGCCGTGCAACCGAACGGGTGCGCTCGGTGAACAGCTGCGAGAAGAAGCCGAGGATCGTTTGTGGGTGTTTCTTTGGATGGATGAGGTTCATGCCGATTCTTTCATTGGTTGGATTTTCTGTTGTTCAAGTTCGATGGCGGCGCGCTTCAGTCCCAGTGCACGATAAGCACGTTGTGTCAACACCCGCTTTTGCGTCGGGGTCAATTTCTCGACCGCAATCGGAATAGCGATCATGGATTCCGATTGCTGGGGATACGTAAAGCGCGCCGTGAATTCCCAGTTGTTGTTCACGTACGAGCCGTAGACCAGCATCCAGGCGTCCTTTACCTTGACGGTCATCCGGCAGCTGTCTTTGACGTGCATGAAGTCCGCGAACTCGCCGGCCTGGCCACTGGCTTCGTGACTAAAGAGCAGGTAAGAGGGTAATACGCTATGTTGCCACGCATAGCTACGCGACTTGGTGCAGATGTCATCGACGGTAGTGTTGAACCAGTCGTCAGCACTTTCGTTAGTAGCGGTCAGCATCTTCGCCCATGCGAGTTCTTCGCACAAGGCTTGTACCATACCAGGCAACAAGGTGACACCATCCCAAGCCACCCAGGCATCTTCGTAATGGTGATACACGAAGATTTGGGCACCGGACTGCTGAGTCATCACCATGGTGACGGTATAGAAAGCACCCTTGACCGATACCAGCTTTTTCAGGAACAGCACCCACGGTACACTGCCATCCGGGTTAAAGGGACGACTGCGGTCCTCGTAATAGCCGCTGCTGTATGCTTTCATCTGGTCACGCCAGTCTGGCTGCGTGAGTGCCATGGCAAGACCGCCGTGGATGCCGCAGTGATTCAGGTGATGCGGAATGAAGCTCTGCGCGCTCTTGGCCAATTCCCCCAGCATATTGACCAGTTGCGCCAGTTCCGTCTGTGCTTGGTACGGAAATTGGTTAAACACCTGACCATGTGCTGCCATTTGACGAAAACACGCGAGTGCTTCTTCGGTGTCGGCGGTCGTGGCGTCGGGGTTGACTTCGAAATTGGCCTCGTCTTTAAAGTAGGTTGCCAAAGGGCCACTGCCACTAAAATAGTCGAGGAAGGTGTGGTTTACCACTGGTGCACGAAACGGTGCCAGTGCTTCGTTGAACTGGGCATTCAGGTGCCGGAAGCTGCCGCCGCCTTGCATACCGCCCAGCAACAGCATGGTCTGCGACAAATACTGTTCGATCACCGCTAACCGATCCAGTTCAGGCGGTGGTGCCTCACGCAGTTTACGCGCGATCAACTGGTACTCTGCGATACTTGGCGCGTCATTGTCCATCATTATTTTCCCCAGGGATTGTTCTCTATACGAGTCTTTGGTGTTGTAATTTTTGAGTCCGAAATAAACCCCACCCGAAGGTGGGGTGCGCCTTGGCGAATGTTACTTGGCGTACAGGGTAACGGTGATCAGACCGTTCTTTTCCGGGTACTCGAAGCTCATGTGGAAAGACGGCTCGTTGGCGTCGATGTCGGTGTTGCAGGCGATCTTGCAGGCACTGCCGTCGATCACGTTCAGCCAGCCACGCAGCTTGGTGGCGAGCGAGACGAACTGGATCGATTCGACGCCATCTTGCGATACCAGTTGCGCGCTGCGATGAGTGTGGGTGAACTCGTTGAACGCGTCGAGCAACATGTTCTTGGTCACGTATGTCGCCGCATCTTCGTCCGCAGCGGCGGTCTGCTGGATACCTGCTTCCAGGAGAGCCGATTGGGGCACATCGTGGGAGAAGTACGCGACGTATTGTTCACCGACACCATCGGCATTGATCGCCGCCGACAGTTGCACGTGCACGCTTGGGTTCATCTGTACCATCTCGAAGACTTCGCGCAGACCCTTGGCCGCTTTAGCGAGCGGTGTCTCCAGGTGCGAGAAGATGTACTTCTGGTAGAAGCTCAGTTCGAGCGGTCGGAAGTTAAAAGCGGGAACGATGGCGGTGATTTCGATTGGCAGCATGGTAATTTCCTTTTGAGATGGCATCCAAAGAGACATGTTATTTTCTTTAGAATTGGTAGTGGACATAATAGACACAGAAACAGTATAAAAGAATGCGGCATAAAGGCCACTCCGAAGAGTGACCCTTATCCGTTAAGCTGCTTCCTGGGCGTAGACTTCGGGCCAGAGTTCGTCTGCCGTCAGGTAACCGTTGGAACGGGTGTTTTGGTGCAGTTGCTTGGCGGCGCTGGCGATATCCCACGCTTCTTCTTCGCACACGTACTTGCCGGTATTCGTGATCCAGCCATACGTGACAATCGGTTGGCAGTAGGTGCGGTGGTACCAACGACGAATCGTCGAATGGTCCATGGGCGCTTGGGCTGCGTAGATATCCCCTTTCAGGTCTTTCATGGCAGCCAAGACGATCGTCTCAACGCTAGGCGCTTCGCCATCAACAAGGAAGTCGCACTCCTTGCCGGTGTAGACAATCTTGCCTGGTTCGATTTCCAGCGTCACCAGCTTCTTGGGTACGTTGGGGTCGCACGCTTCCTTCTCGACCTTGAACTGGTAGCGCATGGCAAACACCATGCCGATCCCGCAGAGAACGACGAGGAGGAAGACTTGGAACACATCTTCGCTCGACACCGCAGGAAGTGTGGAGAGATACGTGGCAAACATCAATGCGCCAATCAGAACCAACATGCCCAACAGACCCGTGTGCTTCTTGAAAATCGCTTTCATGAGTATCCCTTCTGAAAATTAGTTATGTGAGCTTCTTCATATTCATTACGATGTGTTTCTTTTTATATTTCTTTTTTTCTAACTATTTGACGCGCGTCAGCTTGGGGCGCTGTGGTTGACGGCGGTCGTTGATGATTTCGTCAGGCCATGCACGGTAGTTGTGCTTAGGCGTGGTTTCGCCTGCCTTGCCAATGTGGCCGTACAGGTTTTGCACCACCATGAAGACACCGGCATGTTTAGCGGGCACAGCGACGTCGTACACGGCGCGGTCGTAGTTCGCACCCAGTTGAATGGAAACGTTGACCACAACGCCTTCCAGACCCATGATAACGCCTGAGTTATTCAACCAGAGTACCACGTCTTCGCCGAGTCGGAATTCGGTGTTACCCGGTTCCGGTTGGGTGCCGAAATCATGGTTCGGTTCTTTGAAGTGACGACGGATCAAGTCGATGTGGTTTTCCATCACGAACGCTTGGATGGTTGGTGTATCTTCTTTGTTCATTTGTTTTCTCCTCGAAATAAGAAAAATCCCGCCACCCTAAGGCAGCGGGGGATTGTTACACGCGTTTGGTAAAGCGCCAGTGGTCAACACCAGGAGCAGCTTCGCGAGCCAGTACGAAGTCGTAGTCGTATGCTTCCGCAAACAACATGTAGAACTCGCGATTTGCCGTTTGCAATGGGAACATCCCAGCACCGTTGGTATTTTCGATGAGGAGCGGACCTTTACTCATCAAGTCCCACAGCATGAGTGCTTCGACATCGTGCGGATGTTCATACGAAGACGCCGGGTCTTCAATAAACTGGAAGGTTACTCCGCCAAGATTTTTCATGCTGACTTCCTGTTGTGTTTGCGTTCGTAGGTTTGGATGACGTAGGTCAGTTCCGACTGGGGACAGACCTTCTCTTCTTGTTCCCACGAATTCCATTGCTGTGGATCGAATGCGGGGAAGTGGGTATCGCAGTGGAAGTCACCGAGCACATGCGTCAGAATCATCCGGTCGCAGTGTGGCAGGGCTTGCTGGTACAAGTCGCCACCGCCGACGATGAACACCTTTTCGTCGTGTTGGCTGAGCCAAAAGGCATCTTCCAGATTGTTCACCACTTCAGCCTTGAAGCCAAAGTCTGACTCGGTCATCGTACGCGACAGGATGATGTTGCGCCGATTAGGCAAGACACCGTTCGGGAGCGATGCCGAAGTTTTGCGACCCATGATCACCGTGCCACCCAGCGTGGTGGCCTTGAAATGCTTCAGATCAGCAGGAAGCCGCCAAGGCAGGTTGTTGTTCTTCCCGATACCGCCGCATGTGTCAAGCGCGGCGATGATAGTCAATTGCCTCATGGTGTTTTCCTAAGAACAGCCACCCGAAGGTGGCCTTGGGGTTTAAACCGCTACTGGATAACGAATCTTCTCGTGGGGGACGTAGCCTTCGAGTTTGAAGTCTTCATACTTGAAGTCGAAAATGTTCTTGACTTCAGGATTGATCCAGAGCTTGGGCATTGGCTTGGGTTCGCGGGCCAGTTGGGTGAACACCGAATCGCCGTCCGCATTCGGCATGATTTGGTTCTTGTAGATGTGCACGTCGCCGAAGGTGTGGATGAAGCGGCCCGGCACCATATCGACGCACTGGGCGATCATCATGGTTTGCGCAGCGTAAGCAGCGATGTTGAACGCACCGCCGACCAGGATGTCGCACGAACGCTGGTACAACTTGCACGAGAGCTTCTTGGTCTTGACACCGTGTTGCTTGAAGAAGTTCATCAGCTTCTCGCGGTCTTCGAAGTTGAACATCGCTTCGTAATACGCCGGCTGTGGCAGCATGTCGAGCGGGAGCATGGTCTTACCGAGGTGGTGCAGGTGGTGCTCTTTCTTGAACCACTTGAAGGAGCGCTGCACGTCTTCCGGCAGTTCCGGGATCATGTCTTGCACGCTGCGGTCTTCCACGTAGTACTGGAAGAGGGTGTGGCAGGGTGCGAGCGCCATCTTGCCGTGCATGACGTTCGCTTGTGGCGACATCGATTCGTCCGGCAGTGCTGCCACGTTCCAGGCCGAGATGATGTGGCGGCGCGAATTCGGCCGGGTCTTCAGGTCGTCGATCAGCTTAGCGATCTGATTGATCGTGGCGCGTTTGGTGGTTTTGAACGGAATACCCCATTCATTCAGCCGGTCATGGAAAATGTCCCGAGATGCCGGACTGGTGTGTTTTTCCAGATCGCCTTTCAGTTCGGATATATCGAGCGGGCTGAACATGTCGTTGGCGCCAGCTTCGAGATAGTCTTCTGCCAAAGCGACACGTTCTTCAATGGTCAACATACGTTCGACATCGTTCGCTGGATCAGGCCAGTTGACCCATTGTTCACCGTACACTGGACCCAACGCGCCGATCTTGACGTTGTGGGGATTCGGACGAAGAAGAGGAATGCTTTGTTCCGCAAGCATGCCGTCGATATCGAGTGTACGGGCCACACTATCCAAATAGTCTTTATGGCCAACTTCTTCGTTACCGCCGTGGAAGACGATGTATGCATTACGTAACAAGGCCAAACGTTCCGCTTGGGTGTATTCAAGGTGTTCTTGGCGCACCGCCCAAGCCGACCAGATGTTGACGTTCTTGTCAGTCAGTTCGGTGTTGTCGGTCGAGCCGCGCAGCATCCAGAACAGTTCTTCCAGATTGCCGCGCATGAACACTTGGCGGCTGGCGTCGAGCGGGAAGCCTTCGGCCAGATCGAATTCGAGTTGTTCGCCGAACAGCGAGATGGTGCCAGTGTTGGTGCGATCGGTACGGATGTTGCCCTGTTGCAGAATCTTCCTGATCAGGTTAAGGTAATTTTGCATAGTACGTTCTTTCAGTTATTGGGGTTTGACTAGGGACTGGATTGTGACGTGGTCAGTAACGCACACAACTCGTGCTCGTGCCTCGTGCCATCGCGCCGCTAACGATTACACAGACCACGCCTGGAACCGTTTCTACGGTCAGGACTTCTTTCCTGCCATCGGCCGTGTTGACCTTACTAAGGTTCAAAACACGTGCCGAATTCGGGTTTGCTTGGGGGCGGTCCACTTGGGATGGGTACGTTTCGGTACGCGTCACCGAAACGTTTTGTGCATGTGCTTGTTGCCGGAGACCGTAGAAGATCGGCCCGCAGAGCATCAGGCAGACGACGAATGTGAGACCGAGTGCTTTAATGGGGTTTTTCATCTTCGTTCCTTTTAGATCGAACACTGCATTCGAATAAGACTTGTTGGGTAGGGCCACGCCTAGGTAAACGCGCAAATTCAGAACACACAGCACCATACGGAACCATGATGGTGACTTGCTGCGATGTCGGCTGGTGTTTTATTGCTTTCTGCGGCTTTGGCCTAGGGTTATTCTTCATGGAGTAATTCACCCAACCAAACCAAATTCCGATGAGAATAATGACGACCAGACACACTGCGGCTGACTTCCAATCGTCTATAACCTCTTGTTGTGACTCATCCTGGCAATTCATTTTTTGCCCTTCTCTGTGGGCAAAACGGGTTTGGTGCATTCGATTAAGATACGGTCTTGCATTTCGTCGAAGACCGTACACTTGGCATTGGCTGGAACTTTCACAGCAAGCGTCTTTTCAGCAGGCGCTAACTTGGTTTCTAGTTCTTTGATGTGTTTGTCTTTTTCTGCATTTTCTTTTTGCCATGACCAATAGCACAAAGCCGCCACGATCAACAGAATAATTACCACACCGGGCAACCAGTCGCTGGTCTCGACGATTTCCTTACCACGATAACCGTGTTTCATTTCTTGTCCTTCTCGACGATCACGCACTCGTACACCTTGGCTGGCTGGATAAACGGGTGGTTCTTCAAAGCTTCGCGCTCTTTGTACGATACCACTGCCATCGCAACACTAACGCCAATCATAGTGCCAATGAGCAGCATTACGATGATTGGTCGACTGCCGGTGTCATAATCGTAACCGCGTACAGGTCGATTCATTTCTTTTCCTCTCTTTTATTTTCGTTGGACAACCAACTGTTTGTTCTTCGCGTCTACTGGCGGATAGTGTTCAAGTACAAAAGGCGCCAACAAGTTTAGGATGACGAGCACGACCACGAGTACATACTTATCGGCTTCGCCGTTATTTTTTTGTCTCCGCTTTCCCTGACCCATGTTTATCCCCTCTCTTGTTTACGGAACTCGCGCACCCGTTCCCAAGCCAAACCCAATCGATTCGCACCACGCCAGTTACGGCGATCCAAAATGCGTTCGTCGTATTCAGCCAAGCCCACACCCCAAATCCGATCGAACTGGGATGCTTCGACAATGGTCTTCCCTTCGGACTGGATGAGCATATTGTCCACCGAAGGAATCTGACGTGCCCGTGCCAAACAGATGGTGAACATCATTGGATCACGTTCTTTGTCCCACGCTGCTTCGTCAAACGGCGTGACGTCTCGGCCCAATTCTTTGTACTTGCTCGGGTGACTAGGTACCATGATCTTCTTGAAGGTGGCCCAGTCTTTGAAGAAGGCTGCCTTCCACGCCATCATCGCTTGTTCGCCACAGTCAAATTCAATATCCTTGATCTTGAAACGATGTTCTTGGTTCCAATTGGAGGCAGGATGCAAAGCACCAAAGAAGAACAAGAACTCGTCATTACTCAGGTTACCGTAATGCATCCTTACCTCCTTTACGAACGCGTGTGTTCGTAGATGTCGTCTATCGGCGTCACCGCCAACATGTGTTTATCGAACGGAAAATCGTTGGTCTCGTTCATGCCGTAATACTCGCACGCGACGATGTCCCACACACGAATGCGCTCACGGACATGGAAAGCGACTTTCGCCTTTGCTTGTTCCAAAGAGCGTTCGATGACCGACACCACTTTGTAACCTTGTTCTGGCGGTACCCAAGTAAAGCGTTGCATAGCTGCTCCTTAAAAAGAGTACTGAATGATTTTGGCGATCAGCAAACACAAGGCGCCAGAACCGAGACCCAGCGCGAAATGGGCGATCGGTGGATACGTGTCTTTTACTGGTTTGTCTTGCCGAATACGTTCTTGGCGCACCAGTTCAGTCACCAGAGGCGCAATGTCTTTTTCCACATCGCCGTAGTTCTTTTCTTGGTGATAGTTAATCTGTGCCTGGCTCACGGCAGTGCGCACAATTCCATCTGCGGCCAGCAAGCACTGCTCGCCGCGTAGAGCGCCACAGTGAACGCATTCTTCCCACGTCCACGGCATGGAACTACCACCACCTTCATGGTATTCAGCAACACGGCATTGGTTGGTCGTGATGAGTTTCTTTGGATGGTCCATGGTCTCCCTTAACGGTTACGTTTCTTGGATGCTTTTGCGGTCTTGCGCTCTTGGGCACGTTTCGCCTTCGAGCGGTGCGGACGATTGTTGCCCCAACGCTTTGGCGTGTTCAGGTCAGGTTCTTCTTGCTGACCTTCTTGGGTAGGGTCCTCACCCCAATTGTATTCCATTGTTTCTTGCGTTTCTTGCGGCTTGTAACTCATTTTGTGCATCTTCTTCTCCTTCTGTTCGGGGTGGGTGTTCGTAATCACAGGTGGTGCCTTCGCACACCTCTCCTTCGTAGAGTTCTTTGCGACACGCACCGGGGCAGCGGTAGAAGCGTGTAATACTACTGGGAATGCGCACGACCATACTTTCACACCCAGTCCGGGTAGACCATGGCCAGTGCCATCATGGCACGCATCTCGATCGGGCCGTTTTCCACGAGAGGACCGAAACGGCTTACCGTCAGCTTGCACGGCTTATCGTACATGGCAGCGGTCTTCACACGCAGACGGCGCACCGCGCTTTGCAGTTCCGCTTCACAGACCGACGACCACAGGAAGTTCTTGCCCGTCTTGTCCGCACGCCAGCCGTCCGAGGATTCCGTATCTTTCGACCAGCCCACCGGGAACGGCAGGAGAATGATCTGGATTTCATCGGTGTAACGGAACAGCCGCAAAATCGCAGCGTCGCACTGTTCACGTTTGCTCTCGATCAAGTCGATGGTCAAACGGTCTTGGAAGACGGTGAAGAAGTACGACGCGTAATCGTAGGGTGTACGATCGCCGAGGAGCAGGTGGCCGCCATTGCTTTCCAAGAGGGCCGCGCAGGCTTCCATGTTGTACATGTTGTCGGTCATGACTTCACCCTGAAATTTCATGTTGAATTCCGGGTCTTTCAGTGCGTCGCTTTCGTTGTCCAAGTTGTACTTGGCGTACGTGGCGCGAGTAGTCGACTTGGCGATTGTGGTATTCATGCCACGCAGTTGCGTCATCTCAAAGCAGGCTTCCATCAGGGAAGTTTTGCCGACAGCGCCGGCACCTGCAAACAAAATCATTTTCATAACGTTCTCTCGTCAATTAGGTAATGTGTGACTCCAAATTATTTTATTACGGAATAAAAAAGGAGGGCATGACGCCCTCCTCTTTATGCCGCCAATTCCAGATACTTGACTTCGTTCAAGAAGCCACTGATGTCGTCTGGATGCTCCCGGAACGCTGCTTGAACATCACAGCCGAGCATCGCACAAAACACCAGCGTTGGGTTGAGTTTGGTGCCTGGATACATGAGTTCGACGTACGCATGGATTTCTTCGTTCGTCATCGGGCCGATCTCGTACTTGTAGTCAACCCGCGATTTACGGATCAACGCTGGATCGAGTTTCTCCGGATGGTTGGTGGTGAGAAACACCATCACATCGTTCAGTGGAATGATGCCGTCCAGTGCGTTCAACAGTCCCGCCAAGGTCAACTGGTCCTGCACCATATCGGCCAGTGAGGTTTGCTGTGCGCCACCGTCTTTCTCGCGGGATTTGACCACACTCGTGGCTGCGTCCACATCTTCCACCAGCAAAAGTGCTTTCGGTGGCAGTATCGCCAGTGCGTGTTGCAAGGTCTTGTTGCTCATCGCGGACAAGTCAAGTATGAACACGCCCCGGTCGTAGTGACCTGCCAGTGTTTTGGCGATACTCGTCTTACCGGTACCCGGTGGGCCATACAACAGGGTCGTGATTTTGTACGCAATACCGCGATCACGGAACCACTGGCGATTGTTGACGAAATGGTCGTGACGACGCAGCAATTGTTCTTTCAGGTCCTCTGCAATACAGAGGGTACGCATCGGTCGTTTTTCAATCGTCGTGACTTGTTCCCAGCTATTGTTACGGTATTCGTAAACAGCAAGTTCGTTCTCACCCTTCTTGTATTCAAACGCCTTCACAAGCTCCAGGAGCGCTTTGTGGCTGCGACCGAGGGTGACGATGCGAATCCCTTCCTTTTGACGCTCACTGCCGCTGGAATCAATCTTAAACTTGTTGAACCAGAACAAGCGGCCCTTGTAGAAGAAAATGTGATTGCCATAACCGGGACCGACCACAGTGTCGGTTTCTTTGCCGATTTGGTAAAAGCGTCCCGTGTACAAGGAACGGCTCCACTTCGCCCATGGGCTTTCCATGAACCAAGTCAGGAACAGCGTAAAGTGGTAATCGTTGCCGCTGTAACCGGCGTTGTTCATTTCAATGGAAGTCGTCACGGCACCCGTGAAGGTTTTCCAGATTGTTTTAGGGAGATCGCGTGCCAGATACGTCAGCGTTCCTGTGAGATAGAGCGCAAAGCCAGCCAACATGGGGTTGCCTTTGACGGCGTTGGAATACTCGGTGAAAAAGGCGCTGAGGGTATCAAACATTTTTTTTTACTCCATGAGGATTAGGACAAAGAAAAAACTACCCGATGTTCTGGGTAGTTTTTTGGTACCTACCTGTTAAGGTGGGATGCCAGGATCGAAACTGTAGTCTTGTGCTTCGAGTTCTGCGAGCAAACTGTGGTAGCCTTCGGATGGTTCACCGGTCCAGTGGCGAAATTCTTTCGTGCCATTTTCCCAGCGCGCTTCTTCCACCACCATGGGCGTACCCGTAAGCACCATCAGAGCTTGGTTAAGTGCCCATTGTTTATGGTCTACGCCGTCGGTGAGTAAACCATCAACGATGATCTCTTTGGCCCAATCAACCGGTGTCTTGTCCTTAAAATCAGGATGCGTCGTTTGGTCAACTGGGAACTGCCCCATATAGCCTTCCATGCTTCCTCCTTAGCGACGTTGGACAAAGACCGGGCGGTCTTCACCTTTGCGGTACGCCCGGAGTTCATAAGCGGTGACGATCTCGATACCGGTGACTGGGTAACCCATGCGTTCGATTTGCGCGAAGATGGATTGCACAGCCTTGGTTGTAGGCTGGTCCAGGTTCTCTGGGCGGTCCACTGTGAACGGCAGCGATGTCTTGCCATTCGTCGTATCGAAGAACGCGGTGCCGTGTTGTTGGCCCGGCCCGATGTCGCCAGACAAGCCGACTTCAACGTGGCCACTCAATTGATAGGCTATTCCGCGAACGAGCATTTCGAGCAAGTCGGTCACCCAGATGACGACAGCACCGATGACGTCCAGGAGGTCCATCGATTGGGAACTTTGTTTCATGATAGCGCTTCCAGGTTAGTTAGGGGCGGTGGCTTTGAACTGGCTGTACGACATGCCACGGCTACCGAGATACGGTACGGAGTCCGGCGAACCGAGCATGCTCGACATGTCGAGCACATCGTTGTGCACTTCTTTGGGTGGAGTGTTAAGGGCGTCAGTCAAGAGACAAATTTCGCCATTGTGTTTAACATAATTGGACTGTGGCGGTGCGCTGATGACCGTGCCATCGGGTTTGATCAGGAGCTGGCCATCGTGGATGACCTGTGGCTCGCCGGTGTTCTTGGCGCGCTCCGTGGCATAATGCAGGTCGAGTGCCCGCTTGTTCGGGGTGGCGGTGATCTTCTCACGCACCACTTCCATCGACACCTTGGTGCCGGTGTTTTGCACCATGCCGAAGTAGGAACGCAGACCGAGGACGACGTAGCCTTCTGCTTCGGCTTTGTCCATCACGTGGTTGAACAGGTCGCGATCGAGACGCGGTGGCGTGCTGATGCCCTCGAAAGCGAAACGCACCGGATAGTTGCTGAGTTTCTTGCCTTTGTGATCGGCATAGAAGGTGCCGTGCTCAGCCATGTTGTTGGCGTCGGTGTGGAAACGCACGGTCAGTTGGTTTTTGTGGCGACCGAAGAGACGATTAACGAAATTGAACATGATAGAAAACCTTTCTTTTTGATTAGTGGAGACAACAGGTATTACGATTGCATGGGTGCTGCGCGGTGGAGAAACTGGAAGTGGTTCATGCCGCCATCGGCAAACACCACGGTAATGGAATGAACGATGCGATAACGGGCTTCATACTGATCGAGCAGTTCACCCAACGCTGCCGACATGGTGTCCTTTGCTCGCAAGTATTCCGGCAAGTTGACCTTGATCATCTCTTCTTCATGGTAGCTCACGCCGTCAACTTCAACATCCGACGCCACGATAGCGTGCGCTTGCCACTCGACCATCTTCTCGAAGACTTCAGTCGAGAAATAGGCTTCGCGCTCCAAAATGACCAAGGGTGTCGGTTTGTTACGCAACGATTTCGCCCACGATAACAGGTTATCGAGATAACGCATAATGGTTCCTTTTATAAAGGTAGGTACTTTCACAAGAGATACACGAGGGGAATAATTTCCACCATCCGTCATAAAACGAGGTGGCGAACCACCTCGTTTTACTAGACTTCTTCGGCCACACCCAAATGGAAGATGTCCAAGAATTGGTTCGAAACGATTTTATCGATTGGTTGGTCGATGTCTTCGATCCGTCCCCAACGGAAGATGTCGAGGTATTGCTGGGTGATGATCGACTCCAGCGGGATGCCGGTATCGCCATCGATGTTCACGATCAGTTCGAGGCTACCAATGTACACCAAAGAATTCGGCGCAGCTTGGATGGTGATGGGTTGGCCGACACTGGTGATCGGCGGCAAGGCCGCATCGATGTAGTCCTTTGCCGTGAGATTGATGCGGTAACGGGCATTCACCAAGGGAATGATGTCACTGATCATGTTCGCCCATGCGGGCGCGGCAAAGACATTACTACGCAGACCCGGAACAGTGTCCAAGGCAATGCGGTTGTACCACAGACGCGTTGTACCATACTTCTTGGTCGCGTTCGTGGGTCGCACTACGATTTCAGTGTTACGAAACGCAGGCGGGGCTTTCGGAATAGCAAGAGGGTCCCCGACGACACGCAAGGTATCGGCGGTAAAAGCGGTACCGTTATCGAAGTTGATGAGGTCAATCACCACATCTTCGGGCAGCTTGGTAAAATCAGAAATAAAAGACATGGCGGCACCTATCTATGCAATCGAGGCGGACTAAACATAAGATAAGGCGGCATAAAGCCCAGGGCGTCTGTCACCCTGGGCTTTACACGTCCTACAGTTGAACCGCCATACGCGTACACGTGATGGTCGCAAGCGGTAATGCCCCGAAAGCGCTGGTGAGGCAGCGCCGTCGATGCGGTTAGTGAACCGGGTAGCTATTCCGGTTCGTTGGGTTACAGTGCTCCGTCACTGGGGATTTGGTCGGAGATGCTCGGCGCAGCGCACTATTCCAAGGCGCCGCGGCGAGTCAGTTGTGCCCCGCTTTCTTTAGCAGGGGCGATTCGCGGCGCGCGCCGCTCCGTAGAAGTACGGCAAGCGGCACGGCTGGCGAAGGGTGCCTAGGCGGATGCGTAGGGCTTGTGGCCATTCCAGGCGGGCGATACGAGCACGATGGGTCGTACGCCGGCCGGCCGGCGCCAGGCGGTCAGGTCGACGAGGTATTCGAGATCAAATCGGTCGAGGGGCGCAATCGCCCGCCCGGTTTCGATTCGGCGCCGAAGCCGTGGTCGCTGTTGGTGTAGGTCATCGTCGCATGCAAGTCGCTCAGGTCTTGGCCACGCAATCGGTGGTCAGGATAGGCGGCTTGGTAGCCGGCGAAGGTGGTCGAGGTCGAGGCGGTCATCAGGTCTTGCGCGGTCGGCTGCACCCACAATCGGGACGAGGACGTCTCCGAGGTGGAAGCGAGCTTCACGGTATCGGTCGTGACGGCCGCGATGCCGCCTGCTTCCGACATGGTGTCGATGCCTTTGATGATGCCGATGCCTTCGGCCGCAGGGCTTGGACGGACATCGCCGGGGGGCGAGAAGTTGAACAGCGACATTGCGCAGAGCATGGCCACAGCCATGAACAGGCACAATCGCGCGTGCAGCGATTTGAACATGTGTTGCTCCCTTTGTTTTGGGGTTAGTAAAAGAGTGATTCCACTGAGGTAGTTTCACTCAGACAATACGTTGTTGGCTGTAAAAAATCACAACAGTTTTTATGCCTCCTTCACAAGCGCGACAACCGGTGCTGGCTTCTTTTGCTTGGCACCAATGATGCTGCTAAAGAATCCAGGTGCCATTTTCATGGCTTGTTGGTACACCACCACTAAGAACGCGATGGTCACTACAGGCGCCACCACCCAGTAAACTGGATACGGAACCATGCTTCCCATTTTGCCGTACACGAACCAGGTCAGATAGAGAACAGGTGCATGGGCGATGAAAATGAAGAAGCTGTACTTGCTCATCTTGCCCATCCATTTGCCCACACGGGTATTGACAACCATGGCCGAGATCGACCAGAGCAAGAAGGGAGCTACGTAGCCGAGGTAGGTCGTGTTCGCCACACGGAAGACTACCAACACTACGCAGAGGGCCGAGAAGATCACCAGCGAAAGTGGCGCATACTTGTCGAGCATCAAAAGGTTGCCTTTGCTCACGCCCAGCATGCCACCCACATAGAACATGACAGCCATGTTGTTGCGCAAGACAATCGCGCCGTCGAGGTTGTACATGAAGAACATCCAGACCACTGCCAGCCCAACGAGAGGCGCACTACGCAGCATTGCACCGAACAGTGGTGCCAACAACACCAGTGCCACCAAATCGCGGATAAAGTTCAGCGGGTAGTTAATGGGCGAACCACGCAGGCCCAAGAGCGCATTGCTCCATACCTTTTCATTGAACGGCAGCAGGTCGTCCGAAAACTTCAGTCCCAATTTGGCTTGGGCAAACAGTGCGAGAACGAAGAGGCCGGTATTGAACACCAAGAAAGGAATCACCAGCGTCTTGAATTTCTTTTTCCAGAGTTTGGTAGGGGCCAAATCCAGGCCCGAGGAAAACAGCAGGTAGCCTGAAATGCAGGTCAGAACAGGGACGGTGGTACGAAACACCACGTTTTGAAACAGCGCTTTGATGAAGTCAAACACGCCATTGCCTACTAGCGGCATGGGGACATTCATGGGGGTATGCAACAAGACCACGCCGGCGATCATCAGAAAGCGCAGCATGGCAATACGGTTACTTACTTGTTGATCGTGCGACATGGTTTTCTCCTCAAGAAACGAAACAGGTAGATGTAGATAGGCTACAATTCACGATGGTTATATGTGTCCAAAATAATCTAGCATCCTCAGATTTCGCGGCATAAAAGGAGAGGCCCAAAAGCCTCTCCTTTTTGCTTATTACCGACTACCTGGCTTCCTTAATTGCAGGAAGAGGTGGGTCGTTACTTCGACGGCATCGCCATGTTACCCGTGGCTTTCACCAAGGTCACATCGAACGACGTCAGCACCGGAATGCCGTATGCCGTTGCCATGACACGGATCGTGGCACGGACAGTACTTACCGCGGCGATGTAGTTCCACACACCGTTGTCGGTAGGAATTTGCACCGGACCCACGGTAGGTCCCGATGGCAACGGGTCGATGAACACTTCGACTTTGCCAGTGGGGTCGTTCTTCAGGTCAACCGTACCGGAGATCGTGGCTTTGTTGCCCGACACTTTGGAGCTGGTCAACTTGATTTCCGGTGGAATGCCCACCGGCGCCGTGCTATCGAGGTCAGCCGCGCGCGGGTTGCCTGCGATGGTCACCACCGAGAACACCACACCACCCAAGAAGTTCGCACTCTTGCCGCCTGCGTTGGTCATGTACACCACTGGCGCAGCGTAGTTACCCGGCGTCAGCTGTGTCCACTCGACATACCAGGTGCCGTCTTCGTTGATGATCAGTGCCTTTTCTGGCAGCGCCGATGCTTTGCCAGGATTGGTACCGATAGCAACGCTGGCGAAACCGCTCAAAGGGGCTTCGCTATACGTACCCGACAGACGCAGTTTCGTACCATCGAGGGTCTGGCCAGTGATTTGGCCTTTTGGTACCGGAACGTACGAATTCAGCTGCCACGCGCCGATGTCAGGTGCTGGGCCGCGGTTACGTCCCGTCATGTCATCGGTTGAAATCGCGCTATCCGACGCTTTACCGATGGCAGGGCCTCCTGCTTTTGGTTTGTAGTTCGAACCTGCCGTTTGCACGATAGCAGCTTCGGTCGAGACCGTCCAGCCCGCCCACTGGGTAGTCAGGGCCGTGTCGGTCAAGTTCGCGCGCATCTTCAGCTTGGTGCTGTCGACCGTAACTGGTGCTGGGCCACAACCGATGAAGATGTTATCGCTAATTTCGCCGGAGTCGTAAGACGCACCGTGACGACCTGCCAGGGTGCCTAGTGCGCCGCCGCGCCGCACGAAGGTATTGCGGACGACGTACGCCGAGTTTACGAGGAAGAACTTGGCTTTGCCTTTTTCTTGGACGAACAGGTTGTCCGTCACGTAAGACGAGGCGTTGTACTCGCCATTGCTGAAGATGTAGTTCGCCTCGTCCGACAGTTCGTTCAGGAAGAAGTTTCCTTTGAACGGACCAGGGAAGAACTGCGCTTGGCTACTATTGTTGGCCGTCATGTAGCAGCAAGTCGTACCAGTGGCAGTGGAACCCACGTCCATGGCCTTGATACGGAAACCTTGGAAGGTAATGCCATTCTTGACCGTGAAGCTGTTGCCTGGTTTCAACATGATTTCCATGCCGTCGTCGTACCAGTTGAGCGCTTCGCCAGCATGGCGGTCAAGCATACCCAAGCCAGGTGCCGGTTTAATTACCACCAGCGCGGTACCGTTAGGCGCCAAGGACAGGCTGCTCAGGTCGCTCGCGTGAATGTAGTTCGTTACGTACGCGTGGATCACTTCACCAGCAGGCACGTTGGTGCGGGCACTCATCCACGTTTGGAACGCTTTGATGTTGGCGTGGGTCTGACCCTTACCGATCATCTGCACGTTGACGCCTGACTCCACTGGAGTAGGCGTCTTGACCACTGTGAACGCCGCACCGCCCGTGGCGCGGGCCGAGGTGCCTGCATTGTTGGTGAAGAGAATGTCCGGTGCCAGATAGTTGCCTGGCGTGACGCCATAGAGGTACGCCACGAACTTCTTCGTCACGGTATCGAAGTACACCGTGGTGGCGTTGGCAATCTCGACAGCACCGTCTGGCGTGCCACTGACAGCAGCACTGATCTTGGCACTGAGTGGGACATTTTCCACCGTACCGAAGAACGTTACCGTATCGCCCACCACGTACTGTTTCTGAATCACCGCAGTCGGAATGACAGGCGTTTCGATGAAGAACGGCGCGCCGCCCGTTGCTGCGGCACCATCGCCACCGTAGTTCGAGAAAATCGCTTGTGGCGACTTGTAGTTACCGCCATCGATGTTGGCGAACACCGCTTCCCAGGTGGTCGCGGTTTTCATTACCGCCGCTTTCGATGCCACCACCGTACCATCGGTTTTGACCAGCGTTACCGAACCACCGAAAGGATCACCTTCAACGGTACCGGTCACGGTCACGGTTTGGTTGACGATGGTCGTTCCCGTGATGGTGCCCGTAGGTGGAGCAGGCAGTGGCTGCGCCGTTACCTGGAATGGACCGACGTCAGGTACTTGGCCACGGTACTTACCGAACATACCGAAAGTGTTGACGGCGGCCGGGCTACCTTTACCAATCAGCGAACTACCCGCTGGCAGACGCAAGTCCGTTGCCACATCGCGTGCCAGTTGCTCTGTGGTCATCACCGTGAAGCCGGATGGATACGGCGTGGTCATCGCGGTGTCGGTGTAGTTGTTGGCAATCTTGGCATTAGCCGACGCTGGCAGACCCAGTGCTGGGGTTGGGCCGCAGCCGAGGAAGATATTGTCTTTCAGCGAAAGGTCAATACCCGTGGTCGCAGGGTTGCCAGCAGCCGTTCCTGTACGAAGGAAGACGTTCCGCTCCACCACGGCCTTGTAGTTCAGTGCAATCGACAGTGCCTTGCCGGCGGTGTGGATGAAGATGCAATCCGCCACCGTACCGGCATAGGTGTACTCGCCAGAAGTAAAGACACGGCATTTGGAGCCCACCGCTTCCGACAAGAAACGACATTGCCGGATTTGGCTAGGACGGTTGGCAGGATTACCTGCCAGCATGAACGCACTGCGCACAGTGACGTCGTCGTCCACACCACCCGTGACGAAGATACGGAAACCTTCGAGCACCACGCCGTGGCGGAAGGTACCCATCCAGTTACTGGTCGCAGGAATCGTCACGCTCAGAGTGATACCCCCGCCAGCGTAGTGCTGCGGCGTGCCGTCTGGGGTGATGTCGTTGATACCCAGGCCAGGTGCTGGACGGATCAAGCAATAGTGAGTGAAGTCAGACTCGGCCGTCTCAAAATTGTAGTTCCAACCCAGGCCATTGTACATCGGCAAGTTGTCGTGCACCTCCGCGATCACCATCTGATCGTTGGTCACGAGCTTCTGGGTTTTGAGCCAGGGCAAGAAATCGCCAAAATTGGCGAAATCTTTTCCAGCACCAATACTCTTTTTAACAATTGTTGGCATTATGCTTCCTTAATGTTTAAGCAACCCAAGGTGCACGCGGACGACCCATCCCAGGGAAGAGGAACGACCAGTCGCGCACGGATTTGTCCCACGGCCTGGTGACACTATTTACAGCTGCGGTGTACAGATCGTACCAGCCTTGATATTTCGCAACAGCTTCATCCAGCATTGGGTGCGGGAATTCTGGGAAGTAGTCTTTGCGCATGAACGTCCAGCTGGCGCGGTTGTGTTGGCCAGCGTCTTTCTCCTTGGACAAGGAACCATCCGGGTCGCGCGCCCAGTCTTCTTGACCTTTGGCTGGATAGAACTCTGCCCACTCTGCCCAGTCACGTGGCACGATGACCAGATCAGGGTTGGCCGACAAGTCGATCTTATTGCCATTTTCATCGACCATCGGGGTCGGCTTGGTGGTCTTTGGATAACCGCCTTCTGCGCGACCATTCGCCATCACTGCGAATTCGATGGAGTACTTGTCGAACATACTCATGGTAAATTCGAGCGTTTCCTTGCACTTTTGGTTCTTGTTGTACATGGCGTCCCACGCACCCGTGGTTTTCATCATCATGTAAACGACCGACATGTAATACGCCAGCGCGCCCGAGTTCACTGCCGTCGCTTGGAAACCAGGCATACCTTTGATTTCGCTATACGACTCGCTCGTTGGTTGACCAAGCGCGCGCATTTGACGCGAGTTCGGGCTATTGTAATCCGGATGATTCGGATCAGTTGCAGGCACTACGTAGACACGGTGAATGTTCTCCATGTCCATACGCCAGCGGTCTTCAATCATCGCACGGCTGATACCGAGGTTGCTGGTGGTACCCAGTTTCCAAGCTTGCAGCCAAGCGAGCCAACGCCATGCACCGTTACGTTCCAGGTAACCAGCAGTCGATTTCGTGCTGGCACCGAGCAACTGGGCCATCATGGTGGCGATGAAGCGGTGCTTGCTGGCAACCACGTACATCGGGCTATTCAGCAACACCGCATGCCAACCCGGCGAAGCGTAAGCGTGCAACATATCCACCGCCCAGGCATTCCAGACCGGATAACCTTCAAAGTCAACTTCCGGGTCGTTGCCTTTATTCGGGACAGCCAGCAGCACCGCGTGGGTCGACGTCCCGCCCGAGATGTAGTCACGCGAGCTACCGTAGTAGTTGTCGCCATACACCGTGCCACCGTACACCGTTTTCGCATCTGGCTGCGCTTCGAAGGTGAGCATGTCCTGCATGTAGTGGCAGGAATGGTTGAAGTACGCTTTGCCCCACGCGTCGATGTTGTCTTGCAGGGACGAACCGTCGCGCAAACGCGTGCCGGTTGGGTTTTGCATGTACAAAGCAAGTGGCCCGGAAATTGCTTGTCGGTCCCAACGCACACCGCCTGGACCCGTGTACCAGTCGTGGCCGCTGATCGAGCCTGGCTCGTAGTCCCATCCGTTGACCCGCGCCCAGCTGTTGTAGATATGGGTGTCGTAGGTGTACGGATCGTTATTCGGGTCGTTCAGGTCGCTCGCCGGACTGATGTCCTTCGACATATTCCGGCGCGGCATCCCGTAGTAGTGGTTGTACGAGTTCATCTGCTCGCCGCCATTGATAATCGGGAAGACACCGTTCGTACTGTGACCCAGTTGAACCATCGATGGACGGATGTAGCTGTCGACCATCTTTGGCCAGAACTTGTAGGCTTTCGCATTCATCTTCGGACGGTGCGATTCCCACGGCAGCATCATGCCGCAGTTCCACACAAGGCGCATCGGCTGGGTGGCCGTCCGCTTTTGGCTCAGGTATTTGCTGTTGATCGGCAAGCCGTCATGCATCTGGTAGGTATGCAGGATTTGGCCGTCGACCGTTTTGAGAACGATCTTGAATGGCAGCGGTACCGTGCTGTCCACACCCTTCGTCTGGTCATAAGTCAGGCGAACGTCGAAACTGAAGGTATCGCCTACAGCGTAGTCCGAAGCTTCCAGCGTGAAGCTATACGCAACGGTATCCGGCGCCAGCGAACGGTAGTTGTAACCACTGAAGTAGTCTGGCATCGCGCCAAAATTGTCACTGACCACCGTCCAGCGGTGCGTGCCGGCTCTTTTGGACGAATCGGCCAGACCCACACACGTAAACGTGAGTTTTTCCGATCGCGCCAATGGTTGGTAAACCTTCGGGAAGAGGAACAGACCCCCCGCTGCGCTGACTTTCTTGTAGCCGAAGATGTCGAAACGGTTGTACGTATCGTGCATCGGGTAGGTCGGCCAACGGCCATACGGCTTACAGGACACCAGGAACTGGTGCACTGGCTTGGTTGGGTCAATCGCGTTGCACGACTTGTTCATCGACAGCAGCATACCGCTAAATTCGAAGGCGCGGTGGCCCGTACCGAAGACGATGGTTTCGGAGCAGGTGGTCACGCGCACGTCACCCATGGAGGCCGCAATTTCAGCGTCTTCCATGATGAGGTCGTCTTGACGAACGCTGACGGCGACCGTCTTGACCACCACTGGAGCGTCTTCGTTTTCGTAGCTGTGGAGTTCCATGAACGCCACGCGCGTTGGGTCGAGGTCCGGGGCTTCTGGACCCGTACCCGACGGCAGCAGACGTGGTGCACGCATACCCGCGCCCAGCATGTAGCCGCAGCGGTTGCTCGGCGCCAGGGACATGGTGAAGTCGACGTTGTTGGTCGGGTCGGTGTCGAGGTTGACACTTTCCAGGCCGAGCGTGCCTTCGACCCATTGGCCGTTGCCTTCGATGCGCATGACACACAGACCCGTGGTCAGGTCAGCACCATTTTGGATGGTCGCGCCGGAGACTTCGCCCAGGCTGGTGATGTTGCCACCCTGCATGACGATGGTGCCGGTGTTACCGATGTTGAGGAATTCGACACCCGTCGTGGCTGGGTCCGTGGCACCGGGGTTGCCGTCACGGAAGCAGCGCACCCGACGGGTAGCGCCCAGGGCTTCGTTGAGCTTTTGGCTCCACTCCACCTTGGTCTTGGTTTGATTCAGAATTGCCTTGAGGGCAGGACTATATTTCAGCATGCTTTTTCCTAGTGTAAATGAAGAAGGGGGTCAGCGCCGCGACGCCCCTTCTTGGATCAATAAAACACTGTTACAGGCCGTCGATGGAACGGGGGAACGTAAACTTGAATTCACCCTTGAAGCCGAAGCCTTCGGTTGGCGTCGTTTCCAGAATGATGTGTTTACCCGAATTGATAGGACCGACCGTACCGGTGATTTCGCGCGCCAGTCCAGCACCGCCTTGCAGGATGAAGGTCCATTTGCCGGAGAGCAAGTCGCCAGCTTGGATGACCGTGGACTGTTTGACAGCCGGTGCGACCAGCGACACGTCGCCGTTGACGTCGGTAACAACCGTGAGCGCTGCGTCAAAGACGACGTACATGATCTCACGACCATTGCGCAGGATGCGCAGTACAGGATTAGTACCGAACAGGCTACTGATCGAGTTGGCCGCGGTCACGCGGCGCTGACCCACTGCACCTGCTTTCAGGTACGTCGGGTAGTCACGACGCAGAGTAGGGTCGAACATGATGCTGTTACTGGCAGCGCTACTTGCTTCGCTGCCACGGAACTCTGGCATCACGGAGCGCCCCACGCCGCGCGACAGTTTTCGTGGTGTGGTAACGATGTAACCCGGTTCGGAGCCGTCATCCGGGGTTGCCACGATGCGGAACGACCAGGTGCCCGGCGCAACGTTACTGGTGAAGGTGAAGGTGTTGTTCTGGATCGAGGTGATCGGGAACGGTCCCAACACTTCGCCGGATTCACCGAGCATGTAGTACGCCAACTTGAGCGACGTGAGAAACACGAAGCTACCATTGACAGTGACACGCCGGCCGCGGTACGCGACACTGGCGATAGTGATGATTGGAGCTGCCATGATTTTCCCTTAAACGAGTGCGTCGATGGAACGCGGCAGGATGAGTTGGAGGTCGACGTCGAGATCGCGCGATGGATCGATGTCTTCTTCGAAGATGATTTCAGCAGTCGAACCCGGACCACCGACCGTGCCGACGATGACGGTCTTGTTACCAGCGCCGCCACCCAGGATTTCATACCACCATTCGCCGTTAGCCAACACGCCTGGCGCATTCACCGTGGCATTCTGTACCGTCACCGGCATGTTCACTGCCACGTCGTAACCGTTGTCGATCACGTAGGCTTTGTCGCTGTAGATTTGCTCAGCAACGACAGAACCATCGCGGTAGATGCGCAGCGTTGGGAAGTCCGTCGCGGTTGGCGACAGCGCATTGACGATCACGTTGGCACACGCCAGACGCTTGGCGCCGGCTGGGGTGTTGGTGATGGCGGTATCGTACTCGTCTTGCAGTTCTTGGTTGAAACGGGTGGATGGCTTGATGTGCGGTGGCGTGATATTCACCAGCACCGTGACCGATGCACTCGTTTTCTTGTTGCCGGCAGCGTCATACGCAACCGCCGTATAGACGTGGGTACCGTTGTCTTCCCAGGTGTACTGGACACTGGCAGCGAACGGCGCCATGGTATCGGTTGAGAGCAGCACATCGTCCTCGTAGAACTCGACCTTGGCCACCACATCGTTGTCCGTGGCGTCAGCGGTCAACGCCAAGATACCAGGCCCGGTGAACTCGGACTGACTATGCACCAGCGTGACGTTCGGCGGCGTGCGATCTGGTGGTTTGGTGCCACCTGCGCTATTGCTTGGCAGGGGTGGTACTGGCGGTGGGTCCGGGAACACTGGGTAAGGCGGCATCGGCTCGATTTCCATCGGAATCGGCAGTTCCTCGAACGGGGTCGTGGGGATGCTCAGTGGATTGGTGGTCTTATTAGCCGCCATCACGCCATTCCAAAGTTTCTCTGGTGCGCCCACCGGGCCACGTGGTCCGAGTGGGCCACCGGTCGTGGTAATGGTGTACGGGCCGAACATGACGTCCACCAGTGCACCACTACGGTCTACACCGGCGCCGCCGAAGAGGCAGTCGATGAAGTGCACCGGCACGGTGTTTTCACCGGATTGCTTGCGGTTTTCCAAGAACGTCACGTTACGACCAGGCGTAATGTCGTTGTGGAAATAGCAGTTGTAGAAGAAGTACTCTTGCTGTCGACCGGCGCCTGCCAGCAATTCCCAACCGATGGCGATCAGGTTGTTGTTGGCCGCCGAGGATTCTTTCCAGAACACCGAATCGTACACGTGCAGCACACCCTGGTCAGGCAAGTCGATCTCGCGGGACTGGAGCGAACGACGGGTGTAGGTATTACGGATCACCGTCTTGAGTGCACGCGACTTGATGTTGTGGCCGGTGTGCGATTCCATGAACGTCGAATTCGAAATACGGCACAACTGCGCATCGCCGATGTACGAGTTGTGGGTCTGTCCATTGTAGCCTGGTTTCGTCGACCAACCATTGTCGTGGATGTAACAATTGTTAATGTCGAAAATCGGGTTCTTGGACACTGCGCTACGGATACCGTTTTCGTTATCGTAGATTTCGCAGTTTTCAAGGCGCACATAATCCGCACCAGGGTTGACCAGCACACCGGTGCCGTTACCTGCCTGGTCGGCCGCGACAGCGCCACTGATACGCAGACCGTCGATCACGGTGACAGCACCACCTTCGATGTTCATGACCGCCTTACCGAACGCTGGGCGGTCAGTGCGTTCCAGGCGCAGCAGAGGACGTTCGCCTTTGCTATTTTTCCGACCGAGGATACGCAAGCGTTTCTTTGGCGTGGTTTGGTAACCCACCGAGGCGATACACTCGGTGCGCCAGCCGCTACGCAGCACTTGCAGCGTGTGGCTATCGGTTTCTGACTTCTGGGCATCGTTGACACCCGTTTGCATGGTGTAGGCGAAGGCCACGCCATAAGCGATTGGACGCACCACCGAGTAGTTCTTGCGCAGGTCGCACTGGAGAACGTAGTCACCCGTCATGTAGCAGTCGAGCGTGTCTTCCGACTGCGGTTCGAGCGACAGTTTCGGGTAGTCTGCTGCTGGGAAGCCATATGCGCCGTCGTACGCCATGGTGCGACCACCGGTCTGGTCTTGCTCGATGACGATGATGAGGCGATCGCCCGGTTGCATGTTGGTTGGGTTACCCAACTTGGCGTTGGTTGACAGCTTGCCCCGGTAGTGGCGACCGTTGGCATAGTTGACTGGCGTCAACTCAGGTGCGGTCAGGAAGGTAATCGGATATTCGGTGTCGTCTCCGCCGCCACCATCACCACCACCGCCACCGGTAGTGGCGGCGCCGCTGACCATGTTGGTTGCCGTGACCAGCCACAACATGCGTTCGGCGTCGAACATCAGGTCAACGAACATATTCGGCTGACCACCGAAGTACAGGCCGCTAACTGGCACGCCTTTGTCGTTGACGAAATTGAAGACGGTCGAGTTGAGGGTAAACCACTCGCTCGTCGTGGTGAAGAAGCGGATGCTGAAATCCTTGCCTACCGCTTCATTAAAGCTGACCGACATGTCGCCATGCAATTCGATGCTTGCTTGGTTGTGACTCGGCAGCACGTGAAAAACGTTTTGTGCCATGGAAAATACTCCAGTGAGGTAAGCAGAGAACACCGCGCGACCTGCGCGGTGCTTGTGCCGAAATGGTTAGGCCGCTTGCAGGGAACCGGTTTGTGCCACCATGTTGAGCGTGGCCTTGTATTGGTCGGCCATGGCCTTGACGATCGCGTACAGCGAACCAGGGTCAAAGCGTTCTGGCGTCTTGATACCGAGGGCGGCAGCGACTGCTTCCGAACAGAACCAGCGGCGACGGTTGCCACCGATGATGCTGACGACGAAGTGGGCATTACCCCAGTAGTCGTAGCCTTCGTGTTCGTGGATAGCGAACCAGTTGTAAGCCGCCTGTGCGTACAGGGCCGCCGGCAGTTCGATGATGTCCCAGTTTGCCGGATCGAATTCGATGGTTTTGAAACGCACACCACCATCTTCGGCCGAAGAAGACGCCGCTTCGCCGTCAGGAAAGATGAGTTCCACGTGGGAATACGGTGAGCGCGTCCACTTCCGGACACCGATGTTGTAAATGCCCTTTATGCCGGGACGGGTCCCTTTGTAAAACGCGACCTTGATGACTTCGTCTTTCAGTTGCATGATGTTTTCCCTAATAATGGTGGTGTGCGTAGCACGTAGTCGTTACAGCGTCCCTTTCGCAAGGGCCTCGTCGAAGGTCAGTGGCCAGCCCGTTTTGTAGTCGTAGTTAGCCGGATCATCGGACGCCAACATGGCTTCCCGATGTGCTTCAGCGATGTCAAACAAGGTGCTTTCTGCCATTATTCCGGTGTCGAGCATCTTGTAGAACATGTTGGGCGTCAGTTCGAGGAACTCCTTCGACATGGTTTTCCAGTTTCTGAAGACCGTGTCGCCGCCGATGTTGTTGCGCTTGATGTAGTCGCTGAACAACGAATACTGGCTGCGGGCCGGTTCGTCGGTCCAGAACCAGTACGGCTTGTCGTCGTAGATTACCCGTACGCCGCCAGCTTTACGCGTCTCACGTTCTTCGTGAATGCGCAGCCACATGTCGATCTTGATTTGCTCGATCGTCAGCGGCGCTGGCTGTTCGAGGATCATCTTGACGAAGTTGACGTCAACCCGGTCGATCTTGTCGAGATTGACCGCATCGCGGATGAAGTTCAGTTCTCGCGGGATCGACGGCCAACGCAGGTTGAAAACGTCGGTGTTAGTGATGTTACGCAGTGCCGTGCGGAACTCGGTGATGTTGCGACGGGCCACGACATCGAGACTTGGCCAGCGGTCGTTGCCCACTACCATGTCGGTAGCAAGGAGCACAGGCGCACGCATCGCACGCACCCATTCCTTGGCAACTTCGTAGGCTTCCATCATGGCGTTGTCGATCGAGTCCGCCTGGTAGCCTGCGCTTCGTGCTGCTGTTTCCGTCAGAATCTGGAACTGGACCGCGGATGGGCCAGCTTCGTAAATCGTGGCCAACTCGTCGTCGCTCTTTTCCCACATGTTGGGGATGTCGCGCCATTCGTTGGGGAGTTGGAGGCAAGCGATCGCCACCATCTCTTCACGGTTACAAACAAAATACCATTGGTCTTTGCGCATCTTTATTCCTCCCACGGGAATTTGGTAATGAGGAACGGACGGGTGCCGCTCGGGGTGGCGTCACTGGTGGCGCCAGGAGCACCGGACATGGCGATTTGCCAGTTGGCTGCGCTACCGGCGCCTTTGACGTAATCCACGGCCACGACAAGGGTGTCATTGGCGTAAGCGGCCACGGTGCCGGCCATAGTGATGTCGCCACTGCCGATGGTTACGAATTGGCCGCGCTGGAACGACTTGCCGGTTTGGATGACAAAGGACTTCGCACCTTTTCCCGCAACGACGTTACTGTTACTGGTGGCGGTCGTGGCAGCCAGTACGGCGGCCGTCATGCCTTTGTTAATACCCGCCAAGGTCTTGACAGGACCCTTAGCGGTTTCGATGGTATCGTTCTCGCCACCGTTCAGCCATTTATTGGCCATCGAACCGGTGTCGATAATTTGTTGGATGCTGTTTGCGACTTCCGACATGGTAACCTCTTTTTGAGTTAGGGCAAATAGCCCGGTGTCGGTGCCGTTTCGGTAAAGAACCGATACAGCGCCGAGACATCAGGAAGGTTGTAGGCGAGCGTCAGGGTGGTTTCGCCAATCCAACCCAGGGAACTGGATTCTGCTTTCAACTTCACGGTCACTGCATCGCCGTTCAGTGCAAAAGGGGGTAGGCTGAAATCCACCAAGTCGGACTCGGTGAGGATTGCTTTTTGACGGTCTGGTGCGGTATTCAGATTGCTCAGTGTTGACAGAATACCCGCCACCGTGAAGAACTTGTCAGATGACAGAGCAAGTGGCCCCATCTCTTTCAAGTCGATCCGTCGGTAATAAAAATCAATTTGACTCGAATACCCTTGTCCCGGTTTAGCCGCGACAACGATTTTGGTATTCCAAGAACTACTTCCCTCGTGGGGAGTAGGCGGTAAGAGCGCCACGTTATCCAGCGTGAAAGGTACTGGTGGTGTATTTAACGCGTTGATTGCCGCCAGCAGTTTATCATGATTGATCATCTCAATCTTCCTTTCAGTGTTAAGAACAAGGAACGGCTTAGGCATAGAATATAATTTTACTTATGACCAAAGACCATGCGGCAAAAGAGAGAGTGCGGATGCACTCTCTCTTTTTATGCCTGATCCGGCAAGGAACGTTCCACAAAGAACACCAAGACCGAGTGGCTGATGAAACGGGTACTGACATACCCGACACCGGCCATTTGGTCGTAGTGGTGTACTTTCACCAAGGAGCCATACAACTCCTTGATTTCTTCGCCATCTAAGTACATGATTTTGGCCACCATCCCCGGCTCAATCAGCGATTGATCCGAGTGCTCCCAGCGCATCGAAAAGTACGCACCATTCCTTTCTGCCAGTTTGGAAAACTCGGCGTACGGGTTGGCGGTAATCATCTTCTCGCTAAAGCGGATGTTGTTCATCCCGTTGGGGCGTTCAAGCGACATGTATTCGCTGGTGTTACGAGCACGCGAGACAACTGACTTGTTGTTCTCGGTCTTGACGTAATTCTCCATAAACTGGTTGGCGTCAGCATAGCGGGCACCGTTGCCAGCATTTAGTTGGAGCGCGGTCGAACGGTCTTCCAACTTGACTTCGCTTGTGGCCAAGATCGTCAAGTGCGACCCGACTTGTTTGAACGTACGCTCGGTCCCGGTAAACCGGTTCCTAGGCACATTGATAATCGTCAAGGTCTTTTGCGTGTCAGTGAAGCGTTCCACGTTGTAGCGTGGATACAGGTACCAATGCCGCTGGTGGTAGAAGTACCCCAGTCCCGCGTTGTAGATACCAAAGTGCTCTTGCATGAATGCAGGAAACTGCACCAAACGTAAGCCGTGCGGGATCACCATTTGGCCATACTTGGTCTGGTTCGATGCCTTGACCATTGACACGCCCTGTGGGAGTTGGTTCGCATCGACGTCAATGTCTTTCGAGAACGACGTCAATATGGCTTTCAGTGCTTTCTCAACAGTAGCGTCACGGACCGTGATCCCGAAGGTTTTCAAACGCAACTGTTCGAGGGTTTTGTTGATCAGCTGGAATTCGACTGTGACCATCTTGGTCAAGTTCAAGGCTGTCTCAGTAGGAGTGTTGCTGCTGTTGGCTTCTAACTTAACATCGCCCAAATCCACCATGATCGCTGTATAACGGGTAGCCTGGACATTTTGTTCGTTGTCGTCAGCATTGCCCACTTCACCGATCGGGTAACGGGTAAGGGTGATGTCGAGTTGGTCTTGGTTCGGATAGAGACGGTGTGCGTACGTGCCCAAGCCCACCTCAACCGTCAACATCATTTCTTCGGCGTACTTGTGGTCAAACTCCATGAGGTTGTCCCGTGAGACCACCTTCAAGACGTCGATGTCGTCGTTACCGATATGAATTGTGGCACGCCACGTATAGTGCACTTGCTTTGCGCCACTGCCGATGACTTCTGCTACATCTTGGTACAGGGAGGAGTTTTCAATTTCCATTTAGCCTCCACGGCGTTGACTGCGACTCAAGCCCACGAAATAATCGCGCAGGCTGTTGCGTGGTGCGTAGCCATCGTCCTCTTCCTCGTCGCCATTGGCGTTCTTGACCATCTGCGCGACTTTGTTTTCTTCGCCCAAGATATTGTCCGGCGTAAAGCCCACCAGCGCGTCCATACGGCGTGCAATCAAGTCGTGTGCCACTTCTTTCGTGAACTGGTGCTTGGCGTGCTCATAGACCGTGGAGGCGAATTCATCCAAGGTCACCAAGTCGTCCAGCGGAATGTCTTGCAAGTTGAACGAACACGCGATCTCGCGCCGGAAGGCATCGATGTGGTTGCTGATGTATTCGTAAATCTTGGCAGTGTCGGCACGTTCGACTACTCCGACGGTAATGCCTTGTTCGAAGTACTCGACCATCTGGTTAATCGACAACCAGAACCGGGTTGGGGTGTTCATCATGGCCCGGTCAGTTGCGGCATCCCCGGATGTGTAAATACCTTGGGACTTCAGACGATCAACCGAGAAGGTGTCGCCATAGCGTACCGTACAGAGGAATTTCTTTTCCCACAGATACCAGCGGGTATCGCGTTGGTCTTCTGGAATCCAGGCCATTAGAATTTCTCCACAATGCTACGGATCAAGAGCATCAGCACCGGACCATAGTAAAACTGGTCGAGTGGCGCCCAGCGCGGGTAGTCTTGCGCCAAGTGCAAGAAGGCTGCCGGATCGATGGGTTTACGTTCCAGATAATCGTGCACGAAGTTTTCCAGACGCGACTGACCAACCCGGTCGTCGTAGAAGCGTTCGGTGAACACATAGAAGTCGGTGAGGGCCGCTTTCGGAATGTCCGTTTGCAGGGCGTAACCTTCGACTTCATCCAGACCGGAGAGGACTTGTACCGGGATCAAAGGACCGCCGTCGCCATCGTAATCAGGACGATAGATCGGATCAGCGGGCGTTTTGCGTTGCGTGAGCTTGCCGGCCAAGACCGAACGCTCCGGATCAATCGGGTAGACCACATAGTTCACGCCACTTTGGCAGATCGACTCAAAGAACGCTACCCGTGGGAAAGCGCGGGCTGGCACTGTGGTGGCACGGGTGAACATGCGTTCCAGCTGCATCGTGCTGCGTTCCAAGAGCACGTCCCAGACGCTGACCGCCTTTAAGGCATTGTCGCCGTCGCAGTTGAGTTGGCGCGTCTTGAGCACCAAGGCCGAGTCACGGGTGCTGACAATTTTCAAGACCGCATTTAAGAGGAGTGGATCGTACGTACTCCTCGGCTGGTCAGGCACCATCAGTGTGGTGTACTCGTTGTCCCAGAAGGTCTGGAAGTACATCGGCACGAGTTCACTGTAGAGGCGGCGCAGTTTCGTGTGCGCTTCGTATTCGGCCACGGCCAAGAACGGGTACTTCTCGTGCATGAGGTTGTCACGCACAAAGACTTCGGTCTTGACGACTTTCTTATCGAGGTCGGCAATCCGGTCCGGTGTTGCATACGCCACCCATTGGTAGTTCACCTCGTGAACGGTATCCTTCATGACCGATTCGCGCTTGGTCTCGGTCAACTGGAAGACACCTAACTGGCCGTCACCAATGTCAGCCAAGAACATGTCACCGGCATTCGGAATCAAGCACGGGAACATGAGCGAGGTACCGGTCAAGATCATCGTATTCGATTCGGTATCTTGCGAACCCGACAGTGGTGTGGTGACGCGCAGTTCAAAGCCTTTGATCAGGCGATACTGTTGGTTGATGCCGAGGCGGGTCAATTGCTGACCCGCGATGGCATTGTCTTTATCGACAACTTGGCTGTAGTAATCCACAATCCAAGGCGTACCGTCGATCTGCGTCAGCAACGCGTGCATCGGTACATAACGCGAATCGACAATGATGTTCTTGTTTTCAGGTGCCAAGGCACGCACCGGACTGTCGACCGCCGGTGGCGGGGCAGTTGGCTTGGGGTTAAAGACTGGCATTTAGAATCTCGCTTTTAACAAAGAGGGTTTGGACCGTGTTGAACTGATGGATGGTACTACTGTCGGTTTGACGGTAGGCCCGTTCCATGTAGCGTATCGCACGCTCCAAGTCAGCACGGGTAACATAATTCTGTTTGGTGACCTTGGGCAGCAAACCTTGGTCCTCCAGCGATGGACACAAAGTCTTCAGAATCGCCAACAAGGCACTTCCGTGCCCCCGTGCGCGATCTAACGCGTCCATGTCGACCCGACGCAGGTCTGTGACCATCGAGAGCCGTACGTGGTAACAGAAGCGTTCTGAAAGCAAACGGGTGCTCTTGACATTGAGGTTGAAGTCCACCTCCAGTACGTCTGGCGGAAGCATGTCCACACTTCGGTACAGCGACAAATGGAAGATCGACTTGTACGGCTTGACAAGCGATGGCGTTTCTCCCTTGAGGTACGCCACGATATCAGCAGGAAATTCGTAGTCTGGATCGATGGCAGCCAAATTCATCAAGAAATTTGGGTTCTCTTTGTCGAGCAACACCAGCGCCGTCACCACCCGTTGGGTACTGGGGAGCACGTACTCTGGGATGAATTCGTCAATCGCTGGGATAGCGTAACCTTGGTACTGTGGGCCGGGTGTGACCCAGCTACCAACTTCGAAGTTGGCCAAGGCTCGTGCTGACGAACTGAAACTCACCAAATGGTTATTCGGTGTGTCCATCGGCGCCTTGGGCAAGAACATATCAGGAAGCGGCGATTGATGCACCACCAGTGGGTAGACCAACTGGCAAGCGATTGCTTTGGCATACTGGAACTTGTACGTGAACGAAATCGACCAGGCTTCCCCGCCTTCTTCGCGGCTACCCTTTTCTGGTTCACCGGTAAAGTCAAACATCGCAGGAATACGCACTTGCGTTTCGGATACCGACAGGACTTGTTCTTTGCCAGCCAAGTTAGCGAGCACCGACAACCGTTTCGACGAGTTGTCGTTGAAGTAGGTCGGCCAGTCTTGGCCATAGCCATGGTTGGCTTCCCGCAAGCGATGGATTTCCTGCAACACGATCAGCATGGCTTCGGGAATGGCGAAGTTGTACGACACTTCCATGAGGTGCGGGTTTTGCAGCATGGACATGCGCATGTAAATCCCATCGCGCCAACGCTTGGCAGCGGTCTCATCAGTCGCCTTGTACTTGAACGTCATCGTCATGGTCGCCATGGCATACACAGGACGCAGCACTGTGTCGAGATCGTTGTCCAAGAAGATCAGGCGGTTCTCGGGTTGGTGCACAGCCACGCTATGCAAATCTTCTTCTTGGAGTACTTCGTCGATCTCCAAGGTAACTCGCTGATCGAACGGTAACGTATTCGGCAGAGCATTACCAGTTAAGGTCGACCCCGGTTGCGCAATCTTGCCACTATCGCGGGGGAAGTAGATTTGAGTATGGTCTTTAGAAATCCCCGTCATGTCCATCAACTGGCGGGCAACTTCGATCACGATCGGACGCACGATGGTGCTCTCGGTCTCCGGGATCATCAATTTAAGTTTGGGCATGGGGTGCTTTCTTGGTTGTTCTTTCAAGTGGGTACATAAAATTGCGTGTTCTTCTGGTCTTCCTACCCAAACTTAAATTGGCGGCATAAAAAACCCCCGGCCGAAGCCGGAGGTTTTTCGTGGACTACGCAACCGGCCGATTAGGCGGTCTTGTAGTTCGACAGCGACTTCTGCACGACGTTCATGACCGAGCGAATCGACGCCAGCGAGTGCGAGACCATCGGCAGGGCCGGGTCTTTCACCCAGCGCGCGTACGCCTGGTTGAAGTTCAGCAGGGCGCGGTAGTAAGGGATGGCAGCCGTTTCCGACTTGTCGTCCTTGCCGTTCAGCTTGTTCATCGCGGCGGTCGCTTTGTCCGACGCGGTGTCCAGCTTGCCCTTCAGCTTCTTCATGTCGTCGGCTTTCTTGCCCTTCTGGAACTTCTCCAGGATGTCGACCATTTCGAGGGCGTCCTCGATCAGGTGCATCATCTCGCCGTTCGACGCGGTGGCCATGTCGAAGTTGTTCGGCACGTCCTTCGGTTTTTCCGAAGTCTGCACCACTTCGCACGCGAAGCCGCGCATCTGTTCCAGCTTGCCCAGGGTCGAGCCCGAGCCGGCCTTGTGCTCGATGAAGTTCGGACGCTTCATGACGATGCTGATGTTGCCCAGCAGCGGGTCGGACATTTTGGCATCGGTGGTGTCGCCGAAACGGTTGCCCGAGACGCTGTTGGTGCACAGGCCGGCTGGCTTGGCCTTGGCCATTTCAGCTTGGACCTTTTCGACGAACTTGGCGGCCGAGGCTTCGGCAGCGTCCGGTTCGAAGTCGTTGATGCCGTCCAGGACCGCTTCGCCGACCTTCAGGGTGACGTCGGCTTCGTCGGTGAAGACCTTCTTGTCGACGTTCAGCAGGTTCAGGAAGTTCTTGCGCAGCTCGGCCGCGTTCGAAGGGGTCTTGTAGTTGGCCGACAGCGAGGCAACGCCGGTGCTGACCGTGATCTTCTTCTCGTCGATCGTGCGGCTGCCGTTTTCCTGGACACGCTTCTTCAGGTCTTCCAGGCGACGACGCAGGGTCGGCAGGGTGCCGAAGATTTTGTACAGGAACGAGGTGATCTTGTCCCAGACTTGTTTCAGGACGCGCTTGATGGCTTCCCAGATCGAGCGGGCGCGCTCGCGGATCGATTCGGCTGCGTAACGACGCTTGCCGCTGTGCGATTCCATGGCCGGCACGATTTCGGCGCCGTCGACGTCGGTACCGGCAACAGCAGCGCTGGCGACGGTTTCGATCAGGGCAGCTTCGTTGTCGGTCGGCACGCCGTCGCCCGATTCGCCTTCGATGGCGTCGGCGGTCACGGCCAGGTCTTCCAGCGCGTCGGACATGTCAGCCAGGCGATCGGCTTCGACCAGGTCGCTGTTGATTTCGGCGGCTTCGGCGGTGGTTTCGGCGACGATGTTTGCTTCGTCTTCCAGCGACAGGATCAGGGAAGGGCCCGATTGGTGGAAGCCTTCCATGGATGCATTCAGAATGTGGCGCATGTTGTTGTACCTTGTACGGTTTTGGATGAGTGGAAACTACTTACGACTGGGGCGGATCAGGGTCCGCCCCGTTGTCGCAACGGCTGGATTACTTGGAGCTGTACTGCTTGAGCGACTGCTCGGCCAGGTCGAGGGCGTTCTTGACCGTGTTCAGCGCGTAGGTCGACATGGCAGCCGGCGCGCGGTCCAGGTTGTTGACCGCGTTGGTCGCGATCTTCTGCATCGCCGAATGGTAGGCCGCTTTAGCCTTGTCTTCTTCGGTGTTGGCGTCCTTGCCGGCGCGCTCAGCAGCGGAAACGATCTTCGACTTCAGGTCGCCGGCCTTGCCCAGCTTGGCCTTGTACTTGATGACTTCTTGGCACAGTTTGACGCACTCGTCGGCGATCTTGCCGATTTCACCGGTGTCGACGACATTGACGGTGGTCTTGCTTGGTTCCGTAGCTTTCGGGTCGAAGGCGCCCAGGGCGGTCGAAGTTTTGGCAGCAGCGGTTGCAGCGGCTTCGCCGGTCAGCGCGGTCTTCGGTGCTTCGATGATCAGGGCCTTGTTGCCCAGCATGACTGGGGTACGGAACAGGGCCAGGCCGTCGGCTGGCTTGCTGAAGCCAGCTGCTTCCGGATTGGTGACTTCCGGCACGACGCCATTGGCGAACGGCAGCGCGGTGATCTTGGAGACGTCGCCGTCGGTCTTGCCCATTTCTTCCAGCAGCTTCTCGGCGCCTTTGCCGTTGAAGTCGGCGATCGTGGTAAACACGCCGTCGGCGATCTTGGTGATCTTGGCCAGTTCAGTCGAGACCGATGCCGGCACGTTGCCGTTGATGTGCAGGGCCTTGACGAGACGCTCGTTTTCGAAGGTCTTCTCTTTCGGTTGGCCGTTCGGCTTTTGTGCCGATGCCAGTGCCTGGGCGCGCTTCAGATAACGCTCAGCGGTACCGAAGATTTTGTTGAAGTGGCCCTTGACCCACTCGATGGCCTTCTTGATGTGGGCGATGATGGCAGCCCAGATTTCCTTGATCTTTTCCTTCACGCCTTCGAGAGCGATCTGGGTGGCGCCTTCGCGCGACGAGTTCTGGCCGAAGTTTTCCAGCGAGACGGTCTTGGTCTGGCCGGCTTGGAAGCCCAGGCGACGGTAGATGCTTTCCAGGCCGATGTTCATGACAGCGGCGCCCGAACGCGACAGGCCACCTTGCTTGTTGGCTTCTTCGAGTTCAGCGGCGTAGGCTTCGAGCGACGAGACGGCTTCGACGGCTTCGTCGACGGCGGCTTCCGAGGTCTCGCCTTCGGCGGTCTCTTCGTTCACTTCCAGCAGGGCGGTTTCTGCCGAGTTGGCAGCGTCTTCGACGACGCCTTCGCCTTCAGCTGGCAGGGCGGCTTCGTTTTCCAGGGCGATAATGCCGAATTTACGCATGGTGTTGCTCCTATTGCAATAGGTGATTTGGATGAGATAAAACGAATGTTACTCGCGAGTAAGTCAATGGCCTGTTAGAACCACTATACTATCTAACAATCACGAAGGACGTGATCTACGGGTTCCCAAACAATAAGTGCAAGGATTGCAGCAAATCCTCGATGCCGTTGGGACGGCTGCACCACTGCTGGATCACTTCGATCACACTCTCGTTGAAACGGGCACGGCCTTCATGCGGACGGGCGCCGAAGAACTCTTCAGCGGCTTGTACGTATGCTCGCGGTGGCTCGATGGCCTGGGTGGCAGTCAGCAAGCATTCCCACATAGGCATATCCATGCTACGGGGCTTACCTTGTACGTACGCCAGGGTGTCGACGAGGAAGCGATACTGGAGATCACCCATGCCGGGACTCGCCCGTTGTTCGCTGTACCAGCGGAAGAACGAACCAGTCCCGAAGGCGACAAGGGCAGCTTTCAGGACCTTGTCGCGGAACTCCATCGAGGTCACGCGGCCGCTACGGGTGATGTAGGCGCTGTAAAGCGCTTCGATATCGTCGTTGACGCACAGCTCCGAGTCAGTGGGCTGGGTCACAACGATACGGCCTTGGGAGTGGGTCAGCGTGGCTGTACGCGGCTCCATGCGCTCCATCTTGGTGGCGGGGATGCCGCCGACGAAGCCACGGACGTACAGACGCCAGCCGGGACGGGCTTTAGGCATCTTCTTTCTCCATGCGCTTGATCTTGAACGTCTGGTCTTGGATGCGGCGTTCCAGAGCGTCGATCTTCTTTTGCACCGCAGCGTCAGGACGGCCGGCCTTGGTCTGCTCCATGTTCAGCTTGCGCAGTTGCAGGAGCGCCAGTTCTTCCTTGGCTTCCTTGTAACGGGCATTCTGGTAGTCCGCGACGAACATGCGGATTTGGTAGATCGGCGACCAGACGCCGGTCACGAAGCGCATGCCGAGCGGATCGATCTTGTTTTCGCCCATGGTCTTGCTGAGCGAGGATTCGTTGTCGGCCTTGACGATGATATCTGGCACATCGTTCAGCGCGCGTTCCACGTGCGCCGGGTTACCGGAGATGGCTTGGAGCGCCATGCAGAAGTTGGTGAAGTTGACTTCGATGTACTGCTGTTCGTATGGCGTCAGGCTGTCCGAAACGCGGGTGCCACCGTCTTCGAATTCACCGGTTTCGTGGATGTAGGTGTACGCCACCAGCTTGCGGGCATAACGGGCCACGAAGTCGACGCAGACGACGAACTGGAGCAGGTTGGCCTTCAGGTAGGACACGCCGGCAGCAGCGATTTCTTCGCTGTAGGTCTTCTCGACCAGTTGCTCGACTTCATCCAGGTTCTTCAGGATGGCCGGGAACGCCTTGTTGATGTGGTTGAACATGTTGTCACGCGAGCGGGTGATCCGCAGGAACGTGGCTTCCAGTCCTTTGACCTTGGCGGACTTGATCGTCCATTTCGACAGGAAGGGCGCCGCGGCGTCGTAGACAGGGATCGTGGTTTCCTTCAGCTCGGCGCGACGCAGACGAATGTCTTCGATCACCCGGCTCTTATCGAAGTTGGGCAGGAGCCCGGCAACGAATTCGGAGAATTTCATGTTGAGTTACCTAAGTAAGTCCACGCTCTCGAAAGAGCGCGGCGGGTGAATGATTACAGCGACGGGGAGTTCCCCAACTGGTACGCTTTGAGCACATCGCTGACGTTTGGACCGGAACCGGCGTTCACGCTGCGCAGGTCACGGGCGCCGACTTCGGTCGAGTACGCGATACCACGCGAGTAGATGGTGACGCGCGAGTCGGCCGCATCGACCACGTTCAGCAGCATGAGGCTGGTGTTCTCGAAGACACGCTCGCGCACTTTCGGGTTCGACAGCTTGCCGTTGACCATGCGTTCGAGTTCATCGGCCGTTTCACGCGAGATGATGGCGATGTTCGATGCAGTGGCAACCGACGGGTTGGCCGAGATGATGGCGGCGATGCTGCTCTCGCGGCGCTTGGCCAGGACGTTCGAGTAGACGCCGCTCTTGTCGGCGCGCAGGTTTTTGCGGTGTTCCGAGATCAGGTCTTCGCAGAAGATGAAATCGCGGATGCCTTCGATTTCGCCCGAAGTGAACTGCTTGAAGCGTTCCTTGACCGAAATGTCCTGCGAACGACTCGCTAAGTTATGAGCCAGACGCTCGGTTGGCAGGCTCATGGCTTGCAGTCGGACCGAGACTGGAATGGTTGCTTTATGCATGCCATCGCTGATATCCACCATCAGCATTTTCCCCACAGCGAGGTTCGCCAGCTCTTTCAGTTCGCGGTTGGTGTCGCGGTTGACGGTGAAGGTTTCGCCTTCGCCTTCGCGGTCACGGATCGCTTCGAGAGCCGCTTTGCCTTCGAAGGTTGGCAGGCGGTGCACGTAGTTTTCGTGCGCGATCAGCCAGCCGAGCGTATCGGCACCGGCGGCCGCAGCGCTCCGGTTCGGATTGAGCTTGGACAGCGTACGCGCCACTTCGATGTTGCCGACGGTCATCGAGATCGAGATCGCTTGCAGGTAGTACGCAGCGACCAGGCTGAGGTTGGTCTGCATCAGGTCGGGCAGCATGTCGTTGTACAGCACATCGGTACCGATCAGCACTTTCGGTTCCACGCGCGACTCTTGCGTGTAATCGATGAGCGAGTCGGACTTGCTGGCACGCCACAGGTCCTGAATCTTACGCACAAGCGCAAGCGTGGTTGGAGAGTCTGACATGGTTACATCCTTTTTTCTACATGGGGTTTTAAATGGCCGATACTGCTAAAAGTTTCGATATTGCTGAGATCATTCAGAAGATTAACTACCCTTCCATTCCGGAAGCGGTCAACCAAGTCTTTCAATCAACCAGTTTGGGCGAAATTGACTCAGCAATCGGCAACAGCTTTCGCGGGATCAACCACCGTCAAGTGGCGGGTGCGATCCCCATTAACAAAGATTCATACGGCTTGACTTTCTTTACGCGGCCCAAGTTTAACTTGACCACGGATAACCTGAACAACACCCGTCAACTCTCGCCACTGTTGACAACGCAACCGGCGTCGGTGCAGCGCGCCATCCGGTGCAGTCTGGATCGCGAGTTGGCCAAGCGCGGGATTACCTGTCCCTTTGTGGATAATCAACAGGCGTTCATTCCGCTATTGACCAACCACTTAGTGTCGATGAACGGCTGGCCTGACCTGCGAGTGGACACCTTCAGCCCACAAGAAGGTGCTTACAAACAGACCTGGGCCATGGTTGACAGTGTTGCGCAGGATTATTCGGCATACGATATTACTGCCGATTTTCGGAACATGCCCGGTAGCCCAATCACACTATTGTTCTTTACGTGGATTCACTACATGTCCTTGATCTACCAAGGCATCATGGTCCCGTACTTCGAACAGATCATCGAAAACGAAATCGATTACCAAACCCGCATCTACCGACTGGTCTTGGATGTCACCAAAACCAAGGTGCAAGGTATCTCGGCCTGTGGTGCTGCCATGCCGCTGTCCGCGCCGATGGGAGCGATGTTTAACTTCGCAGCAGACCGCCCCTTGAACAACGCGTTCGACACCATCTCGATCAACTTCCGCGCGATCGGCGCGATGTACGAAGACCAAATCCTGATCTACGAATTCAACCGCACTGTGCAGTTGTTCAACGACACGATGAAGAATGCGTACCGGACCAAGATGTACACCCGTGTCGACATGGAGTTCTTGGAAATTTTCAATAACTACGGTTATCCCTATATCGACCCCAACACCCGTAACCTGGAGTGGTGGGTGCCTAACCAAATCTATCAACAACGTCTGGGTGTATATTTGGACCAGAAGAAACGGAGAACTCCATGAGTGCAAGCCGCGATACCGTCATCGCTAACCTCCACCTGTATCAGCATGACCCGACACGTGTCCAGCGCGAGATCATCGCCATGGCGCGCGACGCGGCAACGGGCAAGATTCCGTTGGTCGATCCTACGAACCCCGTGGTGCTGTGTCTGGAAGCGGTGGCCTGCACGTTTTCTGCCTTGGCTGACCGTAACGAGAGCGATATGCGTAGGCTTTACCCGCAGATGTCGCAAACCGAGAAAGAACTCTATCGCCACATGTCCGATGTTGACTACATCGGGCGCTTCGCTACACCAAGCCGCATTCGGGCCGGCCTCCTGATTGCCGAAGACGAACTCTTGAACCGCATGGTCGATGACCCTGCGACCAAGAGCCGCAAGGTGGTGATTCCACGCAACACCTTCTTCAACGTCTCGGGCTACATCTTCTCGCTCCAGTACCCGATCGTCATTAGTCAGTTGCAACACGAAGGTCTGCGCGTGGTGTACGACGTCAGCAAGCCCTCGCCACTCTTGACCTTGTCGAGCAACCTGATCGAAACCAGCATCGCCCAAGACGCACAAGGCGTGCGTTACGTGCGTCTGGAATTCTTTGTTGACCAGTTCAGCATCGAGTCCAAGCAAAACGACATCACCCGTGGTAAAGAGTTTTCACTCAACGTCCCGTTCACCCAGCAGTATTATTACGCACGGGTGTTTGTCGAGGCCAACACGGGCTGGCAAGAAATTCGCACGACCCATACCGACCAAGTGTACGACCCCACCGTCGTGACCGCTGTCTTGACCGTGATGGACAATGTCCTAAACGTGAAGATTCCCCAAGTCTACACGAACACGATCTTGGGTTCGAAGAAGGTGCGGGTTGACGTCTACCAGACGGTAGGTGAACTGAATCTGGACGTCTCGGATTACCAACTCGACCAGTTCGGTATCACCTGGATGAACTACGACAAAAGCGACGACACGGTCTACAGTGCGCCGATGACGAACTTCCAGCAACTGATCCCCTTCATGATCGGCACATCGACTGGCGGGGCTTCTGCACTTCCCTTTGCTACCTTGCGGAGCCGGGTGATGAAGAACGCCGCCGGTGCGGCCATCGAGTACCCGATCTCGCAAGTGCAGATCGAGACCAAACTCGAAGAAAAAGGTTACGGAGTGGTGCTCGAAGTCGACAACATCACCGACCGGGTGTTCCTGGCCACCAAACCCATGCCGACACCATCGGACGAAACCCTATTGACGGCCGCTGCGTCCGGGATCGAGACTGTGGGTGTCGACTTGGCCAAGATCGTCTTGCTCGACAGTGTGATCAACAACGGCAGTTCGGTCACGATCACGCCAGAAACCCTGTACCGCCAAGACAATGGCATTACGTCGCCGGTGTCGAGTAACGAATTGGCTGCCATCTTGGCGTTGCCGCCTGACTTGCGGGCTGAATCAGTCAGCAAGAACAACTGGCGTTACGCTCCATTTCACTATGTGCTCGACACGAGTGGCGATGAATTCGATCTGCGAGCGTATTACCTCGATGCCCCAGAAGTCTTGGGCAAGACCTTCGTCGGTGAGAACGCTACCACGCTCCTTCAGGTGTCGACCGCGCAATACGGTATCTTCCGTACTGCCAACGGCTACACCTTGCAAATTGTCACCACCTCCTCGGATGCCTTCCGCGCACTCGCGGACGAAGACGTGCACGTTCAACTCGCATTTATCCCCGCTGGCGAGAAAGACCGGGCGTACCTAAACGGTACCTTTGTGGGGCTGAACGAAAACGAAGAACGTATTTACAGTTTCGACTTGGCCACGAACTTCAACGTGACCAGCAAGAACCTGTTACAGCTTCAGCACTTCTTGATGTACAGCAACGAGCCACGCTTGACGAACGTTTCGCTCAGCAATCCGTTTGACATTCTGTATTCGGTGTCAAGCCCCATGCAAGCGCAGTGGCGGCCGACTACCATCGACGCCGCGCTCGGGCGTCAGTACTTACCCAGCACGGTAGCTGGCGTGACGCATGAAACGCTGACGATCAAGTTTGGCGATGCACTGAAAACGCTCTGGACCAAGAGCCGTAGTTACGCGGTAGCAGAAGAGTTCGAAAAGCATGCGTTCGACGTGCCGATGTACTACACCAACGACGTCTATCAACTCGACAGTACCGGTTCGCCCATTTCGTTCGACGCTGAGAACAACCTCGTGATGACGGTACTGCACCACCGCGATGACCCAGTCTTGGACGCGGGCGGTAATCCCGTGTACCGCTACCGGAAAGGAGACCTGGTGCTCGACGATGAGGGCAATCCGATTCCGATCACAAATCGCAGCATCAAGCGCATGATCGACGTGTTCTTGATCGACGGTACTTATTGGTTCGCAGATGACATCACGACGGTGAACTACCGCAAGGAGTTGACGCGCAAAGTGGTGAGTTGGTTGGTCGACGAACTGGCAGAAGTGTCAAAGAAGGTACTGGACAAAACCCGTATCTATTTCTACCCGAAAACCACCATGGGCATGATTGATGTGGTGGTCGGCGCAGGCGCCACCCGTACGATTGAAGCGGCCCAATCGTTTGTGGTGAAGATTCAAGTCGACGATGCGGTGTACCGTAACCTCGAACTGCGTAAGCAAATGGAGATTGCGACCATCAAGACCATGAGTACGCTCATGGCCTCGGCAACGATCTCGGACAGCTTGATCACCAAAGCACTCGATGAACAGTACGGCAACGAAGCCATTAGCCACCGCCACAGTGGTTTGGGCGGCAACAATGGCTTGACCAGCTTCAAGATCATGAATGAAGCGAACCGGTGCAGCCTGCGTAAGCGCTTGGTGGCACTGAACGACGGCACCTTGGTGACCCAAGAAGACGTCTCGGTCGAGTTCGAACGGATTGGCAGTAACTAAGCAGTCCGGCATAAAACCCCTAACCTACCGTATGGCGGGTTAGGGGTTTTATTCCCGATACTTAACGCATCAGGCCAGCGATACGCGGACGACCGCCGATGCCGCTTGGGAAGTGGCTTTTCTCCATGGCATCCAGCGAGGCTTGGATACCAGCCACGACTTTCTTCCATTCCAGTGGAATCTCTTCCACTTCTGCCAGTTGCATGTGCTTCGTCACCTTGCGCACGATTTCCTTGCCGAAACCCGTCGTGGTTTTCGACAGGCTCTTGAAGTGGTGCACGTAGTGGTCGATTTCGTTGGCAAGCGACGCAAAGCCGGTCAGCTGTTCGTGCATGGCGCCGATCAGGACACGGATACGCTGCGCCACCTGTGGCGAGTTACCGCCGGGCTGGCCGTCTTGGGTCAAGTCGCCGACGTAGTGCTCGGTACGTTCCAGGCCCTGGCGCATTTCGTCCAGGACTGGCAAGTAACCCAGCATCTGCTTCAGGAGTTCGACCAAGTCCTTGTTCTTGTAAGCGTGGCTGATCTTACTGAACATCTCGTCGTAGTGCAGTCGGTGCTTGGCTTTGTTTGCTTCTGCCGTTTCACGGGCGGTGCGCAGCTTGGCACCCAGTTGGCCGAGGGTGATCTCTTGGCCTTCGTACTTCAGGGTGATCGGCTTGGCGATTTCGTCCATCTGCTTTTGCAGACCAGCCACGATCTGACCTTGGGCGTTGCGGTCCTTGTGTTCGATTTCTTCCAGCAGTTTGATCTTGGCCATGATCAATTCAGCGGCGCGGTTGAACACGCGCGCCTTGGCCAGTTGCTGGATCATCTTGCTGTAGGGACCATTTTCCACGATGTCGCGGTGCAGCGGTGCAGGATCGAGGAAGAACTTCTTCTCTTCACCGTAACGTTCGTCGTTGACAAACACGGAGTCGATCAGCTGGTCCATGCTGTTCCATCGCACCACGCCATCCTTGCCTTGGAACTGGATAGGATGCGCACGTACTTCACGACCTGCTTCAGCCATGCCGTCGGCCAGTTCGATGGTGCTTTCGCTGGTGGTGTTGACTTCATCGATCTTGCGCTCGACACTGGAGACAGCGGTGCTACCGTTGCCATCGCCATCTTTGTCACCGGAGAGCCATTTCCAGATTTTGTAGATGACACCGACCACCACGGTGACGCCAGCGATGATCAAGGCCCAGATGCCTTTATCGATCTCTTCCAGCGAAATCTGGAAGCGGGTAGCCGACGGCGACTCGGAGAAGTAGCCGAGTGGCGAAGACAGCACTTCGGGCATGATGCGCTGCGCTTCCATGGCGAAGTTACGCGACATGCCACCCGTGCCACGGATTTCGATTGCAAGGCCAGCGAGGTCAGCTAATGCCGATTCCATGGCCAGCAGTTGCTCGTTATCGGAGGCGAGTTCGACTTCCGGTACATCTGCCTGGATTTCGTTCTCGAACTCCGAACCTTTGTTCAAACTATCGGACATGGTGACCTCAGGCTGGGTGGTTAGCGCAAGCGCGGATCGCGTCGGTAGCGAAGTACGACAGGCTGGCGACGACGGTGGCGTTCTCGTTCAGGAACACGCGGAAGTTGTCGGCGATCACGGTCTTGACGCCCGTCAGCGAACCGAAGAAGTCGCCGTCGATGACCTTCAGTGCTTGGGATTGCTGGAAGGCACTCCAGTAACGCAGTTGCCACAGTTGACGCACGTAGGCGAGCGTGGTGTGGGTGTCGAACACGGCGTTCTCGTTGAAGCACGAGATGATTTCCATGGCAGCTGGCATCACGTGGTTGGTGAAGTATTCACCCGGATGGCCGACTTCGCTGCTTGGCAGCGACTGGGTCATCGAAATGGCCAAGGCAATGGCAGCAGCCATGACACGACCACGGTGCAGGGGTTCTTGGACTTGGGACTGGGCTTGGGTGACGAACTCGCTGTAATGCTGTTTCATGGTGGTTCCTAGGATAGAAATGGAATTAGATGGTGCGCAGTTGCGCTGCTTTCAGGAACAGGTCGTTGGTGCCGAGCAGTTCGAGTTCTTGTTGCAGGTGGGTGTAGTTACGGTCCTTGCGGGCAGTAGGCGACAGGATGTCCCACATCACGCCGAAGAACTGACGGCGGTCGTTGACGTCCTTCAGCAGCAGGTCGATGACGCGCACGTCTTCTTCCAGACGCACCACGTCTTCTTTGCTGAGGTCGCGGTCCTTCAGGTTCTCGATGATCTGGCTACGGATACGCACCATACGCGCGCCCGGCTTGTCGTAGCGGGAATCGGTACCGTCCATGGCGATCAGGAACACCGCGAGACCAGGAATCATGAAGATGGAGGCGATCTTGACGACTTCCATGAACAGGTAGCCAGGGAGCGAACGGAACGAGATGTTCCACGAACCCTTGTACACCGTGTCCAGTGCCAGTGCCAGATCACGACCGGCGCCGCAGCGCGTGGCGTACTGGTCAGCCAGGTATTCCCAGCTGGTGCTGTCGTAAATGCTGCGACCGAGTTGGCTTTTCGATTCACGGGCCACTGCCGAGATCACCACAGCTTCCACGACTTTCTTGTCGGTGCTCTTGGCCAGCGCCTTCTCATCGAAGTCTTTCAACTTCAGGGCTTGCTTGACCGACAGCATGACGACTTCGCGTTCCGCCACCGTGCCGGACATGTCCAGCGCTTTCGACATCGAGGACAGGGCTTGGCTGGTTGTGGCGACATTGGCCATGAAGGCGCAGAAGTACATCAGGTGGCCGACTTCGTGCAGCATGATCGCAGCCATGCCCGCTGGGGTGTACTTGCTGTTGCCCACCATGTCCAGTGGCATGCGCAGGACGGCAGGGAACTCGGCGAATACGCCCGACACCTTGTTGCGCACCAGGTCAACCGTACCACGCATGATACCGTCGTTCTTTTGCAAGAAGGCCATGCCGTCGACGCCGTCGATGTGGTTGCGCAGGAAGTTGCCGATCAGGATGTTGTTCTTGTTGACGTCTGGAACGTGGATCGACGGCGCGTGCTTGCCGAACGTCACGGTGATGTTCAGGTTGGTGTATTCATTGATGATACGCCCCACCCGTTCTTCTTCCTCGCTATCGGGTACTTTGTTGCGACCAAGTTGGTTGATCGCTTCCAACGCAAGAATCAGTTCATTCCGGAACTGGATGCCTTGGAACTGGATTGACGATTCCAGGCTCGGGTTCATGATACGCATGGGTAATCCTCTGGCTAATATAGTCGTGAAAGTCAAATATAACAACCTCGGTAGATCATCTGACCGAGTACTGCTATACAAAAATTGTAGCGGAAACTCATAGAGATTATCCGAATTACGCACTGAAGAAGAAGAGAGCGGCCACTATGCTTATCAAAAATCTGATCGATTACTTGAAGAATGTCCCGTCAGATATTCTCTACATTGAAGCACGTCACGTTTTCTTTTGCGAATCCCAGTACGGTGGACAAAACGATTACCACATGGTGAAAGAAGTCGTTCACTACAAGGATGGTCGGGTCGAGCCGCGCGTCGTGATGGTGGAGAACTATGAGCGCGCCTTCTATGTAACCAAGCAAGGTTACCAAAACCACCTAGAAAAGAAAGAGTGGGAAAAGAAAGACAAGCTCACCCGGTACACCTGTACCCAGTCGAAACTGCGGCGCACGATCGCCCAAGTATTGACGACGATGCAACCGAATCCACGCTTCAAGGATTGGGGCAAGGCACCGCGTATCATTGACCGCGGCATGCGTTCGATGTTCCGTAACCCGTGGATTTACGGTGCGGACATCAAGTCGACCACCCTCATCAAGAAAACCTACCAGCAACGCTTCGCCAAGTTCAATACCACACCATCAACGGTGGCGGTATTCGACATTGAGACCGACGTGATCCAAGGCACTGGCGACATCACCATGGCCACCTTGTCCTTTGGTAGCCGGATCGTCACAGCGGTCGATAAGAACATCCTGAATGGCTACCATGATGCTGTGAACGACATCATGGAACTATTTAAGCGTTACATGGCCGACGATATCGAGAAGCGCAAGATCGACTGGGAACTGGTGTTGGTTGACGGTCCGGTAAATATCATCAAACATGTGTTCAAACGTGCCCATGAATGGAAGCCTGACTTCGTGGCGATCTGGAACATCAACTTCGATATGCCAGAAGTCTTGCGTCTCCTGCAAAAGAAAGGCGTCAAGCCCGAAGACATCTTCTGCGACCCCGCGATTCCCAAGAAGTACCGCACCTTCGAGTATATCGAGGGCAAGAAGAAGATGACCACCGCCTCGGGTGTCACCAAGTCCTTGAAGTGGGTTGAACAGTGGCACACGGTCGCTGTCGCCGCGAGCTTCTACTTCATTGACCAAGCCTGTGTCTACAAGAAGATTCGTACCGGTGCAGAATCGGACGAACCAAGTTATGCGCTGGACGCCATCATGAAGAAGCACTTGGCCGGGCGCGGTAAGTTGAAGACGGTGCCAGAAGCCGATAAGTTGGCCGGGCTGGCGTGGCACAAGTACATGCAGACTAAGCATCCCCTGCACTACGTCGTCTACAACAACTTCGACTGCGTGGGTCCAGAGATTCTGGACGAGACCACCAACGACATGCGCTTGACGCTCCCGATGATGACGGGGGCATCTGAGTTCCATGACTTCTCGTCGCAGCCGCGTTGCTCGGCAGACAATCTGCACTTCTTTGTCATGACGAAGGACCATGTGCTGGGTACGACGTCAGACGAGATGAAACATGAACTCGACGAGTACTGTGTGAAGTTGGATGGTTGGATTTGTACGCTCCCAGCTGCCAACATCGCCATGAACGGCCTGAAGGCAGTCGAAGAACTGCCAGACCGCCATACCAACATCTACATCCACGTGGGTGACCTGGACGTGGCAGCTTCTTATCCGAATGGCGGTGCTGTCTTCAATGTCTCGAAAGACACCACCATTCGTGAACTGCACCGGATTGCGGATGTGGAGTACGAAGACCAACGCGAGCAAGGCATCAACCTCTCGGGTGGCCACACGAATGCCGTGGAATTCATGACGGTCATTTGCAAGTCGCCTGAACTCGACACCCTGCTCGATGCATTCCTGGCAGACGAAGGTCTGCCACCGGTGCAATTGGGTCACTACGACTATCCAAATACCTTGGCACCTCTTCCTCAAGAAGAAGCCATTGCTGCTTAAACCACCGGCCTCCTACAGGAGGCTGGTATTTTCAGGGGAGAAAAAGAATGAGTACAGATAACCAAGAAAGATGGAAAAAGAAACTCAAAGAACTTGGTAACGACATTGAAATACTTCTGAAAGAAGCAGAAGCCGGCACCGGCACCGAAGAAGAATTCGAGCATTTGTGCAGTAACACAAAAGTGGCGATCTATAAAGTGCGTGAACTACTTACTCCTTGGCGCATCGCATTCGGATTTCCTGCTAAACAACACCACGAACTTGCTGTCCAAGAGTTGCTCGATCTTCCAGTTGTGAAAGTTTTAGGCAATCACACCAAAACCCTCGCTGACGTAGTAGACAGCTATGTTTCGAATGCCCGTACGTGTTGGGGCATTCAGAAGTTCACCACACTTTCGGGGGAACATCATAATGGTCACGTCGATGTGGTGATTATTTCTCAGCTCCTGGAAAGCCTCGATAAGGCAGGATACGTCATCGTGAAAAAGGGGTAGTCGTGTTATTCGATTTCGATGCTTGTATCATTCCCAAAAAAGAAACGAGAGAAGACAAGGGTACTATGGAACACGCACTTAGTTCACAACAATTCGGTGAGATCGTGGCGCAGAGACGGCGACACACCGATGGCGAAGTCCTGAAAGACGAAGAAAGTAGTGCACTGGACAAACTCAAGGAAGCAGGGTATGTTGTGCTCAAGCGACCCCCTATTGGGCTATTCAAGAACAAATCCCTGTACGGTATCGATCCCTATGACCCTGACTTGACCACGATGCAAAAGCTTCAGATCGTTGAAGAGTGCAAAGTCAATCCGTGGTTCTTTTACTTTGTACTTTGTCGTCCAGGTGAACCGGAAGTTGCATGACCGGCATAAAAGAAAAAAGAGAGGGGCACTTGGCTCCTCTCTTATGCCGCTTACGCGGGAGTCGCGCTGCGCTTCTTGCGCGTCAGTTCTCGGTAATGGCGCGCGATACGAATATGGTAGTCGTATTGTTGGAATGCCGGGCCACAATACGCTTGGCAGAAGGTGTCCCAATCGCCAGCTTTGATGGCCTTGCACAAATGCGGGGTGTTCTTGATGAAGTCCGCAAAGATACGCAGTTGGCGGCGCTCGGAATGCTGCATGTCGAGCGTGAATTCGGTGATCTTCGAATAACCACAGAACCGGTAGTTCGAGCCTGGCAACTGGAACATGCCCCAGTTGGTGGCAATCATGGCAGCATACGAGTCGACCGAGATCGCCGCGCCAAAGCGCACGTACTCGTATTCGTCACTCAGGTAGCCGCCACCAGACGCCGAGACGATGGTCGGGTGTTTGCGCACCAGTTCATTGATCTGTTCGTTGCTGCGCTGCTTGGACAGTTCTTTGTAAAACTTCTCGCGGTTAAACACGATACGAGCGCGGCCATTGCTAATGAAGCCCGTACCTACTGCGAAGGTCAAACAAATGGCCTGGAGGGCTTCTGGAGCGCATCCAATGACCAGTGCAGCATCTTCGAAGTCATGTGCTTGCAGATACTTCTTCTGGATGAGCGGTTCCATCTCATCACGGGTGGCATCATCATAACGGCCGCTTGGCAGCAAGCCGTGGTTAATCTGAAACCCCTTGAGTAGTTCTGACCACCCTTTACCAAAGATACCCGTCAGTGGTAGATTTGCTTTTTGTTTTTCATTCAGTGCCATTTGCACCTGACGGATGTATTCGCGGGTGTAGTATGCCGGCATCACCTCATTCATGTTCTTCTCCCCATATTCGTAATACAGAGCCACCCGTGAAGGCGGCTCTGTACGGTACCGCAGTTAGTCGATACGGCAGTAGTTCTGCACGCGTTGGCGGCCGTCTTCGCTGAAGGCATGGCCGGCGAAGGTGGCGTCGAGGTTCACTTGCTTGGCGACGAAGGCACGCGACTGGAGCGGTGCGATCTTCAGCAGGAAGTTCAGGATGTCACGGAACGAACGACGGTCAGCCGGCACCAGGTTCATTTCGCGCAGTTCGAGGTGGCGGAACACCGCGAGGTCGTCGAAGGCGCCGGTGGCGTTGGCATCGATTTGTGCCAGCACGTTACCGAACACGACATCGAAGTCTTTGCCTTCGAGTTCGTTGATGATCGACTGGATGGTGCGGAACAGGCGGCGCTGGTACGAGATACCGGTCGACACGCTGGTCGGACGACGTGGGTTCATCACTTCGGCGTACTCGTTGAAGCTGGCCAGGAGACCAGCAGCCAGTGGACTGATGGCGATGGCGTCGCGCGGGATTTCAGCGAAGGTGACTTCGCTCAGGACAGATTCGGCAGCCTTGCCCTCGACAGGCGGGACTGGCGGTACGCTTGGCGCACCAGCTGCGCGCTTTTGCTCGCTGCGTCCGTCAGCGCCTTCGCTGGATTGAACAGCGGTTCCGGTACCGCCGTTGGTCGACGAAATTCCTTCAGCGCTGTCGCCGGATGGAACACCGGTGTTTGCGGCGGGCGTTGCAGTGCCATCAGCAGCAGCGCCGCCGACAGGGGTTTGCTTGGCTTGTTCATCGTTCTTCCCTTGCTGTTGTTGCGCAGCGCCTTGGAAACGCTGCTGGTTTTGTTGGTTGTTACCTTTACCCATGGTGGTATCCTTAAAACGTGTGGTGAGAAATGAAAGGCATCTTCACAAGATTAGAAGATATCCTTCTGCCAATCGAACTTGGCAAGAGAAAGCTTCTTCCCGTGTCCCGCTTGCATAAAAAGGTCCAAGAAGGCACTGCCGTAACCTGCCACCGCCGTTGAAGCCGAGGTCGGACTAACCGCCAGCCGGGCGCCAACGCAGCTTTTACAGAAGTCGGTGAGTTTCGATTTGCAGTACATGGCGCTACGGGCAATCACCTTTTTACCAAGGTATTGCTGGGCTGCGGCCATGTCGGGAATGAAGATCGGACCATCTTTCCCCACGATCGAAAAGCCGGGCAGCATCTTGATGTTTTCGCTATCGATCAACAGTGGCAACCCGAGTTTGGTACCGCAATCATCGTCCGTGATGTTGATGTTCGACGATGCGCGCAAGAGCCACTTGACGGACTCACCGCCGAGCATGGTCTGTGCGCCACGGTTATACGAACCCGCACGGTGGCTGCTGTTCATCTGCGGGAACTTCTCGATGTCCCAGCCTTCACCCAGAGAGCCTGGGATCAAGTCGACGTTGATGTTTTCCGACAGGCCCGCTTCCGCACCCCACATGGCGTGCTGACGCTTGCGGACAATCGCAAACGCTTTGTCGGTAATCAAGAAGTTTTCACCAGGGTCACCCTTCAAGTAATCCCGGTCATACTGGACGAGGAGCGAATCGATCTTTGCAATCGTCGCCGGATCGTGCAGGCGATCCTTGTTTTCCGCCAACAGCTTGTCGCGGTATTCGTGGATACCAGGCGCGGCTTGCATAGTCTTTTCCGTTACCGCTGGCACGCACAACTGGGTGTAGGCCACCATCGAAAACGCAGCGTCGACGAAGTTCTTGTATTCGTCGACGTAGAGATACTTGTCGTCGCGCGGTTTGCCTTCAGCTGGGGTGTCTTCCAGACGCGGCAAGATCATCGCTTCGAGTTTACGGGGCATGATGCGCCCGGTAACGAACGGCACCTTATGGCCAAACGGGTACACCAGTACCGTGTAGTTCAAGAGCACGTTACCGTAAGTGGTATCGGTATCTTGGACGACGTTGGGCATGTCCCCTTTCTTCAAGAGGATACGGTCCTTGAATGCAAACGGAGCTTGGCCTGGTTTGGCATCGTCGATCTTGGTGAGTTCACCGTTCTTTTCCGGATCGACGAAGAAGTGCCCGGTTGGCATCTGCACAATCCGGTAGGCATAGGGTTCTTGCTTCCAGGCGTCGCCGCCTTCGTTGGTCAGACTGAACGCAGTGATGACCCACGCCCGTCGACGGTACTCTTGTGCCTGCATGGCACGTAAGAAAAAGGTACGCTTATCCATGATCGAATCCTTGTAACAGTCGGCTCACTTCGATGTCGACCTTGGTGATGACGTTGATGCTGGCGATGTAGCGTTCCAGATGCTGCTTAATCACCATGCGCGGATTCTTGGCGCCATCGACCGATGCCAAAGCCATGATGATCATTTCCTTGGCGATCTGTTCCGCAATGATGCCTTCAAACTCACGGCCCATGTTATCGGCATAGGTCACGTAGGGGTAGCCCACGCTCCAGCCGGATTCCAAGAGGGAGATCAGGCGATAGTGGCGGCTACGGGTGTAGTTACAGAACTGGTTGATGCGGCTGACATACTTGGCACGCTCGATGCGTTCTTCGTCGGTCACGAGTTCTTCGTCGCGGGTGCCGGCCATTTCACGCAGCCGGCGTACAAAGCTGGCACCCACGCTTTCGAGACTCACCGTCAGGTTATCGGGGTTGTACGGGGTCACGAGGGCCATCACTTCCGCAAAGGTCTCGGTCGTATCTTGGTCAGTCGTGGTGATCCGGTACACCGACTCCATGTCTTCGTAGTCTTGGACGTCGAGAATACCGCGCAAGAGATTGCTGGTCAGAGACAGGGGGCTATTCTCGATTACCTGAATCTCGTGCTTGACCAGCATATCTTGTTGTAAATCGCGTAAGAGATTAACGATACGAGTAATCGTGACTCCGGTCTCAACCGTATGGTCGAGCATGATGAGTTCTTCCAGACTATCGTCGAGATTGGGGCTACCCATGGTAACCAAAATTTCGTGGGCATTCTGGATCGAAACCATGAGTTCAGGGGTGGTATTTTCCACGATGAACTGGCGATGGAGATCGAGCATGTGTTGCTCCAAAAATATGTTGAAAAATATTGTTTGTGTAAATCAAGTAGCGGAGAATGCGGAAATTATTCTGAACGCATCACCGAAACCCCCGCAATGTCATACTTTAACCACAGAGTGGAATCAGATGATTTGCGTTCAACCCGAAGAAAACTGAGATAACTGGAGCCTAATATGTCCAACACGAGTCAAGCCCGCAAAGACCGTCGTCAAGCCAAGCGCAACGCTGCCAAAGCACAACCGGTCAACGTCATCCGCCCTACCGTCCAACTCGATCCGCTGGAACTGCTGGCCAAGGCTGAACTGGCCAAGATCACCGAAGAAGAAGAACTGGCTGCCCTGAACGGCGACGGTGGCGACCTCTGGGGCCAGATCGAACAAACCTTCCAGACCTGCCGCAAGGCCATCATCAACCTGCTGCGCGAAATCGCCGACATGAACCAGCGCGATATCCTTGTCCACATGGCCAGCGCTGTCCAGTTCACCAACCGCGTGCGCATCTTCCACGCCGACGTCAAGCAAGCCGAACAAGAACTGAACGCCATCCACGAACTGCACGCGCACCGTCTGAACGACAAGTCCGGCCCGCGTGAAAGCCTGGCCGGCATGGAAATCTTCGAGCACTACATGGCATGGCAAGCCAAGTACACCAACCTGCTCGACAAGACCATCATGGAACTGGCTGCGATGTTCGACGAAGCGCGTCGCAAGAAGATGGCCGTCGAAGCGGCTGCCGCTGCCGCACAAGACCCAGCCGTCGTGACCGACGTCGCCTTCGCCGAAGTACCGCGAACCGAACTGGCCGTCGACCTCGGCAACACCACGCAAGCCGATGCAGCCGCAGTGGTCGAAAGCTTCCAGTCGGTTACGACCGATGGCGAAGGCATGGTGATCAACGTCATCGGCCGCACGCAAGGTAAATCCGAACCGATCACCGACTCGGTGTTCGACCCAATCGCCGGCGCCGCCGAAACCACCACCCAGGAGTAAGTTCCGTGTCCGAACAAGAAAACCAAAACAGCGGGGAGGCGACAAGCCTTCCCAACGATGTCCCTGAAAGCAACCCGGCAGAAGCAGCAGTACCCGAAACGCCCGTGGTCTTCGGTGAACAAACCCGTGACGTCTTCGTTGAAAAGCCCAAGGGCAACGCCGTTACGCCGGCCCACGTCAAGTTGGCCAACGAGACCTACAACGAAACCGTCGACAAGCTGAACGCGATGCCGAACGAGGACTATGCCAAGTCCGAGTCGGGCCGCAAGTTCCTCGAAAGCTTCAAGGAATCCCTGTTCACGATTCCTTACAACAGCATGTACGCCGGCGTCACCACGCGCTTTGGCAGCTACTGGATGCAGGAACTGCCAAGCGAAGCCGGCAAGCTCGCACCGAGCGTGCGTCAATGGAAATCCGGCGACGGCGCGATGCTGACCGGCGAAGCGGCCATGATGCGTATGCGTCAAGCACTCGGTCTCGGTACCCAGTTTACCGTCCCCCTGTATCACACCGGCATCTGGATCACCGTCAAGGCGCCGAGCGACGACGCCCTGATCGAACTCGAACGTCGTCTGTCGGAAGAGAAAGCCAACCTGGGTCGTCAAACCCACGGCATGATCTTCGGCAACAACTCGGCTATCTTCGCCGGCATCCTGGCCGACTTCGTGATCGACCACATCTACGACAGCAATCTGATCGAAGCTGAGCGCAGCTACCACGAAGTCATCAAGTGTCTCGACCTGCCGATCATGGTCGCCGCACTCGCCTACACCGTCTGGCCGCAAGGCTTCCAGTACAGCCGCGTCAAGCTGAACCCGGAAAATGGTACCTACATCACCGAAGAAGCGGTGCTGAAGATCGGCGGCACGTTCATCACCGACAACCTGTCGATCACCGATCGCCAGCGCGCCCACATGGCCAAGCAGCGCGGCCAGAAAGTCAACCTCGAAACGCTCAAGATTTACCAAGAGCAATTCCTGCGCGGCCAGCCCCGCAAGATCGTGGTCAACGATCTGGTGTCGTTCAACGTCGCAGTACCGTCGATCGCCGACTATCTGGAAAGCGGCAGCAAGTGGGTCAACACGATCACCGCCATCGTCGACAAAGCGCTCGGCCTGGACGCCGATGAACGCAAGCGCGTGGACTACATCGAAAAGCTCGGTAAAGCCACCAACGTGCGCCAGTTCGGCCACTGGATCACCAGCATCACGATCGACGGCAACGTCATCGACCAGCGCGAAGACATCGACAACTCGCTCGACGTCTACAGCAGCTCGGACCAGTACAACGGCAAGTTCTTCGACGACGTCCAGGCGTACATCGAAGACTCGACCATCCAGGTCATCGCCGTCCCGCGCGGTAACTACGAAGAAGAATCCACCAAGATGAAACAGTTCCCAAGCTGGCTCGTTCTGGACGTGATGTCGACTTTTTTTATCCTACTCCGCCAGAGGGTATGGTTGCTGGGTCAACGGATGTAGGGCCGCCACGCCTCCACGTTGCGCAATCCGGATTCGGGGAGCACCGGCGCTTTGATCTGGCCATCCGTACGGAAATCGGTCGGCTTTTAGCAGAGTCTCCCCGCATGCTGTCGTCGGACACGCAACTCATGATGCGTGAATCATACGAAACGATTTTTGGTCTTCATGACCATAATCAGCCCGATGTCCACCCCTTGGCTCTTGTGACGATGCATTCCGCAGAGAACACGACCAAGGGTGGTTTGTTTGAACAGCGCTTGAAAGACTACATGTCTTACGACGTGCTGAAGTACACTGGCATTACACTCAAAGACCTGTTGCAGTATCCGCGTGACCGGGTCGAGATTATCTTCAATCAGTGTAAAGCCCGCCAAGCGTTGGATAGCAAGAACTTGCCACCGCTTCCTTAACTTCTTCTGAAAGGAGATGCCATGCCGTTACAACTTTGTTCTGGTGACATGTTTGCCAGCCAAGCACAAACCCTGGTCTGCACAGTCAATACTGTCGGTGCCATGGGTGCCGGTGTGGCATTGGCCTTTAAGCAGAAGTGGCCTGCCATGTTTGAAGCCTACAAGCGGGCCTGTCGGGATCGGCATTTCCTACGAAACGCAACGTGGCTGTACAAGGTATCGGATGACCTCCAGATTCTCTGTGTCGTCACAAAAGGCCATTGGCGCCATCCGTCGAAAGTGGAGTGGGTCGATAGCTCGCTCCGTGAAATGGCAGAGCGGTGCCAAGAGTATGGGGTTACCAGTATTGCCATGCCGCCACCTGGCTGTGGCAATGGTGGTCTCCTGTGGTGGGAAGAAGTCTCACCCTTGGTATTTCGCCGTTTAGGTGCTTTACCCATTCTCGTGGAAGTCTACATTCCTACGAATTGGCTGTAGAGAAACAAAGAAAAAAGAACGCTGTTCTGTTCGCGGCATAAGAGGAGGCTTCCCGAAGGAGCCTCCTCTTTGCTTTTATGCCGGATTACAAACTTACGTTTATTGTGGCAAACCCCCATCTGACCATTTCACTTAGCATTCTGAAGTCTTCTACTTCAATCGACTCGCCGTCCGCCAAATTCAGAATCGCCTCGTTCGTGATGCAGTAGACGGACATGCCATAACGATACCCGGTTGGGTCATCGTTCCACTTAGCATTTGGGTCGATGTTTGTTTCTTGGCGGTCGATGGTGAATCGGAGGTTCCCTTCTAATGCCAAATACAAGAGCCCTCTGTCTTCCAGTCCCTCCTGGTGTTTTTTCCACGAGTGCTCGAACTGTTCTTTGATCCACTTGGCATTGTAGGAACCAAACGCCTCAGTGATGTGATAAAAGAACGCTTCTTTGCGAAAGAAAGGAATTGTTATCTTGCGTTTGATCGAACACTTCTTGTAGAACTCTTCATTGTTCTGAAGCATTTTGTTCCCCTCTCTTTAGGTCGACACGATACAAATGGATGAGCTGCGAGAAGACATCCTTATTCTTTCTCATCTCATCCGTTTCGTAAGGCCACTTCGGTACCATATGGTAATCGTCCACCATACGGTCACCGGAGAAGAAATCAAGTTCTCCTTCTTCTCGGCGGTGTCCTGGGATGAAATGTTGTGGTCCTAGGGGAATCAAGTAGTCAGGACTATAACCACTTTCAGGTCCTGGGAACTGCACACTGTCTCTGTACAGCTTCCAGAGTGCGGCGCGTGCCTTTTGAATAGAACGCGCTGCGGCACCACCACCGAGATTGTATTTAACTTCAATCTTCTTGTGGCTCAGTTCATTGATGACGAACTCTCCGAGAATGGTGACGCACAGTGGTATGGTCGGTTTCGTGGTGGCAGCTGGTGACTTGCGCATCGTCACTCCTTAGTGAATAGCGCGCGCAGCGAGGACGATGCAGCCGATGATGACTGGGACGGCCACGGCGAAGTTGATCCAGCCGTGCTTCTTGTCACGGTTAGCGATGGCTTGGGTTTTGCTGAATTCGTTTTGTGCGTACATGATAGTTTCCTGTTCTTGAGATTGGTTAAGGGTGCTACTTATTTAGTTGGGGCTTGTTTACCGGCTTGACACCAGTCTTTCCATTCGCGGACTTGGTCCATGGTGACGACAACGTCTTCACCTACTTCTTGTCGGTATGCCGCTGTCCAACCGTCCACACAGTCAGTAAGGTTAAGACCAGCGTTTTGGTTGCACTTAGAAAGCGACACCGACAAGAAGAGACCAGCGAGCAGAATGGCAATTGCCTTGATCCACATGCTGTTCTCCTCTTTCTATTACTTGGTGCGGATTGGGAATGGCCACACGTTAGGAATACCGTCGACCGGCAGGCTTGGATCAGCCTTGATGACCATCTTCTCCTTCAGTGCAGCGATTTCTGCCGCTACTTGCTTTGGACTACGGATCGTGATGCGCGGCGGCACGTAGTCACGGCTTTCTTCCTGCCAACTGACCGTTTCCACAGCCGATGCGTTCGAGGGCGCGAGATCAAGGAAGCCATCTTCCTCGTCGTCGAACACTTCGCTGTTGCCGCGCTGATTATCGTAGTGCGCCAACTCAGCGGCGGCGTCATCGTTCTGGCGTTGACGGCAGCCTGGGCACACGTCGTACACCGGACCATGCAAACCTTCTTCGAAGTCACGGGTGGGCTTCAGGTTGTCCGAGTGCTTCTTGCACCATGCACAGTTACCACAGATCGGTTCGGGGACGTGATTGATGTGTGCCGTGTAGCACTCTTGGCACAGGTCGATTAATTCCGAACCGAACGAATCGGTTTCCCCGACTATGCGTTTATATGCAGGACGATCGGGATGGTCGTCACACATGGCGGTTGCGGTGGTGGACAATACTTGTCCAGGAAGAAAACTGTTAGGTCCGATTACGTCTGCCATAGCTGCTATTCTCCTGTGAGATTTATTTGATGTAGTACACGCGGTGACCCGCACCTTTGTTTGCGCTGAAACCATAGTCACCCCAGACGTCGCGCTTCGTTAACGAACTATCGCTGAGGGTAATGCGTTTGACACCGTGTTGCTTACAGAACCGAAGGAGTTCTGGCCAGAGTTTACTAAACGCCTTTGGCTTGGCGTTTTTAACGAGTGCCAAGTGGCAGGTTTCGTCAAAGTCGAGGAACAGTACATCCATGCGTTCCATTCCGAGGTGGCCTTCTGGCCAGCGCAGACACAGCACATCCGTGCCTTCTGCGTTACCGGTGCACATCAAGTCATGCCACAAATGCGCCACCGTTTTGACGCCATCATCTTCGGAAAGGATGGCGTCCATGTCTTCTTCACTCAGTACAAAATCGAATTCCATAGCTACCATCCTTTTCTTAATTTAAACAAACTGTTCTTTCGGGTAGACCTTGATGCGGGCCTGCACGAGCGAGACCATTTCGCGGGCGAACACAAAACCCGCCAGCTTCTTGGTCATCCAGCGATCGAACTTGTTCGCGGTTTTGACTTCCAACGTACGCAAGCCTTTCTTGCCATAGGTCCAAACGTTCACTGGGCCACCCGAATACGGGTCGCCAGCGATGGCTTCGGCCATGGCCAGTTCCGCCGAAATACTTTGGGCAGTCTCGAAAACACCGGGGACATCTTTCCCGCTACCTGCCACGACGATAGCGCGCGGCGGCTTCTCTTCGTACACGATCTCGACTTTCTCTTGGGTCACCGTGATACCAAAGACACGGCTGGCCGTGACGGCGACGATGTTGCAACCTTCTTTCAAAACCCCTTGGATCGGCGCCATGAATTCCGGTGTCATGATATCTGCATTGTGCTGGATTTTCACCAGCTCAGCGTCCATCAACTTGAGGTACTTCAGCAGGGCGGTGTGGCCACTTACTGCCAGACACAGCACCTTGCGATTTCCGATATACATCAGTTCTGGTTCGTACATCTTCTTGATGTCGTTGAACTGAGTGCCGTCGGTGTAGGTGGTCATGCGGCTGTCGGTGTACAGTTTGCCAGCACGGTAGATAATAGTCGTCATAGTTGCCAATTCTCCAGTGGTTAAATAAGGAATGAACAAGGTTACTTGCTCTAACTCACCGGAAGAATATGTGGTTATAATTTCTTTGAATCGTCCAAAACAACCAAAGAAAAAAGCGAGGGAAATCCCTCGCTTTTATGCTGCTTACTCGCTTTCTTCTGCGAGTTCAGCGTCGACAGGTTCGTCTGTCGTATTGTACTTGGCCAGACTTCCGGTAAAGCGCGCTGTGCCTTCCTCGTTGATTTCGATATCGGCAGCGAAGATATCCGGGCTGATTTGCACGATCACTTCAGCCAAGGACAGCAAGGCTGGGGCAATCGTTTCTTTTTCGATGTCGTCCACATCCGACGAGAGGACATCTTCGAGCGCTTCGTGGTACTGGTTCTCGATGGCTTCCACCACGAAGTTTGACTGGATCGGTGACAATTCAATACCGTCGATGATGACGTGATGCTGGTCTTTAAATTCACTCATTTCTTTTCTCCTCTTTTTTAACAAGGCAAGATGCCTTGTTCTTCAATCCACTTCGTCAGTTGCATGAAGTTCCGTATCGTGGGACCTTGGTGCGCGATCATGACGAACCCGTTAGCTGGGTTCGCTGTGGCATTCGACAAACGCATCATGTCTTTCACGTTCACTTCGATGGTGTGCGGAATCATGCAGTGCCGCAAGATTGCCATGCACGCCACGTAATTGTCGGTCATGCACGTTTCACTTTGGACTACCAAGACCTTCTTCATTTCTTTCCTTTCCTAATTAAGTGGTTTACGAAATACGGTTTCTACATTCCCTTTCAAAGTAGCTTGTCCCTGGTTAAAATGCACATAGTCAAACTTCTTGTTTCTGTCGAACAGGTGAATAATTTCTGCGCCACGCAAATAGTTATTCAAGTGTTCCTCAAGCTTATCTCGGTTCGGGTGTACCACGTCTCGTAAGAAACGTTCACTGCGATAAAACATGATTTCAGCCGCACAGAGAACCGCATCGGCTTGTTCTTGCTGGAGCAATATACCCGCGATCAATACTTGGACTTGACTCATTTTTATCCCCTGATTTTTGGTAATCCGGCATAGGTGGAGGAGTTGCCTCCTCCACCACTTACACGGGCGTGCGATAATAGTCCGTACGGAAAAACTCTGCGCGATCACGAAGCAAGACTTTCTTCTCTTCGTAGTACGCCATCTGCTTAGGAATGCTTTCACACGCCAAGAAGATGAATCGCAGGGTAACTCCCGCAATGAACCGCAACCGCCCGAACCCTTGAATATTCCCTTGCTTACTAGACATGCAGGTCGACATGAAGACGAACCTCAGGTTAGGAATATCAAGCGCTGTGCCCGCAGACAACATGGTTGAGACGATGATGTCTGGCTCCATGGCATTTTCGTACGGGTCTTTCTCAACATACCGACGAACATCTAAGTTCGGGTATTGTTTCTTCAGGTAGTCGGTAACTACCGTGCACATGTCGATGGACGCGCAGAAGATCAATGCGCGGTCACCGTCACGCTTATCTGGAATGAAATCAATGTCCAGTTGTCGCTTGAACATTTCCAGATAATTGCCTGTCATTCCTTTGTACTTCAGAATGCTTTGTTCAAATACGTTGTGCGAATAGTTGCCGCCATTCTTGTACTTGACTTTCTCGGGGTTTTGCAAGCCCCAGATGAGGCCACGTGCCGAAACGTACTTGTGGTACTCCATCTTGTCGTAACGCACGAACTTCGGATAACCGATTTCGTAGACTGACTCCAAGAACTGGTCGTAAGAAGTCAGGGTAGCCGACAAGGAGATCGACACCGGGCAATGGGTGTACAGGTCGATCTTGAAATTGAGGTGGTAGTCTTGGTGGACTTCGTCGATGCCGCGAAAACCAATGCCGCACTTTTCATGGAACTCGTCCGGACCAAAGGCATAGCCGTGTTCGGTGATTTTGTCACGGAACAGTTCATACGCTTTGATGTAATTCTGGAACGTCTTGTTACTGACGATCATGACCTTGAACTTGAGTTCGTCGTTCTCCGCGTCTTCCAAGGTCTGCATCAAGGAGGCACCGCCTTGCACCACGAGGATGTCTTCCTCATCGATGTCGTAGGTCTTCTTGATGTCTTCAATCCATTTGTCGATGTACATCGGCTTGATGAACATCACCATCCGGTAGCCGTAGTGCGAAGCGGAGTACATCTCGCAGAACGACTTACCTTTACCCGTTTGGATACTCACCAGCTTTGCAGCGGTATAATCCGGTGGATACGGATGGGGTGGTACGTTATTCATGAACGCCAAGACGTCTGGCTGTTGGTCACGTGGTTGCCATTTCGGGAAGACAGGCAACTCCACGCGCTTGGGGGCGTAGATCGGAGTCTTGATGAACTCCACACGGTCATCGGTTAAGTAGTGCTTCTTCAGCACTTCCTTGAAACCGGCTAACTGGTTAATGTGAAAGCGGTACTCGCGCCGGTCCTTGGTGGCGGCCGCGTAGGTACGCATGGCAATCTTGGTGTAACTCCCGTTCGGCAAGCGTTGGCTACCAAACTGGATGAACTTACGCGCGAACTCATTTAACGCAGGTTCCGCACGTAGTGTGAAATCCCGAACGACAAAATGGTGGGTGCGTACATGAACGCGTAATTCTGGCATAGGCATACCTTTCTTACAAAAAACGAACGACATACATGCCGCACCGAAATGGGGAGTCGCCAGTTACACGACTCCCCGCCCTTGTGGATCAGTTAATGGTCCAACCTTTCCTGCTACGTTCTGCTTGCAACACTTCTTGTGGGGCGATCACACCGTCCATAGGATGGTTTGGTCTGATTTTATTTACCCCCTTCAAATAAGACGTCGGGTTCCGCAAGAAGTCCCGGTGGCCTTGGAATGCAAACAACGCCGCAGCACTGCGGTAGTACATAATGTTGGAACGCACGCCGAGGCCCACTTCGGTACCGGGTTTCGGCAAACGATAGTCGAACTCTTTCGCCGAACGAATCGTCACGCCGAACACGATCACTTCATTGACAGCCAGATTCACATCCAGTTTGTCGTTGACGAGATCGTGGAACTCCTTCAGGAATTCCGTTGGATCGGTGTGGCTATCGCGGGCGTCGACTTCTTTCACCGTCGATTCCAGCATCCTTGCAATCGCGGCCGAGTGGTCGCTCATGTTAAAGTGCTTCGGTGGCAAGGTCAAGAACGGCATCGACCAATCCCAGTTGCTCATGTCGATGATGTTGTTGCCGGTTGGGACATCGACCGACCACCCAAACATCTTCACGTAGTCCAGCAGTTCGTGCGTCATGCTGGCATTGCGGTTTGCCATCCGAACCGGGACGACAACTGGTTCCCATTCCTGACCATTGACGGTCACAGAGATGGTGATGGTTTCCAGTTCCGAAACGTGGGTCAAGGCCAAGGTACTGACATCTTCCACATTGCGAATGTCGGTCAGGTTGCGTGCCTGGGTCGGCGCGATGATCAACTTGATCGAGTCCGCAGTTTTCAGTTCCGGTGCCAACACGTACGAGCTTTCGTCTTCTGCTGCCCGTACGAACTTGCGCATGAAGGAATCGATGATCACGCCGTCGACGTCCGAACTCATGTCCAAGTGTTTCAGGGACAACACTGACTGACTACTCTTTTGCGTCATGTGGGTACAGCACATGTGGCCGATGTTCGAGCCACGCGGTACCGACAGCGACAGTTCGCCGAAGCAGGTACTGCAAATGCCGTACGGGTCAGGGTGCTGGCACTGCTGCACCATGCGCAGCTTGACCTTCTTGCCGATCAAGTGGGTGTCGCTGTAACGGATGACTTTCATGGTGCCATCGTCCGCCAGATAGAACTTGCCGACCATGTTCTTCAGGTCAGCCTTGCGACGCACCCGACCAGCTTCACGGTCTTCGCCACGAATGTACCAGTCAACGTAGTTGGTCTGGCCGCAGTCACCCATGTGCAGGTTCTGCACCGTTTGGTCAACCAGCTGCAAGCGCCGCGAGAAGTACTCAGCATCTTGCAACTGCGCCTTGGACGATGCCAAGCTCTTAGCTGCCGAGCGCGACTCCACCATGGCTTCGTACAGTTTCCGGAAGCCGCGCGCGTAACCACGGAGGACTGGCGGACGGAACACATACGAGTCGACGTCGGTCAAGGTACCGCGTGGGCCGATACACTGCATCAGCTGATCGACCTTCACCGTCCTGGAGTGGACAGCTTTGGCGAGCGGGTTCTTTTGCAGTTCTGGCGCATTCATCAAGGTGTCCTTGATCACCTTGTACGCATTGTTCACCGAGGTGGGATTCGGTTGCAGCGTATTGTTGACTTCGCGCACTTTCGGGTGCGCCAAGACATCCATGAAGTCCAGGATGTTGAGCGAGACCACGTACTCTTCGCAGCGTGTGCTGCAATCGTTGTAAATGTAATTGGTCAACTCGTACGCCCGCTTGAACAACTGTTCGCGCAAGTCCACTTCGTCGACCACCTTCATTTCCAACTGCTCGGTCTCGATATTGACGCCGAGCATGCGGGCCTTGTACTCGGGAAGCAAGTACGCATCGTACACACTCCACATGCACTCACTCAACATCTTCAGGTGGGTGTCGGCATCGAGCAACCCACCTTTCAGTACGTACTGCACGTGATGCCGGAACAGGAGAGGGGTCTCCCGGTATTCCCGGTGATACTCCCATCCGTAGCCGCTCAGACACACTTCACGCGCATTGGTAATGATCTCGTGCCCGTCGTCAAAGACCAACTTCAATGGTCCATGCAAACTTTCCCACAGTTGTTCTTGCGAGTAGTCGAGTAACACACGGGCACTATAGCGCTTCAGTTCTGCCATTCTTTCTCCTTCTTATTTCCCTACCCTCTTTTTAAATAGGGAGCGCATTAGTGAACGTAACCCACGTCTTCGTAGGTAACTTTGGTACCACCAGTTTGCAGCATGTGCTTGACCATGACGAGCGGGCGATCTTGGCCGAGCGGGTTCTTCTTGCGGTTGACTGCGCACTGGATGTCGGTCGGGCGTTCTGCCGTGAGGATCGAGTACGTGACTTCTTTGTGCGTAGCCGGATTGTTATTCCGGTCATGGCGTTCAGAGGCCAGTTCCCAACCACAGTACGAGACGAAGATGCGCTTTTCTGCTTCGCCGTCGGTACGCACTGGCGAGTTACGGGTTGGCTGCAAGTACTTCGTGGCGTTCGTCATCTGCGACAACACCGCAAAGTGCTGGGTCTTACCGGATGATACTGCCGTCCAGTCGTCACCAATCTTCTCCAGCAGCATCACATACATCTCGGCAATCATGACCGGTACCTTGGTCTTGCGTTGCTTACCCGAGTTACCCGTGTACCATACCGGCCCGTAGGTCGGCATGTAGAACTTGCGCAGGTCTTGCACGATCTGCTCCGACTCTGGATCGTTGTCGGTCGGCAGGAAGATGAACAAGTCATCCGCGATCACTTTGCCAAGGTGCGTGGCAGGCGAATCTTTGTATTCGCCAGTGACGTGCCAGTTGTGTTGTTGCGGCGAGACGATCTTGTAGAAACCCATCAGGTAGTCCCATGCCTTGTTGAAGGTCATCGGATCACGTTGCTGGATTTCCTGCACTTTCATCACGGCGCGCGGGTCTTTGTGTTCGATCCCCAGCATCTTTTCCAGCGCTTTGCGGCAGTCACGACGCGAAGCATTCATGAACTGTTCGTACAGACGACCGATGTTCATGCGCGAGACGGTCGAGTTCGGGTCCATCACGATCATGGCCCGGTTGCCGTTTTCATCGACTGGCATTTCGTGTGCCGGACGAATCTTACAGATGATGCCTTTGCCGCCATGGCAGTCGGTGATCTTGAAGCCTTCGGTTGGCGTGACTTCGTACTCGATCGTAAATTCAATCGTGTAGTCGTCCAGTGGCTTACGCCGGCGGTGCATGTGGATGCGCTCTTTGTGTTCACCCACCATCGCAATCGCTTCTTTCACCATCAGGCTAAAGGCTGGCGACAACTTCAATGCCGAGCCGCGCTGACGATGCAGGCGTTTCCACTCTTGGTGGATTTCCAGATAGAACTGGCGCATGCCGGTATGGTACTTCTTGAACATCTCATCCATACCGAACGGCACCAGGCCCGACGTGTTGTACGTATCGTGCCAAATCTGGATGTCGACGATCTTGCCTTTACCCGCTGAAGCGTAGCAGGGCAAATCGAACGGGATGTTCGGCTCCATGAGGTCGTTGACGCTCATTTCAAACAACGCCGACTTCTCGTTATAACGCCGCGTCCCCATGACGTAGCCATCCTCACGGATGTATTCGCCAATTTCTGGGAACGGTTTGAACACCACCGTGCCATCCGGCTTTCTGTAGCCGAAGCCATTGGTCGGGTACGAATCCCGCCCCACTTCCACCATGCGCCGCTCCGTTACCTTGAACTTCATGAACGGCAGCAACTCTTCGGACACCAGGACACTATCTTCCGAGGTCTCTGGCAGCGAAATGAAGGCAATCGGGATTTCACGCCCGAAGCCATAGTTGCCATGGCTATCTTTTGCAGGAGAGTCCAGGAAAATCTGGCCTTCCTTGAACGACTTCTTGCCGCAAACCAATTCCTTCATCGCCCCCGTCGACTCGTACTCGAAACCGAAGTACGGGTGATTCGACGTGTGGGTCGGTAGATCGATGCAGCCGATCTCCTTGGTTTGGTAATCCTCGTAGATCACCACGACCTGTGGTGACTTTGGTGGATTGATGGATGCCGCTGTAGCACCGCCTGGATAGCGGACCACCGTTTTGATGATGTCACCGGTCGTTGGCATCTTGACCGAGAACGTGTACTTGCCGTACTCGCGTTCCATCCCGGTCTGGAAGAAACGACGGGTAATCCCGCTGAACACCAGCGCTTGGCCTAAGTGGCTGGCGAACATTTGTTGCCGTGGTGAGGAATCGTGCGCAAACCAAGGATTCAGTGCGCACACGCCCAAGAACTCCCTTCTCAGTTCATTGGGTTCATGCTTGATGTAATAGGTTGCGGATGGATTTTGTCCATATGGCATTTGCGTTATCTTCCTTTTTATTCCTGTTATAACAACAAACTCTTTGTATGACTACAGTACTGTTTCCAGTACACATCGGTAATATGTCATTCTAATTTTTTAAGGACCAGCATGGACATCAATAGCCTTGCGATCGATTCAGGCGCGTTCAGCTATTACACTGAACAAGTGCGCAACGCCATCGACGACCACATGACTTTCTTGCGTAACCATGTAAGCAACTCTATCGTGTACTTCTCCCCAAAGGACATCGAACGCTTCGAAGGCGATCTGTACGGCCTCTTCTTAGCCAATAACATTCCGCCACAGTACCATTACTGCGTGCGGCGGATGAATCAACTCGATTCGGCGCAGATCGTCCCCGAAGACTTAGCTGCTGTGGTGATCCCGGATTACAAGGTCGTCGACGTGATCAGGCAGTCGGTGACGACCAAGAGTAGTGTGACCTAGTACGTTACTACAAAGAAAAAAGGACGGACCCGTGAGGGTATCCGTCCTTTTATGCCGCGTTAGAAGGGCTTGCGGGCGCCGCCGGTGAAGCCACCCTGTTGTGCCCAGCCAGGGGTGCGCTCTTGGTCGTTGTACTGGTTGGGATAATGACCATGCGTCTGGACGCCCAGTTGGGCCGCCAGTGCTGGGTTGCTACCCATCAGTGCAGCGAAGTCCACTTTGCCATTGGACTTGACCACCGGACCCGCGTTGTTCTGCGGTGGTGGCTGGTAACCGCCCCATGGCTGGCTGTTACCGGTGAAGGTCGATGGCGGCGGTTGATACTGCGGTGCCGGTGCTGGCGTCGGTGCCGGGAAGGGCGACGTGGCCACAGGGGTACTGGGGATTTCCACCTTTTCACCCGTGATCGGATTGATCATCACCTGCTTCTTGGCAGCGGCTGCCGGTGCTGCGGGTGCAGCCGCTTGTGCTGCTGGTGCGGCGGCTGTCGCGGTTGGCGCATTCGGGGCAGGTCCTTCATTGCCTTCGAACATGCCGAGGTTACGGGCTTGTGCGTAGAGACCGCCGATATTGCTGACGATCTCGTGTGCCCAGTCCAGTGGCGCGATCAGCTGGTCGGCCTGTTCGATATGGTCGCTGAACAGTTCGAGCTGGTCGTTGAAGAAGCCGAACAGAGGAGCTGATGCTTTCAGGAGCGATTCCGTGGTCGGTGCCATCTGCGACAGGCTGCCGACGTGATAGTGATCCTTCTTGCCGATGTTCGGGATCACGTATTCCATCGCCTTCTTGAACGACTCCACGTCTTTTGGACGCAGCTTGACGTTCTTGCCTGGCGCACTGACCACACCTTCCTTGGTCGCATTGCACAGCGCTTCGTAGATCGGGAAGCTGACGATCGCGGCGCGCGCGAACTTCTCGGCCTTGTAGGTGCCGTCTTCCTGTGCCACGTTGACCACGCCACCTGGCTTGCTGTAGATGTTGACCATCGCACGGTCGCCAGGGAAAGCGTCGAGCAGCTTGGCGTAGTTCGGCAGCGATTCCTTTTCATCGACCTTCTTGACGAAGGACAGGAACTCGGTTTGGTCAGGCTTCAGTTGCGCATGCTTGCCGGTGTCGCGGGCCACCTTCAGCAAGGTGCCAACGATGATGCCGAACATGGAGTTCAGGCGGATGTTGAGAATCGTACGAATCGCCTCGTGGATCGGCGACTCTTTGCGCGACAGCGATTCGTACAGCGGGTTGAAGACGATCCGGTTGCTGAAGTCCGGGTTGTCGAGTTGGGCGTCGAACGGCAACACCAGGCGCTGGTCTTTGATCGTCAGCGGCACGATCTGCTGTTTTTCCATACGCGACACAAAACCATCGGTGTCATGCAGGAGTCCCAGCGCCTTCAGAAAGTTTACGTAAAATTCATTCAACTTCATGTCAATTCCTTTCTAGCCCCATTGCTGGGGCCGCTTGGTATTATTAGAAAAGCTTCTTGCCGCCGGTTTGGTAGACCGCATTCTTCAGCACAGGCAACTGGGTCGCTGCGTCCGAGATCATGTCGCCCAGGGTCTGGAACTCGTGCGCCATGTTGAAGGCCGCTTGCGGGTTCGAGGTGACGACTGGCGACAGCAACGAACCAGCGAAGGTCGGTGCCACGAACTCGACAGATGGATTGCCGTCGATCGAGATGAACATGCGGCTGTCGCTGTCGACCAGCATGTACAGGTCCAGTTCCAGCGCACGCTGGTTCTGTTCCGACAGGGGCATGAACACTTCTTTGATGATGCGCTGTTCCACGGTGCGCAGCTGTTGGGTCACATCGACCTCGGTGAAGGTACCCCAGTCGAGCACGTTGGCAACAGGTTGGCCCGTTGCGAAGACGCGATTGCTGACCTTGATGTGGGCACGCATCAGCATGTTTTCCATCATCAAGCCAGGCACCGAATCTTTGATGAAGGACGCCATGCGTTGCAGTGGGCGGGCAGCGGCCCAGTTTTCACCAGGACCACGGGCACGCACTTCATGCACGTCTTTCGAGATCGGGATCACACGCGGTGCACGGGTGTGTTCGTTCAGGCACAGGCGTTGCAACTCGCCGAGCGTGAAGTGGTTGTTCACGGCCTCGTTGTAACCGAGACCGCGCACGCCACGCAGCGCACGCAGGAACAGGTCATTTGCCGCTTCCTGTTCTTGGATCAAGCCCTGGGCTTCGCTCAGCTTGTCGAAGCCAGTGCCACCGATTTCACCGGAACTGTCGTTCGCCGTGGCATAGGCCGACAGCACCTTGGAGACGAACATGCCGGCCATGGCATTACCCGCTGCCGACTTGATCGGTGCATTCGACACCACCGTACGTTCATCGTAGATGTCCTGCTGCGGCGTTTCCAGTTCGAGCTTGGTCTGGCCGATGTAGCTGAACACGTCCATTGGGCGAATACGGAAATCGTATTTCTTGTTGAAACCCTCGAACTTGTTGTCGGCGATCAGCTGCGATGCTTCGCCCAGGCCAGTGATCGGTACCGCAACACCGCTGGTGCGGTCGATGTACTTGCGCAGCACGGTCACGGTGCCGATGTAGAACGGCATGTGCGGGTTGATTGAACCCATGAGAGAACGGTCAACGGGATCGCTGAACGCCGTCATCACCATGTCGACAGTGTGGCCGGTTTCCGAACGGATGCTCACTTCGAGCAGCGCGCGGTACACGGGACGGTCCCAGTTATTGGCAGCCGATGGTGCCTGACCTGGGATGTTCGGCATCGACACCGGCGTGCCCTGCATGGCTGGCATCAGGAACGAATCTGCCACACCCGAAGCCAGTGCGCCGGTCGAGAGCGAGCCTTTCACGTTACGGAAACGTTGGACGATCAGGTCGTGAACGTTACCATCCACCCGTGCTTCGAACGAGCGACGGTATTGCGGCTGGTACGACGACGACTCCTGAATCATCAGTTTGGAAACACCAACATTGTTTTCGATAGCCATTTAAAATTCCCCCTTTGCAACCTTGATTACGAAATCAGCCAAGCGAATTCGGAAATTGCTTGGAATGAAAAAACTACGGTTTACTTCACTCCGGTTCATCTGCATCACCCATTCCCCAGGCAACGTCAGTGTCCAGTTTTGTTTACTGAGCTTCTTTTCGATACTTTCAATCTCCTGCTGTGCGACATTGGTTTGGTCTTGTTTCGCCTTGGCCGTCAAACGGCGCTGATACGGATACAACACGCGCAGTTCTTCCATCTGGACGTCAAGAATGCGGGCACGATGGTCAGGACCACCTCCCAAACTCATTTCATCCGACCGGGCCGTGGCAGCGGCTGCCAACTCTGGATAACCACGGTGCCAGAGCACCGCTTGGACGACACCCATCACTCCCATAATGGTTTCGTGGTTCAAGAGTTTCAGCGCTTGCGGTGACAACACTTTCTTCACCGCCATTTGCATGATGATCAACTGCTCATCGGTTGGAATCCCTCTGTGCAGTTGCCGCACCGATGAAATGGAGCGGTTCACCATTTTGAGATCAATGTCCGGGCACATTTGCTTGGCCATGACACTGGTCCGTTCTGCGTACACCTGGAACGCCGTGATGTTGCCTTGGGCGATTGCCACGGGTGTACGGTAGCCTTCGAGCGTGGAGAGATTGTTCTCGCCTTCGCTTTGGGTTCCTTCAAACTTCTTCTCCGAAATCGCACCACCGAAGCCGTTGTCGCTGTTCTTCAGTTTGTGCGCGATGTAATTGTACAGTACGGTGATGCATGAGGTGGTTGATTCCCGGTTAAAGAAATCCAAGCACCCCAGCTTCCGCACGACTACCACACCCAGCATCCATTCCGAATACTCTTCCGTGGACAGGCCCTTGCGCATGGCCGACATCTTGACTTGGTCGGGCTTGGTATTGAAGCGCACGTATTCACGCAGCTTTACCATCGCAGGGTGTTCGAAGATGTCCGATTGGTTCAGTAATTGGTACGCTTTGTATTCCTTGAAGTTCGTGCCCACCGGCCGCTGCACGCGGTAGATGTACGAGCCCCAAACAGGAATCATGCAGCGCACCATGATCGACATCGCGATCAACCACTTGTAGTCTTCCAGCAGGTACGTTCCTTCGCGCGGCTTCTTGCTGGTGTTGGCCGCGTCGTATGACACCAAGAGCTTGGGGTCATTGGTAGGGATGATCGCATTGCTGCGATAGTCGGCCCAGTTCTTGACTTCTTCGATGTCGTGCAGTTCAATCACGCGCGCCACCAGTGGGATCAAGGCACGGGTCAAGCTCTCGTATTCGTATCCTTCTGCCGAATGGAAGAGATCGTTGATATCGCGGTACACCGCAAATATCTGTTCTTGACGCGCTGCATTCAGACTTTCCCAATACCGATTGATCAATTCGTACGGATCAATCTTGGCAGCAAAGACCGACTTCTTGGCCTTGGTTGCCGTTTCCAGAAACTCGACCATCCAGTCCAGTTCTTCATTGTTGTGGACAATGGAGATGACAGCACGGTCTTCTTCGACGCTTTGTTTCTTGACAATGATTTTCAAATGTCTCTCCCTAAAAGACTCTGTTACCAGCTCAAGTACGTGATATGTGACTGTGAATTTTTTGTGTCGATCACACACCACTAGGCAAAAAAGCTGGATGGAAGAACCATCCAGCTTTTTTATGCCGACTACTATTTACTACACTTGCTTAGAAGGGGATGTCGACGTCATCGCCGCCGCCCCAGCCGTCGTTACCGCCGCCACCGCTGTTACCACCGTGGCCGCCACCGCCACCATTGCTGCCCCGGTAGTTATTGCCGCCGCTGTTGCCGCGGAAGTTGTTACCACCGCCGCCACCGCCACGGTTGTTCGGATCGAACGGAGGTGGTTCCTCGTAGTTGTCGGTCAGCAGCTGGGCGACAACTTTGCCCATGCGTTTCACGTACGACTTGGCGTAGCGCACCGAGATGACCGCGTCGGACACCGGCGAGCCGTCGGCGTTTTTCCAGTCGAAGAAGCCAGCCGGTGGCAGGAAGCGGAACACGATGACCGGGCGACCTTCTTTGAAGTGCTTGACGGTCATGCACATCACGCCATCCTTGTCCTTGCCGACGATGACGCTCGCCTGTGGCATCGGTTCGGACGAACGTTTGCCTTGCATGAAGACGTGATTTTTGCTGACCACGGTTTCGCGGCGACCCGCTTCCCATTCGGTCGCTTCCAGGATCGTTTCCATCAGCGTACCCCAGGTACCGAAGTCGAACGGCGCGATGATCTTGCCGTAGTCGGTGGTCTGGTCGTTCTCGGTCGGGCAACCGGTCTTGACGACGATGTGCGGATTCTGAAGGCTTTGTGGGCCGTTCTTCTTCAGCATCACCATCAGTTTCGACTTGCGCTTTTGTGCTTCGCCAGCAGCCGTCGGGCACGGTGCGGACAGTGCCAAGAACGGGTCGTCCAGCAGCGTCTTCGGTGCTTTTGGACGGTTGTTATTCTGTTGATAATCGGCCATGTGGCCCTCCTTGTGTTGTTGTGGTTATGGCGTTATCGGTTATACACATCATGAGTTGGACGTGTAATTTTTAACCCTGCGCCAGAAATCGCCTTACGACATGATGCTTCTCAGGACTTCGAGGGCATAGGGGTTCTTCAATTGGGCAATGCCAAACTTGATCTTTTCGTTGGTGGTAATCGCACTCCACCGGTATTGCGCGGCGATGTCCAGAATGTCTTGGCGCAGCTTTTTGTCAGCTGGCCGGAAGAATTCATTGTCACCGAAAATCTGTAAGAAGTCTTCCCGGAAGGGAATCATCGACAGACTCTTTCCTTCGTAGTATTTCGAGAACCATGCGGCACGTGGCTTAATCGCCCCGGTATGACTCTCCAGCAATACTAATTCCTTGAAGTCGGGATACGAGATCAAGTCGTACGCGATGTGGGTTAAGATCATCGCTTTGGTTTTGTGCTCCGGACGGAGTTTCAACCGCACCTTTCGAATGTTCCCTTCAGGGTGCATTTTCAATAACAACTCAATGCTGTCTTTGAGCGTGGCCGTAAACAACTTTTGCTTCACCGTGTTGTCACGGCGTGTCACGGCGTACGGATACTTCTTGTCGATGTCAGCGTAGTCGCTAACGTAATACACGATCTTCGTCATGCCGTTGGTGCGGTGCGTGATGATTTCGTGTATCTGCGCCATCTCGTCGTTCAGCGCTTCGGCAAAGGTTTCTGGCAAGACCGTGTCGGCCACCCCTTTGTCAAATGAACCGTACAGATTACGAAACAGCGTACGCAGATTAATCCAGAACTCTTCGTACTCCAGAATCGGAGCGGGGTCTTCTGGACGCTCGGGGTAAATTCCGAGTGCTGCTTCAATGGCCAATGAGGTGGCCACCGAAATAGGGAATTGGCCAGTCGTGCGGCCAGGGTAATCAGCTAATGACATTACAGCACCTCCTCAATGAAGCGCCGGGCAGCTTCCAATACCGCAGGTGAGGGTTCCTTATCGACCACTCGTTTAAGAAGCATTCCGCCTAGGTTATCTTTCGTTAATGCCGGGGCTTGGTACGACGTTTTTGGTTTGGCTCCGGCTTCCTCTTGTTTTTTCTTTTCTTTCCTTGCAATCTTCGACCAATTGAACGCGGGATGCCTGAGCATCACGTGCTGCATGTTCGAGAGCACCGGGTTGCCCACATCGGCTTCCACCCGGACGTACGAATCGACTGGTAAGTCCTTCACATACGCATCGATCTTGGCATTGGTCTCAGCTAAGTCCAAGCCCTTACAAGGTACCGTAATGAAACGCTTGGCACCCACATTCTCACGGAACTCCACATCGTACTCACCGTTTTGGTGAGCACAGATACGCAAGTGACCCTTTGCTTCTTCTTCCCCTTGGCGTAACCGGTCAAATGAACCCGGTGCCAAAATCCCTGGACGACCGTCGGGGCGATCAAAGCGGCTGTACGTGTGCACGTGACCGACCATGATAATTTCTCGTACCAAGGACAAATACGCGGCAGAATCATGGGTCTTGAACTTGTCCAACTCAACATCAAGCTGGTAATCAAATTGGCCATGCATCATGGCAAAGTCGACTTGTTCCAATCCCTTGGCACGCATGAGTTCGCGGACTTGGCTGAGGGTTTTTTCGGTGGACGGATTGGCCTCATCGGGTACATAGAGCATGGTTATCCCATATCGCTCTATGTACTCGATGGAAACAGTTTTCACGTATTTGAGGTCAGCGCCAATGTCGGCAATTGCGTTGATGTTCTCCCACAGCTGGGATTGCTCCCAATCATGGAGGGGCGTGCCTTTCAGCACGCGGACCATGATGTTGTGTTTCGCGGCCATCTTGAGGATGCGCGCGATCCACTCTTGGATGCGGGGAACAGCAGGGTCGGAGAGACTTCCGCGGGTATCGAAAATATCTCCGGTAAAACAGATCATGTCAATCTTGGGGGTCTCGACCGGATCGAGAAAGACCTTGTCCAAGTTGTCAATAATGAAGCCAGTTGCAACAAGGCGATGGAGGAAATGCAAATCGCCTATGTTCACGAAGCGTAGTTTAGGGCGCAACATCTTCATAGTCGAGGTCGATGGCTGGTTTGTTGGATGAAGTAGCAGGCGCATCCGACACGGCCAACAGACCATAGTGGGCGAGAATCTTCTTCCACGCAGCCACTGTTCCGGACACATCCGCACTACTCTTCATAGATGTTGTCCGCTTAGTTAATTCTTCCATCAGGTAGTTTTCAGCTACCTGAGGCAGGCTATTTTGGTACAGCTGCGCCTGCATCGTGACGTGTTTCAGGTCGACCGGCAGGTTAGTCGTCATCGGTGCGATCAGCTGGCTTTCGATCATCGGCGGTACCGTGAACAGCACTTTGCGGGTGGCGTCGTCGAACACTTCGACTGCCGAGTGGGGCGAACCGGCGTAGGTGATCCAGTTACCAGGGCGAATGTCCGGATAGCGTTCGTTGGGCTTACCAAGGAACATCGGCAAGAATACTTCGCGGAAGATTTGCTCGGACAACTGCTTGGGCGCTTCTTCACGCGGTGGCGAACTGATCAGGCTACTGGCAATACCTTGGATCATTGCCGAGCGTTCTTCGATCAGTTCTTCACGCACGTTGGCGGCGGTGAACGCCACTTCCCCTTGGGTTGGGTTAGACATATTCTTTCCTTTCTTGTGTGGTTACGAGGTGATCCCGTATTCCTTGATTTTCATGGTCTTTTGGTACTTGCCGTTCAGGCCGTAGAGCAAGTTACCAACGGTGTAGCTTTTATCGTCTTGCGTGAACGAAATGTACAGGCGCAAAACAAAGCGGTTATCGTTACCTTCTGCGATCGGATCGAGCGAGGTCGTCACTTCGGTGTTATCGAAATGGCGACCAAAGAGATCGAGGTAAGCTTTACGTACTTCGTCGCAGAGCTTACCGAGGTCAGCGCTATATTGATCAAACAGCCACGCAAGGCTGGTTACAGCACCGCCGTAAAGCGCGGTCTGGCTTTTGTCAGATGCTTGGGCGTGTGCCATCAACGCATCGGCTTTCTCGGCAGGCGTTTTCAGGTAGCCAGCCAGAGAAAGGGTAGCAACATCATTTTGTGGCATGGAAGTAGTCCTGTAAGGAATTGGAAAAGCGAAGTCGACTCATAGAATCGAGCAAAAAAAGAAATCCCACCGACCCGTAAAGGTAAGTGGGACTTCTCTTGGCTCCTTACAGCTGATCGCCGAACGGAGAGACTGGATCGTCTTTGCCTGCAATGACTGCCGCCTCCACGATGTCCCATGCCGAACCGATCGTAAACTTCATATCGGGATTCACATAGTCCACCGCTGGGCGTTCTTCACGCGCATCGCAGTAGTACGATTGGGTCCAGCCATGTTCCGGATGATCCATCACCAGGCCGTCGGTAATCAGACGGTAATCCCGGTGGTCCTTGCCAATCACATCGCCGTCCAGATTCTGGTACGTCCCTTCAAACGCACAGCATCGTTGGTCAAGCATGAGTTGGCGGATGGTTGGTTGTGCCATGATCCAGCGGTGCATGACCTGCGGCGACTGTTGCACTTCAGCCACCGTTTCCAGATCACGGAACTCGTTCTTCTGGAACATGTTCTTCACCTTGCGGAGCACGCCACTGCTAAAGCGCAACGCTTCGGCACCCGTCACGTATTCAAATGCTTTCCGGCCTGTTTCGAAAAAGTGCCGTCCTGCATCGGTCAGGATGTTGCTCGCATTACTGAGCGTTTCCTGAAACCTGTTCTGTAGAAACTGAACCGTGTTGGGATTCTTTTGCGCATACGCCAAGACGCTAAACTCGTCGTGTATGCCCAGATTCATTTATTCCTCCTCTTTTCTTAATCCAGTGTCGGAATCAACGCCATCTTCTGTTGTTGTTCTTCCGTCAATGGTTCTTCTTCCCAATGTAACCAATTGGCCATGGTCGCGATGACTGTCTTCGGGATGGACAGGTTACGTGACAATTGCCGTACGCCATCCAGGCCGCACGCACTCATGTGAGGTGCCAGTCGTGCCAACTGGTCCGTCGACATATGGTCGATTGACAACGTGCCGTTTTGCTGGTCGCCGTCGAAGTCGGCATTGAAGCCCGTCACCGACAAGATACTCATCGACACCGTTGGAATCTCGGCGTCTTGTGGTCGTGCTGCACTGCCTTTCACTTTCGTGATAAACATTGCTTGCGCAGAACCACGTTCCAAACTCGGGTTACGTTGGAACACCACGGGAATGCCTTTGTACGGGCTCTCGTCGATCAATTCCTTGAACAACTGGTCCAGCACGGGGTGCCATTTCTGGGCGTACTCGTACAGGAGATTGTTGATCTCGTAATTGTTCCAGCCCATGCGCAGCAACTTGTTGGTCAAGTGCAGCGAGAGGACGGAGACACCAATGCCCCACGACACGTGGATTTCGTCGTAAGCGTGGATGTCGGTCAACGATGCAATCACGCCGCGGAAACTGAAGTGCGAGCGACTGCCGAACACGTGCTTCCTGAACCAGCCTTCTTTCGGCGACAACCGATCCCGGTAAATGTCGTCGTAGAACGTGCAGAGACTGTTCATCATCTTCACGGTCAGGATTTCTTTCTTGGCCGGTTTCAGGCCGTTCAAGTCCGAGTCGATGTTGGTCATCATGTTTACTGCATTGATGAGACCGTTCATCGTCATGTCCCCGTACTCACCCAGATTCGTGTTCTCCAGCACGAACAGCGCGCGGTTCGGTACCGGCAGATGTTGGGCAAAGAGTTCCTTGCGGTACTCTTGGATCAGGAACGGGAAAGCATCGAACTCTTCTTTCTTTTTCGTGCCCTTCTTAAACACCTTGAGACTGAGCAAGCCCTTCATCACGGCGTCAAAGTTGTTCACGAAATTGTTGTAACCGCGTTCTTTCATCACCGCGCGACAGATGGCATCGACTTGCGGCAGTTCCTGTGGCATCTTCACCGATGCTTTGTACGTGCGGTCGCACAGGTACTGAATGACGCAGAACCCCTTCAACTTGAACCGTTCCAGACACATGATCCAGAAGTTGGGATTCGGCAGGGCAACAACACCTTTCGGTGCGCGCATCCAAACCAGCGGTTCGAGTTCTTGCTCCAACTGGTTTGTGACGTGTGTCCCGCATTTGGGACAGAGAAATCCCACCAAGCCTTCCGCGTACGCCCCCGTGGTCTCACCGCAACCACACGACGGGATGTTCGACAGAAAGTCGGTTGAATCGTAACGAGTACACAAAAGCTTCTCGATGTTCTTCCGATCCTCTTCCGTGGCATTCCGGAGATCATTTAAGATCACCTTCGTACGACGGTTGTGTAACCGGAATAAGTTATCGAAATTTTCAAGCTCAACGCCGACGCCCAATGTTCTCTCCTGACAGTGTAGATAAAACTAGAAAAAAATAAGAGACCCCGAAGGGTCTCTTATTCTACACAACTACAACCTTGCGGTCAGGGATTAACGCCAGCCGCCAGCGTACTGGTTGCCCGAGACAGCGCCGGTGTTGTTGTTCGGCGCGTAGGTGCGGCTGTACAGCGTCGACGAATCGGACGTGGTCAGGCCGGCAGCGAAGTCGCCGACAGCGCGGTCCATGGTACCGGTATCGAGGAAGGTGCTGCCGGTCAGCGGCATGGCTACGCCGACCTTCTCGACTGCTTGCACCAGGGTGTCGATGAACAGGCCGGTGAACGACACGCGGCGCGCTTGGCCGGTGATGACCAGGTTCGGGAACACCTTCTTCAGGATTTCCAGACGTGCTGCCATCCGTTGGGCTTCCGGGTAGGAAGTCTTCAGGAAGGTGTCCGAGAAATCGCGCACCAGTTCCGGCGCGTTGGCGCCGACCAGGTTCTGCATCGCGACGTAGTCGGCCGTACGCAGGTCGACCACTTCGCCGCCCACTTTGGTGTAGTGGCCCAGGTAGATGTTCTCACCCTTTTGCAGCGTGATCTTGCCGTTGGCCGGCCACAGCTTTTCGAACTCGCCGTTGGTCATGTTGTTGACCGCGTTCAGGATGGCCTTGATCGCGCCTTCGTCGCCATCGTCCGCGGCCGCCAGGGCGCCGTTGTACGAGGTGTCCGGGCCACGCAGCGAGACGTCGACTGCGAAGACAGGGTTGCCTTCGTGGAAGATCGCCTTCAGGTAGGTCATCAGGTGCGCGTTCGTGAACGAGTCGGCCTTGAGGTCGATCGGCATGCCTGGCTGCGAAGGATCGCCGCCGAAGTTCACCTCACGGTTCAGGGCACCGAAGTCGCGCATGTCGATTTCGTTGGCCGGCAGGCTGCGGTTCGGCAGGGCTGCTGCCATCCACATGCCGCGGTCACGGATCGCCACGGCCGAAGCCAGTGCCAGCATCTGGCCGCCCAGGGTCATCAGACGTTCAGCTTGCAGCATGGTCAGGACCACGCGTGGGATGAACTTCTTGTACATGTCCGGCGTGGTCTGGCCGAAGGAAGGCAGGCCGGCGATCTGCGCGGTAGCCATTTTCGGTTGGTAGATCACGTCGAGGAACGCCGAGGTGGTCGCCAGGCGGGTGCCGCCAGCCGCGCCGAAGCCAGGGATTTCCGACTTCTGGATCGGTTCCGAGATCAGGTCGATCTTGATGTCGGAGCGCACCGGTTCGTGGAAGATGTTCTGCACCGAGCGAGCGTCGAAGCTCAGTTTCGATTGCAGGGCATCGGTGCCGCCCACGAAGTCCTTCAGGTTCAGCGGACGCACCATGCCGGCGCCGGTTTGCAGGGCCAGGGCCGCGGCGTAGGTGGCACGGGTAGCCAGGGTCTTGACGCGCTGCGGGTCGCTCAGGTTTTCGGTGAAGTGCTTCGGCACCACCATCGCGATCGATTCGAACACGTTGTTGGTCTGGAAGCGGTTCTTCACGATTTCCATGATGGTCTTGCGGACCTTCGGCTGGTCAGCGTCGCCGGCCGTGTGCAGGATTTGCACTTTGCCGCCTGGGGCGCCTGGCACGTAGGCTTCGGACATGCCGATGCTGTCGATCGAACCTTCGAGCAGCAGGGGCTGGTAGCCGACGCCGGCTTCCTTGTTGTTGCGCAGCTGGGTGGCGACGATCAGGTACGAAACCGGCACGTTGTTCACGCCGTCGTTGCGTTCGACCGGGATCAGGGTGGTTTCGACGGCGCCGGTGCCTTGCTTGTAGCTGTCCAGCAGTTCTTGCATGACGCGCTGGAACTTGGTCAGCACTTCGCCGGTGTTGTTCAGCGGGATCGGCGTATCGATGTCGAAGCCCAGGGCCGAGAAGCCGCGGGGCGCGTTGTTGGTGTTGGCGGTGAAGCCGCTGTTGGTGTTGGCGCCGGTATTGGTATTCTGGTTCTGGTTGCCTTGGGAGCCGGTCACGCCAGCTTTGCTCAGTGCGGCGCCCAGGTTGCCTTTTTGGCCGTTGTCTTCAGTTTTCAACATTTTCATTTCCTCTTTTTAATTAACGGTGATGTTTGCGCAAACAAACGTTAGAGCGGGCGACTTTATTGTCGCTGACTCATGTAGGTTATATGTGTCCATGAATATTTTCATTCGTGGGCATCATAACTCCCTTTACTAGAAAGCCACCCTTGGGTGTGACCCCAAGAGTGACGGTTGAGACCGATGAAGTCTTTTCCTATAACATAGCAGTATGCTAGTAAAAAAATAGTTCACTGTCTTCTTTCAGTGCTGCTTTTGATGATCCATGTTATGTGTTGTGCTCATCTAACGACTGGACAATCCCCCATGCGTACTCTGTTTAATCTCAAACCACCAAGTCAATACGGTGTGTTGCGCTCCGTTCACTGGCCTTATGTGCGAGATGGACTCAGGCGTAACCTCGAAGTCATCCTCCGGTACCACCGGAAGAACCCCCAAGCAGTAAAAGGTTCGCATTTCTTGGTGCGGCTTTTAGGTGCTATTACCATACCGCACGCGCTCAATTTAGACCGGTACTTTGAGAACGTGGACGCTGGTACATTCAATACCGCAAACGCGTTAAAATTAACATCACCTGTTTCTAAGGGTGTTGTTTTCAAGGGCATCTTCTATGGTCCGGGTTGCCATGAAGTCATCATTGGCCACAACGAACTGTTCGATATTGTCGATGCTGACCGTAACTGGATGAATCTGCAACCGATCCAAGTGTTGCGGCATCCACGTTCGGACTTGATGATGAATATCCCGGATGGCACGCCTACCGGTAGTGAAACCGGGTTGGCCGTCATTAGTATCAACATCCCAATGCTGGCGATCATGTACCGCGCGTTTTGTCGGTACGAAGAAGAGGCAGCGCCAGAAGGTGGCCGCTTGTCAGTGTACCACTTCATCCGGATGTATGTGCTCCCCAACATGCTTGCTTCGCATTTGGATGTGGCGCTCTTTAACCGAATCGACAACTTGCAAAAGGGTGCACCACTCGGCGAGAGTAAACAAGCGCATTCGTTTGCCTTGCCAGATTACAGCAAGAAAGTGACGGAAGTGCACCTGGAACTCTTGGAGTATCTGCACAAGAAACGCCAAGACTTCTTGGGTGTCTTGTACACCATCCCCGGCGCAGTCAAACCGAACATGGCGCAGGTCATGGAAATGCCCGACGTCGCACCCACGAGCCAAATCACATGGGCCTTGGTGCTCGCGCGCCTGCACGTGGTAACGTTCTTGTTCAAGTCAGTTGGTGAACGTTTGCATACCCAGAACCAAGTCGAAGTCAATGCGATTCGACGCGCGATCATTTCCTACCGTTCGACGAGTGTCTTCGGTTCAATCTTACCAATTGAAGACCAGATCGACGCGGAGATGATGCTGGACGACATCTTCGACAAGAGCATTGTGTCTGCGGCATAAAAGCTAAAACGAGCGTCCAGTGACGGATGCTCGTTTTATGCCGGATGTTCATTTTTCACTGATCTTTACCAACGCCCTCGCCATTTCCAGCAAAGCAAACACAGCGGCAGCAAGTAACCACACCAATGCCCATTCCTTATTCAGATTACCGATGTTAAAGCCAGCAGCCCACAACATCACGATAGCCAAGATTTGGTAGGGTGTCATAGGTGGATTCCTTTATAGTTAGTTAGCCGTCCCGGCGGACACGCAGTTCTGCTTCTGGCGACAACTGGTGACTGTCGACCAACGCACGGCGCTGATCGTAGCTGATGCGGGGATCGAATGCACTTTGCATCTTGGTCACAGCCGATACCGGCGGGGTCAAGCCGATTTGACTGACATCGACCCTGCTTTCTTTCGAGTCGCGGATAATACGCATGATGAACCTTTCTGATTACGTGGACGGGTGTTCTTTATGGTGGGCACTATACACAGCCATACCATACCGCGTACACGCCAGAAGGCGGACCGCTATTGTTTTTGTCCATCGTCTTTTCCTTTCGGTACGAAGTGGTTCATGTACAACTCTGCCCACTGCGCCGTACGCTTATCGAGTACGGTCTTTTCTTTCATGGTGGCATTCAGCTCCATCAGTTCCTGGACAATGCATGACAGTCTGGCGGCGAGGAACCCGATTCCGATCACGATTGCGTCAAGCTTGTCACCTTTCATCGCAGTCCCGTACAACAGACCGAGAAAGAAAATGTCGCTCCAGAAAAACTTCTTAACCGTAAAACCGCCCCAAGTAAAGAACTTCTTCTTGGGCGGCTCGTTTTCCACAAAAGTGATCTTCATTCTACGCTCCGTCTGGACCTTTGTAGTCATCCCTGACACGAATACTTCCATAGTTCTCCGTGTAACCCGGTTCACCGAAGCACGCCATTTTCCAGCGTGGCAGTTCGTGCCGCTCCGGCGTCTTCGGTTTATTGCCCGACTTATGTTTGTCTGTCTTGATGTGTTCTTCGCTGGTAGGTTGCATGACTAATTCTTCTTAAGGTGGTGTTTTTGTGGAGAACGAAACTTCACGGTTGGCGGCGGAAAGGATACCGGACAATAGATGGTCGCCTCACCTTTTTCCCAAGCACGTTTAAACGCATCCGTGAATTCAGATTTGGATTTGGATGCCGACAATTCCGATTTCAATTCATCACTAAAATGGAACATGGCTATTTCCTTTTCATCGGGTGATGTTTCTGGGGTGAGCGAAACGACGGAGGTTGACGTACGACCATGCCGGTTGGCGACCACGGCACGACTTCCCAATGGGGTCGAGTGTGAAGGTCTTTGTAGAGTCGATCGATCACGTCGTTATGTGGGATCGCCACGATGCGCATTTTACTGACACGGGTCATATGTCCTCCTTATCAATAGTCGTCCGAAATCAGACGCGTCAGTCGGTCACCGCCTGAGAAATACATCCCCAAAGTTTGGAGGATGATGTAAAAGACCTTAACCGTGTCCATCACAATGCGACGGTAGTCGATCATCTGGAAGATTTCATCCGGGATACCAGATTGCGCCACCACGGCTTGTGGCAACTGGAAGGTCGTGATGGACTTCATCTTGCCAGTGCGTTCGATGTACTTTTCCATACGCGCCGCCAGTTCTCGGTCTTGGAAGCCGGCAATCCATTCCCGTACTTTCACGCCGGACGACAGATCGACCGAAATCTTCAACACAGCGTACGGTGGTTCTTCCGAGAAGCCATACTTCGGTGCAAAGACTTCTTGCCAGAAGGTGTGGTGCTTGAATGGAGAGTCTTCCTTGTCGAGCTTGTACGCTTCCGAGTTCTTGATCTGGGTCGACTTGAAGTAATCCTCGTCGCCGCGCTTGATCGTTGCAATCACCCGCCGTTCGATTTCAGCCACCCGCTTAACCATTGTGAGCAGATTGATCTTCTTCTCCATCATCACGAGGTCCATGATGTCACGCATCATGACGGCCGCTTCCTTCATGACTTCTTTGGAAACGTTCGAAGACTTCAGGTGCACGCCTTTGATTTCTTCTTGCAACTTGGCAAAAATCTGCCCTTCCTGAATCGACTTGACCGCGTAGTAGTGCTTAGCCACCTGGGTCGGTACAAACACGTCGAAGTAGTACTCGTTCTTCATGGCAATTTGGAACAAGCGCTTTTGCTCGATACCGAAATTCGCCGACATCTTAGCAAGCAGATGTGTAACCGTTTGCGATGCCAAGAAAATCATGGTGGCACCGATGGCTTTACATTTGGGATCAAAACCTGGACGGCCCTGGTGCCACATGACCCAATCCTGAACGGTAAAGATGGTGGAGTCAGTATCGGACACGAGGGCCACACGGCGGATACTGTCGGGCAGCTTCGCCAAAGAAGCCGGAACGTTCGAAGTAACCCAAAACGCTGAGATTAGGTCTTCGTATTCTACCAGAACATGGGCAATATTGGCGGTAGTTGCAGCAATAATGCCGTAGACATCGTTTCCTTTTAGGTTGTGGTAAGGCGGTTCTTGATTCTTTTGTGGATTGACAGCAATAATGATGTCGGCACAAATCGATCCTGCCAGATTGAGATAGTCGCCTCGTGCCTTCTTGATCACCGCTTCGGCTTCGGCCGCAGGCAAAGGTGTTTCGACACGGCGTGACAGTTTATCCAAGAAAGTCCGCACCATTACTTGGTTGTGCTTCATCAGGTGGTACATGTCGCCCGTGTAGACAAAAGCAGCACGCTCAATTGGGGTTAGCTTTTCCACCAAGACTTTGATACGGGCCAACTGTGCAATCGCATGCGGCCAGTACATGTTGGTCGAGTACGTGATGCACGCCATCGTGTCTTCCACGGTCGGGTACGCGATGTCGTACTTTTCCATCACTTGACGGATTTTTGTGTAGTCGCTGTGGTTGACGATCGAGACGATGTTGTTCAGTGCTGTTTGCGGCGACCAGTAATGACGGTTACCGGCGACAAACTTCTCATTATTGACGTTCCCGTAACCCGAGGTAACACGACAGGTCGAAGTCAAGGTGCTGTGGCCAGTCGGGTTGTACATCGGCGTCGACGGCGTAACGTGTGAACCAGAAATGGCATTGTTACGAATTTTGCGACTATTCTGTTCGATCTTCTTCAAGACCTTGGTCGCTGTGTCGCCGGCAGCATCGGCGGCGAACATGGCCTTTTTAGCTTTACTACGCATCGCGACGTTATCGTCGATGTAGTCGACGAGGAGCGACTGTTTCTTCGACGGGTGAATGTACGTCGTAAAGGTAGCAGCAATCAGTTCTTGGTTCTTGATCGCTTCGTTCAAGTAACCCAAGAAGCCCATGGCGCGTTTGACACGGTCACCATTTTCTTGGCGGAACAGGAACATGGCTTGTGGGTCTTTAAACTCGAACTTGCCACCGGGTGCCATTTCACGCTGGATGTAATTGGCACAGTACTCTTTGGTGCGGGTGCGATCAGTCATGATCGAGAGGTACATCGCTGCATCGTCTTGATAATGACCCATGGGGTTGATGTCCCGCTGGTATTCTTCGGCAGGCAAGACAAAGGGATTGTGAGCAAGAACGTTCATGGTGGTGCACTCCGTATTGGTATCACAACATGATGCGGTCCGGTATTTTTCTAAAAGAAACCAAAAAAAGAACGTGCGGCATAAAAGAAAAAAAGAAGGACGAGACCCGAAGGTCCCGTCCCCAAACGCATGTTACACAAACTACGTCACCCGTAAACGTGTACGCATCAATCCGCCGAAAAGAGGGTAAACAGCAGAGCGCAGTACGCCGTCCATCACAAGGAAGTCACCTGTTGAAGAAGGAATGGCAGGTGACTCGGGCATGCGACGGTGTTTGTTGGTCGCCTTCATGCGGACAAAGGTTTCTTAACTCTTGACAAGGGAGAGTACTGCGCTGGAGCCAAGAGTTAAGCAAGCGGGATCGACCTAACCCCTCTCACTACTCATAACCATGGGGATACCTAGTAAAAAAATTTGTCTTTTACTTTGTTTACTCGGCCAGGCTGATTTCGAAGTCCATGAACTTACTGGCGAGCAGGGCATTGCGCAGTCGTGGCAGATCGCTCGCACTGATGTTGCCGACCTTGATGTTGTAATTGCGCGACGTCACCAGCTGGATGCTGTCTTCCTTGATCCAGGGGATACCGATGACCACGACTTCACCCATGGCCGTCAGGAACTCGATGTAGCTGTACGCGGCCGGATCGTTCGGGGTACCAGGTGGCAGTTGGTTAAACACCTGTGCATGCAGTTCGCGCGTCGGGCACTGGGCCCGGATCGCGCTGCGTTCACTCATCTCGGCGGACAAGATGGTCACGTTCTTGTAACTGGAACCCAGAATACCGGGTGCCCAGAGATCGAACGAATACACACTGTTGACTTTAAATGGCGTCATGGGGATTTCCTAAAGAAGAAGGTCGCTATCCACTGACGTAATCAAGTACCATGATGTCCGGGTGGATGTTGCGTGGGGTATAAGGAATGGTGCCATCGAGATCAACCAGATTTGCGTTCACCAGGAACTGGTAGAACTTGACGGTGATTTCGGTGGCAGCCAAACTCAGTTTGTTTAGACTGGCTGGGTCTTGATCCCAACGTTTGTCTCGCATAAGATGGGTGTCCGGCCAAGTGGCACCGATATGCTGCATCACATGCGCCCACGGGTAGTTCATTAAGCCATAGACCATCTGTCGAATCAATTCATCGAAGTCTGCCCGTTGGGGCAGATTCGGTGCAAAGTACTGCTCGAAGATGGCGTAGTACTGGGGGATGTTGACAATGACGTTAAGCGGGAACTTGCGGCTCATCGTCACCTCGCGTAAACAAGATGTGCTCCAGCACAATGTTCTCGTTGGCCATGCACTTGTAACTGTACATGAGGCGGTTGTTCTGGTACGCGCCGATACGTTGCAAGACACGCACCAAGTGCATGCCGAGGTTCACAAGAAAGCGGGTGTACTCGACCACCTTGGAGATATCGCGGTCGCCCATGGCTTCTTGGACGATCTGCATGCTTTCGTATTGGAGCGACAGCTCGGCGTCTTTCTTAAAAGCGATGACTTGGAGAATCTCGGGCAGGATTTTGTCCATGTCTTCAATCCAGTAGCTCTTGAGGACGCGTGGCGATGCATGTTCTCCCTCGTAGAAGGGCAGCATCGATTCACGCAGTTCTGACACCACCGCCCGTGTATCGAGGATGATGTGCGATGGTGCTTGTTGCTTCTCGTTTCCGGGTAAGGTAAAAAGTGCCATGATGGATGGATTTCGTAAAAGTGAATGGGAACTGACCGTCAACATAGGCATGGTGGTGGAGCAGTTTATTTCTAATTGCACCTGCCAACTTGAGCATGGACGAATAGAGACGAGTCAAGGCATCAGGTTCATACTGAATATACATGTCATCTGACTGGATATACATCTCTGCCAGTCGGTAGATGTCGCGTTTATCCAACCCGTCAACATTTAAGACATCGATCAACATTTCCATGATGCATTCAGTGGAAATACGCGGTAGATCAATATCGATCGTCTCCGCAAGGAATACATTGACCTCATGTTTACAATCCAGAATAAAAGCATTTTTCATGAAATTCTCCAACTTACCACAGCACGGATGCCATGGTAAGTGTTCTTAACAAAGATGGAGCGGTGGGGTGGCCACCAGGTGCATGGGTGATTCAGGGTCTTCCACCAAATGAATGATGAGTGTACTGTTTGTACTCAACCCATATTGACAACGTTCGATTTCCGCGAAGTAAATGTCCGGCAAGGCACCGTAAATGATGGCCAAGGTGTTGTTCAGGAATTCGCACTTGAGTTTCAAGATCAACTGCTGTGGCAGGCCGAGTTCACGGAGCCATTTGGTCGATTCAGTTTCCTCATCTTGGATGTAACTAGAGAGGTGGTACTCCTTGAAAATCTCGTACAGCATCGCTTCAATGAAGGGCACGAACATCTCGGTGCGGATCATGACGAGCGGCGGAGAAATCCACTGGGGATTCTTAGCAACGCTTACCGCCCAGTCGTAGTAGTCTTGCACGAGCACGGCCACAGGACCGGCCAAGTTCAGCAAGACGGTCCGGCGCTTAACCATGGGACTTCCTTAGTAATCGATGTCGGTACCGGTCAACAGGTGCCAGTTAGCGATGCGGTAATCGACGCTTTTCGAGAGCTTGACCGACAGGGGTTCCAGGAACTCCATGAAGTGCACAGTCCACACATCGCCGTCGACGAACGAGACCATTTTCTGGAATACACCTGCGAGGCATGCCAACATGTCTTCCAACAGATCAACCAGGATGGTGGCATGTTGCTCGTCGTCGAAATCACCGTACTCTTGCTGAATCGCTGCTTGGGTTGGGGCGTTCAAATACTTGAGCAGGATGTCGTAGTCGCGCCTTGCAGGAGGCCGAGCGCCACTCGCGGGCCAAACTTGGAGTGCTGCCAAGCGGTTGTCCATCAGTTCGTAGATCAAACTGATAGCTACTGCCGGTAAGTTCGGGGTGTTCGACAGCAAAGGTACATGGCGCCGGGCGATCACGCATTCACCGACTTCGTTGTACACCGCACTTTCGATCATCTCCAGATCGAGGTATGTCAGCGGCACCTCGGCCTTGGCGGTTTCGCCGACGGGCGAATCGCTGATGACCATTTGACGATAGTGCTGGTCGGGCACCATGCGCGGCTTGATTTCATTGCGCACATAAATCCCGGACGGTGGCGGAATGAGATGCTTCGAGAAGCAATCATCAAACATCACCGCAACAGGCAAGATGTCGATGATGTGAATCTTCTTGATGGGATAAGTATCGGCCATTATCGTTGGTGAAAATTCTTTAAGTTAGTGACATACCCAATGCAGACGACTGTGCTGGACCTTAGGTGGACTTCTATTTCAGCAGTGTCATACAGGCGGGGCGCTTTAATGTAGTGCGTGAAACAAGACTGGAGTGGGAACGGCAACGCTTCGTTGAGCGCTTGGTACGCGTTCTCAAACTGGTACGGGAGCAACGCAAAGCAGTTATGCTCGTACAGATTATACACCTCCAGCATTTCACGGCGAATCCACCACAGCATGAATTCGTCTTGGTCAATCTGGTACTCGGTAAGAATGCGGGTAAGTTGGGGTTGTAATTCAGCGATTAACGCAGACAAGCCTTGTATGAGCCATGCGCCTACTTTCATTGTTTTTCCTTCGACATGGGTGCCCCTCTATAAGATTGACGCATTGTGTTTTTTATTACACGGCATAAAAGGTTTCCTGTAACCCCTCGCAAGAAGAGTAGCAGGAAACCTTATCGCGGCAATGTTCGACGCACATCTTTGTACGCAGTACGGATGACCGTATTGACGTACTTTACCAAATTACGATTGGTTTCCGTTTGGCTACCAAAGGTAAGGGTATCGCAGTAGTTACCAAAAGAATTACCCATAGCAATGGAAATCAGTACTTGGTATTCATGTGGAAACAGCGGCACCACGAGTTCGTCGCCTTCGTAATCGACTACCACGAGGAGTGATGGCGTAATGATGATTTTCATTAGATTGCCATTTTGCTTTTGAATGCAAACGAAAAGTTCTTGCCGTCGTACGCAACGTTACTGATGGGGTAGAGGCCAGCATAAAGCACGCCGTTCGCGACGACACTCATGGTGTAACTGTGTGGATCGGTTGCGATAGGACTCTTGGCCAACTTGGGGTCTGGGTTACGGATGAGTTCGGTAATCCACAGTCCCATGGTGCGCCCAAACAGTTCTTTGAATTCCGGACGCACTTGGCAGGTGAGTCGCGTTCCTTCTACCATGTTTGGCACAAAGACAGGCGACATGGCTTCGAAACACAAGCGGATCATGCGCTTGAGTTGCTGGTGCGTACTTGATTCGGTCAGGGCGGTCGGATAACGAAGGATGATGTGCTCTCCTTCTTGGTGAACAACGCCTGTAACTTTTCCCACGATGGTACTCCTAAAAAAGGTTGGTGTGAGGGGGGAGTTCGTGACGGCACTAGATGCATCGTGGCTGACGCCATTCTGCGGCACGGATTATGTACTCCCACCTCACTAGATCATTGCAGCCATCCCAAGGCTCGACTTTATCCATCCCTTACCCTCTCTGAAGGTAAGCGGTATGTTCCGGTTCGGCAAACGTGGGCTCGATGGTCTGCGATCAACTGCCACCCGGCGGGTGCAGGTTGTCAACGGTTTATACCAAGCGACTCTATGGCTTGGCTTAAATGGGGGCCTAAGCTCCAGCTCCCTGTCGTACAGTCACGGGACTTCTTCACTCCCACAACGACGAACTAGGGCCGATGAATGCTTTTCCTTACAGGTACCCGGAACCTGTGGATCGGCGCCATTGGCGATAGTGGTCATTGGCTGGTGCCTGGCGTTTGACCGGACGCCGGCGTGGGTGGGCATGGTACCCTCAACCGGGCGTGATATCACAGCCGGGTCGACTTCCCAATCGTAAGACGCATACGCGGGTGTAACACTCCGCGAAAGCGCCTCCGCGAGAAGAGTGGCAGGAGGCTGGAATCGACGATCTTCCACGATATCTTCCGATACCTCTTCAGAGTCGGCTCCAATGACGGACATCCCGGCCAACGTAACGGCGGCGATTAACGCCATCCGACCTGAACGGGACAAGCTGCCTCCACCAATGATAGCCACGCGCCTCGAATCAGTCGTCGACGACGATTCCACGCTTGGTGGCTTTCGTACCGGCGACCGTCTTGTTGACGATCGGGGTGTCGACGATGGCTTCGCGTGCCTGGTTGATATCTGCCAGACGGCCTTCCAGTTCGTCGAGCACGTGCTTGAAGCGACCCGTGCTGAGGACGAAGTGGATCGGTGCGCGGCCGATCACGATCTTGTCGGCGTCTGGCGAGATGCGGCCGACGACCTGGTATTCTGGCGTCTGCTCGATTTCGTGGTTCGAGGTGGCGGTCGCCAGCGTGGCCACGCTGATGATGTTGCCGGTCTGGGTGACTTGGTCGTCGCCTTCGAACATGCTCAGCTGCGCCAAGCGGGCGCCGTAAGCGGTGGTCTTGTTTTCGTTGAAGTGCAGCCAGTTGTACAGGTCTTGAGGATCGAGGCCGTGGTTCAGGCCCGAGAACAGGACGCACAGGGAGCCGACCAGGGCCACGATGGCTTCGTCGACTTTGGCGCGCGGCGTGGCGACGCTGTTCTGGAAATAGACGGTGTTGACCGGACGGTTGGTGTCTTCGGCCACGTTCATCAGCGTGCGGATGTGGTTGCGGGTGTTAGTGATTTCACGCTTGTCGGCGGTGGTGCCGACGACGATGACGATCACATTGTGGCCCGATGCCAGCAGTTCGTGGGCGAGGGTCGAGACCATCGGCGCACCGGAGCCGCCTGAACCGGACGACAGGAAGATGTTCAGGGTTTCCGACGGCTTGAATTGTTGCAGGATCGCCTTGGCGTGGGCGTCGATCGCTTCCAGGTGCTGGCCTTGGAACTTGCCGGAACCCTTGGCGTTCGGCAGGAAGAAGCAGTTGTCCGGGCTGATGTTCGGGTAGATCGCGTCCGAGTCGCTGGTGTCACCATACGCGATGTCGAGCGCAGCGGCGCCAGGGATACGGCTGTCACGGAAGTTTTCCAGTTGCGAGCCCGTGTTAAAGCCGACGCCGCCCATGGCATACAGGCGTACGGTATTCGTTTTCTTTTCGTCGTTCATTTCTTGAGTCCTCTTTTATTGATGTGCTGCACTTGGTACATAACCTAGCTCAGCACTGTTAAAAAATAATGTTTATAAAGGCGAATCGTATGTCAGCCTCATGTAGGTAATATGTGTTCAAACATTTTTAGGAGGGTCCATGAACCCCATTCATAAAGCGCTGGACGAAGTGCGGCGGGAGATTCCTGACGACATCTTAAACGTGGCGTTCAAGCCCCAACTCCACACCACTTGGGGACAAGCACCAGTCTCTCTGGAAGAACGGATCATGCACGAAGTGATCCGGCCACGGGTCTTGATCGACTGCAACCTGATGGGGGGCACGGAAGCCTACATCGATTTGCGCGGATTGCAAATTGACCGTACGGAAGACTTCACCACGATTTACCGGATTCCGAAAACCAAGACCCAGAATCGTTCGATCATCTCGGTACGGAACATCACCTTTACCAGTCCAGATTCCTTGAATGCGGCCAGTGTTGGCAACAACATGGGTGGCTCGGCCCTCATGAACTTGGGCCAAGGCATGATGGATGCCCACGGCAACATTCCGAACATCTCGACAGCTCGGGTACAGCTCATTGGCGAAAACGTGGTGGCGGTACGTGATCCGACCCTGATGCCGGGTTACTGCTACCTGCGTTGCATTCTCGCCAATGACGAGAACATGGCGCACTTGCAACTGAAGAGTTACGGGCGCTTCTGTGAACTCGTGATCTACGCCGTCAAGTCTCACATCTACAAGGAACTTTGGCTCAAGATCAACCGCGGCGAACTGGTCGGTGGTCAAGAACTCGGTGAATTCAAAAACATCGTGGGTGAATACAAAGAGTGCAACGAACTCTACAAGACCTTCCTGCGCGAGAAGTGGGGCAAGATTGCGATCATGAACGACACTGAATCGTGGACGCGTATGCTCAAGAAACACATCGGCGGCCATCGTTAAAATGGCGGCATAAAAGAGCTGGGACACACCCAGCTCTTTTTCCCCTTATGCCGGGATGTCGTACTTCTGGAACACCTTCTCGACGTTCTCGGGATTGTAGCCCCCTTCGGCCAGCGTGAACATGCCGCGGAAAATACGTTCGGCGACTTTGTCGCTGCAATCGAATTCTTCGCGAATCTTGGCGATCAGCCGGTCCATGCGGGTCATTTGTTTGAACGCAGGCACGATGCCGGTGTCAGGCTTGAAGTACATGGCGTCGCCCTTGAGTTCGATCTTCGGATCGTACTTCGACGCTTCGATGAAGATGTGCTTGAAGCGGTCGTTGAAGTAGAGGACTTCGTGATCGAAGAAGACGCGGTGGTTGACGTAGTCGACGCCGACGCACAGGTTGTCCCAGTCGATCTTGTTACGGATTTTTGGATTGGTCGCGTTCTCGACCGTCAGACCTTCGACCTTACCGTAGGTTTGGGCAACACGGTAGGCCAAGGCTTTCACCATCTTGTCGTCTTTGGCCAAGACCAACACCGGGAAACCTTGGCGGGCGGTTTTGACAGCGTCGGCCAGCATGCGACCCGTACGACCGGACTGACGGAAGTAGTCTTCCGTGCGCATGTTGTCGTGATTATAACATCCCGCTTTAAACAGTTCTTCGCGATTCATTTTTTTCTCCATAGACAAAAAAAAAAGAGCTAGGATGTTCTCTAGCTCTTTATGCCGCATTACGCGGCGCAGCAGACGGCGTCAGGCGACGCCATGATTTCTGGGGTGATCTCTTGCACTGGCAGGAGCTTGGGTTCAGGTTTCACCTGTGGTGCTGCGGCGGCGTCAACCTTAAGATTGGTCGACTTCGGCTTGGCAGCTTGCTGCTTCGGTTTCGCAGCTGGCTTGTTTGCGCCCGGTTTGGCCGGAGCACGATGACGGAACTTCTTTTTAACCGGTTTTGGTTTGGGCAAACCATCGTCAACCACCATGTATCGGTCTTCGCAGTACTGCGCCAGTTCGCCGGTGAGACGGAACAGTTGTTCTGGTTTCAGGAAGGGGAAATGCTCGCGCTCGGTCAGACGGGCCGTCATCAGGAGCGGGGTCGGGAAGCGAGCGGCGGTGGCATCGACCAGCGACTGGGTGGTGCAGTACGACAGCGTTGGGATGACGCCGCGGCTTGGTTGGACTTGCGACGGGTAAATGGCGATGATGCCGAACTGGGTGCCGAGCAAGATGATCTTGCGGTTGTAGTTGTCGGTGGTCTTGACCATCTCGCCTGGTTCCATGATGAGGCGGTAGTCCGGGTCGTGGATCAGGCCGTGGAGCGAGCCTTTCTCGCCGTGCCAGTGCTGCTTATCGAACGAGATGGTCTTGCCGATGCTGTGATACAGCTTGACGAAGTCATCCATTTGCTGCTCGATCAATTGATTCTTTTCCATGATAGTTCCTTCCTGAAAGGGTTCGTTCGAGTTACCGCGGTGGTAACGATACTGCGTCTACGGGTGCAACTGGTCAAAAGAAGTACGAGCGTCTACATGGGTATTTCCTCTAAGAATGGAGTGAACCTCATAGCTCACTCCAGGTGTGTTAAAAATTATTGCTGCTTGGTGACGTCATCGCCGACGATAATGATGCTCGACGTGGGTGCAGCGTCTGCGGCCGGTGCCGGTGCTTCGGTCACAGGTGCGGCTGCCGTGCCTTCTGCTTCTGCTGGTTCAGCAGGTGCCGTTGCGACTGGCTTGATCACGTTGAACTCGACCGCATGACCGTAACGGGTCATGTTGAGCACATCGTTTTTCAGGGCTGCCGACTTCAACATGAAGGCGTCGATGCCGAGGCGCATGTATTCCGCTTGCAGCGAATCGACTTGGACACGGAACGCTTGCTGACGACCGTGCGCCGTGTCTTCGGCCATGATCGGCGCCAGGAAGTTGTTGACGAAGTTGTCGACGAACTCGTAGACGTAGATCGGCTTTTCGTGGGTGAGCACGAATTCCATCAGCTCGAACTCGTTGTCGAAGTTCATGCCGAAGAAATCGAAGCGGGCCGCTTCGGTCAGGATGTCGGTCAGGTAGCCGTCGACGTCGATCGATTCGTTGAACATCGGTTTGCCGGTGGACGGCTCGATGATCACGGTCATGACGTGGTCGTAGGCGCGGACGAAACGATGGGCGCGCTGGATGCGATCTTCGACGCGGGCCTTGATGCGTGCGGTGGCGGCGTCTTGGATTTCGCCCATCAGGACTTCTTGTTCGTAGCCGTGGCGGAACTTCCAGATGTCGTCCAGGCCGACGATGTTGGTGATCGAAGCGCGGGCTTCTTGCTTTGCTTGTTCGTCGCGCTCTGCTTGTTCTTGCATGGTAGCGCTGATTTCGGAAAAGATCGTCATGATAAAACTCCTTTTAGGGATAGTAGATGGTTGGTTAAGTGTGTTACGTACTGCGCTAAGTCAAGCGGTATTCGTCGTGCTGGTTTTCAGTGCTGCCTCGCGGCGGCGAACAATCTCGTCGTGGTACTTGTTGCGGGGGTAAATGCCAAGGAAGTTCGGGCCTGCTTGCGCGAGCCAGTAACTTTCGATCTCCAACATTTCGTCCGACATCTTAGCCAGCATATCGTTCTCACGGGCTTTACGGATGACACGGATCGTGGTGACAAAAGCGATGAGCAAAAGAACGTACGGACCAAACAGTTGGAGCGTTTTCATGGAAAGAACTTTCTAAAAGAATGGGTGAGTATTACTCGGTTTTGTCGTCGTCAAGGGTAGGATCGAACTTGTGACGTTTTGGCGGTTTGCCGGTGAACTGCGGAGAAAGCAGGTTGGCCAGCTCCTCTTTACGGGCATCGTAACCGTAGGTGATATTGTCGCTTTGCATCAGGGCGCGGGCGGCGTCACGGGATTCCAACAACGAACGCGAGAGCTTGGCGAGCGGATCGTGCGTCCAGAAGGTATTGACGATCCGGCTACGGTACTTCGCTTTCTTGCGCATCGAGGCGCCACTCGGTGCTTGTTTGGTAAGACCCCGCATCACGTGATCGTAGATTCGATTCTCCGACAACACCAGACCACCGGTTTGGCCACTAACGTAGACCGTGCCGTTGTAGTAACGCACAACGCGGCGGTATGGCTTGGCGTAGATCGATTCGACTTCACCCCAGGCACGGATAGGTGACATGCCTGGAAACACCGTACGCGCCCGCGATCCCTTGCGCTTGTTGTTCAGGCGCTTGGTGTACGTGCTGGTGTCGCGATATCCCTCCCCCATCACCACAATTTTTCCATACGAAGTCGTGGTAAATCGGCGGCGGCTATCGCTCACCGGAGTTATGCGAGAAATGTCTTTGTGCAGATTACGACCAGAAGCTTGGAGCGTACGGTGACCTGGGCCATCGAAATCTTCATGATCGAAAGCACCTGGATTGAAACCCATCATGCCGTACATGTTGAGCGTCACCGGTGGCAAGTCAGCAGACCGACCGATGTTCAGGTAGTCGATGATCGCATCGTTGTAGACTTCCCAGTCCGTCTTGCTGAACTTGTAGCGGCTGTTGGTCACCACCTGTGCCACACGGTAGCCGCCCATTTCGATGGCGGATTGAATCGACTCTGGCGAGATGGTCAGCGTTTCGCCATTTTCGAATTTAAGGCGCAGTTCGAATTGTTCTTGTTCGCCAACTGTTTGGATGACTTCGAAAGTCATGTGTTCGTTAGTTGCCATGTTCTTTTCCTCTTTCTTTGTTGAGATTACTGATTACGCTGAAGATGGAACTCCAGCAAGTTTAACCAGTGGTTCTTGTCGAGTGCTCGTTCTTCCGGTTTCAGCTTCTTCCTGTCTAACCACCACACACTGGAACCCTCGTAGTTTGTGTACCACAGGTGTGGATGTGTCTCCTTGGGGAAGGGGTAGGGAAAGTTTTCAGTATAGTACGGGTGGCGAAGAACACGAAACCACTTGAGGAGAATACGGCGAATCAACTCGTCACTAAGGTTATAGAGCTGCGCGCTTGAACGATTCGTTTCACCGTCCAGATGTCGTTTGAAAACGGCCACATTGCGTTCCACATTTCTTTCTTTCATGCCGAGATTCTTTTTCACGATGCCTCCTTATTCCGGTTCACCGTTGTCAGCACCTGACTGCAACTCCCAGCCGTTATTCCACTTGGCCCAATCCATGCTTCCTTTCTGATAAGGATTGGACTCTTTGCTACGACCGCCGATGCATGCTTCTTGACCTTCTTTGAATGGTGCTGATTGCATAGTTGCCTCTTCTTTAAAATGAATGGTTAAACGAATTACTACTCAACTCAAGCCGGTTATATGTGCCTATAATTTCTTTGAATCAACAACTAACGGCATAGCAGCAGAGGGGGATTCCCTCTGCCTTTATGTCGCTTAGTCTGGATCGACAGCAGTGCCTTCGCGCACATACTCGCGGAAGCTGACCTTTTTGCCATCGACCGACGCAGTGATCTCTTTAACGTTCAAGGAATCACTCATTCTTTTCTCCTTTAATTACCACCTTGAACGGTGGCGGGAAAGGTGGTTCGGTTGGAGCGGACAGTTTTGGATATTGCGGGAGTTCGCCATAAGGACCAGTCACGCCAGCGTACGTTTTCACACCGTTACCATGGTCGAACAGTTCCGTCATTTCGACTACCTCCACTTTAGCATTGTCGACTGCACGTACCGCTTGAAGATGCAGATGGACTTGTGCGTAGTAGCGGGCCTTCTTGTTTCGCATGGAACCCATCGGGCGGGCATAACGGGTACCATGCGACAAACGCTTGCGTTCTCGAATGATCGCAAAGGCCCGTTTGATGTCTTGCTTGTACTTTGCCGCGATCGAATCGGCGATGCCTTTGAAATGGGCACTCATGCCTTCCTTAATGTTGACAATCGCTGCGGCAAAAGACGTGTTCATGGCTTTGACTTCCTCAACGAAAGCAGGAGAGAAGATTGGCGAACGTGCTCGTTCAGTTTCAGCCAATGCCGGCAACAGCATTGTATCGATCTCGTGGTCATCAGCGACCACCATAATCGGAAGCCGTGGATGACCCGAACGGGAATACACATGTTCAGCACCCCGGATCGAGGCAGCGATATCGTCGGGCGTTGACGCCAGTAAGACAGGAATAGGAGGCGCGTTAAACACGTTGTCGTTCATTTTCCAAACATCATGGAAGACACTATTCGACTCGCATTGTTGCCAGCCACCCCAGAGAGCGTTTTCCCAGAATTGCTTTTCCATCTTCGCGCGGACATGGTGCGGTAAACGCATGTGTGGCGGCAGCCGGAAGTCAAATGGCGACGCTGGGCCTTTCTTGCCCATTCGTTGGAATGGATCAGGATGTGGGGCGTACAACATGTCGAGCGTAAAGAACTTGCCCGCGACAAATTCCTCGGTATGGTTACCGATAAACGTATCAGGAAGGTAACCAGCCCATTGTGAAGAAGGCATATGCGATTCTATCGTCATCGGCAAACATGGATCAGGTGTCTCGCCGCTCCGCAGTGGTGGATGATCGGCCATGAATTGCAACAATGCACTAGGCAAACCACTGCGATGAGGCTGTGGACCAAAACCTGGTGGCATGCCAGCATAATGCCACCAATCGAGCGCGACTTCCGTGCCGTCCAAGTTATAACCCGGACGGACAGCGTGCCACTTCCCATCGACTTGCTGGAAAGACTCCTGTATAGGGTTACCGTCGTCCTTGAAGTTATTCATGTCCAAGCGCTTCATGGTAGCGAGTTCTTCTTCACTCATGTCAGGAAAGAGTACACGCACACGCTTCTCGGCTTCTTCTTGCGACAGCAATGGTGCCGGTGGTGCACCAAAGTAAGCCAAGTTCCATTCTTCGTCCGTTGCCTTGGTGTCGTAACGTGGTGTGGCCGGGAGTACCTTACCAGCGTTACTTGGCAAAGGAGAGACACCCATCGACTCGCGGCTGTACTCAGGGAATGGACTCACACCGCACAAGTCCCGTGGATAGCGTGGACCGCCTGACATCATCCAGCCAGGTGTATGCGTGCCACCAGCAGTCATAGGTTGATTTGCGAAATCAGGCGGAGTAGGGTTGATGATCGAAATCGCTGTCGAGACATTCTTCTTCGGCATCTCAGCTTCAAACTCTTGTGGTTTCTTCTCGTCAGTCATTCTTCATCCCCTTTTTCTTCTTCCACCTTCAAATGAAGGAAAACTTGGTAGAACATTTTCATCAAAGTTTGACGAACCATCTGGGAGGAGTCCACATTACCATAGGGTGACACGAGACGTGCTCGGATCGATGCTTGGTCATACTGAGGATCGTGGGTAAGCAGCAACGTGGGTGCCATCGGTATCTCCGCCATGTAAAGGGTATTACACTATCCCTTCCTGTCGTAATTTTTGACAGCCCTTAAAAGTCCGGCATAAAAGAAATTTCTTGGAAAATTTTGAAGGCGTTCAAACTCCTCAGAAATCCCCCCCAAATTTCCACTCGCAAAGATATGAGGTAGGCGCCCCCTTGGAGCGCCTACCTATAATAAAAGCCCCCCCCACCCCCAACTATAGTTATCTTTAAGATTCTTATATTGCGAGTTGTTCATCTCGCAACTACGCTTTTTTCTGTATGATAAAGCGTCAGAAAGTTTATACATAAGGTATGTCAAATTGAGTAAAAAAAAGATTTAGTCGGAATTTTTTCTGAAAGAAAAATTCCTCAGTCTTTTGTTTGCAGAGCAACACCTAAGACAACGAAGATGAGGAAAGTGCAAACAAGGTTGTTTGCACATTACACATGTTTGTTTTCGACCACTTGATACATTGGACTTCTAAAAGTGTGATTAATGGGCGCGCGGACCGGCGGCGGCGGGCGGCGGCGACCCCGAATACCTCGCCAAAAGCTTCACCAAGCACCCTCAGAAGCCATCAGTTAGCTTAACAAAAACCTCCCTTAGAAGTTCCGCTATCTCATCATTAAAACGCTTAGAAGTCGTTTTAATCGGTTTCTGTATAAGAAACTAACATTGTAGACTTCGTGCTAGAAAGCGTCATCATGTGACAAGCCTGTCTACACCATGCTAAAGGAATTGCTATGCGACAACTCGGCCAGCATCTGCGCCGGGCACTGGAAGACGCCAATGCCCAACAACCCATTACCCTCAAGGGTCCACTGGCTCACGCCATCACCGACGCTCTGAACCAAGAGTACAGTAAGACCAAGCCCGAAGAAGGCGAGGACAAGCCGGCACTCGAAAGCCAGCAGATGGAAAACGAAGCCTTGAGCCGTGTGGCTTCGCTCCTGACAACGCCCGAAGAAGCCATCAACGCCAGTCCGCTGCGTATCTACGGCGTCTCGCAAACCGACATCCACGACGAAGACATCGTCAACGTGGCTACCGATATGGCAGCCCTCAATCCCGACGACCGTGACAGTTACGTGATCGTCGTCCAAGAGTCGCCTGAAACGGGTGAACTCGAAACCAGGGCCAAAGAACTCTCCGGCGCCATGGAAAGCATGGCCCGTGCGTTCGGTGTCAAAATCTTCCCAAGCATGGAAGCGTTTGCCAAAGACCGTTTCGAATAAGGATCAGCCGGTGCCTTCGGGTACCGGCCCTTATGCCGCAAAGTTAGTTACGGAATAAGAAAACCGCTAATCCTGTGTATTCCACACTCTTTTGTGAGAGCGGTCCATGCCAGAAAACATCAAAAGTATTTTCGACGATGAATGTAAAAAGTTGAAAATCGACGCCCAGTTTGCCAAAGCAGTCCATCGTTACCAAATCCTGTTTGTCAACAAGAACCGCGAGCACATCGAGTTCTTTGGTGGCCACACCTTAGGTGTACAGGTCGTACGCTTTACGTCAGCCGACCGCAGTAAATGGTTCGACGAAATCTTGAAAGCCGAAGAAGGTCCACTGGCCAGTCGTTTGTCTGGTCTGGACGTCGTCGACTACGAGAACCGGATCGTGGGAAGTGATACCATGAATCTGTCAGCCATCTGGCTTTTGCACGCGATTCACCATAGCAAGTTCTTGAGCGACAAACTCAAGCGCGAGGCAATGATTGATGTCGTGCTCTCCTTGCAATACAAGTTCTTTACCAGCCTCTTGGGTCACTACTTCCGGTACGTGGCCGATCCCGGTGTGGCAGAAGCAACTTACGCCAGCTTGTCTGGCAGGTTCTTGATTAAGCAGTACAAGAACTGGTACGAACTCTTCCGTGGTCGTGCGGAAGAAATCATCAAGCACAAAAAGGATGGCGGCATCCACTACGACCGGATTGTCAACATGGACGACGACGAAGATTGTCAATACATGCTGAACGATATCCAAGGCCGTATTCGCGACATCATGAAAAACATCGTCGATGAATTCATGACCATCTACAAACAAGGCACCCGGATTCATTCGACCAGTGCCGTGGTGGAACACGATGGTGCGGAAATCCTGCGGGATAAAACCAAGAACCTGACGGCTTACACCCGTTACGTCCATAGCGTGATTACTGACCGAAACTCCTTCGTGCGCGAAGAACTGGTCAGTGTGATTTGTTCAGTCATGTCCACCATGCCAGAAACCTTGTTCAGAAAGACCTTGGAATACATGTCGGATAACTACCGCCATCGCCAAGCGTCAGACATCGAGGACTTGCTGGACAAAACCTTGGTCCATAGTTTTGCCTACTTGTCGGACAACCGTGAACTCGTCAACAAGAACACGGACTTGGCAGAATTCTTGAGTCGCCTGCGCGGTGTCTACACGTCTTCTCGCTCGACCGACCCTGAGCTTTTCCACTTACGCGAAACAGCCGAGCGTATTGTGGGTCGCGCTACGCAGAATCGCAATGATTCCGTGATTGCCAGTATTCGTACCGGAGTACTGCTGTATGTGGTGTTGCGTGCATTCACCATGCGGCACTACAGTTCGCACGCTTAAAACCCTCGGCTCTCTGGAGGACAGGAATGACGACGATCGCAAGGATATGCTCCTTCTTCGTGCTGCTTCTGGAAAGAATCAAAGGAGAGCAAGTATTTGTCTTGGCGGAACTTGATCATAAAGCCATCAGCCACTTGGTGGGCCAATCCTTAATTGATTACGAAATCCACATTCATTGTCAGCGGAAACAGTATGTTCGTATGTATCGCCGTTGGCCGTGGTTTAACCGGTCGTATGTTGTCTATCGGGTGTTTACTGTAATCAATGGTACTGCTCCTCAGGATGTCGTTGAGGCGTGCATGATTGAAATCGATATCCCTGCCCAACTGCCGTCGTTTGTCGATGACAATCTACAACGCATGAAAGCAGTGAACTCGTATCTCGATTTGGTGATTGCACGTTTGGCGAAACCCTAGTCCAGAAAGAACGGCATAAAACCCACCCCGGCCAACCAGCTAGGGTGGGTTTTATACCGCATGGTCAATTACCGACGATAACCTTCAAACGGGGAATTACTGAAGAAGCCATGGTTTTCTCGGTGTGCAAGTGCCCCTGGATTGGTGGCCCACTTCGGCGCTTTCTGGTTACCCGTAAAGCGCGCACGTTTCTTCCACTTGTCGTCCTTCACATTTTGCAGGAGTTGATCCAGACTGTGGGTCTCGCCACGATCCCACATGATGCGGGAATCGAGTCGACGCAGTTCTTGTTCCAAACGGTGCGAGACAAATTCGTCTGGCTCGTTCTTGAGTTGTTCCATCAGCATGTCCATCTGCTGGCGGTACTCGGCCTGTTCCTCGGCCAGCCACTTATCTTCCAACGTGACTTCTTTTCCGCGTTTGGCAATCTTCGACATGATCTTGGTTGGATCAATGCCGTAGTGCACCAAGTTAGTACCTTGGGCGAGCATCCAGTTGACCAAGAGCCAACCGATGGTCATGTCATCGTGTTCACCAGGTGGGTGGTCGACGCGGCCATTCTTGGTAATCAAGCCCACAGTTTGATCAACCAGTGCTTTGTCGCTCATGCGATCCATACACAAACTTGCTGCTGCCTGCAAGGTGGTGGTGTAGAGTTCATTACGGCTCTGAGCGCCGGCGCCAGTCGTGGCAAAGCCGAAGAAGCGCTTGAAGCGATCCATCCAGTCGGATGGACGACGGTTCATTGGTACCCCGCATACTTCCTTGTATCGCTCACGGTGCAGGCCGTGGTCATTCACTACCCAATTGAACAGGCGTTTGAAAGGATCGATGCCAGCAGCTGCCAGATTCACAATCAGGTAGTCAAGAATCATGCCACCCGTCGATTTGCGTTCAATGATACCGGTGACGTTCGGGTACTGGATCATGAAGAGGCACAGCCACTTCGAGAACATGATCAAGTTGATTTCGTTGTACGAACCCGCCGCCACGACTTCCAGACTTTCCACATCCATCAGGACGAAGGAAATCTCATCACGACCAATCGCTTCACTTGTATCCATGCCGAATACAAATTTGCCGGACGCCATGCGCGCTGCAATCTGACTCTTCGGGATGTACCAGCGGGTGATGTAGTTAAACGGCTTGGTGATTTCTGTGTACGCCACATCTTTCACCGAGCGCACCATCATCTCCAACACGTCCAGCGGCAACGGCGAGGTTTGGCTACCCGAAGTCCACATGTTGAAGTAGTCTCGGTTTGCATCATCGCCTTCAGCGAACGAGTCAGCCAACTTGCCAGCTAACCATGCGTCGGATTTACCCAATTGACGGTGGTTAAAGGTCGCATTGACAGCGGCTTTCTTGATCTTACCTTCTACCCGGCAACCAGCCAACACGGTGCGTTCCAAATCTTCTTGGTCTTCACAGTCGTACAGGGCTTCTGACCAAATACAAGCATTCGAGATCAGCTTGTACATGTACGCGCCGTCTTTGTCGTCCTTCTTACCGGCGGTCGTGGTGAAGATTGTGCCGTATGGGGAACCTTGTTCCTTAGCACGGTCAACCGCCGCGCCAGTAGCTGCCAATGCAGCCGGCAATGCAATCTTGATGTTTGGTTGGAAAGGACCTTCGTCAATCTGGAAGATCGGCGAAGTCAGACCACGACCCATGTTGATCGCACGCTTCTCCGACATTTGCGGCACGTGCGTCTTGTACCGGTTGCCATTTGCCATCACCGTGATCTCTTCGGTGTTGTTGGCGTCGTCCGGGTGTTTTAGTTGCAAGTATTTCGGTAAGTCGGCAATGATGGACTTCATGCGCTCAATGTTGGCGCGGCGCAGCGTGTCATCCTTGGTCAACAAGTTGATGACGGTCTTCTCGCAAATGAATTCCATCAAGAGTACCATCAGCACGTCGGTCGAGAAGGATTTACCCGTCTGACGAATCTGAATCAGGAATACGGTAATGTGATTGAAGAACAACCACCAGAGACAGATGTTACCGCGGTTCGCCTCCACCATCACGCCGTCGACGCTACCGTTACCCGGTGCGAGTGCGACTTCGCGGAAGAAGTACCACGGGTTGAGTTTACACTCGACGCCAATCGCAGTCATCTGCTCCAGCGTCAGATTTGGGTCACGTGGATCGACGCCTTTCAGGGCCGGGTTCAAGAGTGCTAAAAAGAAAGCACAGTTCTTGACACCCATGGAATCTAAGAGGGCAGCCATCCTTACAAAGCTGCGGTTACGGGTATCCCAGTCGGGACGGGCGGTTGGGTATTTTAACCAGTCACGGGCAAATAAAATGATGATAATCTCCTTAGCACTTAACGTGCGCAGCAAGTGGAGTGAAAATCCAGCCTTGGTAGGGGTAAAGATTTCCTTTCCTTGTTCGATTGTTCTTGACAATGTTCAAGCCAAGACCGAGTCTTTCACATGCTTGTTTGAGTGATTGAAAAATACAAACCTGTTTTGTTTCAACGTTATGTGCGTAAATCTCACACCGCGTGTTCAGCGTGTTTTCTTCACATTCATAAGCCATTAACGTCGGCCAAGGATGGTCGTTGTCGAGCTTGAACAACATGTTTTCATGTTTGATCCTACCCGCAGTCAACGAGTTCAAATGGCGGTTTAAGACGTCAGCATTGATAAGTAATTGTCGAGCACAGTACGAGATCGAACGATACCGCTTAATCTTACCCGTGATCGTATCTTTAACGAGAACAGCCTTTTCGTTATCGAATAAACCCATCTCTCGCGCATGTTCCATATTTTCTTTACCAGTCACCCATTCGAGGTTGTTAATTGCATTGTTGGTTTTGTTCCCGTCGATATGGTTGACTTGGAGTTCTGCGTAAGGAGTATAGCGATGGCGTTCAGGTCGCGGTACAAACAACAAGGCAAGCAGACGGTGGACAGGGAAGTGTCGGTACCTCCCGTCGTATCTGAAAGTTGTCCCGCGATATCCTTTTGGGCAGATATTCGTGAAGTGGGCTTCTTTCCTTCGATAGTTATAAAGATCACCGTTCAGATTGATGAGAATAGGAACTGGGACGAAAGGCATTTCGTAAAAACCGGGATAATCTGGATGTTCTTTCGGTTGCATAATTTCTTTCTGGAATAAGGAATCAAATTATATATGAATCCATACTCTCAAAAGAAATCATCACAATAATCTCCTTTTCGAATGACGAGCATAAACCCCCGCCACCCGAGTCGGATGACGGGGAGTTTACTTACGCCGTTTGGCGGACGGGCAGACCGGAGATACCCAGCTGGATATCGTTGTCGGCTGTCCGCTTGAAGAAGCGCACGAAGAGGGTCGACGCGTTAGGAACGGCCTCGCTGATCGTGTGCAGCAGTTTCCACTCGGCGATCGGGAACTCGATCGAGCGGTTGTTGAACACCAGCGCGAAGTGCGTTGGCACCGGCGCTTTGCTTTCCTTGTTCGAGTCGTACAACGGCAGCGAACGGTAGTACAGACGGTCGAGCCAGTCGTCGAAGTTCGTCAAACCCATGCTGATGCTGACGCGCCAGTTGTTGGTGTCGATGAAGGTCGACTCGGCGTAGTTCTGGACACCGTACACGGGATTCTGGCCCGGTTCGAAACCGATCGTCCAGTTGGTGTCTTTCTCTTCGCCAGGACGCAGGAGCGTCACGTCGATGTACTGGACGTGTTTGTACTTGTTGAAGGTGGCGTTCACGCTTTGCAGGTCGACCGACACCGCCAGTCGCTGCGTGGTGCCATACTCCAGCGGCTGGAGCGTCCGGTTCGCTTCCTCGAAACGCACATGTGGCGTACAACGCCAGATGTTGGTGCGCTCCAGATTCGACAGGAACCATTCCAGACGATAACCATCGACGGCGCCCAGCCAGACTGGGTAAGCAAACAGCTTGACCGAGTACGAGCCATTGGCCACCAAGGTGCGTGCCCGGTAGTGCTTGGTCACGTTGTTGTTCTCGCCCACGGTCAGGTCGTACGCGATCTCGTCGCGCGACAGGTTGTAGTTGAGGATCAACTTGACTTCGTCACCCACCACGGTCAGGATGTAGTCTTCCAGACCAAACAGCGAGAACTTGGTGCCGTCGACCGGATGCTTCTCGATCGTGCCATCGCTGTAACGCACCACGCCGACCAGGTTCAAGCCCTGCATCAGAACGTTGATCGGGTACTGGATCAGGGTGGCATCCGAGTTCGACAGGAACGGCGTATCGAGGTACACGTCGGTCACATAACGCACAGCCGTATTTGGCGCGGTAATGAAGTCGGTATTCTCGACCAGCACTTGGCGCTTCGACAGCAGCACGTTGTCGTCGGTGAAGAACGCCACGTACAGTGGTTCACCGTTTGGAATCTTTTCGGTACACTTGAACGGCACCACCGTCTTGCGGGTCCGGTTGCCCATGATCTCTGCCAGTTCCAGTGGCACGTCTTGGCCCACCAGATTGCCGCCGGCGTCGTACACGGCACTGATGACTTTGCTGGCGGCACCAGCGAAACCACCACGCATCACACGCGCATACTTGGCACGCGCAGCCCAGACGAAGCAGCGTTGCTCGATGACCATGTCGTAAGGCACCACCTTGTCGTTCAGGTAGGCGCGGAAGGTGCTGCTTTGTGGGCCTGGTCCCACGCCGAGCAGGATGTCGTCGGGTTCGAGCGAGATGTCGACGTTGCCGCTACCGGTTCGCACCAGCGTGGACTTCATCGTAACCGGATCGATTTCCGTGACCTTGTACATGACTTCGGTATCGGTATCGAGCACCCGGTCCTTGAGGTTCGGGACGAAACGGTTTGCGCCGATCGTGCCATCGAAAATCTCGAACAAGGCCCATTGCCGGAAACCACGATGTGGGTCCCAGATCGGTTGGACGTTGTCGACACTCCCAACGGCACTGTTGTTTTCTACAGCCATAGAGTTCTCCTTAGGTCGAAATCCGGATGAAGCCAGTTAAGCTCACACGGTCTTTCAGGTATAGCGTCACCACACGGGTGAGGAATTTGTAGCAGTAGAGATCGATGTCGACCACCGTTTTCAGGTGGTGTGGATGGATCGCCACATAGTTGGCATCTGGCCGCAGGTCGTCTTGGGTCGGATCAAAGGCCAGCAGGTGTTCATACTGTTTGCAGATATCAAAGACATCCGCGTTACCGTAGAACGACTTGATGCGAGCATCATTTAACACGCCGTTTTTCAGGTCAAACAGAATCCGGGCACAGAAAGGACTGATGACCGGGTACAGGTCTTTGATCGTGTTGGGATTGGTAAACGGCTTTTGCGGCAACTTCTCCGACAGATAGTCGCACACCGCCGTGTCGATTGGTACCGACTTGGCACGCAGTTCATACGTGTCGTCCATGGCAATACCACGCAGCGGTACCACGATATCCCGGATGGCGTATGGCAACCCGTTCAGGCTGTCGGGCACCATCACCGCCGGATCGTCTTCTGCAAACTTCAGTTGTTGACGCCCGTAGACGCCACCACCCATGACGATGCGCTGGACTTTGTCGTCACGGATATCGAAGCGGTTGTTCGCCGACAGAAGGCCGTGGTCCACGAATCCCTTTTCAGGGAAGACTTCCCGCGACAGGTCGGACTTGCAAAAGCCACTGAAGCGGATGTCGACGTGCTGAGTGCCTGTTTCTTTCAGGTAGGTCTTGTTGATGATCCCGATAACAGGGAAGTCAACATGGTAATCCACCCCTTCGACCAAGGCATGGCCATTCAGGAAGACGTCGAGTTCCCCCATCGGCACTTCCATGATACGGTTCGTCAGCGACCCTTTTCGGAACGCCAAGTGAGCCAACGTCACGTTCAACACCCCACTGCTATTGGGCAGGTCAATCCCATACGCCAAGATCGAGCGGTTACTGCGCACCAAGGTGTAGGTCGTGACGGGGTTGGTGTACCAGGTCACCTTGCCTTTGTTGATGACGTAACGGTTGCTGCCAGTTACATCGACCCAGCGGTTGTTGATCGTGCCATCGTATTCAATCCCGCAGGTGTAGAAGCGGTAATCCAGGGTCTGGTCGATCTCCATGGTTTCTTGACCATAGGTATCGTCGGGCTGGTTCCCGAAGGTACCAACCAACACTTCTACCAAGCGCGTTTTGTTATTGCGGCACACGTAGGTAGCGCCTTGTACGTGTTGGTAGTATCCGAGCAGTAAGCCTTTGGCATCATACTCGTACACCGCAGAGCGCACCTGCAAACCGTATGGCAACTCGACCACTTGTTGTCCCGACACCGTTTTGGTGTAGAGTGGGCTGTCGCCTAGCAACTTGCTAATGGCATTGTAGCCATACGCTTCTTGCACCAGGGCCAAATCCATGTTGGCGGTTTCAGAACGCATTACTTGGGCATAGGCGGAATTTTCCAATACCGCTGCCGACCAGTTCGGTACCACCGCATCGATCGACAACATGGCTTCCGTAACATCTTGGTCGCGCATTTTGTATAGTTCTTTGATGCGGTTTGCTTCATCCACCAGGGGACGGGCGTATCCAGAGTAACGCACGTGCAAACGCACCACCACGTCTTCTGCGGCCCAAGTCGGCTGCGACGCCAGATAGGCATTCACGTAGTCCGCTGGAATGGCATAGTCCTTGTGTGTCACCATGCGCATCGCGTCACCACCGTCAGCATTCCTGTGGTAATAGACACCGATGTGGCGATCACGGGTTGGATGCTTGTGTACCAAGAAGACATCGATGTCGTCTTGGTAGTCGATCATGCCGCTACCTTGGTTGGCGTAATGGAGCAAGTACTTGACCTTGTTGTCCAAGGTGCTGGCAAACGCTTTCAAGTCCTTCAACGGGAAATCGATGATTTGGCGGATCGAACTGTCGTACACCACTTCTACGTACGAGCCGATTTTGGCGCTAAAGAGCGACAAGTGCGATACTTTCATGCCATCGACAAACACGTACGTACCACCGGCCAACTTACTCCAGTCGCTGACCAAGTTCTGCAAGGTCAAAATCTCTTCCGTCGTGGTCACGACTTTGCCGGTGACCCGCACATCGTCGATCATGACGCCAGCGCGTCGGCTTTGGAAGAAGGCATTCGTGTACACCCGCAAGAACACTTTGGTCGTGCGGATGTTGACAGGCATGGTGGGAATTTCTTTGATCGCAAACAAGAGGTTGCGATTCTTGGTAACCATGTACCAGGTCTGGGTGCGCGGGAACTGAATGCCATACTGCGTGTACACGTCAATCACCATGCGTTTCAGGTGACAGGTATCCGCAGCCAAAACCCACAGGCCGTTGGTTTCCATAAGTCCCATCAGTGCCGGACTGAGTTGTCCGACTTGGAACACATGGAAGCGGCTGGTTTTGTCTGGCAAGCTGTACATTGTCTTGCCGGCCTCCACTTCACCCCAGACACCAATCTCTCGGGTAATGCGTTTCGGCTCAACAATCGACTGCAAGTCCTGTTCAGGATTGCACCAGGCATTCAGAATGGCATGGTTGACGATATACTCTACACTCATGACAAACCTTTGAAAGAAACCCTGCCTATGGTAGCGCAGGGTGCTGCAAATTAACGGGATTCGGTAAGCGGCGCGAAGTTCTCCAGGAGCTTACGCAGACTGCCGAAGAACAGTTGGTCGCTGCCACCGCGGTGGCTGCGTTCGAACAGCTTGAAGAGACCCGTGGCGCGATATGAGCGGTCGGTGCCGGATGCGTACACCACGGCGAGCCAGGTCGGGGGGTGTTCGAGAGCGACTGCCATCACTTCTTTGTAATTGTAGCCGTACCACGAACCGACGACCGATGCGAACAGCAGACCACGGTTCAGTTGGGCCAGGCGGATACCGCCGATCTTGCTGGCAGCGACGCAGAAGGCGTCGGCGTTGGCGAGCACCGAGTACTCGTCCATGATCGCCAGGATTTCCTTGACTTCGATGCCGAGGTCACGGCTGAGCGAAGCAGCGGCGCGCACCTTCTCGTTTTCGTCGAGTTCTTTGGCATCGGTGAAGTTCGAGTTGTACAGGATGCCGGCCAGGATTGAGACGTGCATCTGTTCCAGCGGTTCGAGTGCGAACTTGCGTTGCAGCGATTCGCTGATCCAGCTGGCAAACATCTTGACTGGGATGGGCGACAGGTTGCGCAGGTAGCTGCGTTCTTCGGTCAGCCAGATACGGCTCAGGCGCAGGCGCAGCATGGCCATGTCCATCTGCGACTTGTCGCGCACGATGAAGGCGTCTTGGTTTTTCGACCAAGCACCGAATGGACGCACGTCGATTGCCAGGGTTTCGATGTTGGCAGGATCGGCTGGATTGACTTTTGGGTCGACCAGCATTGGGTGAGTAAAGCCCGCAATGTTGTTGCGGAAGTTATCGCCATCTTGCACCACCACCATGCCGGGCGCGGCGTAGTGCAGGACACCCATGGCGTTGGCGGCTTTCAGCTGAGCTTGAGTCTTCACGACCCCCAACTCGAAACCGTCACATTGTGTGGTCTCGTACGGCGTGCGACGAATCGTCATGATTTTGTTTCCTAAAAAATTGATGAGCTATAACAAGAGGGCAAGATACCCGACCATTTGCATCATCCTATGTTAAATAAATACGTTCTCGGGCGATTTATTTCACCGGGCGATCGCCTTTTCATGTCCGTGCCGCCAGCTGTAAAAATTTACATTATTATGATGCTAGGCATCGTCCCAGAAATCATACCATTTATTCACCAGTGACAGGATACCATTATGTCAGAAGTAATTATCCACGCGACGCCGCGTTCGGTAATGCTGGGTACGAACGACCAGTCTACCGCACCCCAGCCAGCAACGCAGGAAGCACGGCCGCAGCACGTGCCGTTCTTTTTCACGTTCGCCCAAAAGGGTCCGCTTGAACCAACGTTCGTAACTGGCGCGGAAGCGAAAGCACTCTTCGGCGCCGACACGTTCGACGCGCGCAAGCAGTACGCCACCCACGCGACCGAGTTCATCAACCGCAATTTCGCCAAGGCCGGCTGCGCCATCATCCAGCGTCTGGAAACCCCAGATGCCCACGCACGTGCTTCGGTACGCCTGTGGGCTGACGTGCTGGAAACCACGGTGCAGGACTATGTCCGTAACGACGATGGTAGCATCAAACTGGTCAACGGCGCACCTGTCGCCGCAGGTGCACCGATCGCTGGTTACAAAATCAAGTTCGTCCTGGGCCGCGTCTTCCCGACCGCAGAAGGCGACGACACCTTCGGTATTGCCACCCAAGCTGCCGGTGACCAAACCGACGCCGACACGCAAGAACAGTCGATCCGCATCCCGCTGATCGACCTGCGTGTGCCGTCGTTTGGCGTGTTCGGCAACAACAGCGGTGTGCGCTTCTGGGCGCCGACCACTGGTGGCCGCCTGCCGATCGACGCCGACGTCGTGGCCAACGAAAAGACCTTCCCGTTCCGTCTGTCGCTGGTGCAGCGCCTGAACGAGATGACCTCGCCTGCCGTGACCACCACGCTGGCCGGTGCGCAGTACATGGACTTCTCGCTGATGCCAGGCGCCTACGATCGCAAACGCGACCGTTCGCTGTACCTGGGAGACATCTTCCTGGAGCAATACCAGAACGTCAGCAGCGCAACCGGTTCGGTGCAATATTCCCCGTTCAACGAAATCCACCTGTACGACGACCAGATCGCCGACCTGCTGGAAAAGCTGTACACGACCGAAGTCGCCCACCGCGACCAGTTCTCGGACTTCACCGGCTCGGGCCTGGACGAGATGTACCGCTTCAACCTGTTCGGTGCGAAGACCACCGGCGGCGTGCCGTACCACAGCGTCCAGATCATCACCGGTTCCGGTGCTGCTGTGCGCCTGGCCGAGAACAGCAACCTGATGGCCGGCGGCGGTACCGAAGGCGTCATGAACAACGATGTCTTCAACACCCTGGTGGAAGCAGCGTGCGCCCAGTTCGCTGATCCCAAGAGCCCGCTGAAGAACATGGCGAAATACCCGTACTCGTGCATCTACGACTCGGGCTTCCCGCTGGAAACGAAGAAAGCACTGGTGCAGATTCTGGCCCAGCGCAAGAACACCTGGGTCGCGCTCGGCACCCACGTGGTCGGTGGTCGCCCACTGACGGCTTCGGAAGAAACCGCCATGGCCAGCACCCTGCTGGCCCACGTTCAGATGTACCCCGAATCGGAATACTTCGGCACCAGCACCTGCCGCGGCATCCTGATCGGTGGTTCGGGTCGTTACATGGGCAGCAGCTACCGTAAGGACCTGCCACTGACCCTGGAACTGCTGGACAAGGTCGCCGAGTACACCGGCGCCGCCAATGGCGAATGGGATTCGGCTGCCCGCTTCGACGTCGACGATGGTCGCAACATCAAGCTGTTCACCAACCTGAACGTGGCAACGCGTACGGATGACACCGCTGACGCCAATTGGGTCATCGGCCTGGTGACGCCGGAATCGTCGGATCGTAAGCAGTACTACTTCCCGGCCTTCCAAACCGTGTACGACCGCGACGACTCGGTGCTGAACTCGCTGATCACCGTGCTCGCCATCGCCGACCTGCAAGTCATCGGCGAAGAAACGCGCATCAAGTTCAGCGGTCGCTCCGACCTGTCGAACCTGGAGTTCATCGACGCGGTGAACAAGTTCATGGTGAAGAAGATCGCTGGTCGTTACGACAACCGCTTCCAAATCCAGCCGCAAGCGTACATCACCGCGGAAGACGAAGCCCGCGGCTACAGCTGGACGACGAAGATCACCATCGGCGCCCCAGGCATGAAATCGGTCCAAACGCTGTCCATCGAAGGCCAGCGCATCGAAGACATGCAGACGGCGGCATAAAGAAAGAAGTTGACCCACACCTACCTTGCCTTCGGGCAAGGTAGGTGCTTAGGTTGGTTTCCTCTTTATCAGAACGCTCCTCACGGAAGAATTACCCCATGTTCCTTTCCCATTTCAATCTGCATTACCTGACAGGAGGTTCGGCATGAGCCGTTTCCAAGACACCCTGATGCGTCCGGGCACTGGCCCGGTCAAGACCATGCTGAACCAGGCCGTGAATCTGGCCTATGGCGGTATGAACGGTCTGGCGCCCGACTTCACTCAGTGGGTCAGCGCACAGGCATATCTCCAGAAGAACCTGATCGCTTTCGTGATCGAGTATCCGAAGGCGTTCGATCTGCTGCCAGACAACGACCGTCGTGCCTGGATCGCGGCTTACAAGGCCATCATCGAACTGCATGCCCAGTCCTGGACTGGCTTCAATTCCGGCATCGAACTCGAAACCACCGAGAACGCGGTCGGTGGCGGTGGCCAGTTCTTCGAGGACTTCACCGACGCCAAGGAAGCCCGTACGCAGCCACAAGGCAACTGGATCGAGAAGTACGGCCAAGCGATTGGCAACTTCTGGTCCGTGTTCATCCGTACCTTCATGATGAACCCGTACACCAAGTACCCGGACATCATGACGATGGCTGGCATCACCCGTCCGACCGACCAACTCGCTGACCTGTACGCAGGCACGGTGCTGTTCGTCGAACCGGACTCGACGATGCTGAACCCAGTGAACGCCTACCTCTGCACCAACTTCTGGCCAAAGAGCACCGGCGAAATCACTGCCAAGCGCGACCTGACCCAAGCGGCAGAATCGCGTACCATCGACATCCAGTTCGCCGCGCTGACCCAGCAAGGTGTGGGCGTGCGCGCCTTCGCCCGTTCGATCCTGCAAAGCGTCCAGATCACCGGCGCGAACCCATTCAACGCGCCAGCGCTGGTGGGCCAGATCGATCCGGCACTCCAGCAAGCGCCGGCCGGCTACAAGGCCAACGTTGAAAACCTGGGTGCCCGTGCAGTGACCCTGTAAACCAAGAAAAAAAGAACTGCGGTTCTTTTGATTGCGGCATAAGACCACACCCTGGAATGGGGTGTGGTCTTATTTTCTTTTATGCCCGCTTCTTGAGGAGCGCCGCAACCAAGTCCTCAGGGCTTGGTCGATCAGGGCCAACTTTGTACGACACGAAGCCCTTCTCATCGACGACGCCGCCGCGCCGTGCATGGTACATTTCCGAATCCGTGAATTGTTCCAATTCGTTGTTGGGGTCGCCGAGGTACCCATAAATTTCTTGGGCAATCTCAACCGATGGTTTTCGACTACCGGTGAAACAGAGATTGTTGTAATACCATTCGGCCGGGATACGTGGATCGTCGATGATGCATGCCTGGGCTTTAGTACCTGCAACGTCCCATTCATAGAGACGAATTTGCACCATGCCATCATCGAGGATTTTTCTTTCTACCAACTCTTGGAGGTTTTCAGCCCAGAAGTTGAGGACACGGATTTCAGGTTTCCGGAAACAGAAATAGTTGCCCCACCGCAGAGGATACTCATCGCTTGTACCGATCATCGACATCATGCCGACTTTTGCTTCTACTTTTAACACTGTACCCATTCTTTTCTCTCTTTCTATGTTGAATTAACGTGAACGGACTGAAAAACATCCTAGGAATCAGAACAATCCAATAACGATAACCATCCACGCTGTCGTGGCAAGTATCGGCCAGAGTACAGGTTATGCTAACATGAACTCTTGCATGATTTCTTCTTCTCCTTTGATTTAGTTAGTACACTGTTTCGTTGCTACTTCTTTCACCCAGTCAGGGTAATCTTCTTTTTTCATTTGGAAGAAGGTACCCGCCGACAAGGACTCCTTGTCGATCAATTGCTTTGACGCGTCGTCTAACTTGTCCCAACTCCATTGCAGACATTCACACACAAAATCGAAGACCGTATCGGGCAGCAACGTTTCATGCAAAATGTAGTACGCGTAAGACGCTACCAAGAAGGTGTCGACCTTTTCCACTAGAGTGAGGGTATTGGCTTCACTCAAACTGTGCGGGTACTTGACAACTTTCTCTACTGGAGGCACTGCTATAAACGCTTTCTGCAAATCTTCAGCACAGGTAAATTCCCCCATGTCGATGACGGTAATACCGCGTGCCTTGAAATACTTGGTGACCAAGCGCAGCCAGATGTGCCGGTGACAGAACTTCCCAGCCCGACAATAACACGCTACAATCAAGCGATCATGGTTGGCTAGGTCATCCCACGCCTGGGCGTTAGTCCTAACCGACATGCGCATTTTCTCTACGTACAGACGGGTGTACTCTTCTTCGCTGAGTTCACCATCTTTGTACAGACGGACATTACGCATTTCTGGTGCGAACTCCTTCCGGCCCGTCATCGCAGTGGAATCTAGGAAAAAGACACCTAGTTCTTTCGCAAGCCGATGTTTGGCCATTTGGGCGGTCCACACCAAGATGCGCTTGTTCATGGTTATTCGTCTTTCTTAATGGGTTCGTGTTGCGGAAAACGAGGGAGTAACTCCCGTTCTGCTTTTGGTACCACCGTACCACGCCAGGGCTCTCCTGTCCGGGTGTCGATTACCGGCAGAATCTTCGCCGCTTCCGGTTTAAATTCCATGTTGCCGAAATGAAGTGGCGATGCCATCTCTTTGTTTTCTGTATTATTCATAGTTTTGTTGCTTCGTCTTCAGAGACGATTCCGGCGTGCGTGCGGATGTTGTCGGTGAGGATAGCGATTTCGCTACCGGCGTGATTACGCAACGCCCAGTGTTCCATGACACGGTGCGCCTGGCCCGATTTGAACGAATTGATCAAACGCAGCAGAGCGTTGGCATTGACCTGCATCATCTCGTTTTCTTCAAACACACCAACGAATTCACCGTCTTGATTGCTGATAGACATAGCACCTCCTCAAAAACAAAAAAAGAAAGAACGACAAAAAAGCCGTACCCGAAGGTACGGCTTTTCCTTTATGCCGGCCAGGCCGGATTACAGCTTAGCCCACAGGTCGCGCGCCTGGTTCGACAGCACGTCCTTGACCTGGACCATCGGGTCGTTCTTGCCGGTGCCGTGCAGTTCGTGCGAGACCTTGACGATGCCGTACGACATGGTGCCGGCGACGTTGCGGCTCTGCTCGACCTTGACTGCGTAGTGGTCCTTGCCGAAGGTCGGCAGGTCAGCACGCACGGCCTTGATGTCCGGGTTCGCCTGCATGAACTCGAAGCCCGCTTCGCCGACGCCCAGGGCCATGCCGGCTTGCACGGCGCGGTGGTGGCCCATGAAGCGCTGGACGACTTCCGGGGTCAGGTCGGCTGGCAGCAGGCTTTCGGTGTACAGGGTCTTGCCCAGATTGCCGGTGCCGTTGCTGTCGAACGCGGCCTTGGCGGCTGGCTTGATGATGTCGGCGATGCGGCGCACTTCAGCGTCGATGTTGTCGCGCGGATTGGTGATGACGAGTTCGGTGGTCTCGGTGGTCTTGACGCCTTCGACTTGGTTTTCGGTGATTTGCATTTTCATTTCCTTCTTCAGTTAATGCCCTTACGGGTCGGGGGTACTACATTAAAAATGGTAGTGGAATACTACCGCTTATGTTTTGGGTGGACGCAGCTTGGGGTTGTGGTACGGGTGATTGCTCATCGAACCACGCGCTGGTGGATACTCGCGGGCCGTGGGCGTCTTGTGAGTCACGATGCGTGGTGCGTTGGTAAAGGCTTGCGGATAATTCTTGACTGGGTCTGGGGCTGGCGGAGCCGGTGGCGTCACATGTAGCTTGGCCTTTTCTTTCATGGCCACAGTCGTGATGAGACGCAGGGCGACTTCGGCAGGTTTATGTGCTGCCAGCTTTTTGTGGCCCATCAGCAAGAGGTACTTGCCGTTGAACTTGACCACGACCATCGGGTCGTCGTCGAGTGCCGCATAGTGCGGCGTGTCGGCGTCGAGGTGTTGTTCTTGACCAGGCGCTGCGCGCGTGGTGGTGAAAGCGTGCAGACCCGATTCGATGGCCGAACAGTTGATGTCCGTGACGATGTCCGATGCCAACAGCTTAAAGGGACCGCCAGTACGGCTAGGTGCACCTGCAATGTTACGCACTTTGTCGAGATCGTACTTGGTGCCATTCAACACCAGAATGTTGATCGTCGGGATCGTTGCATTCATTTCTTTGCATTCCTTAATTGGGAGTTTGTCTTTCATACCGGTGTAGCAAGTTAGTAAAAAAGGATTCACTGTCACTTGTACATACGGGTGATATGTGGTTGTAAGTTTTTTGAACACGCGGCAAAAAAGAGGAGACCGAAGTCTCCTCTTTGTCTTACCACTTCGCCCAGACAGGCGCGGTCGTGTCGGTCACTTGCCAGCCCATGGTGCGGAACAGATCGTCTGCCGTGAGCAGGACTGATTCCGTTGCCACGCCATTGCGGCGATCTTCTGCCAGACCTGCTTCCAGCATCGAACGCGTCATGGTGCGCTCAAAGCTCGTCGTGAACTGCGACGGATCGAGGAAGTGTTCCAGTGCTGGCGACTTGTACTTCTCGGCGATCGCCATGCCCGGTTCATTCACGTAATCGAACGTGATGATCTGGCGCAGCGTGCGGTGATTCACACCGCCGAGCAGTCGGTCGTCGGTAAACGCACGGATCGAGAAGCAGGCGTTCTCGTCCTTGTTTTCCAAGGTACGGGCCAAGGTAGGACCAAATGGTCCGGTGTCGCGTACCTTGCTCATGATGGCAATCGCCATCTTCCCATCTGCACCCTTGTAGTCTTCCAGCCACAGGGTCTTGTGGTGGGCGCAGACGCGGTCTTCGTCGATGTTCATGACACGCGCAGCAAAGGCACGGTCCGACATCCCTGGCAGCGGTTTCGGGTGGCCGTATTCCGCGCGCAGTACGCCACGGTTGACGCGACGCATGAAAGGACCCGACTGGTCGAACAGTTCCTTGGCTTGTTCAGCCACGTACAGTTCACCTGCCGAGTTGAACATATTGAGGGCGCCGACGATCATGGTGCGGTAACCATTCTCGTCCACAGGCAGATTGCCTACCTTGTTCGTCCCCTGCAAGGACGTACAAGCAAAACGTACAGAATTTTTCATCGTGGTGCTCTTTGGTCGAGGGGGAGGTTAAGCGCGCAACAAGTCTTCCAGTCGCTCCGTACGGGACGCTGGACTATTCAGGGCACTCACCACACCTTCGTGGAAGTACGAGCCTGCCAACTTGTTGAGCGTGTTCGTCGCCGCATCGGTCACGCTATACAGCGAGGTCCAGATCGGCGGGTGTTTGTCCAAGTCATCTTCGCTTTGGACAAACTGACGGTAGTACTGGGTCCGGTCGTTCGGGTTACGTGCGATCAGGGACACCAGGATTTCCGTGACTTCACGGTTGGAACCAACGTTGGCGTTGGCGTGCTTGCGTGAAGAGTCGAAGATACCGGCCATGTCGTTGTACTGCATGTAGGTAGGCACCCGTCCCTTGGAAAATACTTCATCGAAGATTTTGTACACCAAGGTATCGGTACGCACCAACTGCAAGGACGGGGTAATCACGCTGCCGGGTTCAAAGTAGAACTCGTAGAACTCCTCGTCGTCGATGACGCGTTTGGAGGTCGTGGTCGGCGTAATCCGGATCATGGCGTTGATTTTGGACAGGGCGTAATGCATGTCCTCGGTCACGTACATCACAATCCCACAGACATAGGTCTCGATGCCGATCTGCGCCAAGCTGTGCTCAGCAAAGCGCGCCGGAATGATTATCTTCAACGCCTTCTTCGCTACCAGACTTTCATCCGGTAGCTCGTGCATGCACGCTTTCACCCGCGCGCCATCGCGCGTGAGTCCTTTGCGAATCATCGCGGCGTCACCGTGGCCTTGGTCTGCGACAGCACCCAGCGAATGATGTATTCGAGGGTCGCCATGGCGTAGGCTTCACGCGGATCGATGTTCGGGAACTGGCGGGTCACTGCCTCGCCGGCGGCCAGGATGAACTCGGCATCGGTTTGGTAGTAACGCGAACGGCACACGAGACGCATGCACAGGCTGTTCAGGTTGTCGAAGCAGGCTTGGGTCACACGGCTCATTTCTGCCGCGAACAGCTTGCGCACCAGGTTCAGGTTGCTCGCATTGCTTTCCACCGGATCGGTGATTTCACGCAGCTGGGCTTCGAACGCGCCACGCAGAATGGTCAGGTTGCGGCTGAACTTGTTACTGTTCTCCGACATGACCACGGCGGTCTCGTGGCGGTGCCAGAAGGCTTTCAGACCCGCGGCGTTGTCGTTCAGTTGCGACAGCGTGTACATGGGCGAACCCGACAGCGCATTGCCGAACAGAATTTCGTTCGAACCACCGCCGTTTTCGATCCAGTCTTTGTAGACGTCGCCGTCGACCGTGGTCACTTTACCAGCGATGCTGCGAATCAGCAGACCATTGTCCAGTGCCTTCTTGCGTTCACGCAGGATCGACAGCAGGCGCAGGGCAGCCTGGTCGCGGAAGTCGACGGCAGCGTTGTCGTACGCTTCTTTGCCGAGACCACTGTCTTCGACCGGGTCTTGTACCATCTTGCGTGCCAGCAGGTACACGGCGAGCGCCACATCGGCGCCGTCAACCGCATTCGACACCATCTGGTAGAAGGTGCGGGTGTCACCGCTGTTCTGGAACATGTTGGCCCAGAGGTCGAGGAAGAAGCTGCCGCCTTTGATCGCGGCCCAGGCGCGGATGTCGGCGTCGACCGATGCTTTGCCGGTTTCCATCATCGCCACCAGTTCTTCGAAGGAACGGGCAGGCAGCTTGAAGACGAAGCGCGGGTCTTTGAACGAGATGTCGCCAAATTCTTCCAGGCTGTCGGCGAAGCTCTTGTTCGACAGTGGAACCGGTACCGTCGAGACCACCACTTCCAGGCCCAGCAGCGAAGAGGCGCTTGGCATTTGGCGTTGGGCGGTCTGGACCTTTTCCACCAGATCGAGGATGGTCGGGGCTACGACCGTACGGGCAAAGCCGATGTGCTTACGCACCGCGTCGCCACAGATTTCCGCCAGTTCGTCCGACAGGACGTCGTGGTCGGAGTAACCGAGCGTGTCGTTCTTCTTGTTGGCGATGAACTCGATGTTGCCGATGTCCGGCATGAGTTCACCGTCACCGGTCGATACGGTGAAGAGGGTGGTGGCGCGCGTAGCGCGGTTCAGGGCTTCCAGGTGGCTACCGGCGACTGGTTCCAGCAGGACGCGGTGGGCATCCAGCCGGTCGACCAGGGGCAGCGCGTGTTCGAGTGCATCACGGCTCAGCATGCTTATTCTCCTTGGAGTTGTGCAGCCAGCTTCTGCTGGGCTTGGTTTTGGACCATGGTGTAAATCATGCCCCGCGAGATCACGCTGCCTTGGAACGTGTCAGCCACGTCGTTGCCCAAGACATTGCGGGCGATGTTGTTGACCAGCTCACCGGCATTCGCCAGGGTCAGCGTGCTGATGACGCAATTGGGGTTTTTCATGAACGTTCCTTACAAAAAAGTTCACATACAAAAAAGAATAAACAAGAGCACGGGCAGAGGTTTCCCTCCACCCGTGAACCCTTTAACTGCGGTAGGCTTTGACGGCACGCTTCGCCAACACCTTGAGAAGCGTATTGGTGGTACCCATCAGGTCCGGGCTATTCACAATCCTGTCACTGACCGATTTAGCCCCGAAGATAGCATCGATGGAAACACCCGACTCACTTTTGACTTCACCCGTGATGACTTTACTGAACACAGTTTTCAACTGGCTCGCAAACACACCCTTGTCACCTTCGCCTGCGGGGACTTCGCTGGTGATGTAGAACTTGATCACCAAGGTATCGAGCATCAAGGGATCACCCTCGACGCGGAAGCTTTCGTCCACTTGGCCAGTAAAGCCTTTCTTACCGGCAGCTTTCTCACGCTTGACCAATTCCTTGTCGCACGCATTGGCAATGGCGCGCAGCGATTCCGACATGTCCACCTTGTCGCCATGGTAGAACATCTCAATGTGTTCCAAGACGCCTTTGGCTTTCGCCGTTGGGGTTTGGGCACTGAGCGCACGCAGGGTGTCCAAGGACGTTTCGTCGAACAAATTCTGGTTCGCCGTCACGGAGTCTTCGATCACACATAAAATATCTTCAGTTTTCAGCGTTTGTCCGACTTTCGCCACCCGACTCACCTTCTGGTCGAAGTTCAACTTGACCATGCGAATCTTGGTGACTTTGGTACGGAGCAAGTCTGACACACGGGTCGTAATGGCGGACGCATCTTCCAGCGTCTCCGGTGCTTCCATCAAGGCGACCTTCACCAACACGCCTTGTTTCCACACCACGTTCTTCGGGTTGATGACATCGCGCTCGAAGAAACCACTGTTGTAACTGATGATCTCGCCAGCCTTGAACTTTTGGCCTTCTTTCATGTCGGTCACGAGATTGTGCGGAATCGTCATACCGGCAGCGGCGCCATAACGACGGCCAATCGGGAAGCCTTTCGTTTCCCCGTCAGCAAACTCCACAATGATCCCGTCGTCCGTGACAGAGGCCACGCGGCCATCTTTCTTGGCACTCGATGCGAAGAGTGCACCCGTGCGATGCGCGATGACTTGCTCGTAACCAGTACGGGTCGGCATCTGGTGATACGCATTACATGCCACCGTGTGACCGTTCTGCACGCCAATGAAGTTGACACGGCGTGGATCGTCGACGTCTGCACCCACCGACACCAGTGCCGAGGTCGAGACCAGGGAAGTCGGGTCTTTCTTTTCCAGATCGTAAGGACGCGCCAAACCACGCAGCGACTTGAACTGGGGGTCCGCACTCATGTAGGTGTTGATACCCACGTCCGAACTATCGACCGTCGACTCGGAGATCATCCCCATTGCGTTCTTGTGGTAAGCACGGGTACTCTTCGTCATGCTGCGGCTACTGCGACCACCAGTACCACCGTGGGTCACTGCTTCCGTTTCTTTCAGGTTCTGGATCGGATTGATTTCCGAGATCAAGGATACCGACGGGTCTTCAGCGATCGACTTCCACACTGCGTACGGGTGCAGTTCAATCGGCAACTTCGACTTGGCACCACGAGAATTGTGGGCACGGATCGATTCCACCAGATTGGTGTAGACGGCACCAGCCATCCGTTCGTAACCACGTTTGCGGCGATACGCGTCGTCACCGGCATCCGGATGGTGGTCCACCAAAAGCAGTTCGACACTACGCAGGAGCAAGCCACGGAAGTCCGTAGGTTCGTGCATTTCCACCAGCAACTCTTTCGTGATCGGGTCGACGAACATTTGGTACATCAAGTCGATTTCACGCAGGTAGCGCGTGGCGTTGCCGCCGACATCCAAGATGTTCAGATACACACCAGGCCGATCGAACTCATAGACGCTGTAGTTCCGGATTGCCTTGTGGTATTCCCGGAAGCCTGCCAGAATCAAAGCTGCCTGTTGGTCATCACGGTTAAAGATCAGCGACTCATCGCTAAACTCCAACGCGAATTCGTTTGGCTGCATTTGTTTGCGGCCACCAGCTGGCACCCGGCGCGGTTGCACCTTCAATTTCTGCATGAGCTTTTCCAAGCCCATTTCGTAACCCAACACCACACCGAGCGGAATGGTACGGCCACGTACTTTCACTTCTGCAAAGTCCACCGGCGCTTTCGTGCCATCCAAGTGGACCAATTCTTCCAAACTCCCCATGGGCGTCAAGACGCCATCTTGCGCAGTAAACAGCGCACCGAATTTGTCCATCACCACGAATTGGTTCTTGGTGTTCGAACCACACACCACCGCCCCGTCGTTCTCGTACAGGGCGAGTACTTCTTTGGTGTAGAGTTCTTCGCGCTTGCTGTGGTCGAAGTTAAACACGAAGCCCGCTACCGTAAAGCCACGGAACGACATCGCCATCGAACTATACAGACGTGGACACGGGAACAGGTTATCGAACACCGACGACGGATAGATGTCGATCACCGTTTGGTCCGCTGCATCCAAACCCTTGGCCATGATGGCATTACGCAGCCAGGTGGCGTAGTCGTTGACGCGTTTGTCACTACGGGTAACGAAGGTCTTGCCGAAGTAACTCGTCAGTGCCACCTTCGATGGCGAGACTTTCATGATCGGCACTTCCACATCCTGCTTACGCAGTTTGTAGTTAATCCCGTTGGCCCGGTACACCCCTTCGTCGTCAACGATAGGTAGTTTGAACCGCACTGTCGAGGCCGCGCCTTCAATCGGACTCAAGCGCAGCGTGTACATGCGGGAGGCACCCACAATGTCTTCGATGTCTTGGGTCTCGTAGCCCGTTACCGCAATGCCAGCGTTCTGCACTGACAAGACCATGTTGGCCACGTCGCGTTGGAACACGTCTTTCACGTAACGGCTGTCGTAGTCAATCAGACTCGACTTGAGCATGGTCTTGTCCAGCACCGAAGGGATGTCTGGAATCTTGGGCGACTCACTGATCGCCACCATCTCTGGCGTGATCTTGGCAAAGTTCTCCAAGGTGGTCGAACCATCGGGCGCCAACATGGTTTTGTAAGCTTTGGCTTGTTCGCTGTAGCGTTTGAATTCGGCACCCGAGATGATCCCGTCGGCCGCTTTCTGTTTCAAGATAGCCAGCAGATTGTTTTCCGGCGTGTCTTCCACTGCCGCAATGGCTTCTTCCGCTTCCACTGGCAAGGGACTGTTTGCCAACTGCAAACGCTGCTCAGCCAAGAACTCCAGCTTGTTCAGCGCTTCCTTCATTTCTTCGACCTTCTTCGGGTCGACCTTCAAGTCCGCGCCCGTTTGGGTGGCGCTCTTGGTGTCACCGGTGCCGACCAACGTGATGTCTGGTTCTGGTGCGACCATTTCCATCTTGCCGGTCGCCCGGTTCATGGTCGGGACAGCCACAGGCTTTTGTGCCACCGTGCCTTGTTTGCCGGCTTCGGCCGCTTCCTTGCTGGCGGTCTCAGGTCCCGAGACAGTACGCACTTCGAACAGGGCCATCATCAAGCGCAAGAAGTAAATCTGCACTTCGCGGGCGTCGTGTCCTTGTTTGTTGGCTTTGGGATTGGCCTTCAGTTCTTCTGGTGTGGCTTTGCGCCACGAGTCAAGGATACCGAGGTTCAGGACAAACCAGCGACCCGATTCCACGAACACCAAATGTACCGACTGCATTTGTTCTTCGGACAAGACAGACAGTGTCGAGGTTTCGCGGTCCTTGCCGAGCCACTTCCATACTTCCAAGAGCATCAGGCTCTCGGGCGAATCGAAGAGGCGCACCATGTTTTGCGACACACCGCGCTCACCCAAGCCCATCTCCGACAAACTCGGCAACAGTTTCGGCAGATGACAACGCACGAACTGGGGGCGCTTGGAAATGTCGATCACTTCCTTCATGTTGGCCCACAGTGCGCGGTTCTCGTTCATGAAACGGTAGTACTCGGTATAGACCGAACGCGGGTACTTGTACGCCTTGTTCAGGTAACCGTAATTGTAGACCACCAAGGTCATGTCATCGCGAATCACCGATTCCAGCGATTGCAGGCGCCTGAAGCGACGATTGCGGCCGCTGGCGTGGTAGTCCTTGATTTCTTGTAAGAGCCCGCCTGGGGTGTGTACAGGCTTTCCTTCAGGGTCTTTCAGCGTGATGACATGGTCCATCGCGATCGGTTGCCGATAACCCAGGAAAATCGGGTCGTCTGGCTTCGGTGCGAGGTCCGTTTGGCCATGCGCCGTGTAATGAAATACCGAAGCGCGCGGCAACTGCAACTTATCGGTACTCACCAAAGGCGGCGAGGTCAAATGGGAGAACAGGCGAATGCCTGTAATCCGGAAATAAGGATCGTAATAGGAAAGTGACATCTTAATCGCCTGTCATGTTGTGGAATACGAGGTTGACCGTCGAAACGCCTGTGCTAAACAGGAATTCACCGGTGGTGTCCACGTACGCGCTTTTAGTGGTAAAGAAGTGTTTGATTTCTTCCAGCGATTCGAGGGTGTACACCGCGTTACCCGAAGTCATATCGCCGTCAAAGTCGGCCGTCAAACGCGCCAGCTTCGAGGAGTGTGGGGCCATACTGTTCACATACGGTCCCGGTACCGGGAAGTCGTAGGCGATATGGTCGTCGCTCATCGGTGCCCAGGTATCGTCCAGTTCGCGGCGCACATCCGACTTGATCGTCGTCTTTACGTGCATCCAGCTTGGATAGATACTACCAGGACCCGTGACCGGGTAACGGGTGACGTACATGGCGTACTTATTCCACTCGCGGTAACCTGACAGGTAAATGAGTTCGCACAGGGTGATGGGAGAGACGTGTTCCTTCGAGCGCCCTTCCGGCAGTTCGCTGATGTCTTGCATGAAACGGAAAGTGCCATCCGGGCCTTTGTAGATCAAACCCAGATAGCGGCCGTCGATTTCGATTGGTACATCGCGGATGGTTTCTTCACCGAAGCGGGTCAAGACTTTTTCCAAGCCTTCGTCGGTCATCCACTGGGTGAAGTATTCCGGTCGCAGGAGAACGCTTTCTTTGGCCAGCGTTTTCTTGTTGACCAAGATGGCCGGGGTATTCACACTTTGGAACACCTTCGACAAGAAACCGTTGCGCAGCAGATACTGGCTGACCGGCAAAATTGCTTTCGCGGCTTGGTACAAGCCAATGATGGTCGAGTTGCAGGTGACGCTACCAGGACCACCCAGATACGGCACACTGGTGTTCATTGCCGTAATCACGTTCCGGGTACCGTTCATGATGGCACGGGTGGCCCACTTGCCCAGCAAGAGTTTCTTCTTGCCTTCGATCATGCGTTCGATCGTCTCGTAGATTTCGATGAACTTCATCTGGAGACTGTAGCGCGCGGTGTCCACTACTTCTGGATTGAGCTTCACGGTCGACTCGGCAATCGTATTGCTAATGGAGAGTAGTGTACGGTACATACCGTTGATCTCGTCTTCTTGGGTACGACCATCTTCGCCGACTTCGATATCGCGAAGACCTGCCGGCATGACGATGATCTTGCTCGTCATCGCATCGTTCTTGTATTTCTCCAAGAGGATGATGTTTTGCATCCGCGTAACACTCTTCGATTCCGCGAACTTGATTTGTTTCCAGTACTTGACAAAATAGGCAAAGCCTGTTTTGCCGCTGGTTGCATCCGAGCGTTCGAAGTCACAGAGGACATCGTTCCAGAGCACATACTCGGTGCCCGAGAAGATACCGGCATACATGCGCTTGAGCGCAATGAAGGCGCGGTAGACCGCTGGGTGGAACACTTCGATTTTGATGTCGATGTAGGAGAAGCGGGTGTTGCGGCGCGGATCACCCACTTTACCAAAGGTGGTTGCCGAAAAGAACCCGTCTTCTGCAAAGTTGCCAGTTGCCCCATCGAAGATGTCGAGCGAACGGGTCGGACGAATCGCTTGCAGCGCTTCCGGTGTTAGCTGGAGCAGCTTGATGTTAAATGGAATAGAAGAACTTTGCGACATAAAAGCACCTTGAATGAACGACGTACTTGGCGAGCCAAGGACTTAATTTATGAGGGGGGTAACGCACCCCCTGTTTATTAGGAGCGGTTGAAATGGCTAAAAACAAGCAGTTACAACTATCAGGCTATGATTTCGACGGCGAGTTGGATTTGCCTGATTTCGATTTTGGTGATGGCCCACAGGTCGCGGACGACCGGAGTCCTACCACCAAATTGATCTTTGCCGGAGCACGTGGCTATGCAGAAAGCCACTTCAGCCCTGACAACGTGCGCAACTTCGTGAAGAAGTCACTGCCACCAGGCTACGGCAAGGCACTCGACACCGTCGACCATACCGCTGACACGATGCGGGGTATATACCATAAGACGGCCCAAGAACTCAAGCCCGCTATCAACGAGATCAAGAAAAGCTCGCAACGCTTGATTCCGGTTGCGGAGAAAGTTCTGCCGAAGAAAATGGCAGAAAAGTTCAAGAATTGGACCCAAGGCAGCGGTTCCGGTTCGGGCGAGATGTCGCCAGAACAAATGAAAGAAGCGGGTATCCAGGCGGAGTTGGGACAAATCTTCAAAGCCCAAATGGAGAACGATCAACGGGTGCAGTCGGAAACGAATGCCCGTGAACGCCTGCGCGATGGCCTGTCGTTTAATCGCCACAAGGACATGCTGTCAGCCTTGGTGCCGATGAGCCAAGCGATGAACGAGCTGGCCCAATACCAACGCAACATCGGCTACAACTACCAACGCAAGTCTCTGGAACTCCAACTGCGTAGTTACTACGTGGCCGCCGAGTCCTTGGAAGAAGCCAAGCAACACAACCTGAAAACCACCAGCACGCTGGAAGGGATTCTGAAGAACACCGGCTTGCCAGAGTTCGTCAAGCTGAAAAATTCAGAGCGCCTGAAAGAGATCATCCGCAATCGCTTCATCAATGGCATTGGCGACAGCTTGGCAGACAAGCGCCGTAACTTCGTCAAGAACATGGCCGAACGCCTCGGTAAGCAATTGGCTGAGCGCGCTAAGAACACGGTTGAGGGTGTGCGTTCTGGTTTGGGTGCGTATGAGTCGCTTGCAGAACTGCGCGCCATGCAAGCCCAGTTCGGTCCACAACAATCCGGTGGCGAACAAGCTGCTGAGTTGGCGGGCGGCCTGCTGTCACAGCACCACACCAACCAGATCGCCAAGCTAATCAACGGCAAATTGCAAGGCAATGAGAAAGTTGCCAAGGGCAATAACCGTCTCATGTACTACCTCAGCCAAGGTCCACAGATGGCTTTGGATTGGGCCAAGGGTAATCGCGGGATCGGTAAAAATGATTTCGGTGCTAATTCCAGTTTGCTCTGGGGCTTGAAGGACACCATCCGTTCGGTGCTCTCGCCCGAGTCGACCAACGTCGATGTTGACAAGTTGGAAGATACCCGTAACCCGGATATGTTCAACCGGCGCACGAACCGTTCGATCACGGACATTATTCCCGGTTATCTGGCTCGCATTTACCGTGAGATCAAAATCTTGCGTACCGGTGACGAAAGCCAAGAGTTGGTGGAGTTCGACTTTACCAACAATCGCTTTGCCGAATCGTCGACAGTCAAGAAGAACATCTTGAATAAGCTGATCGGTAAAGGTGACAAAGATTGGCTGAAGCGCGAACTCGACGAAATGGTCGGGGAACTGGACAAGGACAAGAAGCTGAGTCCAGAACAGCGTAAAGCACTCGGTCGCCTGATGATGAACAACAATCTGGCGGGCGGCGTTGGTGATTCGAAGCTGTATTCGAATGCCCGATCCGGTGTGTACAACTCACTCAACTCGGAAGACGCTGAAAAGATCGCAGCCATTGTCGCCGAGTACTTTGCTGACGATAAAACCGAACTCAAGCATCAAACCTTCGGTCGTCAGTTCGCTAACCTTGGTACCCGGATTTCCGACAAACGGGAAACCATGCAAGACTTCGTCAACCTGAACCAACGGCACCATCTGGAAGCCTTGGGTCTCCTGTCCCCAGATGGCAACAACTTGGACATGGAAAAGTTCCGTGATTACTTGCTCGCGGAAGACGATGTCGCACCAACACCGGGCGCACAGCCAGGTCGCAAAGTAAGCCGCCAACGGGGTGACCCACAAAACAGTCAGCGTAACCGGGTCACACCACAGCGTGTTATCCCGAGCATGCCCAATGTACAGCAGCCCGGCGCTCAGCAAGGTGATGCTGGTCAGCAACGTACTGAACCGACCGAGACGATCAACCGCGAAGCGGCTTCTGAAATTGTCCGTGCCATTGAAGCAGCAAATCCGACGTCCAGTATCAACGACAGCAACCGCCTCTTGGCTGTGATTATCGAAATGCTGCAACAAGGCATCCAGACGCATGGCGGCGGTGGTGGTAACGGTAGTGGCGGCGGCGGTGGCCGCTGGTGGAACCGTAGCATCGGTAATTTGATGGGCGGTGCTTGGGACAAAGGCATGGGTGCCGGTCGTTGGTTGAAAGGTGCCATGGTCAACAGTGGCCGTCGTACCAAGAACCTGATCACTGGTAGTTGGGACTTCGCAAGAAAAGCAGGTGATTGGTCTGCCAAGAAGTTCAAAGAGTTTAACGACGTCTACGTTGAAGGCGAAGTCAAACCGCGCCTCTTGGCGTGGAAGCTCAAGGCGGGTGAGTATTATGACCAAGCCAGCGGCCAAGTCATCAAGTCCTACAAAGACATCCGTGGCGCCATTGTCGATGCCCAAGGCAACATCATCATGACGGCCGAAGATGCACGCAAAGCGTTTGAGAAGTCGCGCGTTGGTAAGAAGATGCTTTCGGCGCTGGGCTTTGTGAAAGATAAAGTCAAAGATGGCTTCAGTCTGGCACGGCGGATTATTCCTGGCGTCTACGGACGGGCATTTGATCTTGGCACCAAGGCCATCAAGAAGTTTGGTGAATTCTTGGACCAACCGCAAGACATCTACATCGCTGGCAAGAAAGACCCAGTCCTGTTGGCGGTGACGATGAAAGCAGGTGGTTACGCATCCCGGATCAGCAGTAACCAGATTTTCCGCCCATCCCAGATCGATGGCCCGGTGGTCGATGAACGTGGTGACATTGTTCTGACCGCAGAACAGCTTGCCTCGGGTCTCTTGGACAAGTATGGCAAGCCGTTGAAGACGGGTTACCGTGGCCTCCTCCAGCGAGGCAAGAACATGGTGACCGGCGCTCTGTCGTTTGTCAAGAACAGCATAGGCCGTACCACCAAATGGCTGGGCGAGAAAGCCAGCGGCCTGGCGAAAGGCTTTGACATGAACTTCGGCGTGTCAATGGGTCGCCAAGCACGCAACCAAGCGGTGCTGCTGCTCCAGATTCGGGACATGCTCAACGAGCGTCTCTCCGGTGAACGCACGACGTTTGCGGAAGAAGTTGAGATCGGACCAACTGGTGGCGGCAACGCCAAGAAACTGGTTACTGGTATCAAGAACCAAGTCGGTCAACTCCGCGATAAAGTCAACGGCAGCTGGAAAGATGCCTTGAAGGAGAAGACGGCGCAGATGAAAGAGAAATTGCGGGAGAAGAAAGAAAAGGGCAAGGAGAAAATGTCCTCGCTCTTTGAAAAGTACTTCGGCAAAAAGAAAGTGGCAGGTGATGTGGACGGTGACGGTATCCGCGAAGGCAGTTACCGCGACATCATGAACAAGCAAAAAGAGAAATTGAAAGCCCTGAAGGAAGCCGCAGCGGAGAAAGCAGCACGCTACGGTGGTGGTAAGGGTTTGGCGGCAATGGGGATGGACAAGATGAAAAGTCTGTTCGACCTGTTGAAACGCAAGAAGAAAGGTGACGACGATGATGACGATGGTGGTATTGACATCGACATCGACGCGGATGGTGGCGACGATGATGACCGTAAGCGCCGTCGGCGCCGTGGTCGTGGCCGTGGTCGTGGCCGTGCTGGTCGTGCAGGCCGTGGTCTGTGGAATAAGACCAAAGGACTGGGTCGGGGTATCGGTCGCGGTTTGATGGGCGCTGGCCGTATGGTGGCTGGCGTAGGGGGCGGCCTGGGGCGTGGCCTGTTGGGTACAGGGCTGCGCATGGGTGCCGGTGCATTGGCAGGCGGTTTGGGTGTCGGCGGGACCTTGTTGTCAGGCGCAGGCGCTGCTGCCGCAGGTGTCGGTAGTGCTTTGCTAACAGGTGCTGCTGCTGTGGGTAGTGGCCTGTTGGCGGTCGTATCGTCGCCAGTTGTCTTGGCTGGCTTGGCCGTCGCTGCGATTGGCGCAGCAGGCTATTACGGCTACAAGTACTACAACCGTGTCAAACTCGATCCCTACTCGACGCTGCGGTATGCACAGTACGGTTTCCCATCCACCGATGAAAGTCACTTGCAAGCGATCTTTGACTTGGAAGGCCAACTGCAAAGTGCCGTTGTGTTTGACAAGGACAAAGCCAGCCTGGATGAAAAGAAGATTGACATCAAGAAGCTGCTCGATACGCTTGGCATTGATGCGAAGAACCGGGACCAGTTGACGAACTTTGTTGAATGGTTCGATAACCGTTTCAAGCCTGTTTTCTTAAACAGTGTCGCTGCTGTTCGCGCCGCTGATCCCTCCAAGACCTTGGGTGATGTCGGGAAGTTTACTGCCGCACAAAAGCGGAAGTACCTGAATATCGCCAAATACCCAGAAGGACCCTACCATGTTACTGCCTCGCCTTTCGCAGATAAGAGCGAACTCGTTGTCGGGAAATCACAAGTGGCAGCGGCAGCTGAAATGGCAGAGGCGGCAGTGCAGAAGGAGGAGCAAAGTGCTCCAACAACTGCAAAGACTGGAGCAGCCACGGCTGCCGGTGCTGCCGCAGCGCTATCCACAGTCACCGCGAAAGATACGGCAGGATTACCTGGCGTTAAATTGCTTGAGCGCGTCGATGTAGACGATAGCAAGGGCAAGATCAACCAACTGGCCCAACAAGCACAGATGGTGGGTGCGGTGGCAACTGGTGCAGGTGCGATCACTATGTCTGGTCCGGACGAGATGGCGAATGTCATCAATACGGGCCGAGTGGACGCGCTGACGGCTATTCGTTACCGCACCTACGGTTTGACGGAGATGACGGCAGAGAAGGTGCGCTCACTGAACTTGCTGGAAGCGGAAGTCCAAAAGGGCTTGACGATCACCAAAGGCATTGGTACTTGGACCGGTTCTGCTGAAACCATGATCCGTGCCATGGGCTCGACCTTCGGTGTGCAAGGTGTTGCCAACGACGATGCGTATGCGTGGATCAACTGGTTCAATACCCGTTTCCTGCCAACTTATCTCGCGTACGTCACGGCCTGTGCGACTGCCACCAAGCGGACTAACTTAGCGCAAGCCAAGTTGTCGCTGACGCCGCTCCAAGCGGTGGATGTGGCGACCATGATTTACACCGCCAAAGGTAACTTCAATGGCAACTCGGTCTCCGTCTGGCAGATCGATAGTACGCCATGGCCTGGTTTTGCGTTGAACAGTGATGTGAAGACCACGGAAGGCAACTTCCAAAGTCTGAAAGACCAAGCCAAGCGTTCGCTCATCGCGGAAGAGTCCACCAACGTCAAGCAAGGTGTGACGGGTTCCAGTACGGGTAGCGAGACGAAAGAAGAAGCGAAAGGTGGCTTTTTCGACCGACTCTTGGCAGACCGAAAGGATGCCACGGGTAAGCCATCAGGTAACATCTTCTCCCGCATCTACAACAACGCCCGTGACATGATGAGCGGCACCCCAAGTACTGGTGGTGGCGACATGTCCGGTACGGGGCGCGAGATCGCTCACCCAGGCAAAGGAACCGGCGGCGATGTCAATAGCATCCCGTTCCCAACCGGCAATGGCTCGTACGCTGCACTCAAGCCTACCATTGATGCGGCAGCGAAGATGGTCGGTGTCGATGAGCGTTTGGCAGCGACCTTTGCAGGCATCGAGTCAGGCTTTAATTACAAAATCAAAGCCAGTACCAGTAGCGCGACAGGACTCTTCCAGTTCACCCGTGATACGTGGAACGACATGATGAAGAAGTTTGCGGCCAAGTACGGGATCGATCCCTCGACCCCGCCAACTGACCCGCGTGCAAATGCCATCTTGGGTATGGAGTTCCTGAAGTACAACGCTGGCGTCCTCAAAGGACTGGGGCGCAAGATCACGGACACCGATCTGTACTTGGCCCACTTCTTTGGTGCAGCAGGCGCGAAGAAATTCCTGTCCGCTAACCCGAACGACATTGCGGCTAACGTGATGCCAGAGGCTGCGCGGGCTAACCCGAATATCTTCATGCCAGGTGGCCGTGCGTTGTCGATTTCTGAAGTCTACGCGAAACTCAATGCCTTGGTCCGGAACAAGGCCAAGAAGTTTGGTCTGGAAGACGGTTCGGAGAAAATTCTGACCGAACCAAGCGGCCCGGCAACATCTGCTTCTGCCCCCGCCGCAGGCGCACTCACCGCCACCCCGGCAGCAACACCAGCACCGGCACCCAAGCCGGTGGCGATCCCGGTGAGTGACCAAGCACCTGCTTCCGCCAAAGCAGCACCAACGATGGCTGCCGCCGCCCCGGTGGCAGCGAGTACCAAAGCAGCCGCCCCAGTGGTCGACCCGACTAGCGTGGATGGATACATTTCTCCACGTACGCGTAACTTGGCTGCACAGCAACAATTCCAACGCGATGCCGCAGCGGATGCACTCGTTACAACCAACCAGATTCTGAACAAATCCTTGGACGTACAAAACAAACTCTTGGAAAATTCTGGCAAACTGCTCGAAGCCATCAAGGGCTTTGTAGGAAAGGCACCGGCCGCTTCTGCGGTACTGGATCAACCGGTGCAACCCGTTAAACCAGCGAAGCCTGCTCGTCCGATGACGGGTGCCCCGGTTTCGATGTCGGTCAACGGTTAAGGCGAGGGGGGGGGTAACTCCCCTCCCCTTTTCTTTATTCGTTTATTGGAGTCTTACATGGAACAACTCTTATTGCATTTGATCGGCGACTATCTGACTCAAACCAACTGGATGGCCAATAACAAAACAAAATCTTGGTGGCCAGCATTTCTCCATGCGTTCATATACACGCTCCCTTTTTTCTTGCTGACGCATTCAGCGTTGGCATTGTTTGTGATTTTCTCTACCCACTTTCTGATCGACCACTTCCGTTTGGCACGTTACGTGGTGTTCTTTAAGAACTGGATCACTGAACCCAAGCTCAAGTGGAAAGATTGTTCGACCACGGGTTATCCGGAAGCCACGCCACCGTTTATCGCAGTCTGGCTCCTCATCATCGCGGATAACGTCATCCATATTTGTATAAACTACAGCGCACTGCGCTGGCTCTAACAAAGGAGGTTTCCCGTGAGTGGTGCAATGCTCAAAGACTCAGCCTGGGTCAAACAAGCGTTCTTGGTAACGGCCAAGGACATGGCCAAACTGAGTATTCAAAACCGTATCCGCAACAACATCGTCGAAGAATACCAAGACACCTCGCCGGGTGGTAACCTTTCGATCAACCCACCGCCGCAGTTTACCCGGTATGCTGATCCCAAGGCGACCTTGATGGATGCCAATGGCGATTCGCTGGAAGTCTATTCGAATTACATCGGTAGCAAAGGCATGGGGCGTTACTACGGTGAAGCGATCAACAACAATGCCCAGCGCGTTAGTATTCGCTTTGGTGTCCCCGAGTTCAACTCGATGTCAACTTTCTTCACGGGGTTCTACAATTCCGAAGCAGGTCAGTTGGCAAGGACAGGTCGTGCCAAGAACGTGTTCTATACGCTTGGCTTGGCAGCTGGCTTTGTGGTCTCGATTATCGCTTGGCCGCTATTGGTAGCAAACGTCATCGGTAACGGTTTGCGCTTTTTCATGCAAAAGCCGTCGACCAAGTTCTACTACCTGAAGCCGACCATGCCGCTGTACTGGAATGCGGTGCAGACCATGGTCAACCAGATTGCGGTCAACGCTGGTATCGTGCCCCGTGTTTGGGGTGACGACAATACCCGTAAGCTTTTCGGTGAGAGCGTTCAGTTCGACAAAGCGTCGCTGGAACTCTTGGCCAGCAAGGCACCAGACATCTTCTCCAAAGGTGGCGGTGTCGACGTGTTTGCCATGGCCACCAAAGCTCAGCGTCTGGCCCAGCGCCGCCGGAAAGCGGTGCAGCGTATCTTCGATGTCGATAGCATGGCCGACATCCGTAAGCAAGTGCTGCAATTGCAAAACGAAAAGCTGGAAGACACCCGGCCCACCTTTGCAGGTTACATGCAGAAGTGGTTCAACTCTGCCCCTTCTCAACCGAAAGGTGGCGGTGTAGGCGGCGGTGGTGATGGCGCTTCTGACGTCAATACCGAAACGTCCAATGCCACGCCATCCTCGACCGCAGGCTGGCTGGAACTCTTGGAAACAGAATTGAACGATGGTGGTGCGTTCGCCACCTTCAGTGTCAATTCAACTGGTGCTGTCGGTGAGTCGATCTCCAGTCAAGTGACGGAGTCAGACATCGCCAACCAAATCAACAGTACTTCGTCTGCTTCGCGTTCTACCAACTTCTCGATTGCCAACGGTAACATTGTGGGTGGTGTGGTCGGTGACGTGCTGGGGTCGGTGGCGACTGTTGTGAAAGATGCAGCCTCCGGGGTTGCTGCTGGTGTGGGTGCCTCTGGTTTGGCCGCCTTGGGTGGTGCTGCGTTTGTCGACATTCCGAAACACTGGACGAGTTCATCGGTCGACTTGCCACAAGCAACGTACACCGTCAATCTGCGGAGTTGGTCGAACAACCCCATTTCGCGGCTGGTCAACATCTACGTGCCGCTTTGCATGCTGCTCGCAGGTGCCTTGCCACTCTCGACGGGTCGTCACTCGTACACCAGTCCGTTTATCTGCGAGTACTATGACCAAGGTCGTTGTCAGTCGCGTCTGGCGATGATCACCAGCATGACTGTCTCGCGTGGCGAAGGTAACTTGGGCTTTGACTCCCAAGGGGTGCCGATGGGTATTGACGTCACCTTCACGCTCACGGACTTGTCGACCATCATGCACATGCCGATTTCGCAAGGCATGACCTGGACGGGTGCCGCCGCTGGTGCCACCATTGGTGCGGCTGTCGGCGGTGTTGGCGGTGCCGTAGTGGGCGGTAGTGCGGGTTCCATTGCAGGTCCAGTCGGTACGGTAGCAGGTGGCGTCACCGGTGCAGGTGTCGGCGCAGCTGGTGGTGCCGCCGCAGGCGCTGCGGTAGGCGCTGTGGCGGATGCCGCTGGCGCGGCGATCTCGGCGTGGAAAGGGGCTTTCTCGGACGACACGGTGTTCAGTGACTACATGGCCGTTCTTGCCAGTCAGAGTTTGCCGGATCAGATTTACTCGCTCCGGAAGTTCAAACTGAACATCACCCGAAGCTTGAAGAACTTGGACAGCTTCTATAGCGCCACACACTTCGCCAGCTTCATGGGCGATGCCCCACCTGCTCGTTTGCTGTCGATGGTCTACAAAGGTATCGAACGCTAAGCGGCATAAAAGGAAAAAAGAGGAGAGCGGTCGCTCTCCTCTTTTTATGCCGCCATCACGTGATCGTGGTGGCTTCGTAAATGGCTTTCGATGCCTTGTATTCGGCACTCAACTTATCGTACTTGGCTTTGTAGATATCGTCAAGATCGCTTTCGATACGCTTCGCCGCGAACCATTTCTGGTTATAAAGCAAATTATCGCCCGCAGCGAGCGCTGCTTCTGCTTCTGCGTACACGGGACCGGCTTCATTCTTCACCCGACTATTCCATTCATCCATGACCCGGTCCATGTCTTGCAGGATGACGTTGGGTAGACGGGCACCAGACTTCGGAGTAGTCTGTCCCGTTTGGACTGTTTTCAAGCGTTCCACTTCCGCCACGGCTCGGACGTCGACCGGTGCAGTGGTGACGTTCCCTATGGCTGCTGCTGCGGGATACAGGTTATCCATGCGGGTAAGTGGGCTCGTCGGTTCTTTCCGCGGGGCGTCGTCGCTAAACGTGAAGCCGGCACTTTTCGACACACCCAGCGGATAACCTAACGCATCGCGTGGCACATCCGTGGTCACGTCCTTGCCGCCAGAGGTGATGGTAGTGCCTTCCGCCAAAAGACGGTAGTTTTCTTCTGGACTGATGGGCGCCGTACTGGCCAGCAACCATTTGTCTTCCGGGTTAGTGCTATTCAAAGCGCCGATCGCGATGGTCTTCTTAAATTCTGGCGAAGCATCGATCAGCATGCTGTGGCTAAGACCACCTTCGATAGTGGCCTTGTCCGTCAACCAATCAGCGTTGATGGTCTGGAAGGAATTTTGAATGTCACCAAATTCGGACTGGTACTGGCCAGGTGACTTGGGTGTATCTGGCGCTGGGTAATACTTGCAGAATTCAGACAAGGTGTTGTCCTTGATCGACACCAGTGAATCCGTGGCCACGGTGGTGATTTCTTTGAGTACCCCGATGTCACCCTTTTGGATAACAGCTGGCAAGACACCTTTGACGATGGCATTCATGGCAGCGGTATTGGGGATCATGTTGCTGTTCTTGAGCGTTGTCAAGACACCCGGCACGCCATTCTGGATGCCTTGGGTCACCAAGCCCTGGCCGAGCGCAATCATGCCCTTGGGGTCTTTGATCTGGATGCCTGGAACACCTGCCATCTGCGCGAGGTTATTGACACTACCGACCACACCCATGATGTTGCCGGACTTGGCCATGTCCATGACACGGTCAACCGAACCGACAGCTGAGATCGCAGCATTGATCTTGCCCATGGGTAGGGATTTTTCCAATGCCTTGGTGGCGATCGGTGTTAATGCACTGATGGCTTTCGACACCGATGGATTGGTGATACCCAAGCGATCAGTCAACCCGGTGACGCCTACTTTCAGTAGTGAAGACGCACCACCTGCCAAAGGCAAGCCACCAAGCAGAGACTTACCGCCCAACAGTGAGCCTACGCTCCCAAAGTTCACCGCAGCCCAGCTATCCGGGCGATTGTTGATAGCGGTACTGCTTTGTTGTGAATAGACGTCTACCGTTGCCAGCTTGTCGTTTGGCCCGGAGAGAAACGTCGGTTGTGCCATTTTCATCGGCATGGTAAACATCCTTTTTTAGAACAAAGAAAAAAAGAGGGCCGAAGCCCTCTCATGTGTTGTCCGCACCGCGGTTAGCGGGCGTGACGCGGTCGTACGTAGTTTTCCATTCCCTCTGGAAGGGATTCGTGCCACATCAGTTCGCGCACCTTGGTCAGGGCTTGTACGATGATGTCGCGGTTCGAAGGACGGATCGCGATGGCCTGGGGAGTTTCGGGATTACGGACGTAGTACATTTCGAACGGCAGCGCCGAGCACAGGAACTCTTTACGCAGCCGTTCGTTTTGGTCGATCTGGCAAAAGAGCGCCTGCTCGACCAGTTGTTGGAAGTTGGCCAGGTAAATCTTGGTCAGGCTACGTCCGATCCGTACCGCTTGCTTACCGGAGACGTAGCGAATCGAATCCGGACGTTCGTCGGACTTGATCCATTCCCAGAAGGCTTGGAAGTTCTGGAACGGCCCGTATAGCGGATGCGTGAACGGCATGTGGTTCACCGGCGAGAGCATCCGGCCGAGCTTGCCTTCGTCGTCGTCTTTCCCTTCGTCGTAGATGTTGATGTACTTCACGCCATTGGCGGGGTCTTTACCTTCTTCATCCAGTGCGATCGGTGGCAGGATGATGTCGGGGGCGTAGTTTGCTTTAGGGTGCGTCATTCTTTCTATTCCTTGTTTTCGTCGGTGTCGTCGTCATGTTCGTTCTCGTCAACATCTTCCTTGAGGTCTTCCAGGAGTGCTGCCAAGTTACTACGATCACCAAAATTGAGTGGCTGAGAGTGTTCTGTTACTTTCTTGGAGCGCCAAGTAATCCGGAGCACCAGATCGATCTTGATAGGTTGCAGGAACCGAATGCCTTTGGAGAAGACTTTCCAGGTCATCTCCGGTTTACCGAGTTCCTTCATCAGATTCCCGCGCATGCTGGTAATCTTCTTCCGAGGTTCCTCGCCCGCACCTTTCTTGTAGTCGGAAATCCAGTCTTTCATGAGACTGTCCCACCACATGGGGTTCATATTAATGTCGTCCAAAATCGAACGATAAAAGGCCGCGAAGAAGCCGCGGATACCACCGGGTTCTGTCTTACCCTTTCCGGGTGTGCTAAGCAGCACCTGGATTGGATTGGATTTCTTTTTCATTCTTGCATTCCTTTCTTTTAACCAACGGCGAAGTTGGCTAGTTCGTAAGGCTTACCTCAATCAATGTTTTAGCAAGTGCCTGGACATTGAGAAAGAGCTTCGTTAAGAGTCTGCGGTTATGTTCATCCACCCCGAACTCTGCTTGGTCTGTTTTGGCAGCAATCTCGCACATACCGAGCGCAGCAGTCTTCAGTCGACCGACTGCTTTTTCTGGGTCTTGGTAGAACCCCGTGGTCGAGACGAAGAAACGGTCCAGCGTGACAGTGTTCAGCGACCAACTGAAATCCTCCGCTTGGAGCATCCGGTTATTGTGGAGTTGTCGTTGAATGCGTTTGATCCTTTCAATGTAAGTGTCGATATCCCGGTCGGGTACGGTGACGTTGGTCGCCACACCGCGACTGACTTCGTAGAGTGAGAATTGAACAGGGGAAACTTCTTGTAGCAGCGTAATGGTGCGCTGCCGTTCGTTCTCTAGTTCACGAGAACGTTCCAGCTTCTTGAGGGTTTGTCGGTAGCGATACTGCAAATACCACTTCCAGAAAAACATCTTGTATCTCCGTAATTTAGTCTGCATGGGAAGAAGAGTAAGGTGGTAGCTCACAATGATGATATGTGACTGAACTATAATTGAAATGGTTCGGTATCCATCTAACCAGATCAAAGGAATGGCACCATGTCAACCGCTACTGAAGAAAAAACAATTGACCACATCTTGCTCGACGAGAACGTGGTGCGGCGTCAAGAGTTCATTAACCTCATGATGCCTAACGGAAAACTCCCTGACGACCCGAAGGATAAAGCCCTGATTCTGAAGGCCATCGATGGGATTGACAAAACCGCCGTTAGCCGCTTGCGCATCAAGCAAGAAGATAAGACCAACGTCAGCAACGAAAAGATCGCCATGCTGCTCGCCGGTGTCTACAAGGGGGTTTCGGCTACCAAGAACCCGTACGTGGTGCAAGACATGAAAGACATCACGCCCGAGAACACCGGGGTGATTCCGACCATTCCTGACCACTTACGGACGATCAATTTGGTGGAAGGCGAAACATCGATCAATCCGCGCCAGCTTTCCTACAAAGAGTTCACGGAAGGAACCCCGTTGCCCGCAGCTGCAACGGAAGAATAAGACCAGAGGAGCCAGTTGGCTCCTCTGGGTTATATGCCGTTTAGATCGACGATGCTGAAGTTTTCCACCTCGATCAAGTCCAAAGAGACCAGCGGCCTTGCCATCATCTCAAAAGCCAAGAACGGCGCTGCTCCTTGGTTTAGGAGTTGTTGCATTTGTTGCTCGTCCGGTTCCAAGACGTGGTGAATCCGCGCGGAGAGCATAATCACTTCTGGCATGGGGTTGCGTTCCAGTGCCGCCATGTGAGTATTAAACCACTCCTGCGGATTGTACATAATGAGTACACCGAACTCTTTTTTACATTTCTCTGGTGTCAGTTCCGAGACCGGATAGTGCACCAGTTCAATTTTCAACTCCGTACCGATCCAGACGTACAAAGCTTTGAGCATGTCTTCTTGCACTTCTGGCGACATTTGGTACGGGTAACAGTTCACCACAATCTTGCAGCCTTTGTAATACGGCCGCTCGATCATTTGGGTCGCGGCAGTCTCGGCCAACTTGCGCACCAACTTGTAGCCATTGGAAATGCAACTCACCCGCAGGGTGTCTGCATCGCGCTTGGCGTAACGTTCACGAAACACTTTGCGGTCAATGCCAGGGAAGGTGTCGGAAGTCCGTTTCTGGTAATCGCTATTGATGACCTGTTCAGCGACAACTGGGTCAATCAAATGCAAGGTGCCTGCCACCGTGTCAAGCAGTTCGTCCAAGCTGATGTAGATGTCAACTTGGCCTTGGCTGGCCATCATGACGCTGCGCCTCGTCGCGGTGTTTTCGCTACCTTCTCTTCGAAGTCACGGTACGGCATGAACATGGTTGACATGGCCATCACCGCCAACCACGAGTTAGCGACCAGTACTTCGTACGCATCATTGGCATCGACCAAACGATCGCTATTGGCACGCGGCATCGCGCGGTAGGTCGACGGCTTGGAGAGGAACAGACCCAAGTCAACACACAACGATTGCGACAGATTGCGCATCAACGCCATGCGAGTATCGTTGTCAGCGCCCCAGAGGAAAAAGAAGGTTGAGGTGAGATTCATGACGAAGTCACGTTGGATGTCGTCACCGAACACCGCTTTGGCGTAAGAGTTCAAGCCTTCGGTGGTCACCATCATGAACGGCCGCCCGTTCTTTAAGAGACGTAGCCAAAATTCGTCGATGCGTTTTTGGTATTCCGGGTCGAGGTTACGGTGCACGGCCACGAAGGCTTCGCGCAGTACCTCGGCCACTTCTTCCATTTCTTGTGGTGTAAATTTCTTGATGTCCATTTGTTCTTCCTGTTAGTGAGCCAAGAGCGTGCTCTTGTAATGCATACAGGTCAAGAGTGTATGCAGGGTTTCAGTCGAGCGCACTTTGCCACCGAACGGTTTAACAGCAGCTTGGCTGACGCTACCATTGCGACTCAAGAGCGCATTCATGGCATTGAAACTCGCCACGTCACCACCGCGCAGTTTCATGAGTTCCAGAATCGAGTTGTCCATCTTCCACGACGCCATCAACTGCACTTCCGAGAAGGATAGACGACTGCCTTTGGATTTCCCGGTAGGTTGGCCGGTGAAGTCATCGATCGACTTGTTGTCTTCGGGAATCGAGATTTTCTTGGTCAACAGCTGGGCTTGTCGACGCAGTGGCAAATCGACGATCAGGTAATACTCGTTCGACAGGTAAGCCGGGCGATCGTCGTCACTGGTGAACCAGATACGCTCAAAGAAGTTGTGTCCCCAGAGCTTGGCCAATTCCAGATTGCGCTTCACGCTCAGTTTCACTTGCTTGATGTCAGTACGGCCCTTCGTGAAGTTGGGGGCAACGATCGGCGGGATGATACTACCATCTTCCAAGCCTTGCATGAATTTGTCGAATGCCTTGTCGTCCATCGAGGCAAACAAGTCTTTGTAAATCTGGACGTTATCGGAACCGGGCAGGATCGCATTGATACCACTGAGCAGTTCCGCTTCCGCTTTTTTTCGGTTAGTCATCAGGAAACCTTTGGTATGTGGGTGAGGATTGTGGCCGCCGTTTTAGCGATCCACCTATACCAATTTGTGCAGATTGACCTGATGTCGTAATTTATTCTTGTCCTAACCGGCATAAAACACACACCCTCTCCATTGTTAGTTGAAGACACCAACTAACGCACGAGAGGGTGGTGGTATTACAGGCCGCACTGGATGATGCAAGGGACGACGATTTGCTTGAACAGCTTGTGCCATTCGTATTCGTTGCAGTTGTCCTCGATGCAGAAGCGGGCATTCGAGGTGTCGACGCCGGCGTTCACGCCGTGGGTGCCGAGGATGTAACGCCAGTGGCTGTTGGCAGCGTGGCGCGCCACCATAACCGGTTCACGGGTAACTTGGTCGCCGTAGTTGGCCACCATGCCGTTCACCCATGCGGTTGGGTCTTTGTGACCAGCTTCGGCCAGCAGGTTGGAGATTTTGTCGAACAGTTCCGGTGCCGTTTTGGCATCGACGTAGACTTGCTTTTCAGCGGTTGCGGTACTCATGATCAGGTTCCTAATTTTGAAAGATTGTCGATGTGCAACAACAGGTGCACACAATGGGTGGGCCGACCCACCCATTTTTCTTGTATGGTTAAGCTAAGCGTTTCACTTCGATGATTTCGTTCGTGGTGACCGAACCATCGGCATTACGGGGCGCCATCCAGTAAGGATGGTAGGCCAGCTTGTGGTCGTGCGGCAGACGCATGCGCAGCAGGTCCATCGTCGACAGGTAGTGACGTTCGTATTCGGCGTCAGCGTCGATGCCGACCCAGCCGCGGGTGTCGAGCAGGGTTTCCCAGTTGTAGCCCTTCTTGCGCAGGTCGTTGAAGAGTTCCTGCGGCGTGCACATCAGCATCTTCGTGATGTCGTCGTGCCACAGCGTATCGATCTGGCACATTTGCGACGAGTAGAAGATCGCTTGGCGCAAGCGATGATCGTCGTCGATCTTGCGCCGCACCGCAGTGCGCGACAGTTTCACGTCCGGCCAGAGCGACATGGCATAGTTCTGCATGTTGCCGTCCAGACCGTAACGGTCGTTGGTCTTGCAGAGGTGGAATTCCGTCAGCGACGGCAACACACCTTCTTCCTGCGAAACGATGATCCCGAGCGGCATGCCCGATGGACCACTCTTACCGCGCGTTTGTACCGTCCAGATGAGGTTGAGGTCGGTATCGCCCTTGACGTCGTCCGACGAGTTACGCGGGTATTCTGGTGCCTTGGTGGTGTCGTTTTTCAGAATCTCTGCACTGAAGCAGAGCCAGGCATTGTTCATGTGGAACAGGAACTTCTCTGGCACGCCCTTGATCTTGAAGTCCGCCGGGATGTGTTGCAGCTGCTTACGCACCGGCGCACGGGGGTCGAGATTGAAACGCTGACCCAAGTGGGCCGTCAGCTGCATGTAATGGCTGTGGCGCGAGCAGACGACTGGCAGTTCGGCGATCAGACGGGTCTTGTCGTTACCGCCCGTCATGTACATCATGTTCGCTTCCTTGTCGCCGATCTCGGTTTCATCCAAAATCTTGTCGACCCGGTCCGAACGCCACTCTGACAGCGAGTCGACGCAGCGGAAGGTCGGACGCTGTACCGTGAACTGGGCCGTGCGGTTGTAGTTCATGTACGGCGTGCGGATGACGATGTCTTTCTCTTTGCTCTTTTCCTTGAGCGCGGCCTTTTCTGCTTCCCACCATTTATTGCCGCTGTAACCTTCGCTGTTGATGACTTGCCAGCGACCCGAGCCGATCACGTCTTCGCCCTTGAAGTCGGGGATGCTGTGCACCGAGAAAGTGGCCAGACGTTCCTTTTCCGTACTGATCTCGGTATCGTAGGTGCCGCCTTCGGAACCGACCACGCGCGCCATCGCAGTCAAGCCTTGGTAGTGGGCCTGGGTCGACTTGAACATGTTACCGGGGCCAATAAAGCCAGTGGTAGCCGACATGCCGGCGTTCAGGAGGGATTCGCCACGGGCGCCAGTCACAAAGCGACCCGTCGGAATATCCCAGCCGCAGCCGAGGTTAATCTTGATCTTGAGATCAGGTGCTGGCGTAAACGACGAATTAAATCCCATGATTGCCCTCTTCTTTCATTTTGTTGAATTCTTCTTCGGTCAAGTAACCGAGCGTCTTGTCTTCGTATTTGATGGCGTAACCGCCGACCTTGGGATTGAAGCCGACCATGTAGGCTTTCATTACCACGATCGAGAACGTCTTGTCCTTCAAGCTGAGCGACCACATTGTCGGGTCAGTCTCTTTGCTTGGTACGATTTTGGTGATTTGCCCCCAGACTGCAATGCGTTTATTCATGTGGGTTCCTTTTCTTAACGGCGTTTCTGGCGGCGGGCTTCTCGCCCCAGATACCGGTAGGTATTGCGTTGGAGTTCGAAATTGAGTTCCGTCAGGTCCATGGGCAGGACTTCTTGTTTGACGAACACCGCTTTCAGGAATTCTTCTTTGGTCAGGACAATCGTGGAGTCGTCCAACTGCTTGAGCAGGAATTGCCCGACCTGTGGTTTGTGCGCTTCCATGAATTCATCGTTGACCGCCACCGTGGTAGTGTATTCCCCGTACGAGGACAAGGTCAGAATCGTCATGCGGATGCCGCGTCCAGTTGGCGTTTCGATCTTCTTGACTTCGCCATACAGTTTGTATTTGATGATGGACTTCGACATGGTGTGTCTCTTTCAGGAGGATGTCAGCGCACCGGCTTCACGTAGTTCTCGGCTTCTGCTGCGGTGATGTATTGGAGTTGTCGCGTACTCTGCGACATAACAATAAAGCCGGTCGTGTCAATGACCGCATCACCCACCACCGCGATATCTTGCCGTGGCAGCTTTTCCGAAGCACGCATCACCGACACAGTGTCCTCGGCTACTTCCACCACTGGCCAAACTTCAAACCAGTGCTTCTTGTTTTGTTGGTATTGGCGTGTGTATGGGGTATGCATAATGTGGCTCCAGTTATCTACACAAGATGAGCGCGCCACGTTTTATTTTATGTCCTAACGTTAATTATTTACTCTCTCCACCAAACGGAACCAGTCACCATGCAGACCCAACTCTCTATCCTGCGTAATGCCGTGGCCCTCGAAGCGCTCTCCATGCGTGACATGACGGCTTATTTCCACGACATCATGCCAAGCCTCCAGTCGTCGTTTAACGACTTCACGAGCCGCTTCTCGCCCAAGCAAGAAGCCATCCAGGGCTTCACTTCGCAGCAACGCGAGTTCGACCGGGAAATCAGCGGCCGCTCGTACATGGCCGTGTCGCAGATTACCGCATACATTCCGGAAGGACTGGATGTACCATACATCGACTACGCCGAAGTCCTGCTCGATGCTGTCAAGCACGCCAGCAAAGTTATGGATGTGCTGGTGCCGTATAGCGCCTACCTCGCCGGGCTCGTGACCGACAAGGAAGCCACCCTCTCGACCAAAAGCTTCGAAGTCGAATTCAAGCTGATGGAAGAAGAACGCAAGCGCATCAATGCCGAACTGGGTGCCTGCTTCAAGAAAGGTTCCTCGAAAGCAGAAGCGGCAATCGGCGATGTGGTGCAACGCAACGCGGACTGGAAAGCCGTCTTCGAACGCTGCAACGACATCAGCAAGACCATCAACGACGTCAACCGTTCGGCCCTCCTGAAGAAGGTCAACGAATGCAACAGCCATCTCGAAATCATCCTCAAGATGGCGCGTGAAGGCCGTGTCGGCAAAGTGGCCACCAGTGCCGTCATGAACCTGGCCGATGGCGCCTACCAAGTTGCATCCGAACTGGAGTTCTACGCTGTGGCCCATTACAAGGCCGAGGTGTTCGTTTCCTGCGTCAATCAAACGCTGGAGCACTTCAAGAAAGTCACCAAGCAGAACCAAAAGTAATTCACGCGGCATAAGACCCCTTGCCCTAGGACTTGCGTCTTAGAGCAAGGGTTCGACCACTTTTATGCCGCAGAGTTGGTTTCCGGTGCTTGGTTGAACACCGTAAAAAGCTTTTCCACGTCACGCTGGATGGCACCCTCTTCACCGTAGCTCAGCCACTTGGGGGTGGTGACCGACGGCGAAGCGTTTGGGTCTTGGGAATGCATCAGTACTTTGCCGTCCCAGATCGCACGTGACACGAACACCGGCAATTTCAAGGCCGCTTTATTGCGACCCAACGCCATGACGGTGTTGAGCTTATTAAGCGTATCGTCATCGAGGTTGGTCGACCCCTTCAGATACGCGCCAAGCGAGGCGATATGGACCAGGCGTTTCATGCGAGCGGATAAGCGCACTACCACAAAGCTTATCGCGCGCACCTTCCAGGTCCGACGCAGACTTGTTTGACTCATGATTAAGGAACTCCAGTGGTCTACCCGATGCCTGAGACAACGGGCATACCAAGTAGGTTAATGAAAAAAGGCCCTTTGAAACTTACGCAGGCTGCTTGGGACGCTCGATGATGCGCATGTTGCTATACACACCCGAGTAGATGCCCAGGCCATTGCTGACCTTGACGACCACTGCGTAACGGAACACGTAGTCAGAGTCTTTCCACGTGATCAGCGTCACCGCCGGGTCGAGCGCTTCCAGCCGTTTCAGAGCATTGCGATCAGGCATGTCAATCCCGAGGTTGATCGTGATTGGCAAGCTTTCGATCTGTCCTTCGACCGACTTGTAGTTGGCGTCCAGACGCAATGCGGCGTAACCCACGTTAAACATCTCTTTCAGAACAAGGTGGGTAGTTGGTTCGCCATTCTTCGGCGTTTTCACAACTGTCTCATACAAGATAGATGTGAGATCGGTACGGACCACGCGTGGATCGTCCGAAAGGTACCACACCAGCTTTTCATCGAGCGAACTGAGTTCCTCAATCACGCGGCTCGACAAGCGTGCCGGGTCGAGTACCTTGGTCAAAGGTTCCCGGTCCAGACAGTACAAGTCGAGCTTCTTCATGTTCTTGCGTTCCATGGCAAAGCTGCCATGCTTCAACACCTGTCGATGAGTGTCAGGCCGGAACAAGTTATCGATCCGGATGAACGCAATGTGATCGGTACCGGCGCAGGTAGCGATCTGTTGATTACGGACGATTTCGATGGCTTCATCTGGCTCGTCGATCCGCACGATACCATAACAGCCGTCGCTGACCCGAATACCGGCCGCGTCGTCGTCCTTGCCATGGTCACCCATGTAGTACTCGCCAGCAGCACGCAAACCAACTGCCGTGTTGAAATACGCCCGACGATGGAACAGGAGTGGGTGGCGTCGCGGATCGTAGGACCAGTAACCTTCTGCTTGATTCTGCTCCATCGAGTGTTCTTGCTTGCCGACGATGCTGCGCAAAAGACCCGAGGTCGCCAGTGCGTCCGCATCTTCGTTGCCGAGCGAACCATCGTGGCTTTGAATCCAGCTGGCCTTGAACTCGACGCCACGTTGGGTCAGCATGTCACGGTAGCTGACGGCTTCCTTCCAAGTATCGGCGTTCTTTCGTGGCTGGCCGTCTGGTTGCAACCAGTTGGCTTTGGCCCACTTGTCGACGCCACCGTTCAAGCCCTTGATGACGTATTCGCTGTCGCTGATCAGGTGGAACTTCTGGATGTCGAAGTCAAGCGCATATTGCATGCCGCGCAGGGCGCCGACCAATTCGCAGACGTTGTTGGTGACCATCTGCGCACCCATCGCACCGTAGCCGTCGATGTAGTGTACTGGCGTAACCGCACCGTAATTTGGCTTTTCTCCAGTAGCCGTAGGTGACTCTTCTTCCAGTTCGGCCTTGCTCCTGTAGCCATCCGGCGTCGGAACGATACCAGGTACGCCGATGCCTTTTTTGGGTGGGGCGGTGTTGTACAGGTAACCGTGGATGCCGTAGCCACCGTAACCGGGATTTGGGTTGGCTTGGAACGGATTACGTGCACCACCATCCGTGTACAGCACTATCCCTTGTTTCGTTTCTTCTACTGCATCACTCATGGGTTCTCCTAATGTTTATTCCCTACACCATGCTACGGGCCCGTATTTTTTCCATCGTGCGGGTTGACGAGCGGGGTGCAGCGCTTCAAGTATTCTTGGTAAGCTTCGCGGTGGACAGCTTGGCGTTTGCGGATGAAGGTACGCAACTGCTTCATGTAGTCTTGCTGGATGCGGTCCAGTGCAGCGTCGTCATTCTCGTTGATCTTTTCCAACTCATCGATCGGCACCTCTGGAATGGCTTCCAGTTTGGGCATGCGGTACAGACATTCACCGGGAATCACAACAGGTGGTGCTTGTACCGTACTTTCGTTGTTTTCTGGTTTGACCATCACCACAATGGGTGATGGAAACTGGTACGTGTTAAAGCTGCGACAGCCGATCATTAAAAGACAAAGAACGGCTCCGAACACGATAGTTTTGTTGGAAGGCATAAAAACATCCTAGGGGTTAAGGGACAGGCTCGCTGTCGTGACTTTGCAATTCGATGAAAGACTTTTGGAGACGCTCGTAGCGTTCGTTGGTTTTCTTCTTTTTCGGCACAGCAGCAACTGGTTTCTTGGTTTTGTGGGGTTTGGTGGCAGTGGGCTCCACTTTCGGTGGCACATACGTGACCGCAGGCACGGCAGTCGGTTGTACCACTGGCGCAGCAATCAGCGTAGGTGGCGCGTTCACCAAGGTCTCGTACTTCTTGCGCAAGGTGATGTAATCGTGCGAAATCACCACAATGCGTTTCATCAAGAACACATTGGTGACCAACAGCATGCCGCTAATGAGACCGACCGCCACCAAACCTTTGTGTTCTTTCAGAATCTGGGCCATGGTCTTTTGACCGAACAGCATTTCCTTGATGAATGGCCACAGCATCGACAAAATCTTAAATACTAACATGACGTGTTTGCTCCTTCTCTTTGTATTTTATAGTTGAGTTCCAACATTTAAGCTAGTGTAGCAAAATGGTTTCTTTCTGTCAAGAAAATTGATATTCTCTCATCCTTCAAGCGCGTATCGCGCAGGAGAACCCCATGCTGGTATTGAAAACTTTCGTCACCCATTCGCAATTTGTTGACAATGCAGTCAACGAAGTTGCGCCATTTGGTGAACTGTCCACGGATGCGGCAACGTATTCCCGTGACATCGGCCAGTACTTTACGCCTGCGTATCCAAAACTGGCACTCCATAGCTTCTACAGCAAAGACAATGGTGTGCAGGCGGCTGTTCCGCAAACGTTGGTCGACCATATCCTCAAAATCGTCCAATACGTCTATGCCACCACCTTCACCACCTCGGGTGAAATCTTCAGCGACGTCCTGCTGGCAAACCTGCTGACAGACCATGCGGCGATTGCCGAATCGTTCAACTGTGGCGAGATGGTAACCGACGGCACTTACTACGTCCCTGAGTGGCTGGCGTGGAAAGCCAAAAACGTCGACGGTGTGCCGGCGACTGAAGTCCGAGTCTGGTTCGCCGACAGCAGCTTCAAGCTGCAATACGATGAGTTCGAAATCGTCGTGGTTCCACCGACCCCGGTGCTCGACAACTTCTTCAAGACCGGCACCGAAGTGGCCCTTATGTTGAACGCGGAAACGCCAAGCACGATGGTCATGAAAATGCAAGTGGCGCGGGACAAGTACCCCACCACCATGCAGCGCGTGATGACCTACGATTACGTCGACCCATTCCTGCCATCCCACAAGGAAGTCTCGAACTGGGGTGTCTTGATCTATGGTGCCGCCGGTAACAACATCGACAACATCAGCGATGCCCTGATCGAATACATCTTGGGCAACAGTACCCACACCCGCGAAGAGTGGACCAAGATTTTGCCGGACCTCTTTAAGCGCACGGAATTCTTCATGATTCCTTCGTGGTTCCAGTACGCTATCAGTCCCCGCAAGACGCAGCCGGCAGGCGTGCCGTCGCCGTTGCTGTCGGTCAACCAAATTGTTGCCCGTGTGAAAGAGGCCGCCCCCGGTTACACCGATGCTCATATTAATGAGAACGCAATGGTCATGCCGCACCCGTACGCGTCGCTCACGATTTTGACCGTGGGCAGCCCGAATAACCGGGAAGGCAAGTTCAAGATTAGTGACATTTATCCAGACTACATTTCGGTGTCGACCTCCAGCACCGACTTCAACCGGATGAGTGCCCGCACCAAAGCGTGGCTCGACCGCCTGCAAGAACAACTGCTCGCTGCTGAACAGATGACGGAATTTTCCAACATCCCAAGCGGCATGACGCGCGCCAAACGCGATGGTCGGGTGTACCTCGTCATCAACGTGGAAAACATCAACTACCTGATGGCCCTGCGTTCGAACTACGCCGCCGAATTTGTGGTTGAAGAATAAGGAGCAAACCCATGTCGCTCTTTACTCCCGGCCTCAACGACAAGGGGCGCTTTCGGCTAAACGGCCAGCTTGCGAACTTGCTCAGCCCTGACTTGGAGTACACCTGCATTAACTTACAGACCATCCAGTCAGCCGCGGGTAGTGGTATCGATATCCTCGAAACCTACTACGTACCCATTGGTCTCGATGCAGCCGCATTGGCTGCTGACATCACGGCCAACGCGTTCTTGGTGACGCTCCAAGCTGGTGTCTTGCCAGAAGTGGTGGTGCCATCCACGTACTTCGTGGAGAAAGCCAACACCGATGGCATTCGTTATCTGGGGCGGATGATTGCGGTGGACTTGTCAGTCCTGCCCGCAGACTTTGATCTCTCCTTACTGCGTCAGCGCTTGCTGGAAGTGGTGAAAGAGACGATTGGGGTCGTGGGCGAAGCCCGTACCATCGTGACCACCAACGTGCTTAACAAGAGCCAAGATGAGCATGCGATCATCGAAGCGACGCGGGCACTGAACGCATCGAACCTCGATACCGATTACGCCCGCTTCTTGGCTGAGCGTAAGCGTGCAGATTCGTTGCAGCAAAAGGTTACGTCCTTGTCGAACTACATCGTTGCCAATCGGACCTAGTCCGGCAAAAGACCAGTACCCGAAGGTACTGGTCTTTTATGCCGTCTTATGTTGGCTTGACACGGAAGTAGGTTTCCACCAGCTTACCGAACACGGGCATGCTGGCATTGAACACGTCGGGCGGCGTTTCATCGTCGATCCGGCGAATGCGTTTGTCGTGCTGGACCCAGAGCATGTAGGATGCTTGTGCAACCATGTTGCGCAGGTCTTCTTCGTTACGCGGCCCCGCTGCGTTATACAGGTCAGGAATGACGACCGCACATTGGAGATCGGCACCACTGATGTTGAGCAAGAGCTGGTTTGCACCAGTGTCTTGGTTTTGGTAGATACCCGTTGGCCACGCCAACAGCTTGTCCATCGGGATCACGCTCAGGTCTTCGCGGAAACGCTTGAAGGTCATCCCACCGACGCCATTGATGATCAAGGTGTTCGACAGGTACAGACGCAGAATCGGTGCGATGTACTTGCCAACCGCATTGACCCGCGGCAGTGGCTGTGTAGGAGATGCAGCAAAAACCTCTTCGTCGATCGGCGTCGGCATGTCGGGGACGACGTAATGGGTGATCGTGGTCTTGCTCATGTCCGGCACTTCTGGTGCACCAAACACTTCGAGCGGCTCGTCCACCGGAACCGACGGCGCCAGTGACTGATCGGCTTTTTGCTCAGCCAGCTCGCTCCAGTTGGCTGGGAGCGGGTGTTGATCGAGAATGGCAATCGCTTCCCGCCTCGTCAGATGGAGCGCCTGCATCAGTCCTTGGACGTTGCTTTCCAACGCGAACTGGGTGGCCACCTCCATCATGGCATCCGATGGGCAAACGGTCTCCCACTTGCCCATTTCCTTCATGCGCTCCACGATATTTTGCCGCATTGGGGCAGAACGCGGCACGCCGGCGTAGGTCATGGGGGCGGCCACCTTGGCGCCGATGGTAGACACATCCACCTTGTTCACGAAATCCTGCACATTGGCAATGATCTCTTCTTTGGGGGGTGACGTGAAACCTTCTTCGACGGCGGCAGCAATGGCCGCCTCGGATGGCGATGCTTTGCCTATCAGGTTATCGGTCACTTGCGCAAGGTTCTCGTCGACGAACGGTGCCACCATTTGGCCAGCGATCTCGTCCATCGTTGTTTGGATGTCAGCTTCCATGCGCGAACGGGGGTTGAGTTTCTGGGTGGATGCTTGCACATCCACCACCAGGCTGTTAACCAGTTCACCCGCGTCCCCGAGGGGAATGGGCTTGACTTCGAACTTGACGTCGGTCACGAGGCCGTGTTCCTTCAGGAGTGCGTGCGCCGCCATGAGGTCGCTCACGAATTGGTTCTGCGAATTGGCCATCGACACCAATAGCGATTTCAGGCCAGGGATTTCGTTGATGTCTTGGCGATTTTCTTGATTCATCTTAGTGCTCCATTTCTACGTGTTGGTTGTATTGCGCGTTAGCCGGGATGGTAATGTTGTTCGGACACATGACGCAAATTTCGGCATTGGTAAAGGCACCATAGCTGGCTTCATAGTGCGAGATCATGAATAGCTGTGGGAATTGACGTTCTTCCATGATGGTCGAGATCACCATGGTCGCTTGCGTTTGGTGGTGCTTATCAAAGCCCGTACCAAATTCATCTAAGAACAAGGGATGGTTCCCCAGTCCCAAGCACTGCATGGCAGTGATCCGGAAAGCCAAGTCAATGATTTCCGAAATACCAGTACTGGTTTCTTTCACATCGTTCGGCGGGTCCTCGGTATCATCGTTGACAATCACCGGGAAGCGGTAATCGAGTTCGACGCCCCCCAAGCTTTCCACCGCACAGTCCTGTACCACCAGTGGGTACGACCAGATGCGTTCGATGACTTCGTTCATGTCGCCCACAAAGTGGCGGATGAAACCCAACAGGCTGTCTGCAATCAAACCTTCCGTTGGGGACAACTCATCGCGTACCATGCGCACTGCTTGTTCCCTGAGCGTTAGTTCCTCAATTTGCTGATGAAGGTCTGCTACCCGTGCGTGCTGCAAGTTGACGTACGACAGGGTTTCTTCTTTACGTGCTAAAGCCGTCCGTAGCTGCTTGATGCAGTGCAGAACGGTTTCCTTGTGCAACGCATCGATCCAGGCTTCGTTGGTATGCACCAAATCACTACGGGTCTTGGTAATCCGCTGTTCAAGTGCAATGCCTTCTGCCATGGTGCGGTGGTACGCCGTGAACTCCGTCACATCTTTCTGGAGTAAATGGCGGTCACTCGTCAACTGCTCGATCTCGTGTCCCCACTGCTCCATACCAATCCGTACATCAGTAAGCGTGGCATCACCCAACTTCTCTGCCGAGGCAATCAGGTTACTGATTTCGCCCAGTTCTGCGTCCAATCGCAGCGTGTCCTTCATGATCTGTAGGTCGACCCGGAAGCGTTCGACAAAACCCATCAAGAGGCGTGCCTTGCTCGTGATGTACTCTTGTTCTGCCAAGTAATCCCAAAGCGGTGCCAAGACTGGCCATGCTTGGGTCAAGCGGATGAAGCTGCGGTACTTCTCGCCGTATTCGTAGTTCGTGGCGAGTTGTTCCTCAATGTCTTTCATCTCCGCTTTCAAGACCTTGGCTTGCTCTTGGTAGACGTCGATTCCATTGACGAGACGCTGGTACTCTGTTTCGTTGTAACCAATCGTCCAGCGGTAGCTGCACTGCGGGCAAGTGGTTTCACCATTCCCACGGTGGTTGTCCGCATGGGTCTTGCGGGTGGTGAGTTTCTCGATGTGGTTGCTGACCGTATTGAGCGCACGGGTCTTTTGTTCCAGTGCTTCGTTCAGTTCCCGAATCTTGGCTTGACCGTATTTCTTTTCGCTGTTGTCAGGAATTGAACTAGCGATTTCAGTCAACGTGTCCCAAACAGAATCGAGTGCGCCAATCCCGTTGATCGGGTGGATGCCGTCCAGACCCGCCAGAACGTCCACCAGCGTGCGCGAGGACAAGACCTCCACTTTCCTACCATGCACTGCTTTAAAGCGCTTGTGCAGCTCCGCAATGCCTGCCTCGCCGGTTTTGGTCAAGACTTCGTATTGCTCACGCAACCGGTCATGCTCTTTCACCGCTTTGTTGATGAGCGCGTCACGGGACATGACTTCGCCCTTCAAGCGTTCGATCTCAGTGGCGATCTCAGCCAATGAACCAAAGCTTGGGCGTACCTGTAACCATGGACCACCTTCTTCGGACTGTTCGTAATGCGGATGGTCAGCCCGGTAATTGTAGTACGGCGCAATGAAGCGCAAGCGGTACAGTTGTTGGGTCATGCTCTGAAGGCTGGCCAACTGCTGCTTTTGTTCTTCTTCAAACGTACTCGACGCACGGGTCACTGGTGCCCGGTGTTCCATCAAGATGTTGAGTTCACGCTCGATCTGGTTGACTTCATCGTTCAGCCGTTTGAGTTCAGCTTCATTGACCACTTTCTCTTGTTCAGCCACCAGTCGCTTCTTGGCACCACGCAACTGTGCAGTCAAGTCGTTTGCTTCGGCATTGACGCGATTGAACACGCTCAGGGCGTAATCGTAGTTGGCGTTGTTAAGACGCATGAACCATTCACGGCGTTTGCCGGGACCCCACCGGGTAAAGCGTTCCCGACCCAACATGAGGTCACGAATCTCGGGGGTCACCTTAAACAGTTCTTCCACCGTTTCGCGCTGTTTGGATGCGTTCACCCAATCGTTGATGACCACATCACCCTCTTCGTCGTGGCGCACCAACTGGTATCTTGTGTGGGGATCAAAGACCGAGGTAGCCGTGTAGACCCGGCCATCATCGGCTTCGCAGGTGACGATCTTGCTGCCCCCTTTTTCATACAGCGCTGGTTCTGCGGGTAGCATCGATAGCTCCCGTGCCAGCGTGGATTTGCCTGACCCATTCGATCCCAAAAACAACTGGATGAATTCGGTAAAGGTCAGTTTAATGCGTTTGATGCTGTTTAATCGCAGCCGCTTATGGCGGTTGACTTCTATTGAGAGGTATCGCATTGGGAACTTTCGCTGTTGCTTATTACAACATGAGTTAGCTGCGTAATTTTTGATAAGGCATAAAAGAAAATGAACCAAATTTCCAAACTGCACATCTATTCGCTGGGGATTGTGGCCACTAACAAGCCGCTGTCCACTGACGAAATTGAGGTGACGCCGATTGAAGTGTCGATGATGCTTGACGGTGAACTGTCTGACGCCAGAACAACACTGGCGGCATCTGCCAAAGACAACGATGGTGCCGCCTACTCGGTCGAAGTCGACACAGCAACTACCATCAAAGCCAAGTGGGCACATTTTGGTCGCGGCAACCGCATGACGCCACCTGATGTCCGTCGCGGCGACCCAGTGATCATTTGGCGCTTTGGTGACACTGACCAGTTTTATTGGGAAACCCGTGACGACATGGGATTACGGCGTCTGGAGACGGTGATCTGGCGGTTCAGCGCGACCAAAGAAGAAAGCGCCAAACTGTCAGCCAAGAATTCGTACATGGTCGAGTTGTCTACCCACAAGAAGCTCCTCCATATCCACACTTCGCAGGCGAATGGTGAGTATTGTGGCTGGAGTATTCAGCTCAATACTGCCGAAGGTTTCTTGCAATTCGAAGACACCAAGGGCAACACCATCTTGATGAATGCCAAAGAGAACCAGATTGAACTGCAAAATGCAGACAATTCGTTCTTTAACATGATCGGCAAGAAATTGTTCATCAAGACCGACGACTTGATCGACATCAAGACCAAGACGATGAATGTCACTGCCACCGACATCACGACGAAGGCGACCACCAACAAGTTGACCACCAGTACTAACGACATCAAGGCCGATACCCAGACCACGAATGCCGATACGAATAACCTGACGGCGAGCACCAACAACATCACTGCGACGACCAAGCATACCGGTATGTACACGATTGCGGGCGCACTCACGGTATCTGGCAAGGCAACCTTGAACGGTGGCTTGGCAGGCAAGGGTGGCTTTGCGATGACAGGTGGTGGCGAAATGTCCTTCAGCGGCGGTACCCTGAAGGTCGATTCGATCGTCTCGTCGGGCAACGTCACAGCGCCGAATATTCGATAAGCGGCATACAGCCCTCCAGCCTACTCACTCATCGAAAAGTAGACTGGAGGCGGTACCGACAACTATCAGACGTCAGTGCCGATCTGTAGGTAATGCAAATCACCATTGGTGAGAGGCCGGACAGGGTTTCGATTATCACCCAAACTCAATGCCTTACGACTCTCCACTGTACGGTAATTGTAGTCATGGCGGTAAGCATCGGTGGTGGTAACTGAGTATTGACCAGTCTCATACTGATAGCCAAAATTGACCATCTTTCCCAGTTCGTCAACGAGTGGGTAAATTGGCGCGATGTCACTCACGTACAAGCCAGGCAGTTTGCTGCCTTGCAAGAGCGTGCGTTCCACGAAGATGTCTGGGTTGTCCAGCACCACAAAGAACGATTGCGACAGCGTCAAGTACGCTTGGATCGCCGCATCCGACAGTAAGTCGTCGACGGCGAAGTGAGAAGGGTTGTCCGTGCTGATTTCCACGTTCATCGAACTCAGGTCGATATAGTGGCGCGAGTTCAAGAAGCGGTCGATGTATGGCAGGTTGTTAAACACCACCGCAAAGCCGCTTTCACTGACCCGATAGAAAGTGCGATTATCGAGCACGTGCAAGTAGCCCCCCAAGACCAGCATCACTGTCTTGTCGCCCACATCTTCTCCCAAGTCCACGTGCACCCGGTCTTTGAACTGTTGGTTCACGTCTTGACGGTACACCATGTCACTGGTGATCGGTACAAAGCGCAGCTTACCGAGTTGGCGGAAACTCATGATACCCAGTTCCGCTTTGCCCGACAGTTGCTGCGACTTCATGCCTTCTTTGACATACAGGCCATCGTTACTGGCGTCGGTCGCGTGGATGAAACCATTGACGGAGACCAAGAAGCTTTCGTAGCAGTGGTTGTAATTCGTTTCTGGCCGGGTGAGCAACAACCAGGTGCGTTCCGACGCCGGCATGGGGGTGTCAGGTGCGGCGCTCGGATGCACGGCCTGGACCTTGTAGCCAGCTTCGAACGCATCGTTGTACAGCGCAATGCGGGTACGCAGCAGTGGCAACGTGTCTGTTGTTGGGAGTGCTGCGTCGCCAATGCTGGCCAACACGGCATTGAACGTGATGTCTTGGCTGCCGTATTCTGCGCGCAGTTCTGCCAGATCGAGTCCCACATATCGGGACAAATAGCTATTCGCCAACGTCACCAAAATGCGGTCATATGTCGAAAACACCACTGGCAGCAGCATCTCCCCCAGTTCGATGGTGGTCCACCGTCCACCGCCGCCGATGGGTTTTGCGATCGCTTGAACAAGTGTGTACATGATGATTTTCGCCTTTTGAAGAGTGCAATTTGCAAATTATATAGTCGCTCAACCGAGCCCATAACATATCGGATTCCTACTGGAGGGCTTGTCCATGGCCACACCTACCGTCCCATCTTACCCTTTTGACCCGACCGGATTAAAACTGAGCAACAAGATCACGGGTGAGCAACACATCCTGACAATTGCCAATCCACGGGATAATTACTTCATCATCCCTGACGTTCCACCGTACTTCGAAGACGGACTGAGCATCGTGTTCAAGGACTCGGTGACAGGCAACTCGCGTACGCTATCCAAGAACGTCGATTACTATTGTTCGCACCCATTCCTCGAAGCGTCGTACAGTGCGGCCAAGCCGATCTTCGGTTCGATCACCTTCCTCAACACTTCCCTTGCCGGGATTGTGACGCTCGCATACAACACGATCGGTGGCAAGTGGGTGCCCAACAATGCCCAGATCGCCGAAGCACTGGCAGACCGGATCAACAACCCACGGGTCACCTCGTGGGAGAGCGTCATCAACATGCCGGACAGTTTCCCGGTGATCGCCCACGAGTACAACCTGAAAGACCTCAAGGGTCTGGATGATCTGGTGGCATCGGTGAACAAGCTGACCGAAGCGGTGATCGCCAATAGCGGCCTGGGTGTGGCAACGCACCGTGCTGACATGGCCAATCCCCACGGCACCACAGCAGCGCAAGTCGGTGCCTACACCAAAGCGGAAACCGTCAGCAAGATCAACGAAATTGTGAACGCGGCAATCGCGGCCCACGTGGCCGGCTACCACAACTGATTTTTCTACCAGTAACGTGGCTAGACCAGCTACGTTACTGGTTATATTTCGAAAACACATCATCAAGAATTGGAGCGCAGCATGTCCCGTTATCTGCACCGTTACGGTATTGACCCCACGGGCGTCAACCGCAGTAATCTGGTTCAAAACGAAGTTCGCACCTTGGTCCGCAAAGACCGGCGGGCGCTGGTACCGAAATATGGTGCCTTTTTCTCTGAGTCGCTGAAGGTCCGCGACAAAGCCACCAATCAAGTCCTGAAAGTAGGTACCCACTACACAGTGAGTCGCCTGTACGACGAACCAACGGCGGAGTTCGGTAAGGAAATCTACGGCCTGATCGTGATCATTGATCCACGTGTTTCGGACACGGTAGTGATCGAGTACCAAGCAGTGGGTGGCAAGTATGAGGACAGCCTGCCCATTATTCTTGAACTCATCAGTGCGGTCAAAAACGACCACCGTGGTGCCCTCTATGGTAGCGTATCGGGCAAACCATCCGGGTTCAAGCCGGTACGCCACCTGCATGACATCGGCGATATCTACGGCTTCGAGCCGCTGGTGCATAGCATCGAACGCACCCGGATGGCCATGGAACTGTCTGGTGCACTTGACCACGACCATTACTACACTTACCTCGACCGTCTTTTGTTGTCGATGGCCAATCTGGGAAGTCTGCTTGCGTCAGAAGTCATTAACAACCACGCAGTTGACATCACTGCCCATGCGCCGTACATCCTGCGTACCCGCGCCGAGGCATCGGCCATCATCGTGCGTCGTCCGACGATTGTGAAACCAGTCAACAACGCGACCAAGGTGGCACGTAACCCGGTGTTTGAATTGAGCCCATATCTGTGCATGTACCGCAACCCACAGCGCTCGATGCAAGTGCAAGTGAGTCGCCGTGCAGACTTTAGCGTTGCACTGGATGTGAATGCCAGTTTGCCGGGGCCATTTAGCACCTACCAGTATCCGAGCACGTTGCTTGCCAATACGGGTTACTATTGGCGCGCACGGTATCAGGCAGACGATTCCAGTTTTTCTGACTGGAGCCCCGTGGGTTACTTCACCACCGGTCTTAGCTAACAAGGAGTTACGATGGCTTTGAATCAATACCCACTTGACCCAACGGGTGTGAGTGTGAACAACTTGGTCCGTGGCGAAACCGTGACGGTACCGACCACCGGACTGCGTGTGCTGTGCCTGCGCTTTGGTGCGTTTTTCGCTGCCAGTCTGAAAATCAAGGATGTGGCCAGCAATACGCTGCTGCGACCTGACCAGTTCCACGCTGCGTACCGTTACAAGGTACCGACGTCCATCTTCAAAAAGGACGTGTGCGGTCTGATCGTGATCGACGACCCTGGTGTTGGCGATACCCTCCAGATTGACTACCAAGTCGTGGGTGGTATCTATAGCGGCACGGAAGACAGCATCGTGGCCATGCTCAAGCGCCGGGCTCCCCAGAACCGTCCAGCGATGTGGCGGCCACTCTTGGGTCGCCTGCCATCGGTGACCCTGAAAGACTTCACCGACGACAAGTACGGTTTCGCTCGGATGGAAAACGCCTTGAACGATGTGGCTCGGTTGATGGTCAACGGCAACGCGGAAACGCAAGACGCCCTCTACAATTACACCGATACCCGGACGGCGCCATACACCAATAACGCGTCACCTGACTTCGCGGCCGAACTGAGTGCACACATTGCCAAGGCAGACCCGCATCCGTATTACCTGCGCAAGAACGAACTGGCCACTACGCTACCCAAAGTCTTTGCGGCAGTGCGCCGTCCTAAGAACTTCTTGCCTAGCGACCGGGCTACGGGGGTTGCACTAAAGCCTGCTCTGGAAGGTTCGGCCTACCGTGCCCTGTATGGTGTCCCCCAAGGAAAGATGCAGGTGCAGGTGGCCACCGATGGTCTCTTTGCCAAACTCGTCTTGGATCAAACCACGACAGGTGTCAGTGTCAAGTACACCTTGCCCGTGGCACTCACGGCGAAGACTAAGTACTTCTGGCGAGTACGCTACCAAAACACAGAAGCACAGTGGTCTGAGTGGTCTTATACGACCAGCTTCACCACCGTGTAAACCAAGGAGCTAACATGGCTGATATTTATCTTCCGTTAGACACCACTGGCAAAGCAATCGGCAACCGAGTCGTGGACGAAAGTCACACCTTGGTCAACCGTGCTGTTCGGATGGCTGTCACGGAGTATGGTGCCTTCTACGCGGAGTCCCTCGCCGTCAAAGACCGCGCTACAGGAAAATTCCTGACCAAGAAACAATTTCGTGCCAGTGAAATGCTGGTGGAGGAAACGGCTCAGTACGGTCGGCGTATCTGTACCGTGGTGTTGGTGACCGATCCCACGGTCAGTAACGATATTCTCGTAACGTACCAGGCGTTGGGCGACTGGAATAACTATTCCAAGAGCCAACTCAATATCGAGTTGATGAAACTCGGTACCGGCAGCGAAGGCATCGACTGGAACGACTTGGTCGATAAGCCGTCGAGTTTCCCGCCAGCTGCGCACTTGCACCATGCCTCAGAAGTTTATGGTGCCGAGTATTTGGACGACGCCCTGATGCGTGTTCGCAATGCCGCCACCATGGGCGATACCTTGACGCGTGAGCGACTGGTCGAGTACATCCGGACGAAAGTCATGGAGGCAGTGGACAAAGTCGACTCCACCACCACGGCGTTGCTCGCTGAACACAAAGAGCACGCCGACCCGCATACCCAGTACGCCAAGTTGTCAGACTTTGTGTACGCGTTGCCTGCTGTGCGCAAACCACAAGCGATCACGCCAGCTAACAACGCGAAAAAGGTCTTGCTGGAAACGGTACTGAAAGGCTCGACGTATTACAGCCTGTATGGCATTGCGCAAAAAGCGGCGCAGTTCCACGTCTCGACCAAAGCGGACTTCACCAACATCACCTTGCTTGAAACGGTGCTGGGCGAAACCCAGCAATACCAGCAAGAAGGGTTACTGCCCGGCTCGAAGACCTTGTACTGGCGGGTGCGATACCAAGACATGGACGACGTCTGGTCTGAATGGTCGGACACCAGCCAATTCGAAACGGTGCCGGACTATCCCGCCAAGGGCACCATCCTCAGTAAGTACTGCGTGGGTGTGGAACAATGGGGCAAGATCGCCGATGGCCGTAATGGCTCAACCGATCAACTGCTGGACCCCAAGAGTCTTGATTGCGGTTACATTCCGCCTAAGCCACCCGGTACCGTGCTGGCAGAATTCTGTAAGGGTGTTGATAAGTGGCGCACTTACGCGGATGGCAACTACGGTAGTTACGATGCGCTGTACCAAAAGAACAGCCTCGATTGCGGCTATGTTCCGCCACCACCTGAAGGTACGGTACTGAAAGAGTACTGCAAAGGTTTCGACCTGATGCGTGACATCGCCAATGGCACTGGTGGTTACAGTACCGTGGTGTACAAAGCCAACAGCACGACTTGCGGCTATGTTCCTCCACCAGCAGAGGGTACTGAACTGCGTCGTTACTGCGATAGCTTTACCTTGCATGTGGTGTTGGCTGACGGCAAAGGCGGTGAGCGCGATACCATCAAAGAGTACAACAGCAAGGAGTGCGGTTACGTCCCACCGCCAGCCGCCGGTACGATCTTGGCAACGTATTGCAAAGGCTTCGACAAGTACCAACGCATTGCGAATGGCGACGGCACTGACCGTGAACAACTGGTCGAACAAAACAGTTCCTTCTGCGGGTACATTCCACCACCACCACCAGCTGCCGGTACCATCCTGGGTTACCAGTGTATTGGCTTTGATAAGTACAACAAAGTCGCGGACGGCAAGGGTAGTTATACCTTGGAATTGGCACAAAGAAATGCACAAGTGTGCGGTTACTCGCCACCACCTGCTGGTACGGTGCTCGCTGAGTTCTGCGTAGGCGTTGACCTGTGGCGCAAGTATGCTGACGGCAACGACGGTTCGTACGACAGGCTGTACCAAGCCAAGAGTGGAACATGCGGTTACATTGCGCCCACGCTGGGCAAAACAACGTGGGAAGCGGCACAAGACTTCGTGGTTACCCATAAAGCCGACGGTTCGATCGGTCCACATCTAAATGAGATGGTGGTCAACAACAACGACGGCTCTGTGGCCTGGGCTTCGACCGAGTGGAATGTGTACAACTCAAGCGGTCAGTTGATCCAAAGTGGTTTTAACAACGATTCTAGTTTCTCGAAGAAAAATATCGCTTGGATTAATTTCAACGATTTCCCGAACAAGCAAAGTTACACGGTCTATGCGCGCCACGGTAGCAATATTCTCGGCTGGGCGCCTTGGTCGGATGCTTGGCGGTTTAGCTTGAACTGGGAAGAGTTTACTCCAGAAGGCACGGTGGTCGGCCAAAGGTGTATTGGTTACGACAAGTACGATGTCGTGGCTGATGGTCGCGGCGGTACCTTTGATCGTCTGGTGGAGCGTAACGCAGCGTACTGCGGTTATGTCAATCCATTCGATCCTGGTATTGATCAAATTCCGCGTCACCTTGGCGCCGCTGCAAACGGCACGCCGGCTTACTGGACCTTGACGTTAGGTGCCGATGGTAACTGGGCGTTCACAGCTTCGCGCTTTGGTACCGCACCGGGATCGGGTCGATACTTGACTGGTAACACTGCCGGTTGGGAAATCTACTACGAAGCCTACTCAGAAGACGGCGAAGGTTCGCCAATACTGAACATCGGTGGCTATAGTACATGGCAATCCTTGTCCAGGGGTGCAGTGATCAGTATCGAAGATAGTGATTCCAGTAACGATGGCGTTGGTCACTACGGCAGTTTCCTCATCGCACTGCGCCATCAAGGGTATGGTGCGTATGTCGAAATGTGGTTTACCTACAACGTCGACGGCGGCTGTTTTGTCGTTGGTACGCCAATCCTTACACCTGAAGGTGACGTCAATGTCGAAGACTTTGAAATCAACGACATCGCCACCAGTTTCAATGACCCAACCATGATTGACAGCAGTATCAATGGCTGGATCGACTGGAAGGTAGACGACACCAGTCGCATCACGGTCGACGAACTCTCGCGGGTGGTCAATAACCGTCAGTTTAAAGCGAACGAGTCGATCAAGATCAATGGTCTGCATTCGACCTTGACGCACATTCACTTCGTCTATATCGCGGCCACGCAGCAGTACGGCTGGAAGCGAGCAGATGAAATTGTCGTCGGTGACGCCTTTGTCACTCGCGACCGTACGTTGATTCCAATTACGGTAATCGAACGTATCGACGTTCCCCATACGTTCGTTGCGCTGAACGTGGAAGACATCGATACGCTACAAGTGAAGTTGGGGGACACGTATATCTTGACCCACAACCGTAGTTAAACCTCCTGGCCGAGGGGTTCCTCTCTCGGCCTTTTCCACCATTACTAGGAACCATCATGGAACTGTTCTTCAAAGGTATCGCCAAATTCTTCCACACTAAAACGGGCAAGATGCTCGAACGCGCTTTCCTGCGTTCGTTCTGTATGGCAGCACTCCTGATCATCGCAGGCGGCCTGCTCGAATTCTTCATCGAACTGGCCCGCTTCGGCGGCAACGATGTGGCTGAGCGTTTCCCGGAAATTCTCATCATCTTCCGCGCCGTCTCCATCCTCGCGTGGTTCGAGATGTCGATCTTCTGGCTGCGCCTTGCCACCCAGCCCGGTGTCGACATGCAGTTCGTCGCTCATAAAGCCGACGGTACGGCTGTTGGTGCCGCCATGCTCTATATCACCATTGTCGTGCAGTGGCTGGTGCGCATGATCGTGCTCATGCAACTGTGCGGGTTCTGGAAATGAACTTCTTCGCCAAGTACTTCTACAAACTCATTGTCTTGCTGGCACTACTCTTTGTAGTGCTCGCGGGTAATGCGGCGCCGAAGTTGCCAAACGATGCGCCAGTGTACCTTCCAATGCTGGTCGAGGAAATCGACACTCACTGGAAAGACATGGAGTACCGGGAGTTCACTGCTGGCCTGGTCGAGCAGGAAAGCTTCTGGAAACTCCGCGCTGAACTCAAACACGCCCGTGAATACGGGTGTGGTTTCGGGCAGTTCACCAAGACCTACAAAAAGGATGGAAGCATTCGCTTCGATGCCTTGACCGAGACAAAGGCACTGCACAAGTCCTTGGCGGATTGGAATTGGGACGACTGCTCGAATGCGCGTTTCCAGTTGCGGGGAATGCTCTTAAAGCTCAAAGCCAACGAGCGTTCCTGCAAGGTCTGGATGGATGATCCACTGGACATCAAACGCTGCGATGGTTCGGCGTACAACGGAGGTCTTGGCGGCTACTCGGCTCGGATTCGCATGTGCCGTTCCAAGGCAGATTGCAACCCTCGTAAATGGGTAGGCCATCTGGAACTCCAGTGCGCTGCGTCCAATGTGAAACAAGCAGGGTATGGCGAATCCTTTTGCCAGATCAATAGCAAGTATCCGGCCCGCGTGATTCAGCGCATGGAAAAGTACAAACCGTACATGATCCGTCAGCCGTAAAAGTTGTCCAAACGGACAAAAAAAAAAAATAGCCCAGGGAGTGATGAACTCTCTGGGCTTTATTCCGCGTGCTTAGCGGATGCTGTCTTGCTTCATGATAGTTACCTTTCTTTTGATTACTTCAGTTTGAAACGACGACGGGTTTTGATGACACGGCCACCAGAGAGGGGTGGCAAGTGCGGTGGATACGCTACAACGATGCTGTGGATACCCATGAACTTCAGGATTTTGAAGAACGTCTTTGCTTTCATGATCATAGTCTCTTTTAAGTTTACTTCTTCAGGGTAAAACGAAGGTAGGCGGGTTTGTTGTGTTCGTACTCCCAGAACCAATCATAACGGTAGATTGGCATGCCACCACCACGACCAACTGGTTCTTGCTGGCGTTTCGGGTATTCATGCATTGCTTCGCGTACGAACACGCCATGGGTCATCTGGTGCGGCTTCTTGTGCATCTGTGCTTTGTTTTTGGCAATGAAGTTCTTTTGCAGGTGACTCATGTTCGACTACTCCTCTCCATAGTTGCTAGTTGTGAGTTACAGCAGCGGCCGCAGTTTCGGTACCGAGATTTCGAGGGCTTTCAAGAACTTGTCGAAATCGATCTTGTTCTGTTCGCCAATGTTTGGCCATTCGCAACCCAGGAAGTACTGAGATACCGCGTTCAGGACCGCGCTGCGTGCTTCGGTGTCCATGCCACTGTCGATCAGGTCCGCACGTTCGATTGGATACAGTGACAGCAGGTTGTACAACTGCACGCGGTTCAGTTCGACACCGCAAGCTTCTTGGATCACGTCACAACCTTCTTGCAACGTCTCCAAAGGAATATCGACGTTACGAAAACCAAGGGCTTTGGTGCGGATACCCTTAGTCAGGTTGAGAATCTCGTCCAGACTGCCGTTGTCGAGCAAACGAATGATGTTAGCAGGCGTGTTCATAGTTGCATTCCTTCTTCACGATTTATAGGAGCCAGCAATTTCGGTATAGACTGGCAAGTTCTTAATCGCCGTAGCGTGATACGTCATGGCTTCTTCGATCATTGGCAAATACCGGCTGAGTTCGGTCTTGGCCAATTCACCGTTCGTGTAGTTCAATGACAGGGCAGAGTAGTACTCACCCCAACCGCGGTCGTCTGCGATAATGCCATCAGGACGCTCCGCCACATGGAACAACACAATCAAATCGCCACTCGGTTTCTTGGCCATACCAAAGAAGCGGGTGGTGTGAAACGATGCTTCTGTCGTCAACAACAAGACGGGTGCGGCAGGTGCCCAGGTGACCTCGTGGTGCTGCCCAATCACGCATTTCACAATATCACCTGGCTGTGGTAGTTTGTTACTCTTCATAGCTGCCTCTTCTTTCAATTGGATGGAGCGTTACTTGTGGAGCAACGCCGCTTTCAGGGGTTCTTTCACTGGCTCCACACGGGTATGGAGTTCGTACACTTGGCCATCGGCTGCCAATACACGGCCGAGTTTGCTGTCGATGCCAAGGATGACGGCGGTGACGCGACCATCGAGCAGGTTCACTTGGCGGTCGAGCACGTCTTCCAGACGACCGGACTGGCGACCTTCTTTCAGGTACCAGCTAATGGGTTGGGGTGCTTCGAGCTTCGGGTTTTTGGCTTTCGCCGTCAGCAGGTACTCGTTGCGGTTGCCAAGCAGCAGGTGCGTGCGGTAGTAGTAATAGCTGAACGGTTGCATGGAGAGCAGCAGGCCGGCCCAGTAGAAGGCTTTGCCCGGCGTTTGGTCCATGTACAACTTGATCAGTTCTTCGAGTTGCTTGCGTTGCGTTTCTTTGATGAGTTCTGGATTCATGGCGTTCATGTTGTTCCTCTAAAAAATGTCAAAAGAAAAGGAGGGGTGTATCCCCTCCTCCTGCATTACCAGTACTTGGCCAGCATGTAAGCGACGAACTGGTCGAAGGTGTGGAAGATGATTGGCTCACGTTCCGGATTATTCGGGAAGAACAATTCACCCCACACCGCGCCAGCATGCAATGCACATGGTTGCATTTCGTGCACGATCTTCACACCGTAGATATTCGCTTCGACGCAGTAGCGGAACCCCTTGCTATTGGTGTTCCACTTGAGTTCCTTGAAGAACTTCATGGCGTCTTCTTCGCGCTGTTCCACGTAACGGCTGGCTTGTACTTGTGCATCGTCGTCACCACCCAAGAAGGATTCTGCCGAGACCATGACGTGCGGTGCTGGTTTCACACTGACTGATACTTCGATTGGCGAGACCAGGCGGCGCCCGAGTTGGTAGACGCGCCCACCGCCGACCAAGATGCGGTTGGTCTTTTTGTCGACGCCTAGGACACGGTTCACCCTGGAACCGTTTTCGAAGTAAACCTCCAGGTCGAGGATGTTCTCCAAGTCGTTACCCACACGGAACTCGTTGATCCACCAGTCGTGGGTGCCTTTTTGCACTGGCACAAAAGTGCCATCGAGCGCGGTGTCGCTCAGGTCGAGACCAGTACGGTACGTCACCAGATCAAAGCCGTCTTGCGCCAGCAGCTTTTCTACTTCTTCGCGACGATTCATCATCGAAACGCCGGGCATGGCAGACACCAGCAGCAACAGGGTGGTGAAAGCGGTTTCTTCGTGGTATGCGTTGTTCATAGTTGCAACTTCCTCTGAGTAAATAAGGTAGGGGGAAAGCCTCCCCCTGGGGCATGTCGCTTTGTGACGTCCACGTGTTTGCCGGCAAGAGTCGTCACAAAGACAGCATTCTTAAAATCGTTGCTGGGTGTTAAACACCACCGCAGTCAGGGCAGCAATCCCAACCAAAAGCACCGGGGCCATACATTTTCTCGTAAGGAATCGGTGCTTCAGTGGAACCGCAATAGCCGCAGCGATGTTGATACACCACCTTGGCTTGTTCTTCGGATGCTTCTTTGTTTTCTTGGGTGTTCATGATGTTGTTTCTCCATAGTTGCGTTTGGGGAGGACTAACCCCCTCCCCTTGGGTCACAACGAATTAAACCGGAAGTGGCTTGGTCTTTAAGCCCACCAGTTCCCGTAATTCGTTGGCCATGACCTCGGCGACGGGCTTGACCGTTTGTTCCCACGCCATCGACTTGATTGTCTGGCGTAGATGGTTTTGGCGGCCGAGCATCTCCGTGATCATGGTGATGTACCGGTGGATCGGATGCTCGTTCTCGTTGCGTTCGATCTGGTCTTTGACCTCAGCCAGTTCGTCTTCTTCGAGTTCGGTCATCCGATGGATACCCATCAGACGCGTCCGTTTCTGGACGAGCGCCATATGGCTATTCATCCAGTCACGGGTCACCGGAACATACTCGATCACGAGTATTTCCAAAGCGACTTGGTCGCACGCCGCGAAGGCAGAACGAGCCTTCGCCAGAACGTCTGGGCTATGACCGAACTTGCGTTCGATCATGTCCGCCAGCTTTTGGCACTCGTGCAGATACTGGAGCACAGAGGCCGGCGCCGTCTTACGACCAACGAAGCTCGCGTGCTTCATCACGTCTTCCACCAAGAATGGATACGTGCGGAAGTACTTGAGGCTCAGGGCGAGTTCGCGCTGGGAAACGAGGATAGATTTGTTCATACGTCTGAATCTCCATAGTAGCTAATTGATAGGGGTAGTGAGTTATTTGTGCTAACTCACCTGAAGAATATGTTGCCATATTTTCTTTCAATCCGGAATAAAGCACAGAGGCGAACCCCTGCACTTTAGCCTACCTTACAGTGCCTCGATGACACCGATCAGAACTGCATTGAAACTTCCTTCTGGTCCGGTCTCAATCAACCGGATGGCTTCTTTCGGCGTGACCCACACATGGTTCATGGCGTCTCCTTCCGTATCGAAGTGGCGACGGTCTTCACCAGCGTACTCAGCCTTATAGAAACTCGTCTCCGATCCACTCCAACGCGCAGCCCGAACTGGATCATCGAAGTGGTGTTTGCCACCGTACTGAATACCCATCGCTTCGATATGCTTCAGTTTCATCCCCACTTCTTCAAGCGCTTCTTTCTCGGCGGTTTTTTCATGACTATCGCCATCCTCTACACCGCCGCCGGGAATCAACCACGCTACGTGCACCCCGTTCACAATTTTCTTACACAGGCAAATTTTGCCATGCTTTTGAATCACGACCCGCACCACTGGGCGCAGTGGGAGTTCTTTGTGTGCTTCAAGAGCCGTACGCAATACACTCGACATAGATGCCATGACTTGTTTCCTTTAATGAAGGATGAATACAGGATTGTACTCACCGGAAGAATATGTGGTTGTAAGTATTTAGAATGCGACATACAGGCCACCCTGCGGGGTGGCCTGTATTCTGTCAGATGAAGGGGTTCTTGGCGGTGAACTCGTTATGGTAGAGCGAGGTCACGCGCGCTTCTTCTTCTTCGGTACGTTTGCCATATGGCGCCGAGATGATGTCGGTGAAGCCTTCCGGCAGCGGTGGCATGGCAGCATTCATGTCGTCCACTTCCAGATCGATCTTGCACCAGTCGTAGTACTGCTTCGCGCCAGGCTGGCTGTCGTGCTTCAGGTACATGTCGACTTCGTAGACACGATCGTCCGTACCGTTTTCACCCACTGGGAAGTGGTAGCGATCCTTGCGCATGCCGTTTTCCGACATGATGCGGAACTGTTGGAACACCGCTTCCGACACTGGCAGTGTGACCTCGATGCTACCGCCGGACTGGGGGTCCTTGGTTTTCGAGGTCATGGTGTATTCTGGCGGGAAGCCTTCACGCACCGTCTTGCGGATACGAACGCGACCGGAACCGGCGTTCTTGTCGGTCTTGGGGAATTTCAGTTCCCACTGTTCGTGGTGCTCCATGCTTTTCGCGTTGGCGAGGAAAGCAGGGTCGGTAAGGCGGGCGTACAGCACGTGCTCGGTTTCGATGTGGGCTTTGCCATCTGCCACATCTTCCAGCGCAATGCGCAGTTTGGACGAGAGATTATTCATACGAGAATCCTTGGGTTATTTGAGGCCGAAGACCAACTTGGCGATCTCCACGATATTGGTCATGGCCGAGGTAAAGACGCTGGAATCAGCACCCACGCCTTTAGCGACCACGGAGGCAAACGTGGCGACCATAATCAATAGGATAGATGACAGCAAGATGCCACAGAGCTTAATCATCCAGTGGCGGTTTCGTCGTTCTTCGATCTGCGCTTCAGGTTCAGTGGTGACAGCAGGCACGACGACTGGAGCGGGTACCGCAACGCCATGGAGGGTGTCGCAATACTTCTTCAAGAGCGTGACTTGGATTTCTGGTTTCAGGCGCCGCAAGGCTTCCTTGAATTCAGCTCCGGTCATGATGCTGCTGACATTGACCAAGGTGGCGTCGTCAAACGTGTAGTGCTGGTAACCTTCTACCAGTTCACGCAGTGCTGAGGACTTCTCCATGCGCTCAACGACCCGCTCCGTATCGTTGATGCGAAACAGCACTGCTTCTAAGAGGGCCATTTAGGGCGCCTCTTTGGATTTGTCGTACAACGCCTTTTGCTCTTGGTTCCAGGTTCGCAGGTTTTTCTTGTCCGTGTTGCAGAGCTTGCGGCTGAGTTCTTGCCGGCGGTACGTTTCCGTCCACATCTCTTCGCGCTGATCCCAGTTTGCAGCCAGATACACCGTCTTTGCTGGTGGCGGAGTGCCGTTGCAGTCTTGCAGCAGGGCTTCAGGAATCGGTCGGAACACGTATTCGGTTTTGACAGTTGGCTGCTTGGTGCCGCAGCCAGCCAAGAGCGAGAAGAAAGCAAGGACCAACAAAGTACGGATGAATTTCATGGCAGTCTCACGTGGTAGCAGGGAGGGGGCAAGAAGGAGCGTTGTTATCGCGACAGTATTCTTCCCACACGCTGTCTAAGCGGTTGGAACTGATTTCCTGGGCTTCTTGGTATTTGAGCGCGGCAATGTTCTCCGGCTCCGGTGTGGTGGTACTTTGGGCTTTCGCGTCAGCGATGAGCTTTTCGTACTTGTGGCGAATCGCAGTTTCTTGGACTTTCGATTTGTCTTGGGTGGCTTGACTGGCAGCTTGTACCGCGTTCTTGTCTTCGGCTGCCTTGGCAGTCACCTTGTCAGTGACCGCATCGCTGGCTTTATCCAGCTTGGTCGACTTTTCGTAACCCCGGATGGTTTCTTGCTGTTCACCCACGGTAGTAGTGAGTGCGCCGATTTCTTCTGCTTGACCTTTGATGAACCATGCCACGCTGGCGATGGCAACAACAAGCAGGAGTGCGGCTATCGCCTTGGCTTGTGACATAGTGTTCCCCTGAGAATTTCCAAACGCGTCTTTGCTACAGCAATGGCATCAATCGCGTTGTTATCGAGTTGACGCATTGGCGTCTTCCCGATGTAATGAAGAAGTGGCTCCATGGCGAGGACAGCAGTTTGTACTGCCTCCTTACCGGTTAGCTTTTCCGCTTTCACACCCTTCTTCACAGTTGGGGGATCAATGCGGTACAGCCGGAGCCACGGGTTGTGGCGCCAGAGCGCCTTGCGAATCATGTACACGACTTCCACCAACACTTCAAAAGCGTTGGGACGGCCGGGGTTAAAGAAGGGCGACTCAGAAGCGACGTCGAAGGGGTTATGTCGATCGAAGATAGCAAGCAGCCTTTCCTCGATCGCATCGATGCGCGCAAAGCGCTCACCGTGGATATACCCCAAGAAGCTATTCTTCTTCATCAGCTTTTCGCCAACGATGGTAAATGCGTCTGTTGAGACAATCTCCAAGGTCAGCGCGTCGACGGTCATGATACAAACCCCCATAGTCGAACTACCGGGGTCGATACCAATGAGCGTCGTCGTTACTGGTGCGCTGTGCGGCATGCGTAACATACGACGTTCCTTTTAGTTAGCCAGCGGCGGCACTGAACAGCGGTTCCGTGGTACCAGCGTCGAGCATCATGTCGAAACCGGTCTTCGAGAACTTGGCCGGCACGAAACCTGGCACGAAGGACGCCACTTGCACGCCGATCGCTTCGTTGAAGGGAATGGTGGAGTTGCCCGGTGCTGGCGAGTCGACCATCTTGTCCATGCCTTGGCACATGGCGAACTCCGAGATGATGGCGTACTTGTCGTCACCGAACAGCACCTTGGCCACGTTACGCAGTTCGTTCATGTCGTCGATGTCGAAGTCGACTGGCACTTTGGCCGTGACCGAGATGTAATCGCCGTCCACGGTATTGACACCGGTGGGCGAGAGTTCTTCTGGCACAGGGTTCAGTACCGAGCTATCCGGCACGTAAGGGGTGATGGTTTTCACGCCGCCGTCGATGACCAGGCTTTCGAGCGTCGGGTTGACGTTCGACAGGTTCAGGCGCATCAGGTAGTAAGCGTAGTAACGCACGCCACCGTGTTCTTCTTCTTTACGCAGCGCGTAGCGAGCACGCTGGGTTGCGGTCAAGTCGTTGGTCTGCTCGCGCAGGACGAACGGCATGATCTTGAATGGCGAGCCATTCGTGGCCTTCTGCTGGAGTGGATCAGTACCCATGACGCCGTCGGCACCGAGGCTCAGCTTGTGGCCACCATTGCCCACAGCCAGGTAACCCATGAACGGATACACTGGATTGTTGTTGCCGTCGTAGGTCGGTGGTTTGACAGTTGCTTGGATACCCAGCTTTTCGTTCAGCGTGGTATTGGGCAGCAGGACATACGGGCGGCGCAGCCACATGCAAGTTTGCAGTTGACCGCCCCAGCAGGTACGCACAATCGCTTCCATGGTAATTCCTTTTTTTCAAATGTTGGTAACGGCAAAACAGCCTAGTTACAAGATATTCCAGCAATGTTTTTTATTCCATCGCTGGTGTTAAATTAGCTTTGCTGATCAGGGTCGTATTTCAAACCGCTCAGAACTTTCTGGAACAAGACGTTTTCGATGTCGTCCGGATCAGCGTACGTCGATGCTGGTTGTATCGGCGGCAGGCCCGTGTCGTACATGTCGATCACGTCCATGCGCTGCTCTAAAGGCAACGCCAGCCAATCATTCAAACCAAAGACCGGTACCAGCCCTGCGTCGTTCGGCGGCAATGGTTCTGCAAAGCGCAAACGTGCTGTTGGAATCTCGAACACGATCCGGGTCGAGCGGCCATGGTCGGCCACGTTCATACGCGCACTAGGCGAGACATCGACTTCGCCACCATGGGTCTTGACCGACAAGACATCCTTGTTGGCAGGCAAGTTGATTTCAAAGAGCACCGTGTCCATCTGGCGCACCGTGACATCCTGGATGATGGCTTCCGCGTCTTGCAGTTCTTGGTGGTCAAAGTTCATTGCGGTGTCCACCCCGAAACGAATCATCGGAGTATCCATCACGATCAAGTCGCCACTATTGACTTCGGCATTGACTTGCACGCTATAACTACTGAGGCCGCGGAACAAGCCAACCATAGCGCGCTGGATCACCTTGATTGGCACCTTGGCGTGGAGCGACAGGCCCGTAGCATCTTGGATGATCGCTTGGTACATGCTTTCAAAGTCCGCCTCGTTAAAGCTCGTGAGGTCGATGTTCTTTTGCGACAGCCAAGTTGTGTACCGCGTTTCCGTGTCTGCCAATGGACACCGGGTGTCACAGTAGATACGAGCCGACATGTTTTGCATCATGCCACGTTTGACCGGATGTTCTTGCAACGCCATCATGCCGCGTTGGAGTTGCTCAGCGGCGTAAATTTCCGAACAGACGTTGTAAAACGCCTCGGTCGAAATCATCCGATCCAGTTTGGGTTGCTGGGAGAGGAGCAAGACAGCTTCGTCACGCGTTACCATGCTCTTGTCTACCACCGACAGCAAATCATCCGCAGACGGCGTAGGGAGTCGCTGGACGCGCTGTGCCAAGGGCGCAGGTACATACTCCAACTCGAACCCGCAGGCCCTTGCAAAGGCGTAGCACGCAAGCGCAAACGCATCCTTAACGCTGATCGAAAACTTGCTGTCATTACGCGGGTTGGTGACTTCGATGAAAGCCCGGTAAATCTCCTTGCTGGCAAGGTAAGGCCAGTGACCCATCAACACGTCAAGCATGGTGTACGGTGTACCGTCACCGTAGTCGATCACGGTCGACTCCAAGAACTTGGTCATCAAGACATTTGACGACGAGTTCTCCATCGCTGTCTGAATGACCGGCAAGACATCTTGTTTGACGATCTTGTTCGAGCGTGCAAATTGGTCTTGCTTGTCTAAGATTTCTTCCAAGGTCAAGACGGTGGGGACCAAAGACGCATCTTCAAAGTTCAGCGTCTTCTTGCGGAACATCAGTTCCGGGTACACCTTGTTTGGCAACTCCAGCACGTTGTGTCGCATGGTGTATTCCGCCAACGGCAGATTACGCTTACTCAAGAGGTTGGCCATCAGGCGGTCAAAGTTCTCTTGCTTGCCCACGTTGTTGAGCAGGTACTCGATGTTGCGGTACAGCCAGAGCGATTGTTCGAGCGTCAGGTAATCAACGTGATTCTCGTCCAAGCCGTGGCTGACCAAATACTTCTTCACATGGAAGCTGTGGGCTTCATTGGTTTTGCACGCAGCGCGACGCAGTGTCTCAATGACTGGGATCAGGTAAGCGTACATGATCCCCATCCACGTCGTGGTGTAGAGTGGGTCGGTGATCGTAAAGCCACGCACTACCCAACGGGCCATGAAACCATTAATCCACTCTTGCAGTTTGGCGATCAGGTTGTATTCGTTCTCTTCCACCAAGTTTGGTGGAAAGCCCAAGATCGCGCCATCGTTTGCGTTGATCGCTGTCGTTTTATCGACCGGATACAAAATCCCCAGGATCAGTTTCTCTTGATCGGGATACATCGTGACGAGTTCGGCATATTGACGCGTGCCGTAAACATAGCCGCGGGCAGTGGCCCGGTGTATCTTGAGGTTCTCTTTCGAAAACACAATTATTTCCTGCGTATCCATTGATACGACAGTCATGATTTGGTCGGTTGGATGGTACTCACCCGCCAAGTGCATGTAGTACTTCCAAGTTTCTGGTGCATAACTGTCGAGGACGATCGGTCCATGCAGTTCCACCAAACGCTGGTTAATTGAGTTGGCAGCGGCTACCGATTTAATCACAATCGTTTCTGCCAGCTGCGCCACTTTATCGATATACAGCCGGTATCTGTTGTCCATCGGAAAAATATCTCCAAGAAAGTAAGAGGCTTAAAGATGTCCAAAGAATCGTTTAGCAAAGCACTACAAGCGTCGCGGGAAAATGATTGGACGCCCCTGCTCAACATCGTGCGGGACGACCCACAACGCGCAGCACTCGTGAGTAAGCTCAACACGGCTCCTCACACCAAAAACGCCTCGGTAGCAACCGATGCGCACCAGACACTGCCTGACATTCAGAAAATGCGCAGCCTGTCCGACCGTACGGCAAACAACATTGCCGACGCGGAAACGGTCATGGAAGTCATGCCCGAGATGGATTTGGCCAAGGAAATCCTGATTGGCGCCATCATCGCGCCGAAAGACATGATGACCTGCGAACTCACCTACAAGGGTGGCGACGGCATTATTGCCGCCGATGTGGCAGCGTCTATGTGCGGGGAAATCAAGGAACATTTTAAGAATAACTATAAAATAGAGTCCCAGTTGGCCGAGATACTGCGGGATATTTTCTTCCGTACCGGTAGCTGGGTCTACGCTGTGATTCCTGAGAACTCGGTTGACCAACTGATTAACGGCACTGGCAAGATTACGCTGGAATCCTTGACCGAATCGATCGACCGCAACGGCGAAGTCAAGGCGCGCGGCTTACTCGGCAATGCAGTCAAACGCAAACCACGCGAAGCAGCCACCCGTCCTGGCCTGTCCCTCGAAGCCTTCGAAACTGTCCAGCGCGAAGACTACGATCCAAAAGTCATCTTGGATCGTCACGAGGGCGCGGGACTGGACGCCATGGTCTCGGTATATGACAACCCAGATTCGCTCAAGATTCCTGACCTGCATCGTCGTCTGCGTGAACAACGCGTGACCGAAATGGTGAATGCCGGTAGCGCTGTGGCCCGTGCTACCCAAACTGCCGTCTACTCGGCAGAAGCGCACCACCAGATTACCCAACGCGAATTGGCCAGTCAGATTTTCAAGTCGCCAGAATACGCGTATCGTCCGATGGTGCGGGTACATACCCAAGACCAATTGGCACGCCGCGCCATCGGTAATCCTCTGGTCTTGCACCTGCCGTCGGAATCGGTGTTGCCTGTCTTCGTGCCAGGTAAGCCAGAAGAACACATCGGTTACTTCGTGCTCTTGGATGCTGAAGGCAACCCGATCTCGAAGATCGACCGCGATGATCAGTACCGCCAGTTGACCAACCGCTTCAACAACAACGATAGCTTTGCCTCGAACATGATTGGCAAAGTGAAGAACCAGATCGATGGTGACTTCAATCGTTTCAACCAAGGTCACCTGGACATCAGTGCCCGTGTGTTCGGCGAACTGATGGAGCAAGAACTGGTGATGCGCCTGAACAACAGCGAAGCATATGGCAGCAGCCTTGCAGTTGCCAAGCAAGAAGAAGTCTACCGCATCATGCTCGCTCGTCGTATGGCCAAGCAGCACACCCAGCTGCTGTTCCTGCCCGTTGAGCTGACGACGTACTTCGCGGTGCGTCACAACGAGAACGGCATCGGTGTCTCGATCCTCGATCGGATGAAAACGCTCAGCAGCCTACGCATGATGACGATGTTCGCCAACGTCGCAGCTTCGATGAAGAACTCGATCGGTCGTACCGCCGTTACCCTGAAGTTTGACGAAGACGATCCTGATCCAGAACGCTCGTTCGAAATCATGGTGCACGAATTCATGCGTACTCGTCAAGGTGCGCTCCCGGTGGGTCTTAGCACCCCGGCCGACATCACGGACTGGATGACTCGTGCTGGTTTCGAATTCATCCCAGAAGGCAACCCCAACTTGCCAGACGTGAAAGTCGACGTGCAACAAAAGTCGGACCAGTACACCAAACCTGACCCGGACTTGGAAGAACGTCTGCGGAAAAACCACATCATGGGCTTCGGCGTGAGTCCTGAGCAAGTTGACGCGTCGTACAACGCCGACTTCGCCACGGTGGCTAATCACAACAACTTGATGCTGTCCAAGCGGGCGCTCCAGCACCAAGAAACGATCACCCCGTTCCTGACCGATCATCATCGCAAGGTGATTCAGAACACGGAAGGCTTGCTGCGTAAGCTTGCTGAGATCGTTGGCAACAACATCGAAAAGATCAAGGAAGACTGGTTGAAAGACCAGAGCGGCAACAAAATCGACTTCACCACCGAAGAAGGCAAGCAACACCGTGGTCTCTTGATTGCGGAAGTCTTGAAACAATTCATCCGCAGTTTCGAAGTCTCGCTGCCGTCGCCCAATACGGCGTCGCTGACCAACCAGTTGGCAGCCTTGACCGAGTACGAATCCATCATCGACAAAGCACTGGATGCATGGATTCCGCGCGAAGGTTTGACCTCGGACTTGGCAGGCGAAGTCAGCAGCCAATTCGACGCACTGAAGGCGCTCGTCAAAGGGCACTACATGCGTAAGTACATGGTGGAAAACGGCATCTTGCCAGAACTGTCGGAACTCACCACCAAAGACGAAGCAGGTAAGCCAATGCTCGACTTGTACCAAGCACAGAAAGACCACATCCAAGCGCTGTCTGCTTCGATGACGGGCTTGCTCAAAGCGGTGCAACCACAGAACGACGTGGTCAATGAAGTCATCGGTGAAATCGGCGGGGTAGACGCACAAGCGTCGAATGATACCCAGCAGGACGATACCGGTGGCGGTAATGACGACGGTGGATTCAACGAACTTGACTTAGGGAGCGACAATGACAACCCACTCGAAGCGCCCGCTGACAACACCGCACCAGTTGAAGGGGAAGACCCAGACGCCCCTGAAGCAAAAGAACCTCAATCTGGCAGCGATACGGATGACACGACCAAGGACGACCAAACCTAAGGCCGATAAACCCGTGTAAGCCAAAGAAAAAAGGTACTGTAAGACTACTACCCCACCTGCACCCTTCTCCCCTAAGAAAGGGAGCGGTGCAGGTGGGGTATATGCCGCAAAGTTAAGAACACGGAATAAAAGGGAAAGCCGAAGCTTTCCCTGTGTCTCATGGGGAAACTACACGGATACGTAACCGCATCTCTCTTGTAGACCATTAGAAACTTTCAGGATGTTTTTGATAGGGAACAATTTCGCGTATAGCTCAATTGTAGGTACTCCTGTGCGTAGTGGGTTTCCCTTCACTAAAAGAACCATCGTAGGTTCGTACTTTCACTTCCTGAATGACAACGTGGGTGTCGAAGAAATGCGGGGCACCTTGCACGATGGTCTCAAACAAGCTAAGAGAACACTCGGGCAACTTGACATCCACACCTTTTTCGTCGACCACATCTACACCAGAAAAGCCATTGTCGCGCAAGGCTCGGTCAATCAACAAGGCAGCAGTCTGACGCGTCTCGGGACTCGCGCCTGTCAATATAACGGAAAAGTCAGCTATACTTAACATGGTAGGCTCCTTGGTTTACTCATCGAAGTACTCGACTTCGAGTTCTGCATCCGTCGGTTCATCATCGTCGTCAGGACGATCTGCACTTTCAAACACAGTGACTTCTTCCAATACTGGGCCATCTCGAAAGATGGTGATACCCGCTAAATCCAGTAATGGGTTGTTCTCTTTGGCTGTCTTAAACATCTCAGCGATCGGAGGACCTGCAAGATCATCACCAAATTGGCTGATGACTTCCATGTGACTTACACCAATGTTTTTTAGTGCATCGGCAATCAAACGACAGATAAAGGTGTTACTTGCGCGTTCAGGGCCTCTTACTTCGATCTTGAGTTCTTCAACTTCCATGTCGTTTGCCATGATAGACTCCGTGGATCAAACTGTAACTGGAAACTTCGTAAGGATGTATTGCTTTGGTGGCTGATCAGGCGTCAACTAAATCTTCTTCCTCCCTTCTACGTTCGACCCAGGCACGCGGTTCGTCTTGCTCCTCGCGGTGCTCCAGGGCTTTTTCCAATGCCATGACTTTGACCCGGTCGTAAGCACGGCGCTCACGTGGGATTTCCGGTGCGTGATACGCCGAGACGATCACGGGGGTATTCAGAAAGTCTGGCCGATTCTGACGCACGACAGCCAGCAGCGACGGGTACATCACAGCATGCACCGTGGGATCGACCACGTGGTTTGGTTTGTCGTGGTGCTCGGTCTTTTTGTAACCGGCGTCCAGCAGGGCTTTGCTCACGATGGCGCCCATGATGTATTGTTCCGACTTGTTTCCGCCTTCGATGATGACATCGACTTCGTTTTGGATTTGCTCCGACATTGCTACTTCCTTTCAGTGACGATCAATAACAAAAAAACTAGGGAGGGGAACTCCCTAGTGATACTTCGGTACTACCTAAAACGTTGTGACTTGGAGGTTGGTCATGCCTTCACTTCTGGCAAAATCAACCAACCGTTTGATGCTACCTTTGGCGTCGTCGACTGACCTTAACGCAGCGCCTTTGTAAATGCTAAGAAGCTGAAGACGGTCACGGAGATCAGCAATATCTTTCTCTGCTTGCGTGCGCTCAGTGACGGAAACGTTGATCTCTTCGTTGTACATGAAGGTTTCAAAGTTCGGCTGAACTTCTTTGATGCGGTCGAGAAGGCTGGGGGGTGCACCATCTCGGGCCGCATGTGCTTGTCGTGCTCGCTCAGCGTTGATGGAACCTACATCGTCGTCTTCGCTGTAGTTGGCGTTGCTACCGTAGTCCATGACACCCAAGAATCCTTTGCCAACCAAGAACTCGGAAATCGCTTCCGACAAGATCACCGCTTTTTCACGGTCATCGCTGGCGATAGTGATGTTCGTCGTCATGGTTCCTCCGTTTCCACTACCCGAAGATGGTTCTTTTTCAGGTTTTTGTCGAGACGCTTTTCCATATCTTTCTTCACGTCTTCGACCACGCTGTCGACGGTGGTCTTTTTGTTTGGACCAATCTTTCCTTCGGCCGTGAGTTCTTTCGCCGCTTGGCTGTAATGCTTATCGTCCAAGGTTTCCTTCCTCGCGATCGCAATGTCAGCAGCACGCATGACGACGAGCACCATGTCGGGATTGTCAGCCCAATAGTCCTGCCGCGGTGGGTAGCCTTCACCCGTGAAGAAGATTTGCATCTCCCCACGCCCTGTTTTGTCGATGTCGACCTGCGCGAACGATTTCGCCACATTGTGTTCATCGGTATCGGCCCGCCAATAAGGTTCGAGTTCCTTCTCACCGGCCAAGTCCAGACCAGCCACAGGGACGGCCCGTACTTCGATCGGGTCTTCCAAGAACGTGGGATACGTCGCTTGGATTTGATCGAGCAAAGACTTGGTTTGTCCCTGTTCGCCCACAGGCTGAGGTTTGGTGAACGGACGATTGACGTACTTCACATCCGTAAAGCCCTTTTCAGCCAAGGCTTCTTGTATGGTTTCTGCAACCGCCGCTGATTTCTTGATGTTGCCACCGGTGACGGTGACGCTGATCGGGATAGTCATGGTTGTTTCTCCGTCGCTGCATCGCGGATGCGTTCCGCCGAGATGTCGAGATGTACCTTGGTTCGAGCAGCGCTGGCTTCGCGATCATCCCGGATAAGTGCGAGAGTTTCTTCGCTGAGACCAGGTGAGCCGTAGCCAGTTTGGTCAGCGATGGCCTCGACTGCACTGGCCAGCACTTTCTCTTTCTCGATATCGTCAAGCGTTTCGGCGAGATCGTAACCGTTTTTGAGCTTACCGGAGCGTTCCATCTGTCGCGCCGTATTGGCAAGGTCGAGGTGGATGTGTGGATTACCCAACTGTTCGTTGAGCGCTTCCATCACCACCTGTTCCATGCCGGGTACTTTCGACGAGGTGGCCTGTGGTGCTTGGCCTTCCGTCTTAAACAGCACGACCGTATCGACATGGCCAGGATGAATGCTGTGCTGTTCTGGCACCACGTACGCCAACTGAAACTCGGCGTTGGTGTCGACTTTCGTGTCGTCGTAGTTCTGATCGAGACCCATGACCGGAATGGCCCGGATAGCGATCGGTTCCAGCAGGAAGTTAGGATAGGTATCCTGAATAACTTCCAGAGCCGAGCGCGACTGGTGGACATTGCCGTCGACCGGTGTAGGAAACGGCGCCGGATGCATGCAGGTGACATACTGAAAGCCACCTTCCATGAGTGCGTTAGCAACGAAGTCACTCACTGTTTGCGATTTTGCGATATCGTCGCTGGTAATCGAAATGTTGACAGTCATGACACCTCCTTACATGTCGTCAACGGCGGTGCCGATCGCTTTGCCCGCCAAGACGTTGGTCATCATGGAACGGCGCTTCTGCGCATCTTGCTCACGCTGTTCGGCAGGTTTCAGCTTTTTCGGCCGATCTTCGAACAAGTGAACCGTCGTGTGGAACTGATCGCCGAACTTATCCCGACTTCCCGAGAGACGTGACTCGAAAGCCTCTTCCTCGTCCTCGTCGTCGTAACCATTCACGTCGAGTCCGGCAACCTTGACGGCGTGGACGTTGATGGGTTCAGACAAGAAGTTTGGATAGGTTTGCTTGATCTCGTCGAGCAGCGAGCCACCACCCGGTTCAGTGGGTGGCGTACGTTCTGGTGCAGAGAAGGTTTCTACCACCTCTTTAAAGCCGGTCAAGACCAGCGCGTTCGTGACGATCTCACCGATGACTTTCGATTTCTCGACGTCATCGCTCGTGATGAAGATATTGGTTGACATGGCGATCTCCTTATGCGAAATCTTCGGCCGAGTAACCTTGGTGTTGTGGTGTGAGGACAAGGTCACCCGGCAGATGCACCGCGATGCCGTCGTCATCGTTGATGGCGACTGCTTGTTCGTTTTCCTTGACGTCTTCGATGTCTTGCACTGGGATCGACCAGACGCGCACAGCGCGTTCGAGGAAGTCAGGGTGGTTGCGGCGCAGCACGTCAGCGAGCGACTGCACGTCCGAGCCGATCATTGGTTCGCCCACGGTATTGACGAGGGCCACGTTCGAGTAACCTTGTTCGACCAGTGCTTTCGTGATCACGTTGGACATGAGTTCACGTTCTTGGGTACCCGCACCCGTGATCGATACGTTGATGTTTTGCAGCATGGTGATTCTCCTGGGTTATTCGTGAATTGTGGAATAAAAGAACGCAGAGTATTTTCTTCCTACTCTATACCTTAGTCAGGTATTTTTTTGCTTTTTTGCCAATAGGAAACTCTGTAAATATTTACTGCTGGAAACAAGACGGAATAAAGAGGTGACCGAAGCCACCCCTGTGTTTCTTAGTACGGCCACCACTCCGGTTTTCTCGTCTGCGGACGGCTGTTCCAGTCACGGTACTCTGAATTGAATGGGTAGACAATACGTTCGTACGGGACGGGTTCTGCCGACAATGTCACATTAGGCCAGTACTGTTCGATAGGTACCCCTTCTGGCAAATACGCCGTGACCTCGTACTGACCAACTGTTGCATCGATCCTATCTTCCCAGAACGGGCCAGCTGGTGGGAAGATAACAGGAGCAATGCGGTCATACGTGGTTTTGAAACGGTACTTCACCCAATTGACCTTATTAGGGTCGAAATCACCCAACGCGTCCTTGACCGCTTGGCGGCTTTCAGATGCATCTTCGCCGTACATGATTTCAGTGTACTTGTTTTCCACCAACTGTTCTGGTGTACGCGGAGCCAGTGCAGCCGCAGGAATGCGTTCTGCTTCGCCACCACTAACCGGTGCCCACATGCTTTCCATGTGCTTCCAGTTCTCTTCCAAGTACGCACGTACCTTCGGTTCGTCATTACGACAAACCTTGACCTCTGCGCTCATCGTGAAACCTTTACGCTGAGCGTGATAAATGAATACCACATGACCCGTACGTTCGTTATCGTCACCTTTGTAGGTAACAATATCGAGTTCACGATCTCGCTCGTGCCAATCCCAACGGATGAGATAGTTATAGTCCTTGTCGGCTTTGCCCATCTCATCGATGAACTCTTCCCACGTATCGAAGTTCATCTCGTTGTATTGCGCCTCACCGTAGTAGGAGTGCTTCACTTCCCACAGGTGACACGGTGGCAAGATCGATGGCTTCTGTGGCGCCGCCGCAGCTTCGCTTGGCACACTGACCTCTTTCTTCACACCAAGGTGGTCAAAGACGACTTCGATCTTGACAGGCATCAAGCCAGTCTCCATCGAAATCTGTTCTGGGGTATAACCGGCGTGATTAAGTTTTGCCACCGTATCGACCGTGTGTGCATGGAAATGGTCGATCACGTTTTCCGTCATCAAACCACGGATGTCGCCGGGCACTTGGTCGTAAACACCTTTCCACTGCGCAACACCGTTGAGGACTTCGAGTAGCGAGGGTACCTTACTACTGTAGACAGGATTGTCGTCCACAGTGATTTTCAAGTTCTCACCATCTTTCAGTTGATAGTGGCCGAATTTCATCACTCCTCCTTCGGTTCATGCGTCGCCTGGGCGTGAAACAAATCGTTCAGGCGCCGATTGATGCAATCTTGGGTCATGCCAGTCTTTTCGGCCATCGCTTCCAGATCGAAGCCAGCCAGATCGAGCTTACGGATGGTATCGGCTGCGACGGTATCGAACTGCGCCATCGCGCAATCGACCATGAGTTCTTGTGCGCCCGGCATGGGTGCGACGGCATCGAAGACTTTCCCCCACGCTGCATTTTCCCGGATAACGCCCAGCAGCGTTTTATCTGCGTTGGGATACAGATGGATTGTTTCTCCGCCACCACGGACAGTGACCCAACCATCATGGTTCTTCAGTTCACAATCATCCTTGGCCATGATCGTTTTCCTTCCGCAGGCGCTTCGCTTCGATCCCGAGCACCTCCATGGTGTCGAGCACGTAGTTCTTCGACAGGCCCGTGTCGTCAGCGATCTCCTGGTGACCCATGCCTGTTGAAGCCAGTTTATGAACGGTTTCGCACGCCACCATGTTGAGCTTGTCTTTCGCATTCTCAATCATGGTCTCGATGTTGTCTTCTGGATCACCGTTTTCCTCCAGTGCCTTGAACACATCGATCCAGCCTTCGCTTTGACGCAGCACGTCGCCCAACGAAGGTACGACTTCGAGATAGGCGATACTGGTACTGCCTTCCGTCGTTACGTAACGGTTACCACTTTCTTCAGTAATGATCATTTCTTTCTCCCTGCTATGTTGTTAAACTTCTTTTAAGAAATCAGAATCATCCTTGCCCACCACCCTCCTCTTGACGCACAGCTTCGTTCGCCAGTGCTTCCAGAGTCTGAATCACACAGTCTTCGGACAAACCAGTGTCGACGGCGATTTCAGTAATGGTCAGGCCGGCCTTGCTGAGCTTGTGCACGGCTTCTGCTATTGCCGAATTCAACTCGTTTTTGATATTTTCGATCATCGTCTCGCGGGCGACATCTACGTGCTTCACATCCTCAAAGAGATCGCACCACGGTTGACTGCGTCTGAGGATTTGTCCAAGGGTCGGAACAATCCGCTTCTTCACGTGGATGAGTTTTCCTTGCAGCGTTTCTTCTTTGTCCATTTCTTTTTCCTTCTTAGTATGTCATTTTTTGTAAAGAAGTCTCTGGCCACGGTAAAGGGGAGTAATCGGGTCCTTCGCGCAGTTTCTCCATATCGTGCGACAATGCCCGGACCTTGTCGATACTGATACCCGTTTCTTCTGCAATTTTCACGTGCGAGTAGCCTACGACTTCAGCATTACGCACCACGTTGGCGACATGATGGTCGAGGTCACGAAACTGGTGGGCCATGATGTGTGCTTGGCCGAGTTCGTCGGCGGCCTCAAACATCTTTTTCCAGTTCTCGGTTTTGTTGACGACTTGCAACAAAGAAGGTACGGGTTGCAACTGGACATCGATGTTCAATGCAGGAATTTCGATGATCGAAGGAAGTGGTGCGCGATTGTCTTGATACTTGGTAGTCATTTCTTTCTCCTTGGTCATAAAGAAAAAAGAGACGTGGAATTACCCACGTCTCTTTTATGCCGCTTACTTGACCAGCGTGATCAGGTAGCTTTCATCGGCCAGCGCACCGCGCGTGCACTCGAACACACGGCCGTCCTTCGTACGCATCAGGACGCGAGCAATTGCCAGCGACTTGACGTCCTCGGTTTCATGGCGATCAGCATCGAGGAAGCTGCCTTTCACCAAATCGTAGAACAGCGGGGTCAGTTCGTACGACAGCTTGACCGGGATTTCATCGCTGACGACGATACCCAGTTCCCACGACAGGCAGTCGAGGTAGGTCAGGCTGTAGTTCGAGGCCACGAAGGTGATGGCCGGCTTCTGCGTTTCCGGGAACTTCAGGTCACGCAAGATGATGTCGCTTTCCGCTTGGGCCACGTCGGCACCCAGGACTTGCAGCGTCTTGGCGATGTCGGATTCCTGGGTGCGCAGGAAAGCCGTCTTGACGAGGTCGCCGAACTTGTTCTTCAGGTACTCGATCAGTTCGCCGATGTCGTCGTGGAAGTTGCCGATCTCCACTTTCTTCAGGCCCAGCTCATGGAGCACCTTGCGGTTCACCATGTCCGTCATGCGCAGGTTGACCGTGTTGTACAGCGCGGTCGACATTTCGCCACCCAGGCTGGTCATCTTCTCGCGCAGGCCGAGGAGAGTCTTGGTCTTGACCAGGGCGCGGATGGTGTCGCTTTCGTCGCTGTTACCGACGACTGCTTCTGCCACCCGCGCGTAGACGCGGTACACGTCCGGCATGCCGTCGCTACCCGGTTCGATTTGCAGGCGCGTGAGACCTGCACGCATCCATGCATCGGCTTCGCTGGTAGCGAACAGCCAGTCTGGCGCCACCATGGTTTTGATGGTGGTGACGTCGCCTTCTTGCGGTTCTTCCAGCACTTCGTCGTTCAGCCGCTTCACGCCAGCATGGATGTTCTGCATGGTCTTGGCAGCTTGCGTGACGTCCAGGAAGTCTGGCACGTTACCGAAGACGTTGGGGGTGGCGTGGCGATTGAAGTCCATTTGTTCTTCCTGGGTCTTGAGGGTGTAGTCGGGGAGGGTGGTACCGTTGGCCATGACGAGCAACGAGGCGTTCCAGACCTGCGGGTCGTAGGCGTAGAAATACGCTTCGGTCGACAGGTTCGGTACCCAGTTGCTTGGCAGCGCTGCCACGGATGGCACAGCGCTTTCTTCCAGCGGTGCTTGGACAGCTGCTGCGACAGCTTGCTGCGCATTGTCCGGTGCATTGTTCCACTGCGAGTACGTGGCCGACGCCGGTGCCGGTTGCGCGGCCGGTGCTGGCGTATTGCTGGTCTTGCCTGCGATTGGCTCGAAGATACTCGAACCACCCGTGAAGCTGTTGTTGCCGCCGCCGGACTGGCCGTCAGCGTAGGACGTAACCGGGGCGTAACCGTGCGATTGCGCACTGCCGTTGAAGTGGCTGTTCTGTGCCTGCTGGTAACCACCATGCTGGCCGCGCAGCTGGTTCATGAAGTTCTTCAGGATGTTGGCCGTGTTGTCGAAGTTCTGGATGGTGGCCTGGATGGCGTTGCGCATGTTCGGGTCACCCAGGTACTGTTCCAGCACACGGTATTCACGCACGTTGGCCGCCGTGAAGTAGTCGTGCACCAGTTCCGTGGCCTTGTCGACAGCCACATCCGGCGCTGCGCGTTCTTGCACCATGATGTACGTTGCCAGTTCGATGGCCATCGTCGACATGGCATCGAAGTACGCATTGCCGAACTGGTTTTCGCCAGCCATGTTGAACACGGTACGGCGCAGAGCGTTCTCGTCCGCAGCTTGTTGAATGCGGGCCGCGAGCGTGCCGCAGATGAGTGGCATCCATTGCCCCATTTGCGGCAGCGGCGGCTGGATGTTTGGCACGTATGGTGGTGCGTGTGGATTGATGCTCAGGTAACCCCAGTAACGCTGATTGGGGTCGAAGCGCAATTGATTTTGGGCGGTAGTAAACATCTTCTTTCCTCTTTTCTTGTTTGGTTTTAACGACGTCGGATTTTGTTCTGGACATCGTCCAGGAGATCAACAAATTCCAACCTTCTCTTGACACGCCCGTTTTCATCCATCTGTACCGTTGGATTGGTACGGGCCTTTCCGTATGGATCGCTCTTAGGAAGATTCCAAGCGCCACCCACTTCTGCTACCGAACTGTGCAAGAACCGTTGTGGGTCTTTGGTACCTGCACGGTCACGGCTTGACGACTGGCTGTTCGAATTGGTTTGCGAGACCAAGACTGCCGTCGTCTTGAACGCCATGTTGTCGCCAGGGCAACTGATGGTCGAGACTTCGCCATGGCCTTTGTTGATATTGAAGATCATGCCGGTCTTCAAGAGATCGAAGGTGATCCCGTTGATGTTCTCGGCGGTTAGCTTCTTGCCGTTTTTCTGGGCTTTCTCTTCCGCTGCTTTGAGTCTGAAGTACAGGTTGTTGATCGCCGAGACGATGTTGTACAGCACAAACGGCAAGATACTGAATTCCTTGTCATACATACTGGCCACCCGTTCTGAGCCCGAGAGCAACCACTCGTTGTATTTCCCGATGATGATCGAGAACAACTCGTAGATGTTCTTAACCGGCATGCCGATGTTCTTCAGGCGCTCATCGGTCAGCATGTCGATGTACTTGTCGAGTGAGCGCAGGTGCTTCTCGGCTTCCTCGAACAAGACACCGGCGTGATCCGATTCGCCAGGGATCAGTTCGCCCAAGAGGATGGTCCACATCCGCTTCGAGTTCATGTTCTCAGGCAACGCGCGCAGCGGGAAGTGATCGACCACGTAGAACAGGCCAGCCAACATCGACACCGCTTTCTGCGTCATCTCACTACGCCGCACTGCCAAACGCAAGTTCGAGCGCTCGTAATGCGAACGGCCCGCTTTCTTCAGCTTGACCGCACTACTTTGGATGATGCTCCATTCTTCCGACGGGAACATCGCCATGTCGGTGTCCGGCATCAAGACCACGGGATGGCAATTCCCGAAGAGTGCAAAGGTCTCGTTAAAGCCGTACTTACAGAGCAAGTAGTGCATCATCGCCGGCACTGCACGACTGGTCTTGTTGGTGCGGTTGCCTTGGTGGACTTTCGCCCACACCACTTGTTCCGAATGCTCCACGTTATCGATCACCAAGCGGTGTGGCATGCGCTTGAAGATCAGACGTGTTTTGTTCAGCTGTACGAACACGCTCGACAGGCCAACCGAGATCACCGGGTCGACCAGTACCGGCGAGGCAATCCACTTCGAGCCGCTAATCGTAATCGCCCCTGCTGTTTGGCAGAACGGCAAAAAGATGTAGCGGCTATCGAGTGCTTCGCCATGATAGGCGAACCTGTATTCCACCATGAACAGCGTCGACGGTGACATGTCGTAGCTGCGGCGGCTGCCTTGCTTGCCCGCTTTGTTTTGGCGCTTGCGGGTCTGTTCGTTAAATTCCTCCTGCGGCCCGCAGCGGTGACCACCGCCAAAGGTCATGCCTTCTGGAAAGTCCGTTTCGACCGACCGGAAGGCTTTTTCGATATACTCTTGCGCCCGCGGAATGTGATACACCGCCAAACCATTCCCGATCAACGGGTTGATCTTGCAGGTATTCAAATCCATCAAGCGCGATGTTTCGTTATCGACGATAGGATTAAACACTGTACTCTCCCTTTTGAAACATTCTTGGCCACTTCTCGTGGTTATGGTGAGTAGCTTAACGGTTTGATAAATTCAGCATCCCAAAGAGCGCTGCCATACCAACCATCAGGGTGGGCAAGAACTTGAGTCCTTCACTGGTGTCTTTGCGCACGTAAGACCGTTCTTCATAGTGGTCCTTCAATTGCTGACGCCGTACTGCCTCTTCATGCTCCCGTTCGGATCGTTCGCGTGCGACCGCTTCCCGCTCTTGTTCTAGTCGCACATCGCGTTCACGCATCTCGGCTTCGTATTTCGCTTTCTCCAACGCGTTGAGTTCATCAACCCGCTGTCGCTCTGCCTTCAGTCGTTCAACTTCAGCTTGCGCACGTACTAAGCTGTCTTTCGCCGCCAAGGTCTTATCGCCTCCATGTGCTGCTTCGTCAGGAGTGCGGAATAAGCCCAAAGTTTCTTCTGCATTCTCGAAATCGTACCATCTTGTCTCGAACGCTGCGTTTCCACCCTTACTACTCATGGAATGATTCGATACGATAAAAATTCCATCGCGTTTTGACAAGTCTTGCGTGGGGGTGATGCGGTAGACCTGGTTGCTGATGTTAATGTAACGTGGGCCATGAACACGTCGGTTGTCCACCATGATGATGGCATAGCCAAACCCAATGTCTCCTTTGTGGTGTTCGTTGAACTCTTCGCTGGCCAAAGAGGTCGTGTAAGCTAACTGAAGATTTCTCCCTTGTTCGCTGTGTGGATGATAGATCGCTGCGCCGATCGGTTCGAGCGACACCACATAGTCGACATCGTGGTAGTACACACTTCCGCCCATGCGCTGTAACTGGTCGTAGGTGATCTCGTAATCCAAGACCACGTTCCCGCCATTCCAGCGGTTGCCGTCCAGTGTGCATTTTACTGCTTCACCTAACACCTCCAATTCTTTCGACTTGCCAGCGATTCCGGCTGAGAGTGATTGTAAGACGCTCTCGTAGGAAGCTGGTTTAATGGCAATGTACACCCGAATCAGAAAGGTTCGGTATTCTGAACTGGCTTCTGGTTCGATCACCGTCTTGAGCCCATTCCTCATCGCAATGGTAATGGGCACGCCGAGGTTATTTGCAAACGTCGTTCGGTACTCGATCGGCGAATGCATGGTGCGTGTATTTAAGGTACCTTCATTGGTGCGTGACGCGCCACCGAAGTGGGAGGTCACTTGTTGGAATTGATGGTTCATACGTAAGCCTTTACTACTGAAGTGTTACTCGTAGAAACAGAACCACTACTGATACTGCTCAACTCGATGATATGTGATTGCAACAATTTTGACTATCCGGCATAAACCCCTCACCCCCAGGCGAACCCAGGAGTGAGGGGCAGCCCCAAAAGCTGACATCACCGATCAAGAACCACCCGTCTTGTGAACGGGTGGGACTCTTAATCAATAGCCGCCGAGTTAAGCGACTTCTTGCGTCGGGATGGCGACCTTGCCGGTAGCGACCTTGCTGACGTTCAGGATGTCGAGGACCACCATGATCGGCGAGTTCACGACGTGCAGGTACGATGGGGTCACCATCAGTTCCTTGCTGTTCTGACCGTTGCGGTGGGTCGGCAGGATCAGCGCCAGTTCCGACTTGTACGCCATGTTGCCGAAGTGCATCGGGTTGTGTTTACCCGTGTTGCCCTTCTGGCCCAGGGCCATGACCAGCTTGCCCTTCATGTCGCGGTTGTAGGTCGCTTCGACTTGGACGTCGACGTCGTCGATGCCCAGCAGGCGGCCGTCGCCGGTGACACACAGCCAGCCAGCGATGACTGGGTCGGTACCGATCAGCAGGGTCGGACGACCAGCGTCGCCGCCAGCCAGCGAGTCGGCAGCAGGCTGCCAGCCCGAGTCACGGACCATGTTGTAGTAGTGATCGCGCAGGATCATGACCAGCGCTTGCTGGATGTTCTCGCGACGGTCGGCCGAGGTCAGCGACTGGACGATCTTCGTCAGGTCGATTTCTTGGCGACGGAAGTACGCGGTGACCAGGTGACGAGCAACGCCGAGGATCGCCGGAGCGGTTTCGTAGTTGTCGATGTCGCGGACGTACTCTTCCAGGAAGTCGGCTGCTTCGAGCAGGGTCTTCACGGCGTCGTTGTTGATCTTGAAGTGCGTCGCGGTGATCAGGGCGGCCAGATCGGATGCGTCGTTCTCTTCGCTGGCGCCGCGCGGACGGACGACCGAGATCGGGGAACGGAGTGGCACCGTGTAAATCTGGTTGTAGTACATGGTGTCGAGCAGTTCGCCGCGCTGACGTTGGTTGGTGTTCACGCGGTGAGCGTTCAGCTCGTAGCCTTCGACGGTGGCGGTCGACAGCAGGGCAGCGACGGTAGCGCCGGCGCCGGTGCCGTGCGGCAGTGCTTCGCCGTCAGCGTTGCGGATCAGGGTGACTTCGGTCGGGCGCGCCCAGACGTTCAGTTCCGAGGTGTTCAGCATCAGTTCGCCCGACAGGCCGACCGAGATGCGCGCGGTGTTGGTGTCCATGCCAGCCAGGATGGCCGAAGGAACACCAGCGGCGGTCTTGGTGTTCTTGTCGAAGGTGAACGCGTCGCACTTGAACGCCAGGTTCATCTGGCGGTCCATGCCTTGCAGCGCATGGGTGAACACCGAGGTCGGCAGGCGCTTGGCGTTGAACTTGAACAGTTCGGTCTTGGCCACGCCGCCGACTTCGCCGGTCAGCTTGATGTAGATGGCGTCGACTTCGACCGAAGCGTCCAGCGCGTCGCTGTAGTCGATGGTGCCGGTGCGCAGCAGCGATTCGGTCTGGCTGATCGGCAGCAGGCCGAGCTTGACGCCGACTTTCAGCGCGCTGGTGGTGACTTCTTCGTCGCCGACCAGGACAGTGCGCGGCGCCAGCAGGGCGGCGTCGACGAACTTGGCTTTCGATTCGTCGCGGTAGACCGGCACGACTTTGGTCTGGTCCGAGCTGAAGATGGTCGGGTCGATGGCGGCCTGGATCAGGTTGCGGCGGTTCCAGACAGCGGCCGAGCCGTCGATCGACGACTTGACTTCGTTCATGACGTAGTTCAGGCGGATGGTGGTTTCGAAACCGACCTGGTCCGGTGCGACGGTGATGGTTGGGAAGAACATCTCGGCCATCGGGCCTTGACGCGACGCAGCCATGTTGTACGTGGTGGTGTAGGTCGTGACGTGGCGGTTGTCGCGTTCGTCGTACGATTCCAGCGCAGCGCGTTGTGGCGCTTCGTAGTGCATGTCGCCGCCGGTCGGGTTGATGTAGGTCACGCCTTCCATCGCCACCTGTGGACGCTTGATGTCGAACGAACGGGTGTTGCGCGGGTCAGCGGCGATCGCAGCAGCGTGCACGAAGGCTTCCTGCTGGGCGACGGTCAGCTTGTCCTTGTAGTCGGTGCCGGCGACGAAACTTTCCAGCGAGATTTCGACGTCCTTCAGGGCGCTTTCCATCGTGCGGACGGCTTCTTCGGTGTAGCCTTCCAGTGCGATCGCGGTGCCGGCGACGGCTTGGTCGACCAGGGCTTGGCCAGGACGGTTCTTCGTTTCGTTCTTCACGTTGTTGATGAACGTCTGGAGCGAAGCCAGGTTGACTTGGTCGGAATCGCTGTTACGGGCGATTGGTTTTTTGGTGAACTTGGTCATGGTTGTACAACCTCATCTAAGTTGATGGAAATGTGCTTTTGGGGCATGGGCCTCAAACTAATACGTAGCTTACTCGCCAGATAATAGTTCGAGATGTCTCGTGTAAAGACTTGTGGATGCGATTTCATGGTACTGCGCACCTTGCACATAGAATACCGACAACAGCGCATTGATCAGCTCATGCTGCAAACGCAGGTCAATGATTTTGTTGTCGAAGAATCCAGGGTAGACGACGACGCCGACGACCTTTGGTGCAAGACTTACCACCTCGAACGCCTTTGGATAGCGATCGAGTTTTACAGCTTGTCCATACAATCTGGCAGCAACGTCGAGCGATACGCTCGCGTCTCCTGCATACTGTACAGTTGTTTGGCATTCACTTGACATGGTTTTGCCAAGTGCAGCGCCGCCTTCGGTCACCACCCATTTCTGAGTATAGTGCTTCCAGGCCATCAACAGATCGCCTGCAAAGGAATCGTACACACCGTTACCACGGGCACCGGCATACAACAGATTACCCTGTTCTTGCTGCATCGCCACAAAGGTGGCCATATCATGCATGGACAGCGTCGGACGAATCTTTTCGTAGTCCAGGACGTCGGCCAGGGTACACCCCTGCCGTTGGACTGCATCTGCAACCCAGTACGGGATAAAGATCACCGATGCCAGGTTGGATTTGATATTCCCAATGCTCATTTGAGAACCCCTTGGAATGGAAAAACAATAATTAAAAAAGTGGGATACTCCATATATGAACGAACGTAGAAAAGAGAGAAGAAATCCCTACGTCGCACAGACAGCCTTACAATAAATAGCGCCACGAAAAACGAAAGATGCTCGATTATGAACAATAAACTACTCCTCGTTACCTGCATCACTTTGCTCTATCGACAGAGCCAACTGGACAAAGGAGAGAAGTCGGCACAACTGGTCAGGGAAATTTTGGAACGCATCAAGATGCCCGAGATGAGTCTTGGCATCGATAGCGAACGTGACATTTTGGCCGGTTTGAAGGATACCGCGCTCAACATGTGCAACGATCCACCGAACCACCGCTACGAACTGACAGAAGTGCTCCAGACGCTGCGCATGAACGTGCGCGAAGACAACATCTCGTTTGAAGCCTTGCGTGACGGCATCGAGATCAATCTGGATGAGAAAGCCCTGCACCGGGTCTGTATGAACCTGCAACGGCGCCTGCGGGAACACTTCGCCTTTGAGAAGTCGCAAGAGATTCTCCAAAAGGCAGCGATGACCTCGCGCTTTGAACCCGAGAAGATCGAGAACTACCCGCGCTTCCTGCAACAGCTGCAAGCGAACCTGGACGAGTACACGGTCGACTATGGCGATGCCAAAGACCCAGCAGTGGTAGCCTCGGTCGACTTCGACGACTTGGAAGGCATGGCCGCGGTCTACAACCAAGTCCAGAAAGAAGAAAGTGGCGAGTCGATCCTGAAGACCGGCTGGCAAGGTGTGAACCGGATGCTCTCCGGCGGCATGCGTCGCGGTGACCTGGTCTGCGTGGCGGCCCTTCAGCACAACTTCAAAACGGGTTTCACGCTGAACCTGTTTAAGCACATCGCGCTGTACAATACGCCCTTCATGTTCGACAAGGAAAAGAAGCCCCTCATCTTGCGCATTTCGTTTGAAGACACAATCGAGAAGAACTTCGAGTTCCTCTACATGTCGCTCTACGAGAACGAAACTGGCGAGCGGGCTAATATCCAAGGCTTGTCGCCACAAGAGATCGCCGAGTACGTGCGTTCGAAGATGAAGGTCAACGGCTACAACATGAAGATGATGCGTGTTGATGCCAAGATGTGGACGTACCAAAACATCTGCAACGAGATCATCAAGCACGAAGCCATGGGTTACGAGATTCACGCCCTGGTGCTTGACTACCTGGCACTCGTTCCTGCGATTGGTTGCTTCGGTGGTGGTGTGGCCGGCGGCGACCTGCAAGACATGTTCGCGCGTCTGCGTGGCTTCTGCAACCGTCGCAAGATCACGCTCATCACCCCGCACCAAATCTCGACCGATGCTAAGCGTAACATCTTGCGTATCGAACAGAGCGGCTTTGTCAAGCAACTGGTGGGTCGTGGCTACTACAAAGGTTGCGCCTCGCTCGACAACGAGTTCGACTGCGAAATCTTCATCCACATCGAAAAGTTCAATGGCCGAAGTTATCTTACCATCCAACGTGGCAAGCAGCGGGTGAACATCCCACTTCCCGAAGAGTTCCATCACGTCGTGATTGCCTTCCATCCTATTGGGGGACTGCGTGACGATATGGGTAAACCTGACTCGACCTTGAGCAAGGTCGGCGGCAGTGCCATTGGGTCTGGAGTCGAAGAAGAATTCTGGGAAACTGCTTAACGAAAGAAGGACATGGCCACTGAAAGAGACAAGATAGAAAAGCACCTGGCGCACTGTAGCGCACGGGTGCAACGAAACACCCAGGTGGTGCTACCAGAAGACTTGGTAGCCCAAATGGGCGATGCTGGTGGCCTCTACGACGGGGGACACCTGCTTCACATCAGTAAGGATACGAATATCAGGAAGTTTATCCCGCAGCTCACCCTGCGGGGTGCACCTGATGAATGCCGTGACATCACACGGGTGTATGTCGCACCACACCTGTTGGGTTGCATTTTAGGTTATGCGGCCACCGAGAACGACTTCTTTGCGTACGCTTCCGATAACAAGGAAGACAACTACAAAGGCGGGTACAAGATTTACGCCCTACCATGCCAAGCGTCTTTGAAGCCCAACAAGAGCATGGTGCCCGATGGTCCGGCCACCGATGAACACTGGATGATCTCGTATAGCCCCGAGACCACCGAGTTCATTCCTGAGACCGCAGGGCGCTTCTTCTGCGCATCTGTCCAGTACGAAGCGCGCAGCAAGAATAAGCCTGCTGGTCGGATGACCTTGTACGTTGAAATCGTTAAACCAGAAGGGCTGTGGTTTTCCAAGAACCTGTATCTGGAAAAGGGCTACTGGAAGATCACGGGCACGGTTGACCGGAATACGGAAAGCTGGCGCCACGACAAGGACTTCACCTTGGTCGGCATTAGCCGGGGTGATTACATGGCAGAGAAGGGCTTGAAAGCCGCACTCCTCAGCCACACCGACCCGATGGTCAGTTGGGTCAAGCCATGAGTAATTTTCTGCGGATGGCCTTGGAGAATTACAAGGACGACCAACGTGAAGCCCAACTCTTGAAGTTAGCGTCGCAAGATCGCTTCTTGGGTGAGAGTGTGTTAGAGGAACCGGAATCGAATAAGCATCTCGTGTATCACGAGGGGGTGTTGGTCGGGTTCTTCTGGGCCAAGCGTCAGTCTGACGGGCGTTACCAACTCGATGCCATCTTCATTGATCCGGCTTACCGCAACAAAGGGATCACCAGCGGTACCTTGAACGATTTCTACGCCAACAAGAAAGGCCGCGCATGGATCGAGTCCGACAACCATGCTTCGGTCGCGGCGTTTAAGAAAGCTGGCTTCAAGAAGAAAGAAGGCGGCAGTAAGCGCGGAAGCCAAATCGATCGCGAGTTCGACCAGTACTTGAAAGAGTAGTCCTGAAAAGCAACAAAAAAAGAAGTAAGCGGAATAAGACCCCACACCACCAACTCCCGTAATGGAAGTGGTGGTGTGGGGTCTATGCCGTGTTACGCTGCTTCTACTTCATCTTGATCGATACACTCTTGCTGCACTTTGTCCATCTGGTTGTCGACCTTTAAGACCAACAAGCCGTTTTGCACCACTTCCATGTTGTACGGTAAGTAGCCACGTTCGCCATGGAGGTTATGGTCTTCGATTCGCTTGTAGATGACTTCGGCAAAATCGTAGACCACTGGTTCAATGTCGGTCATCGTGGGTTGGTTCTTCTGCAACTGCTTGCTGACATCGCACACCGCATCGAGCAGCATTTCATCCCACACATCTTTATCGAACATGGCTTCCCAGAGTTGTTCCACGATCTTCACCGGGGTCAGTTCGATTCCTTGCAGGTACGGTGCAGCTTGTTTGGCAAAAGCGGCATACTCCGGGCGAATGTCCAAGAGTATCGCACTCGGTATGGCTTCAAACATGTTCCCTCCTAAATAGTAGACCGCAAGACCACATTGTAACCTTGCAGTTGGACGTACTCA